CCAGTAATCGGAGCGATCAGCGCTTATTGCAGCGTACCCGCAGGTATCCCAGTAGACAGTGCTCCATACATTGTCTGGAGAGAACAAGGCGGTAACACCATGCTCATGAATGTATTCAATTCTTCCATTAGTGTAGGTATTAGCGGCAGTTCCGCCCCTCATTTGCAGGCCAATTCTTGTGTTGTAGATATAGAAACTCTGCAACCGTGAGTCGAACATATTGTCGGACGATATGCCTACGTCACACGCATTAATAAAGAAGTTTTCAAAAATGTGGACGTTGCTAGGCCCATCAACTTTGACACCTGCAGCACCCCTAAAGTTTCTTACTGTGAAATTGCTCATCTTGACGCTCCATTCACACGCGACCCCATTGGCATATCTGCCGCCAAGAGGAGTGCCTGAAATGAGGCCTTCGGCGGAGATCGCCAGGCCGGAAGGCAATGCCTTTGCGCTAAAGGTGCAACCTGATACAGTAGCCTCAACCTGATAAGAATATGGCTGGCCCTTGACGGCAACAGGAAGATTCCAAATCAAGGATGTCTTCAGCTGTGGTCTTGCTGCCCATGTGTTCCCTAAAAAGCTGATAAGCCCACTTACCGATTTTCCAGTTGAATCAGTGCCAATAAGGAAGAATGAGAAGTTTCCAGAAGTTGTAGGCGTCCCTGTTATAAGGGCCCTTATGCCATCGGTTGAAAGATTTAATCCCGGAGCGGGAGAAGTCGTGGTTGGGTACCCGGGCTGATTGTTCCCGGTAGAACGAGCGGGGTCAATTTGCCAGGTGAACGGGCCAACTCCGCCGACAGGGTAAATAGTCCCTTGGTAGGCCACGCCTATAGCCGCGTCTGCAAGGCTGCCATACAATGATGGGTATGCGGTATTTTCAACCGTGAAGTCTATCAGGATTTCATCAATGAGAGTATTGGCCTCAAAGTTGACCGTACTGGTGGCACTTGTTATTGCTACTTTTAGCGTGTACTGTCCGAACGAGTTGGCAGTGGGGGTGCCGGTAACCTCTCCGGTAGTAAGGTTCATTACCAGACCTTCAGGTCCATTCACTATCCACCAATAATGGGAAACGCCATCGTTGTTGAGAACATTGAAGGTATATTTATAGGCTTGATTTATGGTAGCGGGAGGAATACCAACTAAGGGCAATTCTATGTATTTCCCGGTAACCTCCAGGATGAGGTCTCGCTGCGCTGTGCTGCCGCTAGCATCAGCTACACGAATCGTTACAAACTGCTTGCCAATTACAGCTGTTGCTGCGTTACAGGTAACCCATCCAGACTCCGATACGGCAAACCCGGTAGGGATGGTGCCGCTTATAACATCCCACTGGTAGGGGTTGGCGGGTGTGATCTGAGTATAAGTGGAAGTTCCTGGGCCAATGCCGGTAACATTGCCACCCATTGCCTTTAGCTGAAAGCCTGCATACCAGGCATCACCATATTGGTGCGATGGTATCACCAGAGTCTCTAGCTCTAGGGGCTTGTTTTGCTTGGGGTCAGTGGGATCAATGACATATAGCTCACCGTTAAACGCATAAGATCCTCCAACTCCTAAAGGGGAGGTTGCAATTCTGATGATTGGATACCATGACCCGAAGGCCATCTCATACCCATCGACCACGATTCCATCCAACTTAGAGGCGTCTCCTCTCAGGGCAACAGCGCAGTTGTAGTCATTTGGCCGGTATAAGACGCAATCTGGATCCACATAAATGACCGTGGGGACAGCTACGTTGTAATCCCCAGCAAAACTGGAATCTTGGGCAGGATACACTAAAGTATTATTATTCCCCTGGATTGTTATTCTTGCGCCCACCTCAAGGTATCTTTTAATTCTGCAGTTTCCATTTATCTGGACGACACTGGTTCTTCCGACAAACCATTTACCAACCGTTGCTACGCTGTTTATGTTGTAAACTACGTCCAGGGCTTTTTGTATTGATGGGTAGTCGTCGGCAATTCTGTTACCAACACAGCCGAAAAAATCAGCAGAAATAAAGTCATCCCATACCCTTCTCCACACTCCATTAGTGCCGGGGGCAGTCTCACCAACCCCGTTAAGAAAATTCTCAAGATTTGCCCTGGTCCCATTGTACGGAACCGTGGGACTTATGAAAGTTCCGCCATCGTGAAGTGATTTAGGGGTGTCTGCTTCCCACTGAAACCATCCGCTTCCCCGTGTGGTTTCGTATGGAGATGTTAAGATCAATACCGCTTCCTGATAGGAAACATAAAACCTTTTAACAAACACCATCCCCGACGTTGGGGCGGTTTGAAGATCTGAAATTGACCCAATTATACCTGATCCCCCTGTCTTTTCAACGAAGTCAGTATCTAAAATTCCGTTCCAAAACCAATACTCCGTAAGTTGCCCTGAAATGTACACCCCCGCAGTTAAACCCTGGTAGCGAATAATGGGCTCAATGGCCGATAACGCTTCAGCCGTGCTGTCATAAGGACCATAGCGTTCGTCAGTTGCCTTAGGAGCTTGAACAATTAGGTTATCATTTAGATTGATTGCCATTCTGGTATCTAATCAAGGGTTCTAGTTACTTAATCGAGTCAAGCTTTTGCTTTTACGCAACTTGGCGAGCTTTCCACCGAATATTGAAAATGCATTACAATAAATTCTACCCGCTTTGCTGGTTTGAGTTAGGTGGGGGCACATGGGCACAAGACGTACCCTCATATTCTCTGAAACTCCATGTTTATAGTGTAAAAACCTTTTTCTAATAGAAAAGAGCTTTCCTCTGGCGCGTAGTATGACTCGCTACTAAGGTCAATGAGCATACTAGGCACCGCACCTTGCTGCGTGGAGGCTGTTGTATTCAACTTAAAGCCGCTGGCAATAACGGATACGTTTGCAGTTGGAACTTTTACTGGGGAAAGTTCATCCCAGGTAGCCGCCACAACATAGTCAACATTCGCATCAAGCTCTGGGCCATTGGTAATGTCAAACCAGCAGTAATACGGCGCTACGGTTGGGGCGGCATCTGCAATGCAAGTAGCTGAGGCTAGGAAATCCTGCTGCCAAATGAGAACAGGAAGCCCGGGACTAGTAAAGTCCCATATTCCCACTGAATGATCTAAGGTAGACGGTTGGTTGATTCGGGGCATTGCGGTAGGGTCAGCCTGCGTCGGCTTGTATATCCCAATACGAGTAAGTTGTCGGTTAAAGTCCGTAGTGAAATGGTATCCTAGAATATAGGGTCCATCCGCCACTTCACGTTCGCTTACGTTTACGACAGGGGCCGTAGTGAACCCGAATGCCACATCTATAGTGGGTGATGGGCTTGTCCAATATGGATTTAGTATGAAGGGCATATTAAGAATTGAGTAGTTGTATAGTGCCGCTTGTATTCGTAGCGTAGTCACTGATATAAATTTTATAGTTGATGCCGGACCAATACCCATTCGGGGAATTAACAGCTCGGGTGTTCGGGGGAAGGATGAAATTTCCGGCACCAATCGACCCTTGGTTTAAGGGGGTATTAAACCACTTTGTCTTTGTGGTATCTGCCGCAGGATGAGCGAACCAAATATATTCTGCTGAAGCGTCAAATGTAGCACCAATCGTCCCGCTTGCCGAAGCAAGGACTTTCGTAGTCGTGCCCGCTTCGATACTGGTTGCGATTGACTCTGCGGATGGTGCTGCCGAGGATTTACCCCAGAAGTAAGGGTAGATACCGTTAATAGATGCCGAACTCGAAGTTAGAGCGCCAGAGGATTGGGGGGCATTGGCGGATAGTAATGCTGGGGGGCGAGCATCGGTAGACCCTTTATTAGTTTTCTTTGCTAGGCCCGATGCGAAACCGCCAGTACCATCCCATGTTGTTGTGCCTGCCGTCACGGTTAGGTTATCGGTGTAATTGTGGGGGTACGAAAAGTTCGGGTTGTTCGGGTTAGTGTAGCCGAATTGGTCCGGTACATTCGCGTGTGGGGAACCCGATGGACTAGAAACGTTGCTTATCGTAGAGCCATCTTTCCTAAGGGTTAAAGATCCGAAGGCTCCTGCGTCGTTTTTGATTCCAGTGACTGTTAGTACCTGAGAAAGTGTAGACCCGATCTCTTTGATGCCGGATTGAGAAAAGGAAAGGGAAATTGTGGGGATTGTGTATGTTGGTTGCAAAGTGGGGAATAAAATCGCATCTAAAACCTGGACAAGGTTTCTCGTCTTCCACACAGATGCGGGCTGAGCGATTGCACCCCCGACAGGGACACTTTGTTCCGTATCGGGGACTAAGGTATTATATTGCGTTGACAGGTTTTGACCAGTTAAGGTAAGACCAACATTGGGGTCGATGGTCACCAGAGTTTCATCACCGCCGCCTTGGGGAACAATTTCCCATGTCAAAGCTGCAGCGTTCCACTTGTATTGATTAACGCCGGGGACGGGGATTTCCGGGAATAATTGCCCATTGGTGGGGCTATCTGGGAAGACGATCACCGTCATTGCGAACTAGATGGGGGCACTGTCTAGTTTTACCCTTGTTGCGGTTAGTTTGGATAAAACATGGGGAATAGATGCCGGGTGTAAAAGTCCAGTTGTTGTTGGGCTGCTATAGCGAAATCCTTGGGACTTAGCCCATTTGAGCAGGGACTGCTCCTGTCATTGACCCTTGAAACGCCATACCCCTATTAGACTCCTTCATAATACATATTGATATACTTACGTGCGTTCTGATTGCTGACTTTCTCCCATACCCCCCTTCTAAATGATTCTGCCGAATGTTGAATGCCGAATGTTGCTATATCTTTAGCCTCACTCTTCGTCAGTCCGTCTTTTTCCATTTCTGTCATCACTTTATTGAAATTCCTTTCCAACACATCAGCTTGTTTGCCTGTCGGGTAATTTGTCATCGCGAAGTTAGTCCCTGTCCATCCACCTAAAGCTTCAGATAAGGCTGCTTTCCAGTTTTTCTGAGATAACCCCAAATCAACAAACCTGGCCACCCCCTTATCATCAATAATTAAATTATCGCCCTTAGCATCATTGTGGGCATACCCTAGTTTATGCAATTTTCCCATAGTGATATTGTAAGCGTCATCTTTGTCAATGCCATTGATCTTTTGAGGGGCCTTGTAAAGGGGGACTCCTGGAACAACTTCCATAGCAATCATACCTTTGTGGATGGTACCGTTATCCATGTTGCTATGGGCATTCTTTACGAATCTGGAGGCTATTAATTTGGGGCCCAAACCGACTTCCCCCAGTTTTTTAATTAAGGTAGCCTCAGTTCTACCGATATCCCCAACCTTAACGCCAATTTCATTAGGCATTCCATCCGAGTATCCAAGTAACTTCTTCGTGGGTATCTTCAGGAATGCTCCATAGCCCCCTGCACCCAATACCCGGGAGCCTGATCCTTCAACTGCGCTCCACTTTACCTTATCTGCTTTCTCTGAGCCATCAATGCTTATAGTGCCTTCGGGGCCTAGCCTTTTCATTTTGTCTAATAACTTACTGGCGGCTTCTCTGACTTTTCTTACCTTATCTGCAGGGATATCACCATTCTTATGGGTAGTCATTGGGGCTGAGGGCCGAGTCCGTGCCACAGTTTCTTTAGGGGTCTTAGGAACTGGTTGATTCTTTAGTTTCTTGGCAGCATTTATTCTGCCTATAAGGGTGCGAAACCTTTGAATGGCTTGGCCAAAAAATAGTCCCAAGTTGTGTTCTTTGTCTTGAGTTTGCTTATTTATTGGTGGTGAATTCTTTCCCGTAGGGGGGTTCTTAATTGGGGGATTTTGGACAGGGGTAAAGGCAACTGGTTTGGTAACACCAAAAATCCTGTCCCTTACTTTTATCAGAGAACCCACAACAACATCAGGCAACTCGATAAGACAAGTCTTCACCCCTTCGATACAAGTTGCTGAGCAGCTTTTACCGATAGAGCACCTTTTACGACCACCCCCGACAGCATTTGATTTGGACTTCAGAATCTCAGAACTCGATGGCGCATTGCCGGAGGGTGCCGCAAAGTTGAATTGTCCTTCACCATTTACCACGCGGTGCCTTTAACCCAGATATTGCCAAGCAGTGACTACATCCTCAGATACCAACCCATCAATATCCATCTTTTGAGCAGCGTCTAGGGCCCTAAGGGATTCAACCCGCTTGGCAGGGTCTCTGCGTAACTTTTTGTAACGCTCCATGAGCTTTTGGTATTTGTCGTCGTTGCTTAGTTGAGATGCCATTTGTTATGGGGGAGTTTTGAGTTATCAGGCTGTTAAGCCGCATACACCTATTATACCCCGTGGTCGCTGCCTTTGTCAACCTTCCTCTCGGTCTTCTTCGGATTTGATGAAATCCTTAAGGTCTTTGACATATACGCGAAGATCTTGGGCCTTTTGAAGATGCCAATGTTGTTTAGTTTTCAAGTAAAGCATCATGTGGTTTTGACTTCCTCCCCGCCGTGAACGGCGGAGATTCCTTCTACGCTGCGCATGGGGATGCCTCAGCGATCGGGTGGGTTGGCGCTTCACAGCCTGCTGCCACCAAAGCGGTGGACTGATGCGTGGCTCCACGCCCGTTTCGACCCTCCGCCAGTCCGGCGGCGAGAATGTTCAAGGCAGCGTTGATGTCACGGTCGTGGACCGTTCCGCAGCTCGGGCACTGCCACTCCCGAATCGAAAGATCCTTCTTGCCGTCGTGATGCCCGCAGGTTGAGCACACCTGGCTGGTGGGGGGCCATCGGTTGATGACCACCACTTCACGCCCGTACTGCTCAGCCTTGGACTCCAGCAGGATCCGCAGCTGACGCCAGCCTGCATCGGCAATCGAGCGGGCCAGCTTCCTGTTCTTCAGCATCCCCGACACATTCAGGTCTTCCAGCACCACCGTTTGGTTCTCACGGATGAGGCGGGTCGAAAGCTGATGCTGATAGTCGAGGCGCCGATCGCCAACCTTGGCGTGCAGCTTGGCCACCTTGCGCCTGGCGATTACCAAGCGGTTGGAACCCCGTTGCTTGTGCTTCAGGTTGCGCTGTAGCCGCCGCAGTCGCTTGAGCGCAGAGCGCAGGAACTTCGGCGGGGCGAGCTTTTCACCGTCAGAAGTGACGGCGAGGGATACCAAGCCTAGGTCGATGCCAACCGCCCTGCCATTCGCTGGCAAAGGAGTCGGCTCAATATCCACAACGAAGCTGGCGAAGAATCGCCCACTTGCATCGCGGATGACGGTGACGCTGCTCGGATCCGAAGGCAGATCCCGGCTCCACTCAATCGGCACCGGGCCGATCTTGCTGAGCGTCAGCGTCCTCCCCCCTGTGCGGAACACATGGGACATGAAGCAAACGGACTGCGCACCACGGCGCTTTTTGAAGCGTGGCGGCTTGACCTTCGCGCCCTTGCGCTTGCCTTTCAGGCTGGCCCACCAGTTGCGGTACGCCTGATCGAGGTTGCGCACGGACTGCTGCAGCACCACATTGCTGGGCTCCGCCAGCCACTGCCGCTCTGGCGTCTGCTTGGCCTGCGTGATGCAGAGCTTGGCCAGGACGGGGTAGCTGGTCTTTTGCCCAGCGGCATACAGCTCACGGCTCTTGGCCAGGGCGTCGTTCCATACCACACGGGCGCAGCCGAACGCACGAGCCAGCGCCACCTGCTGATGCGGGTGGGGGTAGAGCCGGAAGCGGTAGCGTTGCTTCATACCAACCACCATACCAAACTTGGGGTGCAATGGCGCAACCACCGCTTAGGCGAGGAAGGCACAGCGTTTCTCGGCTTGTCGTTCATTTGGTCTTTGTGGTCAAGTATCGGCGCAAGGCGCTGAGCGGGGCGGCATTGGATCGGATGCACGAGGTCTGCCTGGGCATTGCCGAGCGGATGGGCTTCCAGCTGCTTGAGCTGAACGGCGAAGCAGACCATGTGCATCTGCTGGCGGGGCGCCCATCGAGCGTCTCAGGGAGTATGTGGAGTCTCAGGAAAAGCCGTCCTCAAGGACGGGGTTTGTGTCCCAGAACAGCCCCGTTATCAATGGCTTTAAGCAAGCTATGAATTACTGGGTTCCACGGGCCCCTTATTGGGTTATCCCATTCTCTTTTTGACATTTGACCTACCTACTATTCTATGGGCATCACTTAATAACATTGAGACTTCTATTGAAGTACATCCTGCGGTCTTCCAACCCATTATAACCACCATTTACTCTGCGGGTAACTTGTTCTACGGTGGGATTCTTATCACATAGGGCATTCATCCCATTGTTAAACCACCAAAAACCTGCCGAGGAAAATGGATACTTATCAGCTACATAATTAGCCCCTTGCATAACTTGTGGATCTTTGATAAAATTGGCAAAGTCCTGATAGTTTGCTCTACCTGTAAGCTGAATGTAACCGGCACCTTTGAAGCGGGGGCCATCCCCCGGTTGGGTATTTCCCAGATCTTTCCTACCTTCGTAATCCCAACCCGAAGCCAACTCTTTCTTCCAGCGACCACCACCAGATTCATGCGCAGTTTGACTAAGGAAATGACGAATTCTTTGCGGAGTTGTGATTGCAAATTCTTCTAGACATCTATTAAGTTCGGTTACTTCAGAATCTAAAATCAAGCTTGGGGCACATTGCCAAATATATGCCAGAGACTCTTTGGAAACATACTGCTTTGGGGTTGGTGGCCTAGTGGGAGTTGGTGGTTTGTAGGGTGTACGATATTTCCTTACCCAACTAGCCTCATCTGTAAATAGTTCGGGTTGTTTAGCAAAAACCGCCTTGGCAAAATCCAAAAAGGCACTTTCTTGAAGGGGGTTGTCTGTTCTACGGTTATTGACAAAATCTAAGAATTTCTCTGCAGTGAATTGGGGCATCTTGTTTCGGGTATCTATTGCTATTTTACCCGCCTCATCACATCCAGACCTAACTACGTCAACCCTGGTCCTGCCCCTTGCTCCCCAGATGGGGTACATTTATTTCGATTATTTTGGGCCATCTGCGTCTCAGACTGCTCAGGTTTAGGGTTCTTTGGCATTTCTTCTTGGGAGTCTACCTTTGGTTGTGCTGTGGGCACTTTAGAGTCTTCCCTTGGCTTCCTTGGTGGCCATACCTTGCCAGTAGTCAACCCCTGTGGTGGTTCTTCAAATGAACGCAAACCCTTTAATTGCAGAGATCTAGGGCCAGGTTGTGGATTTTCGCTAGGGGTAGCTAAAGGCGGCAATTTACCGGACTCATTTTCTTTTAGTTTGCCTTGACTACCTTTTTGTTTCCCTGGCTTATTATCAATATCCATGGTTGATAAACCTTGGGCTCTGGTAGTTTTGTTTTCTTTGGGGGTTTCCCCACCGGTACTGCCCTTATCGAATTGCCTATCCCATGCACCGGACTCCAACATCTTAGAAACCCTATTTGCAGATTCCTGGGAGAATCCAATTGATTGTAAGGCCTCAGCATAGTCGCCCCTTTTGCAAGCAGATAATGAAATCGCAATTGCTTGCTTAGGATTTTCTACCACTGGGCCAGCCTTGCCAGCTTTGCCAAAACCAGAATGAAGTTTGCCAGCTTTGAACCGGCGCATTTCATCCCTGACGCAATTTTTATCGTCTGGATTGACTGGCATTTTTAACTACCGAATTTCCAAAATTTTACCCTCTAGTTCCTCTATGTAGTCTAATAGGGCCGTGGTCTGAGCCGATAGCTTTATTAGTAGACAAGAACTTTCAACAAGGTATTCTTCCAGCTCTTGTCTGGATAGAAGATTAATTTTTTCCCTAATTTTGAAAGGAATTAGTTCCTTTTCTAGGGGTAATTCAATTTGTGGCCTTTGGAAGTCCATGGGCTATTTGTTTAAGGGATTGAAATTTTTCTGATGCCCAGTGGTGTTGGTCTTCCCCCATGACTGCCTCACTGATGTAATCAACCATGAGATCCATCTCTTCGTCTGACAATACACTGAAAGCTTCAGCTAGATCATCTGATAAGAGCAGCGTCCGAGCCTCATCTGGGCTATAAACAAAGTCGGTATCTACCCAGTCTTCAGGTTGAGAGTCATAGGAGATGTGGTAGTTGTTTTCTGATAGTTGGCATTCCAGGACTCTAGCCTCGTCAATGTTTAACTTTTTGGCTATGTCGGTGTAGCTCATGTTTTCCTGTAAAAGCCCTAGGACCTCATTGCGATACTTGGCGATCCATCGGGGGGTTTTCACAAGCCTGGAATAATCTCGAAGAGCATGTTGGATGTATCCTCGGGCATTTTTCCAGGCGTAGGTGCTGAATTTAACGTGTTTGTCAGGGTCAAACCTGGTAGCAGCTACGCAAAGAGCAAAGTTTGCTATGGACTCTAGATCCTCCCTAGTGAGAGAACCTGTATTGCCACCTGTTAAACACTTGGCTCCAAAAGCTAATCGACCAGCAATCCAGCTATGCTCTTCGACTAGTTTCTTTTGGTCTCTGGATAGTCCAGGGTACGATTTGTACCTCTTTTTTGTCATGGGTTAAGCCTCGCAAGCTGTGCAATCTGTGTATTCTGGGGTGGTTTCTGTGGGCAGATTAAACTTTAAGACACTGTTTTCTTCTTTGTACTGCATGTACTCGGTATAGCCCCCGATGTGCTTATCGTAAAGCCATAATTGAGGGACGGTTTTCCAGTCGTGGTTCCAGTAACCCTTGTCAATAGCCTCTTGTTTGTCCATCTCTTTATAAGTAATACCACAGCGGTAGAGTTCTTGTTTCAGGCTGTCGCACCAAGGGCACCCTTCCTTGGTAACGATGAGAGCTGGGGCTTTCTTTTTCTTCGTTAGAAGAGAACTCGACTTAAGGTAATAAAGAGATTTGAGACCCATTTTCCAAGCAGACAGGTGAAGACGCATAATATAATCTGCATCAGCTTCGGGGTCAACAAACAGGTTTAGGGATTGCCCTTGGCAAATAAAGGGTTGACGATCAGCGGCTTGTTTCACAAGCTCAAACTGATCAACTTCCCGAGCTGTCTTAAACACCTCTTTTTCCTTGTCCGTCAAGCAAGCAAGTCCTTGAACACTGCCCCTGGCTTCCAGAATCTCGTCCCACACTTCTGGCCCAACCCCTTTTTTACAAAGTAGGCTCTCAAGAATAGGGTTCTTCCGAACATATGAACCTTTGGCTTGCTTCGCTACGAAATAGTTCGAGGCAATGGGTTCAATTCCTTCCGACCCCGCTCCGCAAATAACACTATTTGTTTTTGTTGGAGCAACGGCTAACAAATGTGTATGGCGCTTCCCACTACCGACACACCACTCAGGTTCCCCCAGCTTGACTGCCAGCTCCCTTGAAGCAGTTTCGGCCTCTTGGAGGATCCATTTGTGAACCTGGGTATTAAGTTCCCTGGCTTCTTGGGACTTAAAGGGTAAGCCTCTTTTCTGATAGAGGGTATGCAGGCCCATGACCCCTAAGCCCAATGCACGAGACTTCTCAGCGAAACGGACCGAACGGCCCATCCCCACTTTGTCCTTAGCCTTGCGAATGAACTCGGAAACAACGGATTCTAGAAGGTGGACAGCAATCTGAGGCACTGAGCGGCCAGAAACAGGGGAGCGCCAATCCTTAAACTCGTCGTATTTCGATAAGTTAAGAGAGGAAAGGACACAAACAAAGGAATGGTTTTCGTCGGTATGAAGAAACACTTCGGAACACAAATTACTCGTCTTCACTGTCAGCCCTCTCTCAACGTAACAGGCAGGGTTCTGATTGTTGGCGTTGTCAATGAAGATAAGGTAAGGGCTACCTGAAATCATTCTTGTCTTGAGTACCTCTCCAAAAAGCTCTTGTTTTTCCTTGTTACCTGCGATCATGGATTCTATCCATTCGTCTGTGATCGTTAGGGCTATGTTACTGTCAATTTTTTGACGAGAGTCCCCGTTAGCATGATCTTTTGCTCTAAGGATTTCTGGCACGTCGGGGTGTGATATGGGCAGATACATCGCAAAGGATCCGCGACGAACACCCCCTTGGGAGACAACTGAAGCGCATAAGTCGTATTGCCTAGCCCAAGGGACTATGCCTGTAGACTTTCCACCGCCAGAAATTGGAGTTCCTGCGGGCCTCACATCCCCAAAGTACACACCAACTCCTCCACCATTCTTACTCAAAGAAGCCACCTCCTTTAGATGGGAATAGATCGAGGATATACTATCGGTAAGATGTATAGAAAAACAACTTATAGGTTGCCCACGATTGGTACCAAAGTTGGAACAAACTGGACTTGCAGGTCCGATAAAACCATTCCACAAACAGTGAAAGAGATCTTCTTCTAGGGTCGGATCTTGATTGAGTTTGGCTGCTGTTGAGGACAATCTCGTCATCATATCACGAGGTGTCTCACCAGGTAGTAAGTACCCTGCAGACAATGTGTGCAAAGCCTCTTCAGACATCCATTCGGGGTGAGGTGTATTGGTCATTTTATTGAGTTCAGGAAAGTTGTCAAGGCTTGTAAGCTAGTTAGATTTAAATTTAACTCTGAATTGCAGGCCTTAGGCCCAACTATTCTACCATTTGGACTTTTTCTGTTTTTGTTAAGACTCCACCACTCACGAATCCTACCGGAGTTGTCCGAAACGATAGCATAGTTGGGGTACCTTTTGCGAAGGAGTTCTTCAGACTCTTTTTTACCTTTTTTGTACTGGTTCCCCATTCTAGATAAAGACATTTTACGCTTGGCTTCGTCTGAAGCTTGTTTACCTTTTCTAGATTCTGACATTTTGCTCCTAGCTTCTGAGCTGTGTGTCCTGCCAAAAGAGGGATGGTCCTTCCCTCTACGCCCGTACATGGGATTTTTTTCCCCTTTATTATCAAACCCCATCTCTTTTAGAGCCTTTTTAACCCCCTCGGAGATAGCTAGTCTTTCTTTCTCTGTTCTAGGTCTACCCTTGTTATAGGCTTTAAGCCCAGTGGTGTCAAACTTGGTAGAAGTTTGGCAGGATCTGTTGACGAACTCAGGGTTAGAAACAACTTCAAACACGTTCTGCCATTGTATTTCTGCTTTAGTTGCTGCTTCAGGTGAGTTAAATATTCCTAAAATAATCCTAGAGTCAGGGTTGAAAGTTTTATCAGAGAAGGACCCTAAATACTGGTCATAAAGGTCGTTAGTGCTGTGTTTTCCTATGTAATTTCGGCCATTATGGCTACCCTCATAGCTCAGATAAACTAAATGCCACATTAGATTAGCTCCAAATCCAGTGTTTTTAGATTTACCATGGAGTAGTCCTGTAGGGGTTTGGCCACATAGGAATCTCCTGACTTGGACTGACTAAAGAAATCATTATTGGTGGCCCCAGCGGCGATAGGCTCGAACCACTTTCTTATTACATTGGCTCTTTCTTTATTGAAGTCTAACTTTTGTTCTAATCCCAGTGCCCGGAGGCGATTATTGGCCCGGAAAAGAATGTATTGTCTTAGGTTTTCTGGGTCAATGGTATCAAGGTGGCGGTCATCAAAGATTGTCTCAATGAAGGCAAATTCGTTCTTGATGACAGCCTCAAAGCCCTTGAAGATGTTATCCGCCTCTTCTTCAGTCAAGGGGTCTTCTTTTATAAGGGCCTTGAAAAGCTCAATGCCTGTGTCACTATGCTGTTGCTCGTCGTTAATTGACCAGGAGATCAGTTGAGAAAGTCCTCTGTATTTCCCCTGGAGATTAAGAGAAAGCAATACAGAAAAGCTGCTAAATAATGAAACCCCCTCACCTGCACCACTGAAGATAGCAAGGGATTCTTTAATGTTACGGTCTTCTAAGAAAAAACTAATCTTCTTTTGGGCAACAGGGTCGCCAAGAAAGGCTTCGAACTCATCTAGGCCAAGTGTGTCTGACAGGAGATTATATGCGTGGGCATGGACCACTTCCGATAGGGAAAACATTCTTGCTGCTGCTGCAATCTCATGTTTAGGAAACCAGTCTGGGATCTTGGACCAGTATTCCCCGATGTGCGTCTCAAGAATGGTGAACCCCCTTAGGATTCCCCCAACAATTTCTCTCTCATCTTGAGAGGCGCTCTGCCAATCCCGGATATCACTTTCGAGTGGAACTTCCTCGGGGCGCCACACGGATCCAAGTGCTTTCTGATATTGCTCGAAGAAGTAAGGAAACTCGAAGGTTCCGTTAATTTTGTAGGGTTCTCTGTATTCTCTGATGCTAGGCATTGTGCTATGCTGTCATTTGGTCATGGAAATTGTTTGGTATTTGTTTGTTTTAAGGATAGTCAACTGTTAGTTGCTATAACCTTCGAGTTTGGCATACTTGGCCATCCGATCATTTTCTTTTACTGTCGCTTCGGTAAGCTCAATTTGAGCTTTTTGAAGCTGTTCGATGATTTGTTTGTTTTTCTTGTACTCCCCATACATAGCAATTCTACCGAGGATGTAAATCAGCGATAAATTACCGAGGACACTCCCTAACGCTACTGCCAGGGTCATTGTTAAGAACGTCATTTCTTCCGATAGAGAAATTTGTTGTGATTTTTACTTGTGGATTAGGAAACGTCCAGCAATCCCCATTACCGTCTAAAAAGACTACCCAGAGGAGATCATGTTCCTGTGAGTAGTCAATAAGGAAGTGAGCCCAACCCTTACCTTTAGGTGTTTCCATAGGCAACGCAGGGTTAAGTTGTAAAATCACTTACCTTGCCCGCGATATTTCTTTTTAGGGTTTGGGTTAGCAGAGGTTGCAGAGAATTTCGTTCTTTTTGAGTTTCCCTGGTATGTCTTCTTTTCAGAGGGGACGATTTCCCGTTGATTGGTTAGTGATTTGACTTTTGCCATTTTGAGTTGGTATTAGTTTGATTTGGTATGCGTCTAGGTGGAAATCACCAAATACCGGGAATAATTTGCCCAGTAACAGCATAAGAGCCAAGAGCTGCGATAATTCCAATCATAGCCAATCTCCCATTTAGGGCTTCACCGGCCTTATCCCACGCAACCATTGGCCTATAGCCTTCATCAACTAGGGTCATTTCGGGTTCGATGGCAAAATGGTTAAGGACACCTTGGTCGTCTTTTGTGGTTGTCATTGTTGGTTGGTTAGTCAGTCAGTCAGTCACTTAGTCAGTAACACTGCCATTATAGCAAGTCCTTAATGAAAGTCAACGGGTGGGTTGCTCTCGGGCGTGCTATCTTCAAGTTGGGCACGTTTCTTGAGGGCCTTCATTCTCTTATGTTCCTGCAACCATTTGGCAAAATAAGACAGCTCCCCTTCTGTATAGAGGGAAGGGTTCTTTAAGGCTCTCTTTACTAGTTTTGTTTTTTTTTTTTTAGTCATCGTGATAGTTCCTGTAATCTAATTTCTATGGGCTTGAAGTAATCAATGAGAATTTGCATCCCTGACTTAGGATCCATACTGCCGCAAGTATAGCAATCTAGCGCCACAGAACCCATTTCAGGGAAAGTGTGACAAGATATATGGCTTTCAGCCAATGCGTACACTATGGTAACACCTTGGGGTGTGAATTTATGGGAAAATTTATTTAAGACCGTGGCACCCATCGTAGCTACGGCTTTATCAAAAGCCAACTGAATGGCTAGTATGTTGTCCAAACGGGAAAATGAAATCCCGTACAAAGAGCAAATAACATGTGTTCCCAATTCACGGTACCTCCTTTGCCGCTAAAATTTGTTTGACCTTTTCACGAAATTCAGATAAAGTAGCAGCACCAACATGGTGCCCAAGGAATTTGCCATTACTCCTTAGAAATACATAAACTGGCAGGTCTATGGTATAATCTGCATTGATTGCATGTCTCTCTAGGCACTGGTAGACTCTAATTTTTGTTAGGTCGTTTCCATGACTGATAATGTCATCTAAGTCCGTTTCCTGATAAGCAATCTCTGGAAAGCCCTCGATAACAGACTTATCATGTCTGCTCATATGCTTGCAAATTTCGCAGTTTTTATCAAAAACTTTAGTGGCAATAACTGTGGTCATTATCCCAAGGGGGTTTGTAGGATTTAAGGTAAATTTACCCTATCATCGAAAAAGATCGATAAGCTCAGGGTGCTTCTTCCGGAAAGATGTCGTGAACCTGGCCACGCAGCTACTTACCGCTTGTTTGGTTACTCCAAACTCCTTTGCGATTTCGGATTGGGTCAACTTGGTGTGATTAAATAGGCCATACTTCGAGCAAATGATTTTGAACCCTTGCGTATCGGGTCCGCCGTAACGATCCAATAAAATTTTCTTAATTTGTGGAACATCGATTTTAGGGTTTATTTCACCCTCGTAGCCGACATCAACTTCATCAATACTTTCTGTGTACTTAGGGTGCTTGTTTTCTTTCCTAGCAGCCCCCTGGATGGCCTCACGGACCTTCCAAAACATCCAAGTCTTGGGAACTACATTACGGCTCAAATCAAAGGTTCTGATGCCATTGACGATGCCGATTCTCCCCTCTTGGACAAGGTCTTTCTCCATGTGTTTGGGCACCATGAATAAATACATATTCACAAGTTTGTGAACCAATGGTGTGAATTGAACGATAGTTTCCTCAATGGACTTCTCATCACCATTTACGGCTTTGCGGAAGGTTTCAATTGTGTAATCCATTTTTCTCTCTCTTTGCTTGGTGTTTGGTCTTTTAGTGTCAATTTAGGGCATAGGTTAAACCCCTAGAGTCCTCCTGCCCAGCAATCAAATCAAGCTGATCCTTGAATAACTGCGTTTAATTTCAATCGTTATTTGACGAATAGTTAGGGGGACCCGGTAGATTCTCCCGCATTACCCAAGCTGTGGCTGCTTTCTGGGACATCCATGCCTGTAGCAATTGCTTGCACAGACCTTGAAGGACTTTTAGATCAGTAGTGGAGTCTATAACTCTACCCATCCTCTCTAGTTCAAATTTTTGCCCCATAGTTAATTCCAAGGGGTTAACAATTCCGTCAGGATTCATAGTGATTCATAGTATAAAACAGGTATTCCGGCCTCATAGAGGATGTCACTTGCTGTAGTTAGGCTATCTTTCCAGCTTCCGTGGTAGGAGTTCAAGTTAGGGCAGACGATTCTTTTGATCCCTGCACCAATGAGCACACTAGCACATCCGCTGCATGGCGGGAAAGTGATGAAAGCCGAACAGCCGTCAGTGGACACACCTTCTTTGGCCGCCCATACAATGGCATTTTTCTCAGCGTGAATGATTACATTATTTTTGAAATACTTGTCATTCAACCTTATCGCAGTATCTGCTATTCCATTTGGGAAGCCATTGTACCCAGTAGAAACTATGCGATTTTCCTTGACCAAGACGCAACCGACTTTTTTGTAAGGGTCTTTGCTCCAGAGTTTAATGTCTTCAGCTAGCTGAATCCAGCGGAGATCCCATTTTGTAAGATGGGGGCTCTGATGATTCAATCTCTCGGTAGTCACTTAAGGCTTCACTGAATTGTTTGCAAATGTGTTTCTTCGTTGTAAAGACTTCTTCATCACAATTTGCTATTTCTGTATAGATATTCCACAGGGATTCCGTATGTGCCAAACCATATTCCACTTGGAAGTAGGATAGAAGAATAGCAAGGTCAGGAAGGGAGCATGAGATGGTTCTCATCTCTTGGAAGGAGCAATCAGATGCCTTTAGTACGGGTCTATTTTTGGGTGGAATTGCCACTTTGTTGGGAGTACGGTCAGGGGCACTCATCGGTTATCTCCACTTCCTGCGATGACCCCTCTCTCCTTTCTAGATGCAAGTTTGTCAATGTTTTGCTGTGCGATTGCATTAAGATCGGTTCCCATTTCTGTGGCCAATTGGGCAACATACCAAAGCACATCCCCAAGCTCATCAGAAACAGATTTTCGGACCTCGTCTGAAAGAATGCCGGAATTATCCCGGATAACCTTCTTAAGTTTATTTGCGATTTCGCCAGCTTCACCAACGAGGCCAAGAGCAGGGTAGGTGAATTCTGAGCCCATATTGGGGTAGATGGCGGTTTCCCGGGCTCGATTTTGATAATAGTTAAAATCCATAGACGGTGTGTGGAGCGAAATTGTAACTGTTTTGGTGTCAAACCCTTGGTTTAACGATGAGACCTTAGCACAGATGGCACGTAGCTGTCAACACGAGCCCAGTCAGACCGATAGCAACCGATGGCAATCAGAACCCAACATCAATCTCCTGCGCATCACCAGATTCTACCATCTCAGACCATGAAATGCAAGCGACCCCAATCGTGAATCTAACTTGAGTAGGGGTACTTCCTGCAAATTGTGCAACTTTTTTAAGCAAAGTCTGGTAGTATCTCACTTCACCTTCGAAATCACTCACTTGGAGAGACGGAATAATGACGCAAAGCGATAGGTCGTGGCCCTCCGTAATGAACTCTAGTAAATGACTTTCCCTGTGGATGATGGATTGAATAATGTCATTTTTATCCCTTCTTAACCTAACTAGGATTTCATTCCATTCGGGGCTCGATTGGTTAAAATCACTAATGGCGTCATCACTAGCTGCAAAATTTCCAAAAGTTACTTGAGGTTCATCCGAAATCAACGTGGTAACCACAATGTGAGTTAGGTAGACACCGTCTGCTGAGGATTTCCCCCTTTTCTGAACAGAATTCTGGAGGTAAATTGCCGGGTCAATGTGTTTGTTTGTCATTTTGTTTCAGGGTTTTTCGTAAGTTATGCTTCCACCATTGTTGATGATTTTGATGGGGTCATTGTGAAGGACGGCTCTGGTGTTGTTTTCAGTCCTATTGAGTCTGACGTTACCCTCTTTGCCGAATAGGGGGTGTTTAGCCAACAGGTCCCTAACATGGCGTTTGGATTCAATGCTGAATGCCCCGAAATAACGGTCAACTGCGTTGTTTTCTGAGCCAGACGTTGTTGTTAGAGGGTTGTTGGGTCTAGGTTTTTCCGATTGGTTGCCTTTGGGGTATTCCTCCTTTAGGTCACCTTTTGGTTGGCTTAGGTCATCCCTGGATTTTACCTTTCTTTGAAGACTCTTACCAATTGGAAAAGAACCAGCAGCATTTTTATAGCCACCTGTTGAATTCAACGGTGTTGGAGTATCCGGTAAGTTAGACTCAAATAGTTCCTTCATTGTGGGATACCACCAATGGACATCAGGTTAAAGGTAACCGCAAGCTAGGCAAGAATCCGAGGCATAGCCCCGAAACTTTATCATTCACTCTCCTGACACCAACAATATAGTTGGAAGAAAAATACTCACCGGGTTGTGGGATAACGTAGTTATACTTGACAATCTGCCAAATTGGAACCAGAAAAAATGCATGTTCCAGGTCTTCGATGCCCTTTACACACAATTTAGCCAGGAGTCTAGGGGTATAGAGCTGGCAGTAGGTTTCTACTTCTTGTACAGTCCCGACTTTATCGTAAAGATTAGCGGGGTCATCGATGCAACTGAGACCTTCCGATTCTAGTTGTTCTTTAAGTCTTAGTTGCTTTTGGCATTCGTATGTAAATGAGTCCACGAAAGTATCCTGGTCGTTTGTATGTAAGTTCATACTTTTACCCCCTTCGCTTCAAACATTTTTTCGCAAGCTTCTTTCCTAAGAATTTCAGCCCTATCTGGTGAATAGCCCTCGTTTGCCATCCATTTGTCTTGGCATTTAGCTTTGGGATCAAGGATCCTATTTTTGTAGACACCTTCGACTTCACCCAATAGCCCGATTGCCTCGCGGACTAGGTCCTCTTGGGCATAGCGGCAGTTTTCCCAGTTTTCGATGATGTAGGAAGCTTCGCCACCAATTTTAAAGCCATCCCTAAGGACTAACTTTTCAATCATCTCCTTGATGATCATCAGGGAAGTTTTTTCTTTAGTTTCTTTCCTGGCGCCAGTAGTCTCATCAAAGAGCATTTCCCGGCCAAGTGAAATTGACTTCTTGACTGATTCCCACCTTAGCTCCCTGAATCCCTGATAGTAGTGAGTAGATGGCCTACCTACATTGCACCAGTTATCTTTAAGTAAAGGCATTAAGTGTTGGCAACTGGGGTCAACCCCCACAAAATAGAGGCTCTCTAAGTAATCATAGAGGACGTTGGGTGTCAATTCTGGCATTCTTTCATCTATGTTTCCTGTGCGGATAAAATGAGCAAACGCCATAGCATTGACTAGGGCCTGGGTAACATCAGCCTTGAATCGAATTCTTTGCCGAGTCGTCCAATAACGGACTTCAACTTGGAGGCGATTGATGGTGGGATCGGAGTCGTCGTTGATGATGTCTAGGAACCTATCAGTACAAAGCCTTAAGCACCATAGATACAAAGCATCTTTGCTTACCCCTAGTTTTTCTTCGAGGAACGGTATATGAGACTTTGGCCTGAGGTCAGGGGTGCCTTCAGATACGGTGCCTTCCAGATTTTCCTTGTTTTTTGCTACCTCATATTCTCTGAATGTGCTGATTAGCTTGATGCGGTCAATACCTTGTATTAAAGAAAGGTCGTTAATCTTTCCCCAGGGGTTTACCCTGCTGAATGTTACCATTCAGAGTAGACTATATCTTCACCCTTCGTTTCCTTTAGGTTGGAAGGGGACACTCGTTTCGAGTCACTTGACCCTACTCCCTCTCGGGATAGCCGTTCGGCGTTTAGTAATTTATCCAACTGGTAACTATACTTGAGACCTATTGAATAAATTCCATTTAGCACGGGATTGTCCTTATAGCAAGGAGTTCCCCCGTTTAGAGTGTGTTTTTTACTGAGCGTTACCGCCCAGGGGAACTAGAGAGTTAATCCCCGGATCGAGGTCATAAGCAAACTTACTATTCCAATCATTGGAGTTCAGGAGCATGACGGTTTTTGGCCAGATTTGCTCTGAAGTTTGGAACTTGTCTTCTACTTGTAATACCATGTGTTCAAACGGTTTCGCTAATTCCGTCCCGGGATTTAACCCAGCTAAATGTTACCATTTAGAGCAGACTATATCATATTCCCTTAGGAATCTTCCCGTTTCGGATCGCTTGATCCTACTCTCTTTCGAGATAGTCGTTAGGCTTCGTATCCCCATGGTTTCATGCCTTTACAGCAGAAAACTCTGAAGATACCTTAGCACGGTAGGTTGCCCTTAAGTATCAAAGGGTATTCCCCGTTTAGAGAAGTTTTCTCTAGGACATTACTGACCTAGGGGGCTACTAGTTAACCCATTCGTAATCATAATCTTAGTCTCCTCAGCAGAAAGGAATTTCTTAAGAGAAGATAAGGATGTGTCGTCTTTATCCTATTGTTCGGTCAAACTTCGTTACAGTTCAACCCGAGGTTTCCCTCAGCTACAGGTTTCCCAGTAGAGCAGACTATATCTTCATCCCTACTTTCATAGGGAGCTTCGCGTTTCCCCTCACTTGAGGGTACGGAGTAAACTCCTAGTCGTTGAGCCTCTTTAACATGTTGGTACCATATTGAAGTTGGCTGCTGATTGCCCATTGTTTCATCCTCTAGGATTATTAGTTAGTGTTGAGCCAACTACCCGAGGCTCTTAGGGGTTTCCAGCAAATAGCGAAGTTTTACTTGCGCAAAAGTCTACGCAATGTCACTCATCGCAAAGGACTTAACACCAAATCGTTCTTCAGTGGACTTAAAAGTCCAGATCGAAAATCCGCATTTGGAAAAAGCAGCAGTCATACTGTTAAAGCATTCGGATTTCCCAAGTCCAGGGTCCTTACCAACTACAACCCCTGCCATACGGGCAGTATGTTGAACTGCCTTGTCCTTACCTGGTGGGAGGTGATTAGATCTACCTACCCCAATCCTCCCAATAATTAGCTTGAGAATTTCTAACTCAGCTTCTGGAAAAATCGTAAATACATCCGACAATTTAACCTGACGAAGCACAGGATCGAACCAATCCCTGTCCGGGACCCAAATCCGGGGATTAGTTACAACAGTTCCCCCCAACCTGGCCATCGGATCAAACGTATGGGCAAAATCAAACTCTGGGTAGAAATTTTTCGATTGGCTGATTTTTTGCATCTTCAACAGACGGGCCGTAAAAGAAGCTAGATCGCTATCGCCTGGTTTCGGACGGTGTAGCGGCTCCCAGAAAGTTCGAACTTCATCTTCGCACAACCCAGGATAAAACACCTTCTCAATGTCTTCAAAATCTGCCATTTCGGTGATGTCTTGAAGTGGTTTGAAGGTATGGGGATACTTAATCCCTTTGACTTCCGGGGGGGCCGCAGGTTTTAGGATCCGGTGATTAACGTGGGGTGCCCCTTCTACGAGGTCTAGGATGTAACCCTTCGCCTTTAGTAGGGCAATACCCTTATTATACAACTCACTTACCCTGACAGGCTCTTTTTTCTTCTTACCTTTCTTGTCTTCGGAGTCTTTTGGATTCTCCCCCTCGTCTTTTTCTGAGGAAAAAACCCTAGCCTTCTTCAATTCTTGGGCTTGATTGAAAATGGCGATTTCTTGTTTGGTACTCCCTGTACCACCTGAATAGGGGTCTGGCATTTGGTTTCTAAAGTAGTTTAGTGGTCGGACAAAGAAAGACCCCGGTTGATGCCGGGGCTAGTTTTAATCCGGGTCAGTTCCCTCGTGGAGATCAGAAAGCGAGAGAGAAGCTTTCGGGGTCTTCCACGAATGTTTGGCATCTCAGGACGCATTTTGCGGTTGGGAAGCCATTGTAGTCCCCATGCTCAGTGACTTTGAGCACAGCAGGAGAGTCAGGAGTAATAACTGGATCAGCAGCTAATGTCTTCTTGAGGGCATTGTTAGGTTCAACGATAGCCCAATCAGAGACCTCCCTTTCTTCGGTGACCCATTCACCTTCAACTTGAGTGCGAATCGGAGCAACAAAGGGCTCGGAAACTTGCACTTGCATGAAGTACTTGGTCCCGTATTGACCACCTTCTTTGGCACGGTAAGTCGTTACGTTGTACTCACCAAGGGGCAAATGTGCTACCTTAAGAAAAGGTCCAACCATGCGCTCGCCGGTACCGAGAGATTCACCGCGCTTGCTGAGGTCACTTGCGATTTGGACTTTTTCAGCAATTGCTTCGGGATTCTCACCGAGGAGCAGATCCAGTAGTTCTACTGAGATTTTATCTTCGTAGTCAGCGGAACGGATGGGAATTGGCAGCGTGTACAGGGTACCATCAGCGGTTGCTGAAACTGCGAGAGCAGGTTCTTTGTATTTGCCAATTTGTTCTTCCTTGAAGGAAAGTTTGGTTCCCTTCCCGATGTTTTCGGTGGTGATTTTATCTGTGCTTACTAGCAGGGGGATGTCACGATCACCCCAACGGATGACTAGTCCTCTTTCTTCCGTAGAGAAGACAGTAGGAGAGTAAAGGCGCTTGAATACACCGTTTGCATCCGCACGAACAGTAAATGTGTTGGACTCCATGTCAAAATCTTCGCCAGTCAATGCTTTGAAGATAGTGGCAAGGCCCAGACGGTATGTCTCAGGGAGAGCTTTGTTCGGGATGTCGGTGTATGCCTTGACGTAGGTTTTAGACTCAAGGCGAGCGCGATTTTTGTCGTCGAGTTGAGGATTGATTTTAAGTGTTGTTACGGCCATTTTGTTCTTTGAGTAGAATGTGTGGTCCCATGCTCTATTGCTTGGCACATTCATCTCTATTGTAGTAAGGTGCCCCCGAAAGTCAACGGGCCTAATCAGAAGAGCCTGTTTGCCACAAAATACTCAAACCACTGATTTGCAATTACCATGCCCCCCAAGCCAAAAGTAGCGTATGCGGAATTTGAGTCACTTTTTGGTTTCTGCCCATAGGAAGTCAAGTACCGATAAAAATCCGACTTTGTTGAAACTTTGACTAACGAGCTATTGCCTGGATATTGTATGACCGCCGAGTTGAACTCCCTTTGTTCTGCTGCTGTAAGGGCCCTACCTAGGGGTTTTGCAGCAAGGTTAGGGTTGGGGTTGGGGTTGGGGGGAGGGTTGGTTAAAAATGTTGAGGGTTGGTTGGGTGGCCGGTTGAGGGTTGGTTGGGCGGGAGCCGGTTGAGTGGTCGGTTGTGATTGAGATATGGACTTGGCAGTTGCTGCCTCCTGAGAATTCAACTTAAACGAACCAGGACCCGTTGCAGCGTAGGCAAATACGTCATCCAATGACCAAGCATACCTGACCCAATTTTCTATAGAACCATACTTACCAACTAACCCCAGGGTATTAACAGCAACATCCAACCAATTTTTACCAATTTGTGGGTTCATAAAAGTGCCGAGGCCATTCGTCCTTGAGGCTTGGATAGAAAGATTCACTCCGCCATCGCTTTGTTCGTACTCAACTGAGTTAACAATCCAATCTTCCATGGACCCCCCAGAGAACCCAGGAATAAATATTATGTCGCATGGTTTAATGCCAGTCAAAGCAGGGCACATAAACAAATTTGCAGAAAGTTTAGCAGTTCGTTCTCTTTGTAGAAGGTGCTTTTTAAATTCCCCCTCCTCATTACCTTCTAACCTCATTCCTGGTCTAGACATGGAGCCAAAGGTTCCACCTGCACCGTTTGTGTTTTTAGCGTTTTGTGTTACTTGATTTTTTAAGTCTTGGGTTGATTTAAAGGTAAATCCAGTTTCGCCCAGTGTTATATCAAATCTTTGAACTTTGGGGTTAGTGCTCCTGGTGTTTCGTCTGGTTTTTTGTCCGGGGGACCATTCTGAAGTTTTTGTCATAGAGTCTATCATAGCAGGCCCTAAGAAATATCCAAACCGTATAGCCGGGTATGTATAAGATCGCTGGCCAGGTGGTCTATAGCCAACTAGCCTGGAGTAGTCGTCTTTAGTATAACCCATTTCCACTAACTTACCGTTTTCTAATTTTTTACCGAGCCAAGAATACGGAGGAAATATAACTACTCCAGGTAAATCACTAGACACATACCCACTATTTCCCGATGGCAATCTGCTCATTAAATTGTGGAAAAAAGCTATGTTTCCATTCTGTCCTACAATATTTTCAACCGACTGGGAGAATGTGGTTCCTTCGGAGTAATTTGACAGGACTTTAACTTTTCCTAGCTCCTCACCCACTTTGTCTGCGAAAGAAATTAAGGTTTTAGGAGTTGTATTATTAGGGTAGAGACTATTAAGTGCCTCTTTTATGCCAAAAAGTTGTTCAACGCTATCTAATGCCCTAAGGAGGGTTACACCATTTTCAACAGTGACAAAGCTCTTTATGTAACCTTCACAGAGGCCATCCAACTCAGAGTAAAGGCGAACGGTGATGTCCATGTTGCGCCCATAGCTCTCTGTCTGTCCAGCCCACACAAAGGAAAACGCAATGGCAGGGCCACTCGGATAGTAGTACTTAACGACGATGGTCTTATCATATTTATCCCTAACGAGACGCTCATATTCCCTATAGGCTAATGCGCTAGGATTCCAACTCATGGACCCTGACGGTGTTTGGCCCTCCTCATGGATGTTGACTTTTACATTATAAACCAATGGTTGCGGCCCATCAGACCCTGGCCATTTCTCTGCGCCTTTAAAGAAGGTGATATTCTCGTCTCCCCAATAAACTTCGCAGCGTGGTATCAGTAAATCTCCGCCCATTTTATCCCCCCCCTTGGTTATGCGTAATGGTTTCTCATTTGTTCAACTGCCATGCTAAGCCTCGTTACGACAATAGTTGCCAGTTCTTCTGGGTCTTGGCCCGGTTGTTGATAGATGGTGATAGGGGCATTTATATTCATTCCTCCAAATCCCTCTGAGGAGTTCATGGTGTAGGTAGCTACCTTAGCCCCGGCAGGCATCATTTTTTTCTCCCAGGCTTCTGCTTGTTGGCGGGTAGAGAAAAACGCAGGATTTGACGAACCTGGGGCCATGGCCACGCTACCTTTGCCGGATAAGTCCTGTTGGGTGTACTGCCGTAGATACTGGTCATACATTTTTTTCAGTGTGTCATAGGACTTCACTGGTTGATTATAATAGCTTTTACCGGATAAAGTTGGGAATGATGCCCACTCCGGTGCTAATTTATTAATGGATGAGGGAGAAAAATCAAATGAAGATAAATTTATACCTCTGCGGGCTATTAATTGCAAAGCCATTCTATCTTGATCAACTTCTGTAAAGCGACCACCACCTAAACTCTTGTATGTGTCTGGCATTATCTGGTAAGCCCCAGCCGCAGCAGATGCGTACCCCCCCGACCTTATAACTTTGTCTGGGTGCCTAGACATGTCGGAAAACATACTTCCTCCAAATAAAGTTTGATAGCCCCTTGGGCCGGACGTTCCTTCCGCAAATCTAATTACCGATAATAGGGCTTTAAGTTTGGGGGACAATGACCCCATTGCTATGGTGCCAGATGATCCGGCCAGCAAATCCAGACCCATTAGACTACGGGATGAACTACTAGCCTGTTCATTCTTCAGGGTGGTGCTAATCTGCTCCAAAGCAAATAACATACTATTTAGAATATCCATCTTGTTGCTAATTACAAAGAGGGCCGACTTTAGATTGCCTAAGGTAGTTGCGGATGTTTGGGTATTTTTTGCGGTTCTGGCGGTTTCAGTTGCGGTTCTGGCGGTGTTGGGGTTGATTTTGGCTATGTTTGTTGCTGTCTGGACATTGGATGTTGCGGCAGCAGTTATTTGAGCTGGAGACGGCCCCCCGGTGGCAGAAGTAGTTGAGCCACTTGGTTTTCCACCTAATATGGCCTTGGCTTCTTCTATGTAAGCCTTCAGTTCAACAATTCTATAAATGTCTAAGTTCTTTTTGGTATTAATTTCTGCTTGGGCCCCCGTAATACCTGATTTCAGGACACCAGACCCCCTTAAACTATCGTTATAGGCATTGATTCTGGCCCTACTTGACATTTCCCCACGTTTGGCTTCATCAAAATCTTTCCAAGCCCCTGGCTGATTGAATTTCATTCTAACCCAAGCCAAAAGGGTAGCTAACCCCTTGAGTCCCATCTCTAGTGCCTGGAAAGCCAAAGTAAAAGGGGCCATGGCTATCCCCATAGCATTTATTCCAGGAACTGCTTTACCAAGAGCCCTACTCAAATCTCCGAATAATTTAAAAACGATCTCAACAGATTTCATCAACCCCTGGAAAGAACCCCAAATGTTCTTAAAAATTTCTGACAGTGGTTTCTCCAACAGTTGCCCAAATTTAGCACCTAATACAGCACCAAGCAAAGGTCCTACAATGGGAATCCACCCCAACAGCACTGACCCAATTGCAGCGCCAATCGCCGGACCAGCGCCAGATGCCAAAGAGTCAAATACATTCTTCCCTTGAAACAAAGAAATTATAGTCTGCAACGCAGCCCCAAATAAAAGGAGTCTCCCTGAAAGCCCTCTGAAGGTTTCTCCGATTTTAGCTATGTTGGTGGCCGCTACACCCCGAGCTAATCCCCCTATATTAGCAGCCCCCCCCATAGCTAACCCTGATACCGACCGGGCCAACCCCAAACCAACCGACCGTGGTGCGCCGGAAATAACCCCCGGTAAACCCCTGACAGTAGCCGAAGCCCTGGCCATTAACCTAGGGGCTGCACCCAAACCCCTCTCAATAAAGGTTCCAAGCCTACCAAATAATGATAACAATCCGAAAGTAATAATCTGCTGAATGATGGGCATACCGACAGTTAATGCTGCCAATATGGACATTTGCATCGGGGCAGCTTGGAACAAGGTTTGTATCGTATTGCCAATTACCTTAAAGAGGGACTCAAATACTAACTTAACTCCTTCAGACCCTTTAGTCGCTTTCCAACCTTCAGCCAAACCTTCGGCGAATGGCCCTGTCGCCACAATATTTGTAGCTCCGGACATAATGTCGCCTAGCATTTTGATGGTTGATCCAATGGCACCGCCAATGGTTTTACCGATGAAATAGGGGAAATCTGTCTGGAATAGTTTTGCGAATAGGTCTTTAGTGATTCCCGCCAAATCCGCATTTGGCCTCATTAATTTTTCCCTGACGCCGTAGAATCCCTTTAAACCAAACTTATCGTCGAGGACCCTAATAAAATTAGTTAAGGCCAGAACAAAACCTCTTGCACCAGCCGTCTTCTTAATTGCTTGCCCTGCGGGGGAATTTAAACCCATACTATTGGCAATATTTTCGAATCCCTTGGTGTAGTAAATAAAGTTCCTATAAAAATCTTGAGCCGCATTCATCATGGGCATCATCAACTCAGCAATACTCCTCAATGGGTCCCAAATTTGGGGCAGTATCGCCGTCAACTCACTAAGTGGCAAACCGAAACCCTTTATGATTTTAGAAATTATTTCAAATAAACTATAGTCTTCTTCTGCTGCTAGTGCCGCATCTTTAACCACTTGCCCTTGTTTATTTAGGTAACGACCATACTCATCAATTGACTTGCCAATTTTACCAAATTTTCTACCAAGACCAAATAGACCTACCTCCGGGTCTAAGAAGGAAGATCTAAACGCTTCGAGGAAACCACTTGTCGAGTTTTTATATGCCTGAATGACCTCATTTGGTAGGATCATGTCAAGCAATTCCATGACGACTCTAACCCGGTCAGGCCCCCCTGCTTTTGTGGCCGCTAGTTTCTTCTGCATCTCCGGGTCTTGGAATGCGCCTGTAAAGATAGGGTTGTTCCTAAAGGCTACATATTTTTGGAACATCTTCGGACCAATAGCCGGGGCATTAATCAATTGTTCGATGAGCTGGGGGGTTCCCAAAGGTGATTTAGTTGGGTTGCCCATACCAATCAATACGGACTTCTCTGTTAACTTCTGGATTAGAACTCCCAAAGAATCCATCTTATCGCCAACTTTAGCCCCAAACTCCTGGCCCAATTTTGTGAACCCCTTTGGGTCATTTCCCATTGCGGTCATTACCGTGTCAGAGAGCAACTTCCCCTGCTTAACGTAATCTTCAGTGGCCCCTGGTAAAGCAGCAGCAGATTGTGCGAGCTTGTAGTTAATTCTCTGCAGTTCTCTCATTGCTGAAGAGAAGTTTGGGAACATGTTCAGCCCCTTACGTTGACTGATGGCAAACAAACCCCCAGCAGCCTGGATATCTGACATTTCATCTTTAATTCGTTCCCCAAATGCGCTTGCAAAATACTGGAAGGGTTTCTCCATTAGGTTGACACCCATTTGGAAGCCGCTCAGTATGGCCCCGGAAATTGTGTTGGCAATCTGGTAGCCCACGATCTGTGAGGCGAACCCATCACCACCATATCCACCACGGCCATAGCCCCTTCTACCATATCCACCACCGCCCCCGGTAGAGCGACCACCACCACCATAACCACCACCACCACTGCTACGTTGAGTCTGATTCAATCTTTGGGCAGCAGCATTGGCAGCATTGAGGGCCCTGGTATAGCTATTCATTGCTGTAGTAGCTGCCCTTAGTTGAGGTGCCCTAGACGACAATGAGTTGTTGAAGTTCCTACTATTGGTTGTCAATTGAGCCATCTGAGTATTCAGTGGCGCCACAGCTTGACCCAGGGTTTGGAAGTTTGTCCGTAGTTGGTTTAAGGCACTGTTAATCCGGTTTAACTCGGGAGTAATATTATCAGTAAAATTCCCGATTAAGGTAAATTGTCTTTGTGTATTACTCATCTATTTCCCCCTTGTCTTTGATCCTGAGGGTCTATACCCCCCCTAACATTTGGGTTAGATGCCGGTGTTTGTACGCCCGCAACCTGTCGGGCAGTTTCATTATTACTGGAAAGTAATTTAGAGACAGCATCAGACACAGCAGGCAAAATCGACGTTCGCCCAATTAACGCAATATTGGCAAGATCCCTGCCACTAGTAACCTGATAAGGTGGCACCTGAACAAATGAAACGTCAACCGTAGCCCTCGTTGTACTTCCCGATAAATCCCTCATCAATTCCTTTACATTAACGCTCTTAATCACAAAGTACCCGCCATCAGCACCGTTCAACCCATTTCCATACAGTTTATTATTTGCCTGGACGTAATAGACTGGGACTTTAATGTATTTGTTTTTGGTATCTAGGGCGAAATTCATTAAATTTTCTAATCTAGCAATTTTATCCTCAACTGACCTGCCCCTTGAAAAACCCTCCACAAGGGCATCTGACAGTGTAAGGTCTCTCATGCTTTTTGACCCCGAGATAACGGGCGGCTGATTAGTACCAAACATAGGGACACGCTCGACTTGGGCTTCACTGTTCCATGAGATACTTTCCGGAGCACAAATGAAATTCCAACCACCAGAGAGTGACTCCGCGAGAGACACACTAAGGTCAGAATTTGCAAAAAGATCCCCTAAAGGTAACCCCCCAGAACCTGACAAGTAATTAAAAAATTCTTCACTCCCTACTAAGGAAAACTTACCTTTAAAATCAGGCAGAGACAAGGCAAGATCCATCTCCTTAGAGAAAGCGGCAGCCGTGTCAAAATTTGATGCCGCTATATAACCCCCTGACGTTTCAGCAAAGGCCTCCCTAGCATTTAAACTTGCTTTTGATTTTGGATTAACTAACCAAGATGCAGATTCCCTAGCAGCCCCTGAAAGAGCTGGTATAATAGAAAAAGTTACATCAGGTCCATTTAACCCCTTTGTGAAAATTGTAGACCCATAATTAGCTACTGGTTCATTGGATGCGCCTGGAAACCACCTGCTGGATTTCCCGCTACCTACTGCTACTCCACTTATGTCCCCCAATAGATTCTGAAATACGTTACTAGCTGCAGTCTGAGCTAAATTTATTCCAATATTCCCTAAAACTCCCCCTTCCCCTGATGGTGATAAAGTATCAGTCAAAAATTGATTGAAAAGTTGTCCCCCAGCAGAAAGAGCGCTCCTCTCGATTGATGGCAGAATATTATCGAATGCTGTAGGCTCCACCCCGAGAATCTGTCTCCATTCCTCTGGAGTTACTTGATTCAATGCGACGTTAATAACAGACCCGCCTAAAGTTTGAACTATGCTATTCCCTAAGCTATTAATGGCCCCATTAGCCGTAATGGGGAATGTAGGGATCACCCCACCAGAAAAATTAGCCATCAGGACCACCCCCTATTGCGTACTTTTCGGTGTTGGGGCGCCTTCTTCTTATTTTTTATGTCGGTGTTCTTTTCTAAGGAATCCAACGATTTCTCGTCCATCCTATAGGTACACACCCAGCCCTGCTCAGTAGGTAAGATCTCAAATAGGAACTTGTATTTATCAAATTTAAATGAACCAGAAAAGGTTCCGTCCTCGTCCTGTAGGAAATTATTCTTTGGAGACGGAAAATTCCCGGACCTATCCCTTATCGTATCCACCTTCTCACCAAACACACTATAAATCACCGCTGACAGAACCTTCTGGGCTCTTTCAGACGAACTCAAATTATCTTCAACAAAGTCTAATGATTCCTCTTGTCCATTAGAAAAAATACCACCCAAGTCAAGGTGCTCTATGGATTCAGGATCAGGCCAAAAATCAGGCTCTACTTTACTTAGCAATTCGATGGCTTCATCTAGCTCCCAATTTTCTAACTCACCATCTATAGAAAACTTAGAAAAAGCCGACAGCAACGATACATCCCCATCCTGGAAGCAATGGCTAAAATGCTCAGAGTAAGTCTCAGGAACGCATTCAAAATCCCCACGACTAGCTTCGTAAAGAAGACGAGCCATAGGGAGTGCTTTTGCTAGGTATGCTGAATCGGGATTCATTCATTGATGTTTATCTAAAGGAGTTTTACCCCCCCTACCCATGGTTACCAGAACAAAATACCAAGAGTCAAATACCCAATGTCAAATACCAGACACCAATCAAGTAGAAACCGGAATTTCCAAACAAATCTTAGCAAAGGCCTTTACTGCCTGGTCGTAATGGTCGTTCCTAGTATTATGCTCAGGATTGTTGATTTCGGAATAAAAAGCTTTGTCCCATAGCAACTCATCGATGTTCCATTTAGGGTTTGGTTCACACAAGTCAAACAACTCGATAGGGCTACCCTTAACAGCATTATCGCACATGTCACCGGCAGCAGCTTTATGTTTAGCTAGTTCCCTAGGGTGCCCAATGTCAACTTTCATCCTATGTTTAGCCCACTCAGCAACGCCAATTTCCCCGTTAAGTTGCTCTTGGATTTTTTCATTGGGGCGACATGCTCGTGTGTTTGAGAAGTAAATTTGGTTCTTATCATCGCACAACTGAGTCCAATCTCTATCAACAGTGTGAAGCAAGATTTGGCGTTTGTGAATAACGTCGTTGGGTTCCCCCTTGTGGGATGCCCTACAGATACTGCCTGCTATGTCATCAGCTTCATAACCAAGACGCCAAAACCACGGAAAATACATTTGGCAGTAATTCCTACCTTCATTGTAGACAAACCAGAATGCATCTGATTTCTCACTCCGTGTCCCTTTATAGTGAGTGGCAAGTTCTTTGACATCGACTCCCCCAGCTGCCGCATAATCGACCCATGCTTGTTGAACTACTTCGGATTCTTTCATGAAATCGTCCCTCCAGTAGTTATTTGTTTCTGGATTGCGATAATCTGCAGCAAACACAATACGGTAAGGGTGTCTCTTCATGAACTGTGGACCGCGATTTACGAAAAGTGCCCAAGCTCCACGAACCAGCTTCTTTTCGACTTCTTTGCTGAAGGATCCTTCAATTTTTGATTCATACCAACCCAAAACGGCAAAGCACATGACGTTAAAGTCAATGACTAGAAGGGGGCTAGGGGAAGTCTTTAAGACGATAGTTTTTTCGAGTTTGGGCCTGTCCGTCATCTTGGCATGGGGAGATCAATGTAGTGTGTTGGAAGTCCGACTTCCTGCTCTTGGAATCTGGAGTCTGGGAGGCTTAGCCATTCCCCGGACCTGAATTCCCACACATCACAATCTACCATGGAGAAAGTTCCGTCATTGGCAGGGAATGCTACGATGTAGTCTTTGTCTGTTGTGGGATAATCTTCGGCGATTTTCCAAAATCCTTTTACGATCTGATTGTTCATTGATTTGAGAGTTGACTTTGAAGCGTAGTTACTATGGACTTGAGGTCTTCAATTTCCTCGTGCAGGATGGAGATTTCCCCCTTAAGCTTGGCAATTTGCTCATCGTGTTCCTTATCCTTGTAGAGAAGGCTGCCTGTTTGGGGATCAAACAACGAATCGTAAATCGTAGGGAATTGAGTCGCAAACACCGAACGTACAGCTCTGGCAAGTTCTACGTGTTCCCACTGAGCTACCCCTTGATCGTCCCTTACGTTGATGTAATGGATGAAAGAACGAACGTTACCGGTGATATAGAGACGGGTATATACACCTTCAGGGAGAACAAAACGTGCTAGTTCTTTGGCGATACCCCGATCAAGAAGATTATTGTAAGCAGTGATAGCAGCTTTGTAAGCAAACTCAAACTCAGCCCACATGAAGTCAGTTAGACTATTATCTTCGGCGACAAAACTATTTTGCCGGTTCTTGGTATCCTGAACTCTCGCTTCTTCGGGCATGTAGAATAGGTCCTTGTAGGTAGGGAGACCATTGGTGTAGTTCCCCATGAAACCTTGATCTTCATACCTCCCAGAAAATTGCTGAAAGCAAAAAGACCGGTGCCTTAGTGCCTGAATTGAGATAGCCAGAGGGGTGATGACTTCGACTGACATTGTCGCATTTTCAAACACACTCCAATGTCCATGTTTAGCGCAATGCTTTAGTAGACCCGAGATTTTAGGGTTGCTTTGATCTTTGCTTGTCACCCTCGCAATGTATGCAATGTGCTCCTCAGCATTGGGGGTAACGGTAACGAGACGGGACTTGCTAGACCCCTCAATAAACCAGGGATTGTTATTTTCCATTAGTAAATTCAAAAATTCAAATCAATTTCATCTGCGCTGGCTTTAGCCGGATCGTACAAACCAGACATTAATTCCAGTACTTTTAAGGTGGAAAGACAGTCGGACATGGCATCGTGCGCCGGAAGTGCTGAGAGATTTGGCAACCTTTGCCACTTAAATCCATCCTTCTTATCGCTCCACTCACCACTCCACTCCGAGTATCTATCCATGGCACAGGATACTCCTGAAGTCTTAGGGGGTTCGAGATTGTACTTCTTGTACAGGTGCCATAAAAGCTTCAAGTCAAAATCCGCGTTATAGGCAATAAGGTGCTTGCCATCGAGGATAAACGACAGCATTTTGGCGATTTGCGGAAAAATCGGGGCATCCATAACCATTTCATTGGTGATTCCGTGGATGTCGATTAGCTCTTGTGATAGTGGCTTACTCGGCTTCACAAGCATAGAAAAGGTTGGGCGACCCTGCATGTTGACGACAGAGATTTGCACGACTTCCGTATCAGGGCCCTTGCTGAGGATGCCAGTGGTCTCAACGTCCAGGATTAGGGATTTTCTGTCCCCTAGGCGCTCGTTAGCCCAATTTTCTGAGTTTTTCTTAAACTCTGCTAGTTTTTCTTCTGATGGTTTCATTTTTGAGGTTTACTCATTGCTATTGTAGCAAGTTGCCATGGAAAGTCAATGCTCTTCCTCGTACTCCCTGCCGATTCGCTCTCTCCACTCTAAAACCTTAGTGAAAGCATTGATTAGATCCGTAGAGAAACCTCTTACGTGCTCTATTTCCTCGGGGCCATCCCAAAGCTCAAACTCATAGTATTCTTTGCCGTTGGAGAAGCCGTTTTTAATTTCGATTTTCATGATTAACTTTTGGTAGAATTCCGTAATCAGTTGACCCAAATAATCCCCTATCAATTGATTTACCCCCCATCCTTCTGTAAGGGTAGACCAACCCGGTGAATCTTATTCGTTCGTTTTGGCTAGGTAACTTACCTATTTGCTGTAATTGCTTTTTAAGTATCCACATGTGGTCAATAGCTATAGATTCCCCAAATGGCACTGGGGTGACAATGAGATTAACAAGTAAGATGGAATCAAGATCTTTCCTCTTCTCATGACATTTGAATTCTTTCACCCTACCAGAGCATTCCACGGTGGTCCCATTTAAGAACTCAAGGTCGGTTCTTTGTCGGATTACGGAGTTTGACATAGTACCACTCACTACAGTAGTTATAGCACATACGACTAAGGGGTAAAAGTATTGTTAGCAAACCAAGAAACCATGACGATAGGTAAAACCACTTTTGGCCTCAATAAAGGTGAGTATTCCGATAAAATAACTAGGATCATTGATAACCATAGGACCAATAGCCGCTTGATTGGGGTTCCGAAAGATTTTGTTCTCCGTTCATGCCGACTGACGGAACAGTGGATGAAGCTATCGAATGAGAACGATGTAGAAGTTTACATCCGTAGCATCGACATTGCTGGCGGAAGAAAAATTAAAATGATTTCCCTAGAAAGAGGGACAACCAAACAGCCGGTTGGCAAACTAAAGCTGATAGACATGTTGTACCCACCTAAAAAAATCGGAACCGCCCCATCTCCGGAAGAGAAACATTATAATGCCGTTCGAGCATCAATGAGGCTAGCGGTCAATGATCAGTTAAAGGGATTTAGATCGTCTATTTCACTGCCAATTACCTGCATGATAACTGGAAAGACCATTAGGAATGGGGTCAAGACAGACGTTGATCACGTTCTGTTGAGTTTCTCTGAAATTGCAGACTCTTTCATGGCTTCTAGAGGTTTGGTTTATGCTGATGTGCCCCTAGTGGGCCCTCCCACGGCTAAAAAGTTTAAAGACCAGCAACTATGGAAAGATTGGCAAGAGTTTCATAGGGGTGCTGCCAAATACGCATTGGTCTTAGCTAGTGCTAACCGAAGCAAAGGATGTGGAACTTATTGCACGCCCATGTCCCTAATTGGTTCATTTTCAAAACAAGGTCCTGAGGATTTGTCCTTAGATTTTTAATCATGGACCAGGGGCAACATAAGTCTCAGTTAAGGGGACGCCCCTCCAGTCTTCTCCATCGAACAACCAGAGCATGGGTACACCGGGATCAGCACCGTCTGGTTGAACCCAAGATTCACCTAAGCAAGGGTCCGGAGTTGGGGGATTTTCACCCACTGCGGTGGGGCCAATTTTTATAAGTTCAGTGCCAGCAGAGTCTGCAAAAAACAAACCAGGCTGTTCTATGTTCGTATTAACGGCAGGTTGTCCCTGCAGCAGAAGGGTTGGATCGGGTCGAACACCGAGGGTGCTCTTCCTGAGGATTTGAATAGGGGTGAAGGTCATTATAAGGGGTCAGTGTTTTTGTCTAAATGTTTTTGTAATTTCAAAGTAACATATAATCATACTTTCGCTATTAAGATCATACCGTGATTTAGGTGTTCATTTATGATGGAGTTTCCTATTTGTGCGTATAAATAATACAAATCGTGAGCACCTGGGTCTAGTGCTCTTGCCCATTGGGATCCTGTAGTTTGGTTATCAACTTGGGTCTCCCCGTAAAAAGCATCATCTACTGGAAAGGGAGTATTAGCCAAATTTAAATCCAACCCTGGTGCAACGTATGCCGTAGCCACGTTCGGCGGTGACTGAAAATTATTGTATATGTCTAGGAAACATGTTACAAGGGTATTTCCTGCTTGAATAAAGCTAATACGGGGAGCCACAGGGTAGACGCTACCTGGCACTAGCGCCCAATTATTCGCTGTTGGCGAGTTCCAACTGCTGCCGAAAAAGTACACAGCTCTAGCATCATACAAGTTATAATAGTTAGCCAAGTATAATCTTGGGTAATCAGCAGAGTTCACATCGTATATGGCCCCACCGAGACGCATCGTCGAAGTGCCAGCCGTAGTTGTGCGGACTAATCCGACAAATCTTCTGGAAAGATCGCCTAATTTACAAATAATACCGTTTTGGCTGGACCGTGAAGGGGGGGACTGGGGGTTCGCCCATGCCACGAAATCGACTAAAAGGTTGGGGGCCAACAAAGGGTTAGAAGCATTTCCGTTGTACACATAGATATCGTAAACTGTGTCAGGAGACGATGCAGGGGCTAAACTTCTCGTTAATACCCCTGAGAAAGGCACGATTTGCCAAACTTGTTCGGTAGTGTTGTATAGGGCTATTTCACTACCATTGTAAGGGTGAATGTAAAGGTTGGTACTATTAAGCTGGTTGCTACTTGGGACAGGAGAGGATCCAGATAGGCTGAGTCTTAAATTTACAACGCTCTTGATAGCAGAACTAACAGCATATGATAAACTATAAGGGGTGATAGCCGTGTCGGTAGACAGGAGTTGTTGAGATTCCTGGGTAGTGGACAATCGGATAATGCCCTGATCGGTTTCAGTTGCAGATCTGAAATTCGTATACCACTCTGGTGAGAAAATTGGGGCCCCGTCGATTTGACACCCAGACGAAAACTCCATGTTGGTTGTCACATTAAGAGAGTCTACGGTCAAAGCCGGGTAGTAAGTCGGCAAATCTACCCCCGAGAACGGATTTCCAATGTCGGAAATTCCTATGGTTGATCCCGTGCTCAAGTCAGTCAGTCCAGCAGGTGTTACAAAGAAACCTTCTTGGTTGAAACCGGTTGCATAAACTCGGCCACCAAGTTCATTAGTGAAATAATATGTGAACTGGTTTTGTGGGGACAAATCACCTTGATAACGGGGGAGAGCCTTCGTATAGTTTAAGAAACCAGCCCACTCCCAAGCATGGCCGAACATGCGTAAAACTGATGGCCGCCTGAACTCAATGGGCCAGTTCGACAATAAGTTGGCTGCCCCATTAGGGACATAGCCTTTCATATCCACATTAGAAGCCGGGTTTAATTCCCTGGAGGCAGTTGGTACCGGCAGCAAAATGCTGGTAACTTGCGGGGCAGTGAAGCCGATGCCAATTAAAAATTGGTAAACACCCCTATAGTCGGTTGCCGTGGTGTACTGGGAAATAATCTTAGGGTCAGTGGACCAACAAGTAGTTAGATTATAGCCACAATTTGTAGTGGGTTGATTCCCATCTGTATCATTATCGAAATAAATTACGGGGGCTGTGTTGATGAAAAAGTCGTAAGCATTATAGTCAGATCGCATATGAACATAGGACTGACTCCACTTTTCGGTGTCAAAAGCAGCGTCCGAGTTTTTAACTACACATGTGAAGTGCTTATTTTGATATTTAACTGTTTCACCTGGCCTGTAGTAATTACCTGCAGTCCAGACATTAGAAGGGTTCGCTCTTTCCAGAATAACTTGGGCTTTCCTGACAACAGGGTCAGTTCCGATTGGGATGGGGCCCGATTTATTGACAATCACCATGTCAGAATCAGGAAGCAAGCCTATGATACCGCCACCAGAACCTAAAGTAGTTTGAATTACATAGTCTCTTAGGGGGGTGCGAGTGTTGCTATCAGTGTTGGTGGCATTAATACTATAGCGTCTTTGGCTCAAAGAGCGACTATCTGTAAGGCGTCGGACATAGACCTTGCTGCCCACCAAATTAGGGGCACCGTCAACCCCCGGGAAATCCCCTCTCTGGTTCCCCATTGGAACGGTAATTTGGATGTTTTCAGGGTTTGAGGAACTCCAAGCCGCTGAGGATAAAGGTGCCCTCCAATCGGGTCCGCTTGAGTTCTCAATCCACAAGTAACTACCACTTGCAAAAGTATAATTCTTAGACGCAAGAACCTGTGGAACACCGGGGTAAACCTCCGAGTCAATTAATGGTTGAGCTAGAGTGATGTTAATGGCATTATTTGCTACACCGGCACTTACAACCCCTAAAGAAATGTTATTTACTACAGTAGTTTGATCCGTCATGTTTGTTGCCAGGTTTATTGTGGCAACGTTCCAGTTTGTATCTTGAGGGAATGCGTCTGTTTTATAACCCTCTGCCAAAGCAGCGCAACCTCCAAAAGAACTGTTAGAGTTTGTTGTAGAAATTTCACCGCCAGATTTCACCCAGTGGTGTATGCCTTGGCCAATGGCAAATACGGAAACCTCCTGAATGAACGCTTCATTGATGGCCTTAATGTGGAAGCTTCTCTTCGTAGGATCCATCCTAACATTATTAGGATCTAACGCAATATATGAGTCGTAATTGGCAATTGTATTGGTCCAAGTTTTAGGGCCTGAATTATACTTCTGCCAACAGCTTAAGTCCCTCTGCAAACTAACTCCAGTAAACTGAGCTGTAACCATGGATTTAAATCCAGTCACATCATTACCGTCAGCATTGATACCGCAAAGACCATAGGCCGACCGTACAGAGCAGTTGAAGATGTACGGAGACGCCCCCATGATGCCATCTGTATCTTGTTCTGGAGTGCCTGGTGGTTGAGGTGCAACAATCTCTGTTTCCCCGGGATTGACAGGAACGTCAGGGTAGGACTGAGCGAAAATTGTCTGAACTTTTGCATAGTAATCGTCCAAATCCGTATCAGAAACGAACGAAAAACAATCTAGGAGGTGATGACTATCGGAAAGACCTTCCTGGTCCTTGAAAGTGAAGTTAAAGAAGAATCCCCCACCAGTAATCCTTAGGATAGACCCCCGATCGGTATCAATATCCCCCGTCTTTGGCGGGACGTATAGGGGTCTGATCACAGTTTTCCTCAGATCTTCACCGATGACTGATACGCCCCTAGGAAGAATAACACCGGGGTAATTCACGCTATTCATGGCCCTTAATTGGGCGTCAGACGGAATGGTATCGTTTACCCAGGCTGAAACGGACGCGCTACCAATGGCATTATCAATCAATGCAACCCCTGCAGCACACTTAATCACAAAACGATCGAATGACTGAGAATCCTGACCTAGGCCATTTTGAATTCTAGCTACTTCTAACGCAGCTCTTTGGAGGGTTTTGAAGGGTTTTTGAGCAGTGTAGCCAGCCTGCGTCATTTGGTTGGTGACAACTGGTGTTGCAGTACCGTCGTAAATTCCGGTTACATAGATATCACTCCCGATTTGAGAGTTCACGTAGAGAGTATAAGTTCCTGTGAGAAGGGCTTCGTTTAGGTCAGCAGGGCCATAGGATGTCTGGGTCCAATTGCCACCGTAATTTATAAATAGATTACCATTCTCACTGTTCCAATATAAACCACCTTCTGGGGCTCCCCCTAAGCTTGTTCCGATAACCGGGTTAGTAATGGAAATAGGCAATGCGGCTTTGAGGTTAGAAGCGTTAGTACCGTCCTCCACTAAGCCAAAGCCAGGGACCCTGCCCCAGGATAAATTATTGCCACTCCTAAAAACTAGTTGGCCATTGACCAGTGGGGAATTGGGCCATTTATATGAATTAAATGCCGTAAGACTATTGGTCTTCACAACTCCCACGGACGAATCAGATGAGAAATTTATGGTACCATCAGGTAAAATCTCAACTCCTACGCCTGCTTTAACACCTTGGACTTGGTCCTCAAGAACCTCACCCTGGCTTGCATCCCCAGCTATGTATTGGGCTCTGGTTAACATCTGATTTTTTCATCTAGTATGGTTATTTTACCCGCACCGGGTGTTTACTGTATGATACCAGCACCATCAGCAAGTTCTAGAACAATGCTGGGACCCCATTTCAAGAACGAGGGAGCACCATATTTACCTGACGGGCAAGTTATAAACTCAGCGTTAGTTATGACCCTGATGTTTATTGTGGTGCCTTCTGCGGGGCCTTCGGTGAATATTATTTTAGATCCCTCCACCCGGTATGAGTAGGCACTTTCGGGCGCACCTGGGAAATAAGGTATCTGCATAGCCCCACCTAAACTCACCATGATACCCTGAGAACTCACCGAAGCAGCATTAACGGGTCTTGGCAAAGTTTCCCCAACATCAAAATATCCATAAGTCAAGTCAAACTCGGTTTTTACACCATTGAATTGACTAGAGATTGAATTTAAAGAATATACTTGAACGGGGTAAACCGATTGAATAGCCCAGAAAGAGGAGGTACAAACAGTTCTAACATCGAATATAGTACCAACTGCAAGAGCCTCAGAGAAGGTAATCTCCATCTCCGAACCAGAAAGCCTGGTCATGGTGTAGGAATAGGGCTCCAAGGGGCCAACAGTCGTAAGAGGCAATTGCTCGGTACCACCTAAGAATACAAAAGTATTATTGGCATTGATGTCAAATGGGGTCAAATTAATTGTAGGATCTTTTGATACCAGAGTAAAGGAGAACCTGACGCCATCAATTTGTTGACCATCTTTAATCTTCAGGGGCACCATTTGCAAGGTTCTATTGTCGTCATCAGATGTAATGATTCTGATGTCACTTACTGCCCCCGGTAAAGGGGCTTCACTGAAGGTTATTTGATTACCATTAACTGTATAGTTATTGCCGGGCACTTGGGTGACAGCACCCAGGATTGCAAAAATAGAGTTAGCCGAAAGCTGAGATGGGGGAATAGGTACTCCACCTTTAGTTAAAGTGAAGGTTGTTGTTGTACCGTTGAATAGAGACGTAATCGAATCCGCTGAATATACGGTAACTTGCCCAGGAAACTCCACGAATGGCTGTTGCTCGTAAATCTGTTGATTTATTGGGTTTGCGGAAGGATTGATTTGTTCGAAGTAGTTGGCTGTGAGGGCCTGTCTTTGGGGGCCAAAAATGATGATCTCACCCTTATCGTTAACACCCGTAATTGTCAACCTGCCACTCCACAAAGTAGTTGCTTGAAAGTCAGCCGCTAATTTTCTTGAGATGTCATTTGTTTGGAATTTAGGTAAGCCACGGGAATAGTTATAGTGCCCAGTGTATGCCCACGTATGGGTATTAGCTATGACTATAGAGGGTTGATTGAACTCTACAGGCCACCTGCTGGTAGTTAGAGCGTATCCACCGGCTTCAGGGGTCAACGGTAGAGACCCAATACGCAAGAGCCTTTCTCCCCAATATTTAGGTTGGAGATAAGTCAGCAAAGACTCCGAGGAATACCCCATAATCTGAAAGAACCTTAGTATTGCCCTCTTGGTGTTGGACCAATTGGGGTCATACAACCCAGGTTCAGGGATTGGATTAGTGCTGCAAACTCTAACAGAAGTTTGAATGGGCCAAGGATTTGGAATGGTACCGGAAGTAAAGTAGAAACTATTACCAGAGTTAAGTCTGATGGCCCTGATTATAGACCCGGAGATGCCTACTACTCGGACAAATTCATGATTGGTGTCATTTCCGATTCTAACGATGGAAACGGTTTGCCTTGGGTTCTGCAAAACACTGGCAGATAAGACAGAAAATTCAACTATTTCAGGTCCGTATCTTTGTGTGGGGCCGGGTAATTGTTCAGTTTGTATGACTTCCAATGGGCTTACTAGGAAAGTTTCTGGCCCGGTAATAGAGTCCTTGAGGCAAATGCCAAGAGACTCGGACCCATCATCATCGTCGTACTGATTATTAACTGGGTAGGTGGTGTAAGGATTGGTAGACCCACGGAAGTAAGTAGAATTTGTATAAATGGACGAGTATTCATCAGCAGCATATGACCCCTGGAAAGTCTGACTGACCAAGTCCTGTCTTTCTAAGGTACTAGTATCGACAAATGGAGAATTGGTTGATGTTGGGGATAGTTTCTCTGGGCCAGATGTGGGCTGGAAGTTACTAGCTTCCCCATAGTAAACTGAAGTCCAATAATTATTTTCCGCAGCATACCAGTTTCTATTGGCATATGTGGTGTAGGTTCCCGATGGGTTATCAAAGGTAAGATAACTACCGCTATCAGGGTCATAATTCTGCACCCAGGGCCTATCATAATCGGATGCTGTTATTGTAACGTAATATTCTATGTCCTGATTACCGTCCCCAATCAAATAATTAAACTGAGGTGAGGACCCTAAAATTCCAGTCTCTACTGCATCAACAGTAAATATGCGGCCCCATCCCCCCAGTACCCCTGGGTCAAATTGGACATTTGGCCTTAAACTCGATGACCCGAGAATCTGACTGCTTTGGTTGAGACGTAGAACATCACCTATTTGAGGGGAGATGGCATTAGATGATGTATTACTTAGCACCATACTGTAGGACTTCTCAATGTCACTACGTGGGTCATGGAATCGTCTAATATAGGGTACTCCTAAAACGGGAATCAAATTAACATCAGTCGGTATGGTACTATCTGATGACCTAATTCTTAACTGGGCAAATCTAGCTGGGTCGTCCTGACCGGTATTAACTGTGGGACCACCGTCTGTGGCCAGGAAACCACGGTATGTGCATTCCTCCGTCTCCACCCAAATTGCACTGCCCGGCTTCAAAGAATAAGGTAGTAAATACCGTGGATCAAAATCCGCACTCAACTCGACTAGCTGAATTTCGGTATTAGTTGGATCGATGTAGGAGCTTACTACTCTGGATCCTAGAGAAAGAATCTTTTTGTTTTCTGACTTCTCAACTTGACCGATAGTTAAAGCTAGGGGCCTCTGGATGCCCTCGAAGACAAATCCTTGAGCGTTATTTTGTGCCCCACTTATTGTATTAATACCAAGGAAACCCTCAGCTTTAAAAGCTACGGACCCGAAGTTACTTGTGCTGTTAGTTAGGCTGGTGATTCCCCCATTTAGTGACCATACACCAATTGCTGGACCAACGGTGTACACAGATTGTAGTTGAGCATAGGCTCCGTTCCTCACTCTGAACCCAAAATGTCTAAAGTCTGTGTCTATGTCTACTATCCCCAGGCTAAGATTATCAGCTGTTTTCAGGTTCTGGTAGTAATAGCGTATGTTATTAATGGGTACTGAGTTTAATTCCTGAAGTTGGTCTTCAATGGTAACATCTACTATAGATGCGGGCCTTTGCGATAGGGGCTTGGATAGATATGTATACTCAGTTAACGACCACCACTTCTGTTCAGACTCTAGAGTTGTATAAACCTCGTATGCCGTTGGGTCATTTTGTAAACTGACAGATGTGCAAGAATTAACAATGACGGACTTAAACCCAAGGATGTTAGATCCGTTAAAATCATTAAAGCACATTCCGTAATCGGACTTTAAATTTACTTGATTGACATAGGAGGATGAATTTTTTGTAGTATTTGAATTGATATTGTTCGGGAAAGCCGTATCTGTGGGGCCCACGATGACAAAATCACCTGAATTAACCAATAAATTGCCGTCAGTGACTTTACCACCGAAGAATACAGGGAAAGCCCTTTGAACCTTAGTGTAATACTCGGCTAAGTCATTTTTAGATGCCTCTTCAACTACTCTTAGTCTGTGGGCTGACCTCAAGGTGAGAGAACAGTTGAAAATTACTGCCCTGGAATTAACATTAAGTGGAATTGATGTAAATGCAACACTGGGTGCCCCACCAAATGGCAATTGCTTTTCTGTGGATAACTGAAAAGTATATGTTGTTATGGGGATGGCATAGTATTCACCAGCAGAAAAGGATCCGGTGCTTTGGTCTATGCCAGTCGAGTACTGGGTGTCAACTAAATCATTCAATTCTAACCCATGCGGCCTCTTAGATCTAAATAACGCATAGGAATCCTGGTTGGTAACTTCGACCACTTCGATGTAGTTTACTTTGTCATTAATTGAGAAGTTGGAAAGGGACGAGTTGCCTGATAGTTTAAAAATAGAAGTTGCAGGTTGATTAACTCCTGCCAATGCAGTGGGGAAAGTATGATTACGGTATGATGGTACATATGAAGGGCAAACTACGCACTTTCTCAAATCCAAGCCGACAATAGAGATGCCGGATGGCACTATAATGGACCCGCTCTCAGTGTTAAATTTGCTTAAATCAGATGTGGAAATATCTCCCGTTCCATAATTTGACAGGTTAAGAGAAAAATCCGATAGGCTTTGCCCAGGGCCATTATTGGCAGTGAATCTTGACGACGCCAAAAAGATTGTGTACCTATTAGATTCACTCTTCTGGGATAAACCAGCCAGTACGTTGCTGATATAAATTTTCGATAGCTCCAGGATAGCCCTTGTTAATGTCTGGTAGGGCAATGCTTGTCCATCATTGGCAATGGCATCCGAGGAGAACTGAAATTCCGGGGCTACAAATACCACGTTACCATTACCCCCAAGAAAAGGCGCTGCGATAGACCTCCATGACCTTACAGCATCGCCTACATTCAAAGTACCGTCAACGGTATTCAACCAGGATTCACCCCTCTCTGGGGTGCTTGTAGGGGCATCTGGTAGAACTGCCGTAGGACCAACTTTAATTACTCTTCCATCTGTTGTTCCAAAGAATAATCCCGGTTCTTGGCTATTGGTGTTCAAACCGATTTCGCCGGGTTGCAGTTGGTTGGTAGGACGCTTACCCAGGAGACTGGATTTTGCGAAAATAATTTTGTTTGCTGATTGTTCTCTGGTCATTGCTAAAGAGCTTTCTATTTGAGCGCAAAGGCGCCCCTATTCTTACCCTTAATCCTTAGAGTAGTCTTTGACTCCGTCATACAAAATGTCGATAACTTTGGCAGCGTCCTTGTTTGATAGCTTGGCCCATGGGCCTTTCTCGTATGACTTCAGGGGCTGCCCAACCCGGGACACAATCATCTGGGTAATTTCGTTGTTAGAGATGCCGTGACTCCTGAGCGCGTCGTAGACTTTGGGTAAATTATCTCTCATTTTTAATAGATTTTGAGGGGCATCTCTCTTGATTGACCCTTTATACGTCCCCATTTGGGGGTCTGTTTTTGATCTATGGTCCCCAGAAGTCAAGGGATCGGTTTTTCTAAGGTCGAAAGTCGAACTTTTTGGCAAAAACGCTTTATTAGTAAAAACCCCTAGTGCTTCAGATAACGCGGCTTTAACGCTTTGCTGAGATAAGCCCATATCAACAAACCTGGACTTACCGTTTTTATCGATTAAGACATTATCTCTATGGGCATCATTGTGGGCTATTCCGAGTTTATGAATCCGTGATCTCAGGAACCAGTAAGCGTCCCCTATAGTGGTTTTTCCAACTTTGTCTGAAGACTTACTAAAGTTACCATAACTCTCACCTGGCACCAGGCCCATAACTATACGACCATTTATGATGTAAACACCACCCTCTGCCTTTGGTTTGCCTTTGGCTATTTCCCCCATATATCAGTTTAGGGCCTAGACCGGCTTTCCCTAAGATTTGAGTTATTTCCGCTTCCGTTGTACTTACCTGGCCACGTTTAACGGCATAGCTCGGGTTTCCCTTTATCAAGAGCACAGTACCAAACCCACCTTCCCCTAATTTGGTTCCTTTACTTAGGGACCCCGACCAGTCAAATTGATCCTTAGTACCATTAATGACCCTGCCTACCTTGAAACTAGAGTCAAAATCAGAAGCATCATCTCTGGCCCATTGTGTGTTGCCAGTAATTATTTTTCCTGGCTTCTTGATTGACTCTTGATTTACTTTGGGTACAGATTTTGTGCTTGCTTTTGTGTTTGGTTCCACCCTCGCCAAGTAGTCTTCCAGACTTTCCTTGGCATCATCGATGAAACTAGCATCAATAGACCCGGATATACGGTCAATAGATTTAGATATGTCATCCCCAAAATCAACCCTACAAACCTTTAGTCGGGCTATACATGTTGACCCGCATGATTTTCCTATATCACACCTATCCCCTTTACCAAACACGGACTCAGCCCCCGTTTAGTAAAGTCTCTAGTCTAGCGATTCGGTTTGATACTGTGTCTATCTTTTCGGAATACGACAATTCTTCACCCGTGGCGATTCGGTGATCATCGGTATTCTTTCTGGCTAGGTCCAAGGTAGCCATCTTGGCATCAATGTCTTCGCGCTTCTTGACTAGTTCCTTAACTTGCTTCATTTGTTCTTGCAAGGATTGAAACGCACCCCTCTGACGGGAGATTTTCATTTTCTCGTTTAGGGACTCTATTTGGCTGGTTAAATCCGTATGCTTTTTCCCAAGGTCTCCATACTCGCTATAACTAGGTCGAAGGCCCAGGACTACTGTAGGCTCCATTACGGTACCTTTGGCATAATCTGTGGGCTTATGGGAATAAGCTTGGATCGCCTTATCGTATGCTTCTTTTGAGATTTTATCTTTTCTCATTTTAAGAGTCCATTATGTTTTCTTTTACCCTAATTGAAGTCGATGTTTTTTCTGGCCATAATGTCCATGGCTTCATTCCATTTAAATCGATTCGACCACCAGGAAGACGATGATGGTCCTTTAGCAATATTTTTTGCGTGACGGGCTTTGAATTTTTTACGCTTCATCTTCATGCGTTCAGATTCACCTTCTTTAGGTGACCCAGCGGTTTCTGCGCCCTTTTGGCCAAATTTTTTTCAATTCTTCCTCACCATCATGGCACCATTTGACCACATGGCTTTTATCATCGCCAGGTTTTGTGGGGCGAGGTTTATTACAAGCCATTTTAGACTTATCGTAAGTCTCCCCAAACTGCTCAGCAAACATGTTATAGAATGCCTCTAGGGCTTCATCGCTGAAATTTGCACTACCGTAAAGCATTACTCTTTCTCTCCATGTTTCAAATAGTCTGCAATTGCTGTTAAACTGTGGGAAGCTTCTGAAATTTTTGATGCTATCCAGGGGTCTGAGTTGCTATTGGGGGTGATCATTCCTAAGGAAGTGGCGATACTATCCTGCATTGATTTTAACTGGGCAATTAGCATACCGCCATTAGGTTCGAAATCAGCGTCCCCTTCCCCCATGGTAAAAGTCGATGGTTTTGTGATGGGTTCTTTTTCCATACCAGGGGCAATGGCCATCTTATCCATTGGGGTAAGGTTGGGCTTTTGACCCCCTGATGCTTCACCAGATCTAGTCGCCCTGGAACCTTTAGCACCTTTGGCAGCATTCTCCACAAAATTCAAGTCAAAGCCCAAACCTTGGAGACGTTTCCAATCGTACTCAGAAATAGTCATTTTATCTCAGGAAGTAATTAATGTTACCCTGTGCGCGACAAGGATGCAATGCCAGGGGGCTCAATTAACATAAAAAATACCGTGGGTCACCTAGCGAGGCCACCATTTAAATAATTTCCGGAGCGGTGATGGCTGAATGAACCGTGTCCTCATAATTTCAGAAATCTCTAAGTATAGGCCCTCCAATGTGTCCTTATTGCTTTTTATTGTTAAATCAAATTTATTCCTCTCTTCAGTACCATACTGAACTGACAAGATTCCAATTGGCAAATTACCCACTTTAACCATCCTATTATAGAAACAGTCAATCCCATTCCTAGACAGATAGTCCTTACAAGCTTGGGGCAACTCCTCACTAAATTTCACAGTCAACCAATCATTTTCCTTAATCATGGCTTCAATTTCCCTTATGAAACTGCCTATTTGAATATCCTTTACCGGAGAAGCCATAGCAGCGCTATCTTTAGCTGTGTAGGTATTGGTGGTGGACATTTTTTGGAGGTGGTACCCCGTAAAATCAACTTGTCCATTATGGAAGGAACACAAAATAACCCTAGAAGCATTAGTTATGATACCAATTTGAGCCAAACAAGTGTTGATTTCCTTTTCTTTCTCGATATGATTTAGAAAGACATCCAGTTTATTTATAGTCCTAGGGGCAATCACCTTAGTAACAAGGGCCCAAAGGGCAAACCCAAGGAACAACACGGAATCGCCGGTAAAAGTGAAATTGACTGGGGCTTGGGGGGCAGGTTGAGGAGCAGGTTGCGGAGCAGGGGCTCCTTGTCTGATATTGGTTAGAGTGGTCATAGAATTTGGTAAATTATTTGGTTTGAGAGTGCTTTTTCCAAAGGTCGTTATCAGCCTGGCGAGCCTTACCAACTCCTGTAATAAATGAATTCACTCTGGCTAATGCCCATTGCTGCGGGGATACTCCGGGTCGGTGGCCGGAACGCCATGCTGCGATCCCCCTACTGTATACTTCTCCCAGAATACTAGTAGAAATGCCAGACTTTTCCGATTTTGCTTTTAGTGCTTTGCTAGACCCCTCTGAATACTTATCATCGAAGGCTTTAGTTGCGGGGGATTCAGGGATTTTTTTGTTTCTTTTTCTGAACTTATCGTCAGATTCCCAATCTTTGTATAGGTCTTTGGGTGATACTCTAGGGTCTTTAGCCTTTTGCATTGTATCTTTGGCTTCTTCCTTGGCGATTGTTTGTTCCTTAGGGGTCAATCCTTTTTTATACCTGGCGGGTAGGGCCATCTCTACAAACTGCAAATCAAAGCCAAGACCTTGTAGGCGGTTCCAGTCGTATTCCATCAATTGCCATCCGGTAAACCACTACCACCATTTTCAAGCCTTTGCCTGACAGTTTCCGGTAAACCAGATTCCCATTTGTTTTTGATCGCGATGCGGATGATAGCAGCCATGACTTTACGTGGATCAGCAGTGCGACCTACGGATGACCATGCAGCAGCGACATCTTGGGGACTGGCAATTGGGAAAGACATTCCGGGGCCTGCGAATTCCCCCTTTGTTTTTTCTGCCTTTAGTTTTTCCCTGGACTCAGCATCCCATTCCCTGAATTTTGCTGAATTGCCTGATTTCGCGTTACATGAGCTACATTTACAATTACCCGATTGGCAAGACTTGCATCCGCCTTCTTTGAACGGTTGGGGGATTGACATCAGTTCAGTATCGTCTGCAAAATTATATTCTTTTCTTTTAAGTTCTTTGAAAGAATCCATTCTAGCTTTGCGGCGACCCATGATTTCCTTCATGGCATCAGCTCCGTCAGCGTGGCTATCATAGTCCCTATTGACTAGGTTGGCCCTCCGTTCTCTGATGGCCTTATTGCCCTTTAGAATAGCCTCCTTGTGCATCGACAAGCCACCTTCAGGAGTGGGGGACCATTTACGGCCGATTTTATTCCTTTTCATCAACTGATCAGTAGAAATGGCATTACTGGCATTTAACTGTCCCCCGACACCCGGCAAGAGTACAGAGGAGAAATCCATGTGTTCTCCGTAAGGCATAAGAGTAGTTAGAAACTTATTTCTTTTACCCTTTGCCTTCGGTATTTGTATCTGAGTTGCTATCTAAACTATTGTCCTTATTGTTTGACTTACCGGAACTCCCCCTGGCAGCCATTCCCAAAGCAGCAGCGGGTACTAGCAACGCTAAAAAGACATTGGCTGCGGATTTGGCAGTTTCGGAGAAACTATCGGATATTCCTAAGCAAAAAGCTGAGTAGGAGTCATTTGGTGATTTCCTTAGGTTATTGCGGCACGATATATTTTCATACCCTATCATGGCAATTTGTGCTACAAAAATAGCCACCAAAGCTTTAACTAAAAATGCCCTCTCGTTGAATTCTTTCATTGCCCTACAGCGAATCTACTTAGATTTACCCTTTGCTGACTGGTTAATTCTCAAAGATAGCGCATCCCTTCGATTACTTCGGGTGATACTTTACCTGAACTCTTTAATTCTTGGGCTGCCTTAAGGAGGGTTTGAGCCTTTCCTAAATCAGCAGGGTCTCTGCGGGCGACTTTATAAGCCCCCATTAATTTTTGGTATTTTTTATCGGATTCAGACATTTTACTTGCCATCAGACCCCATCATATAGAAGGTCAATGTATTTCTTAGCCTGTATGTCAGAGATTTTTGACCAGGATGAGTTGGTATTGAAATACTCATCTTTTTGCCTAATGTTGGTATTTTGAAATTTTCTAACGTCAGAATCTGACAAACTATCGGCTTTCATGGCTTCTACTACTGTTCTGATATTTGAACTAATTAAGTTAAAAATTTTTCCCCTACCATAGGCATCCAATTGTCGTTCAGCTTCAAAGTCTGCCCCCGTCCTACTAGCACCACCTAAAGCCTCTGCAAGAGCTGCTTTACGGGAAACCTGGGCTAGCCCTAAGTCAACGAATCTTGCCACACCCTTACTATCAATCATCGTATTACCACCGTGGGTATCATTATGGGCTACACCCAACCTGTGAATTTTAGCCCTAGCTGTCCAGTAAGCGTCCCTTGTCTCTATGCCATTGACGACGTTGGGGGACTTGCCAAGCCGGGTCCCTTGTACCACCCCCATCGCGATTCTGCCTGTGGCCACCATGTATTTTCCAGCCCCGAACTCTCCGTGCTGGGCAGCAATAAATTTAGGTCCCATGTTAGCTTTGCCGACAATCTTGAGAGCTTCTGCTTCATGGAGACCTATTTCCCCAGCCTTAATACCTACATTCCTACCTAACGCACCGTTCGGAACTTTGAAGAACGCTCCAAACATGCCCTCACCCATTTGAACTGCATTAGGGTTACCTACGGCGTTCCAATCAATGGATTTAGCTGCTTTACTACCGTCAACGTCCCTAAGTTTGAAACCAGGGGCGTCTATTACGTCGTAGACTTCTTTAGCTTTTGCGGGGAGGTTAACTACGGGGGCCTTAGCCGTGGGTTTTGCTACTTGGACTTCTGCTGCGGGCTTTGCCATGGGGGCCTTAGCCGCCGGAACCTTCGCTACCGGTTTTGCTACTTGGACTTCTGCTGCGGGGGGGCCCACTAGTGGTAACTTACGTTGGGCCAATATCTGATTAGCAACCTTAGTAATCACGGGGTTTAAAGCCCAAGGGATATCAACCATACAAACATGGTAGCCAGGGATACAGGACGCCCCGCAAGATTTACCCATCTTGCACTTTTTTTTCTTTAATTTAGGCAAATCAGAGCCACCTAGCCTAGCTATTTGGCCCCTCTTAGCGGCATTAATTTGAGCTTCTGTTCTTCCTAGGACTGCCATTGAAATTAGGGTATTTATGCTTTAAATTTACCCAATTTGCTCTTTGTCGTTGTATTCCCCGTCTTCATCTTCATCATCTTCATCATCATCGTCGTCCTCATCATCATTACCGTCTTCATCACTACCTTCGCTAAGGATCTCATCGATTAGGGTATCAATTTCATCTTCATTTAGTTCTTCTTCCCCTTCGACTTCGGACTCCCCATAAGGGTCTTCTTCGTATTGAGTTTCGTTGTCGTTGTCGTCAGAGTCACTTTCTGCGTCATCGTCAGAATCGCCCTCATCCGAACCCCAAATCTCTTCAGAAAGGCGTTCAAATTCTTCATCGGTTAGGAATGTTGAGTTTTCATCTGAATCTTTAATATCATCGGCATCTTCGGCATCGTCATCAACTTCACCGGCACCATCGTCTGGGCTAGCCGGAAAATAATCGTCGGGATTGAATGGCTGGTTGGGTTTAAAGTCACGGGACATACCATCATTAGCCTTCCAAAGCCCGGTATGCTGAATCCAGGGAGAGGTATTATGGACTACGTTAGTTGGCAACCCATTAATAGGGTCAATTTCGTGATCTTCAGGGTTTGACAATTGAGCTGCATAAGCTGCGCGGAAAGCTTCAATGGCATCCTGTTCAAAATCGCCGTTGATTCTATTCGTCATTTGTTTGAGGGGGTCGGTATTGGGGAGTTTAAGTGTTGGGGGGGGGTGTTGGGGGTGTTGGGCCCTGGTCCATTCAGCTTTCAGTTTTTAGGCTTATTTCAGCAAATGTTGAAAGTGTACCCCGAGACATACTTAGACCAATGATTATTACCCATCGTGCTGGCGGTGGGGTCACCACTTTTCAATTTTACCAGAGATATCTTGCAATAACTTGCTATTGCCTTGGAGTTTCTCTTCATATTGCCTTATGGTGGCCTTGACTTCGGCCTTTAATTTACCCTCTTTAATGAGACGTTCCTTTCTCTCATCGTCGGTTTCTTCCTTTTCAGCATGATTTCCGTCAGCATCATGATTTCCGTCGGCATTGTCAGCATCATCAATAACCACGGGGTGAATCTCATGAGTTAACCTATCTAGGAGTTTATCCATAGAGTCTTTCAAGCCTTTCCTACATACGGAATCGGCAGAAATTTCCATGGGGCCGCAAGGAATCCTGTATAAGTCTCTAATTTTAGCCTCAGTTTTGTCCATGTCAAGCCCCTTCTCTAGGTTTTAAAATCCATTCATTTTCGTAATCCGTGTAATGGATACCTTTTCTTTTTTCTAATCTCCTGGCAGGGTCTTTCTTGTTGGCTTCCCTCATACCGTTTACCATGGTGTCCCTCATGGCCCTAAGTTTTTCCTTAGGCACTTCACAGTGTGGGCTGTCCCTGTAGCTTCTATACCATTTACAAACTTCTGAGGGGTCATCAGATTGCAACATCATGTTCCAGATTCCCATTTCTTGATTGCCCGATAATGTATTGGGAGGTAGTTTTCCTTCTAGGTCTTCACGGGGCGGTCTATTAAATCTTGTGTCTCTTCTCATTGGGTAGCTACCAGTAGGGCTTCCATTAGTTCATTTTTGATAAACTCAGATGATTCCATGTCCCCTCTTTTTCTCTCTAAATCGGATAAGGCAGACAGGGCTTTTGCATATTTATCGAAGTTTTCTTTATCGGAAGGTGCCTTACGAATTAAGACCTGGGCTTTTTCGATGCTATCCATAGTTTATCTCAGTAAGTTCCCTTCCCTTAGAACAGACTCCACCAGTTCATATTCTGCTGGAAAAAGTTTTTTCATTTTGGGTCCAGCGAATATGTAACTTGAGAATAGCTCAGCATAGTGCTCTAGTTGATTTGTTTTACTGTACGTGCTAACTCTTTTGAAGCTATCGGGAATTCCAACTTCTTTCGCTTTGAAGTGGGCGTGGTGCCCTAGTTCGTGAACTAATGTCACCAGTGTATTATTGCTGGCTGACCCTGGAGCTTTACCCATAGTATGTGGCAGTTCTTTACCTTGGGCGGCACTGGATAAATGCTTTTCGGCAGTGGCCTTGATTTTCTTTACTTGTGGGGTAAACCCTGGAGCTGACCGAATAACTGTGACCCCTTCTTTATACGCTAACCCGCCCCAAGTCTTATTGTAGATTTTCTGCGAGATGGTGAAATCTGGGTTTTTGAAGTACCCCGAAAATGCGCTTCTGAAGGCTTCTTTGTTGCCTGCAATGTCCTTCCAGTCCATGAATAGGGTCTTAGTCTTATTGAAAATCCTCTGGAGAACTTCTACTCTGCGAGGGGCGTCTGGGTCCAGGTTTTTTAAATCCCGGATGGCGCCCATGATGGAGTTCCTGTTAAAGTCTATCTTTAGGTCGGGGTGAGCTTTTACTTCGCCACTTCTCATTAGCTTGATGAATTTCCCAAGGGAATCTGCAATATATGGGCTTAATTCAACTCTGCAAACTAAACCCCGTTGAATGCAAGTTGAGCGACAAGATTTCCCTAAAGAACATCTTTTCTTCCCGGACCCCCCCCATCTCTGGGGTGCGCCTAGGTGCTGAATAGTTCCAGCAATTGCAAAATCAAATTCTTTAGGGTTATCTATTTCGATCATTAGTCCTCGTACCTGCCTATGGGGAATTTAATAGATGACGGGGTATATAGTAGTCTATGAATAAGATTTACCCAGAGTCACACTAACTCCCCCCACCCATTAAGCTTCGTATGCCTCCAAGATTTCTGCTATGATGCCGTTCCTGACGATGTCCCCTCTTTCAAATTTAACTCTCCCCACCCCTCTAATGGAGGAAAGCCGGTGATAGCAATCTAAAAGTCCATTTTCAGGTTTAAATACATCTAAGTCAATTTGCCTTGTGTCACCTGTAATGACAACTTTCGAGTCTTTTCCAACCCTACTGAGGACGGTTTTAACATTTTCTGGTAATGAGTTTTGGGCCTCATCAAAAAGAATTAGGCACTCATTTAGTGATCTCCCCCTCAAATCCTCTAGGAGTGTGGGTTCTACAATCTTTTTATCTACAAGGTAATCCGCAGCCCCCTTGCTTCTAGTCATTACAACCAAATTGTCATAAACAGGTCCCACCAGTGGCTTCATTTTTTCTTCCAGGGTTCCAGGAAGAGCCCCCCTATTTCTTTGGTGAGAACAGCCTACGTCACTTCTAATGTAATAAATTTTTTGAATGTTACCCTTAGAAATTTCACTTAATCCCCACCATAGCGCCACTAAGGTTTTTCCAACTCCTGATGGGCCTATAGCAATGGTGACTGTATTCTTATTTAAAGAAGACCACAAGTCCTCCTGATGGTTTGTTTTCGGGTAAAAGGGTAGAACATCCATTCCCCTATAAGAGTGCTCAACCATTTGGGCGGACTCTGCGCGGCGCGATTTGCGCTTGTCTTTTGATCTCAACATTTGGTAAAGAGGGTTAATGACAACTGTGGATAACGTGTATGCTTCGTTGCTAATTTGGATTACATGGTCCTCACCCCCTTCTAAACTAATAGGCAGAGTCATTTGTGAAAGGGAACTCTACGACCTTATTTTACCCTGCCCCCTGGCAAAAAGCCCCCGTTAGAGGGCTAATGCATCAGAGAGACCACCATTTATCGTGGTTGAGCAACCACTCTATGTACTCATTCATGGACCCTTTCGACGAATAAGTCAAATCCATTAGCGCCACCACACCATCGGGAGTAGGAGTCTTTCGGGATTGTGTATTGGGGTCTTTTTTTCGCTTGATCAAGGTACTTATCCGAGGCAAGGTCTGTAATGAGGCAACGAGTGCCGTGAAGCTCCTGCATGATAGCAGGGTTTTTGTCAGTTGGTGAAATAGCCATTTTGATACTGTTGGTAACAACAGCAACTTTTTATGCGGTTGCGAATCGCAATTTGCCATCATGTGACGGTGGGTAGTAGTTGACTGTAGCTAACTAAGATTGCACATAGGGTGTCGGACGGGGGCCCCAATGGAATCTGGGGGTCATCACATCTATTCAAAGTGCTTTGGATATTGGGATTGGAAGATTTCACTCTCCCTGAGTCTAGCATATGGGAGATAGCGTTTAATGTGGGTTGCCTCGGCTTGCTACCTACGCAAACCTCTAACCCCAAACCCCGTAGGTACACAGTCCAAGCTGCACTTGCCATGGCGGATTCAAGTACAATTTCTTCCGCTCCGTATGCCTTAACTGCTAGACTTAGGATTACTCCGACAGTTTTCAAGTCCCAATTGCCTTCGTAAGTGTCAAGAACATACATGTAGTCTCTTCCCCTTGTAACCCCTGCGATGCAAATACCCGTTTTATCAATGTTGTCGGCACTGAAAGCAGGATCAACAGAAATAATTACTTTATCTAATGGAGGGATTTCTGGTGTCGGTGAGCATCCCTTATAGAGCCAGGAGAACTTTTCATCTCCTATGTTTCTTTTGAGGTCTTTCAAATTTTCGGGGGACTGGTATTGGTTGGCATTTCCTAAGGTTCCCCCAATGGGCCTGCCCAGAATGTCAGCCTCTGCCTCTTCTTTACTTTCAATAATTGCTGACAGATTAATGTGGACGGCTCCTTTTGGGTTTGATACGGGGTCAAAGACACCGAATTTATCTAAGAAGTAGCCGAAAATGTCTTCATCACCCCATCTTGACCCAAGAACAACAATGGCACTGTTTTGGTGGCGCCGGGTCATAATTTCCTCTTCTATCCAATCTTTATTCACTGTTATATCCGAGGACTTGTGATAGTCATCGATCAACCAGACCCCAGGCACTTTAGAATCGGGATTGATGTTCCCATAAGCAAACCCACATACAGAGCCCCCAGGAGCAGACGGCACGACATGATAAGGATCCAGGTCAATTTTAGAAAAAATTTCCTCAAAAAGTGGATTATTAACCTCTTGCTTCACCCTATTTGCCGTCACCTTTGCAAGACTTTGGTTGTAAGAAGTTACGAAATTATTAGTATAAGGATCTTTCCCCAGGAGCCAAGACAGAAATAGGGAGCCCAATGTAGACTTCCCAGTACGAGGAGGCATCGATACTAAGAGGATTGGGTACCTGCCTTCGGCAATGTCTTCAAAGGCGGACCCCAAGACTTCATAAGTTTCCCAGTTCAGCAGGGAGCCAAACTTTACTTGAGCGGAACGAGACAAATAGGCAGGAAAACTATATTGGGCGCACTCTTTAATGTAGTCATTAATTATTTCCTTAGTCGCGCCTCTCATTACAAGTTCAAGAAGTCCCCTCCTATACTTTCTCCAGCTTGAATGTTCCGATAGCTGGGAAGAGTGTGTTATTTTTGGGTGTTTTGGTGTCATTTTAGTTAAGATTTTGTTGGCTTGTGTTGGCTTGTGTTGATTTTTTTACCGGGGGTCAGAGCGATAACCCATAACCAGTGTCATCCCTGTTGAGGCGAGGTCTGGAAAAAGAGTCTGGACCGATAAAACCAGAACCAGAATCTAAATTATTGTAAAGTCCAGCCGAGGGTAAATTCCTCCCTACTCTACCAGTAGGTAAATTCGAATCACCCAGGAATGGCCTTCTGTTTCCTCCGTTCCACCTCCTCGCTTGTATTATAGCATCTTGTACCCCACGGTCAACGGTGTCTAGCTTCATCGCATAGTACGTCAGGGACCACACAAACGCATCCACCGAGTCATCGTGCTTAACGAAGGGGAATCCTGTTAGCTCCTTAATAAAACTATCCACCCATAACCCCTCAACGAGTTTAACCCTATCATTCTCTAGAAGTGGACAAACAGCTTCGAGTCTAACCGTTTTTGACCTAAGGGGTCTCATTTCTTCTACAGGTATTTTTGTTTCCCGTCTCAACATTTGTATCAAAGATTGGCCGGATGCTGCCTTTTCGATACAGATTACTTTTGGTTTGTAGAAGGAATGTAGTTGCTTAATAGATGCAATCAAATCAGGGAAGCCCCATCTCCCTTTAACGATTTCCCTAATGTAAACAGTTCGGGGGTCCCTAGTTGAAATGCCAGCCACACAGACCGCAGTTTCGTCTGCACCTTCTTTTTCAGAAAATGCACAGTCTACACCTAGCCATACTACATCTAGTGGTGGGCACTTTTCTTCTTCTATCCTAACTATCCACCCAGCCTTTACAATTTGACCTTCTGCTGCAGTTGGAGTCCCTTGATAAAGGGCCGCAAATTTGGAACTGCCCATAGTTTTCTTTTGGGCTTCCAGCATATCAACCGAGAATGCCGGGTTATCAGGCCAATGGGACTCACCGATTTGCCTGCCTAAGGGGTCATCGACAGGGTCTTCACACAGGCCCGCAATATTCACCCATCTCCAACCTTCTGGGTTTTCTTCCTCATCATAGCTACCGTCCGATTCTAAAACCTGGCCATGCAAATCATTGGCATGAAACCTGGTCGCAATAATTAGACGGCAATAATTGTTAGTTTTACGTGTCGATGCCTCTTCTTGCCACCACGTTTGGAGACTCTCAAAAGCCCTGGCAGAAGCTGAGCTTTTCAGTGGGTCGTCGATTACCATGGCCCCCACACCTGGGCTAATAATGTTTACAGACCCTGCCGTATGGCCAGTCAACACACCACCGACAGAAGTAGGCAGGATGTATCCGCCACTAAGCATCTCAAATTTAGAGTCCCTAGCAAAACCTTTCCAATCAGGGAAGATTTTCTTAAAGACAGGTGTCTTCAACATGCCGATAACTTCCTTATGGAACTTATTGGACAGTGATAAACCATAAGAGGCAATAACGTGTTGAGTTTCTTGATCTCTTCCTAGTAACCAAGCCACAAACATCGACGCCAGCATTGATTTACCAGATCGAGGGGGACAGGATACGATCAAGTTATGGTAGCGTTTATTTGCTAGATCCTCAAAACCACTGGCAATAATTTCATGGAAATCCGCGACTTTTAACGCACCACCCTTCATCAAGTCTGCAAAGGCCAGGAAACAATACCTGGAAGACTCAAACATGTAGTTCTGAATGACAGAGTTTGGTGCTTCTAAGACATTAAGATGATGTAAACCCCTAATGTAATGGCGCCATGAGCTGTGTTCATCTAGTTGACTAGCGTGGTTTATTATCGGCCGTGGGAGTGTCATACTTGAGGTTTAAACTTCTTAATGAGTTCAGCCGCAGTACCTATATACTCCTTAGTGAGTTCCTTCTCAGACTTACTTTCACCTTCTGTCAAAGCAGCCGTATCGGAAATGAAATCCCTATGGGCTTTAACGGAAAAGTTAAAAATTTTCACTAAATCGTCAGTACTACACTCCTCCAAAGAAGCCTGGATAATGGTCAAGGAGTCCTCAGCTACTTGTAAAGTCCTGAGAGCTAGCTTTTCCTTTTGACGTAGAATTTTTTCATTTTGATTCATCATCTGAATCTCCTATTACAACTTGAGCAACCCTGTGGTTTAGGGGTAGATTTGTAAGAGTGCAATCTTCTTAGCAGGGTTTCAGCTAGTTTGTTATCGCCGGATTTAACTGCCGTATGGTACTGAGCCCATAGGGATCTTGGAGTTTCCATTTAACAATTAGCAAAGTTGACAAGGTGTAGAGTTTCCTGCCTGCACATCAGATTGGGAGTTGCCACTTGGATCCCATTTTTACGGAGGCAATCATGGCAATCTTCAACACAGGGCCGTAGGTTCTGGCCCACCCTGGCAAACCCCACACCCAAGTTTCCACAGGGAATTCATGGAAGCAAGTTCAAATGTACCTTCTAGTAACCAACCTTTCCCTTGAGGGGATTGACCCACGAAGTAAAATCTTCCCTTAGGCGCTTGAATGAATATATCTGGTTTTACCCCAATTAATGAACCTCCCGCCAGGGTTTGGGTTTTTGCCTCTGGATTTAGGGGATCTGAGTAGAAAATTTGAAAAGCCCCTTTAACAACTGCAAATTCACCGGTATTCATACCTTGGAAGAAAATAGCCTCTTTGACAGAATCGGATGCAATGCCGCTATTGCCATCGGTTGCCCCTTCCAGTGTATTTCTCCATAATTCAACGGCATATCTAGCTAGTTTTTTCCCAGAATCTACATAGAAAACTTCCCTCAGTGGCTGCCTAGTTTGAGCGTCCCAAACGGTAACCACTAGGCGACCATCTTCGGTATAGCTATTGTTACTAAGCAAGTAAATAGGTTGCCCCAGGGGGTCTTCTATGTATACTTCGCTAGGATCGCAGATAAAGACCCAGTCTCCACTTTGGGTTACTTCATTACTCCATCTGATGCCAGATTGGTTGGAAAACTCATATTCTGACGGATTAGCGCCAGGGTACCATGGGACATAAATACTACCGGAAGCCTCGTCTACTACTCCGCCTAGGGGTAATGTGGTAGCTACATTAAGTCCTGGGAACAACTGCCTGCAATCTCCCCTTTGGACACAAGGGTCTAATGCGACGTATGGGTAGACTTCCTGGACTGTTACTGTATATAGTTGGGTGTATGTGTATTGAGATTGATTGGTTACTCCTGTAAATTGGGTCGATGCACAGTGGAACGGCTCAGTAACTTGTACGAAAGAGCCCGACGGCACCCCACCTGAAATTGTAATTTCTGAACCCATTAACAACTGGGTGGCAAAATCATGGCCAGAACTGGTTAGGTAATTTTGGCAGGAGAAATTCAATTCGAATTGCATCCTCTTATCGTAAATAAGGGGAATTTTATTTGTCACATTAGACGATGCCCCCACAAATCTAACCACAATGTTGTTAGTCTGATTAACCACACCCTCGTTATCCATGGCATCTGCCAGCCGTAGGACATTGACATTAAGTGGAATTAAAGGTGATGCTATCAAGGAGTCGCATAAGTATTGCTCTATGCGGGTTATAGTAGAAAGTTCAGCCATTGTTTACCTCATGGGAATATTGTATTTGACCCGCCGATATCGTAACCACCCGCATCATTAGGTTGTATGACTTGTGGGGTGCCCCCTAGGTCTTCATAATTACTATCTGTTATCCAGTTGGAGTTGGTATTATTTTGTCCCGTGGCGCCATAACCCAATCGGTAATCTGGGGATTGATCCCCGGCTGGGTCATTATTCCAACCACTCAGACCTTTCCCAGATACACCATTATACCTTTGTGGAATACGCCATGTCCGCATTATGCCGCGTTTAGTATCAATAGCAGAGTCCCCGTGTCCTGCCCGAATAGCAGTCATTTGCCGTTCGGCATCTAGTTGCTTAAGGGCCTCTACATAATCACTTTTGATGTCATCTCTTTTACGGACTGTATCAAGGTAGTATCTAGCAATAATTAATGCGGTCCTTCTGCGACTACTGGTAATTAGTACCTTGCCAGCCTTCCCAGACTGCTCAATGTAAGAGTCAATTAGAGAATTAGCGTCTTCGATTGCCATCCTAAGTTTGACTATGTTGACACTAGTTGCAGAAGCATCATCGATATTTGTCAGTTGAACGGCTTCCTTAAGGCCGAAGGCTGTGATGAAATCATCCGGGGATGCGCTACGTGGGTCTGAGCGGTTGGGTGTTAAAACTCCTGAGCGATCCTGATAAGGGAAGCCATAGCCGCCGATGGTTTGCCCTAGGTTAGACCCTTTTTGGGTGCCGTCGGTCTTTTCGTCAGGGGCTAACGTATTTTTAACCGCAAACCTATAAAAGGCCCTGACGGCATTCCTCTTTTTGATTACATCATTTGAACCCGGTGGTATGGGCCCCCTGAGGCATACATTTAGGTCTAGTGGTGGCTCATACGAAACAAAGACTTCATCCCAAGGGGACAATGCAGAATCTAACCCCAGTGAAATCATCGTATCTGAGGAATACACTATGGTGTTCACCCCGTATTGACCGAAGCATACTGTGAAGCTGGAGACGGGGACCGGTATGGTGATGTCTAATGGCCCATCAAAGAATAGGACGACATTATTTGGGGTCGTTAAAGTGGATTCCTTTAATTTGGGTATTGCCATGATTATCTATGGATTAAGAAATCGTCAGGTTCATTGGTTACGGGGAAGAAATTCTCTGATACCCAAAATGGATAGGCATCTCTATTGACTCTGACTAGGAAGCCTTTCCCCTCCGGGTACAAGCAATTGACCAATACCTGGGCAGCAAGTCTCAGGGGCCATTCATCTCTCCAGTTAATCTCCCAATGCTCTACTGTAATAAGATTACCCACAAGAGTGTAATCGATTCTGGACACAATATAGCCGCCCCCGAAATCAGGTGCAGGGTAGTCAAAAGTTTGCTGCAATGACTCATAGGGTTCTCCGTCATATTTACCGAGGATATATCTTCCTTGTTCTGAGCCATTTTCATAGTATAGAAAATCTTGAAAGGCAAATAGGTCTTGACGATAAATTGAAGGTCGGCGGATAGCCATTGTTAAATCGCAGCGAGTACTGTGAATGTGCCATTCTGGGTTACAATTCTAGTCGGCCTAAACTCTATACCAGCGACAATCAGGCGGTCGGTATTTGTAATGTCATTTACCCTAAGGGTTTTTTCGCAGTTTACGGGTTGTTCGCAATTTACTGCCTTAAGAAAGTTAGTTTGGACCCCGACGCTGAACAAGTCCTTACTAAGCAAGCTATCACCTACAGAAAATGATACATCGGCAAATATGCTTCGAGACGCATAGATTGAATCATAAACCGACAGATTATTAACTACACCAAGGGACTGATAAAAAACTGGAGCCAACGGGTTTGTGGCACTTTGGCCGAACCCTTGATAGATTGGGAACCCTGGGTCATAATCAGCGTTGTAGTTACTTTCGAATGCCATTATTTAAAGGGATTTAGTGCGGAAGTCAAGGATGAGTAAACAGTGTTTATAGTACCTTGGGGATTTTGTAGCGTTTTTAGTATAAAATTAGTTTGAGGGGAATACGATTGTAGGGCCGCCAATGCAGTTGACTGAATAAATGTCGTGGGATCTGATATGATGTTCCTTGCAGCCTCAGTGATAGAAAGGGCTTTTTGTGCTGTTTTTAAAGCGGTCTCCGCAAAGTTAATGCCAGGTATTGCCGGTAGGGTCGCTGGAATTTGTGGGGTCCATGCAGTAGTAAAAGAGCCTTTAATTTGGCCTTCTATGTACCCAGCATCCTTCCTCACAAAATCCATCGCAGCACCCATGTCTAGGAGCTTAGGGTCTTCGAAAGGGAATGGTTGTTTATCGCTCATCGGTGGGGGATTCCAATTAGCATCGACCCCAAATGGGTTACCAGTGGGCGCAGTCCCGAAAGCTGAGTATCTTTTGCACTGGCCATTGGATGTTGGAAAAGTACAATCACTTACCGTCCCGGCTTGAATGGGGTTTTGCCTATTTCCGGAAGAGTCTGGTGGCTGAATAGAGTCATTAGCCCCTGCGTGTCCATGTTGCAAGTCACAATGTCGTACCCAGATGTACTCGCCGTTTCTTTTCAGACAGACGCATACCCAGTCAGAACTCATGGGGCCATCTTCTTCTATGACAGAGCAACCACGGTTTTCCTTGCAAGGTGGGGGTAGACCCCCTGAGGGGTAAACTGGGAGGCGAGTCATGGAAGAGTTGTTAGGAATTGTCAACCCCCCTGCCGCTTGTTCTGTTAGGTTTTGTGGGTCGTAAAGGGTATCACTCAAGATGGCATAGTGGTATTGGCCATTACTTAGTATGACATTTACTCTGGACCCTACCAAGTCCGGGGGCTGCTTACCGACAAATGCAGGAGAAGCGTCAATCCAATGTGAATATGAATTTCCTTTACCGTCCCTTGGACCCGAAAATAAACCGGCCCCTTCAACCTCAGGTATATCATCCGGGTTCATAGCATCAAATAGTACCCTAACCCTACCGAGATTCTCAGGGTCATCGACATCGACTATTTTCCCCCTAACCATCCCCCTAGGTAAACCAGCATACTTAGCATTGGATTCTGCAAATAGCATCAACCTGGCTAAATTGTGAGTTAGCGGTATGCAACTGAGACTTTGTGCCATTACTTATGCGCTGAGAATCTAGGGGTATTTCTAAGTTGGGTGCGCTTTGGCCGGGGTTTGACTATCTTTTGTTCCTCTTGTGCCACTTGTGCCACTTGTGTGTCACTAATCGGAAATTGAGTTAATTCATTTTTGTCTAACTCTGCAGTTTCCTCAGGCACTTTTGGTTTAGAGAGGGCTTTAAGAATTGGGCTTAGTTGCTTGGGGCTTACTTCCAAAATTGGTTCAGGGCTTTCGGGGGTAGCGGGGTTCCCAAGGTTCCCAAGGCCCTCAGCGCTATCGGAGGTAGCGGGGGTAGCGGGGGTTAAATCCTGAGTCTCATCCAAGTTTTTTCTTTTGGTGGTCATAATAATTTGTTTGTATGATAGATTTTTACCCTGACTTTAGTGTTACCGGCCAATTATGGACAGTCCGGACATGGGGTCAAATAGAGGGGGGTTCTTTGCGTACATTTTTTCCAAGACGCGGGATTAAATGGGTCGAAGAAAGTTTCATCAGCGGCCGACAAATCAGCAGCAAAATACGCATAGCCGACCTTATAGTGATTGGCGTCTACTCTGTAAGATTCTTCGTTTATGACACAAGTAGTAGGGATCTTATAGATACTGGAATCCCAAAGTGGGGCGTCTATACTTTCGATAATTGAATCCCCCAAGTCATTAGCTAAGTGGCCGGATAGTCTTCCGCATTCGTCAGCTCTGTAGTAATCTCCTTCCCAATCCCCATAGACTTTATCTGATGTGGCTTCAGTGGTCGCTCTACGGTCGTGGAGGGGGGCATATTCCACTATTTTGGGCCCTGAGAAATCATCAAAATCAATGTCCGCACCCGGCAATATGGCGGCATTTAGGTAGTCCTCTTCCAGACCTAGGCCGTACCTTACATTGGAATATAAGTAAGATTCAGAATACAGATAAGTAGGACTCGATGGCTCTAGACCGTATAGAAACACATCGTCGTAAATCCTTGGTTGCTCTTGCTGAGGGGGACACTCCATGTCTTCTGGAGATAAAGGAGACCCCCATAAGCCAAAATCTTGGCAAATCAGGTTTACTTTTTGCCACTCTGGCCCGTTCCTTTGGTAGGCCGGTGGTAGCCTTAGGAAATAATTCTCCCAGTTTTCATCACCTACTCCTGAGTTTAAATCAGCCACGAGGGCATTGTCATACATATCCAACTCTGGTACGGAATTGACCACATACAGGGGCTTCGTCTTCCAGATTCTCAAAGAAGTAGAAGCGTCCATTACGTTGGGGGACATGTAGATTTGTAACCCACTGAATACCAAGTTGGAGATGTCGTGTCTAAATGTATAAGTCAGCGAATCCGTTATTATTACTGTCGGGAGTTTAACTTTTCCCTCGAAAGTCATTGTGTTGTAGGAAAAATTAAAAGTCCCATTTAGGCTGTCAACTGTAAAAACTATTTGGAAGTCCTCAGTTTGATACGGAATGGATGGCTCTAGTGGTACATCGTTACAAAATACCTTAACAGCATCAAAATTGACAGCTGATGATGGGACAGCAGGGGTGAAACTATTGATGTCTACCCAGTCTCCTTGCAGTTCCCATTGGGTGCCTACTAACTCCCACCGATTATAATAGAAGATAGATGCCCCCCTTACCTGTGGGTCGGGGTTACTGTAATCCCAAGATAATTCCCCATCTTGTAGCTCATCGCCAAAGAGACGGGTATCTCCGATGTACCTTAATTTGGACGGAGGTGAAATATACCAAGGACTCCTCGGCTGATTATCCCACCTTGATAAGATCAGGGGGTAAGGGCCCCCCAGGTTTGCCAATAGGTTGGCAATCACATAGCTACTAGTGGATGGGCTAAGGGATGCCGAATTCTCTAGTTTGATAATTACCCTTGCAGGTAAAATGGGGGCGTCTATGGAAAAGTTTGCCTCATCAGGGTATACTACAGACTGCAGCTGCCAGTGCCCCTCATCAGATGGTTTGAACAGGTTGATTTGGCAAGTACCGGATATGACCCCAGACAGACCTATAACTCCATCAGCTTCTGATAGCCCAGTGGCGTCTAAGATCCTAACGACTGCCCCGATTGTAATTGGGTCCGTATAGCTAGAGAAACTATTATAATCAGGGAATAGGAAATCAGGGATTAAGGGGAAATTACCATCTTCAGGATACTCTATCTCCACCCATGGGCCACAGTTGAAGCCGCCCCCGTCGTAAACCGAAAATGATCCTGTCTGGCTATTCCACCAGATTTGATTTTGTTTTGGAGACGGGGTAGTAGGGCTTACTGCTGCCTTCTGGTAGTAAATGAAATTTAAAATGTCATTAAATGGTATCTTTCTTTCCACTAGCGCCAAATACAGGGAGTTTCTCTCATCGAAACCGTGTAAGCTAAGACTATCAAATACGAAATTAAATGGTAAAAATCCGCCCTTATTCCCCCAGACCCCTGTAAAATTATCTAAGACGGATTTGCAATTCCAGTCGCTATTGAATGACCAGGGCAATACCAAGAAAGTTGAGCTATATTCATCATACTTTAATAGGGCATTAATTCCAAGACCTTCTAATTTTAGATTTGGGGGGATGTCTAGGAACCATGACTTTGTTTCAAAACTATAGGTTGGATCTATGGTAACTTCTTCAGAAATGATGAGCTGTACGGGTTTATCAAAGTATAGTCTGGACCCCACATAAAATATGTTGAATACATACGGTAAAGAGTATTGGTTATCAAAATCTGGGTGGAGGACTATGGAACCAGTCTCATCCACTAGGCTAACCAAAAATGAAGCATCAGCAGAGGTGCCTGGAGTCGGCCTGTAGAATGGGGCTGGTCGAGAACTTTCTATATCAATTTTAATTTGACTACCAATAGAATAATCAAGTATGAATTGATCATTAAACTCGCTAATAAACAACGATAAGGATTGGCTATTTTTTTGGACGCCCTTTATTTCGTACGAGTAATCACCCAATGTCAAAATTTGACCGATTTGAATTCTGTTATCAGATTCAACGACAATGGAACCTTCCCAGTTCCTAATTTCTTTGACGGCAGGAAATACAGAGCTATTGTAAACACCGAAAGTGCCAACCAAGAGTTGCCGTTTTTGGTCTATGTTTGAAGCAAGACTAAACCAGTATTCATCACCGCTCCAACCTAATAGCTGAGCCAACCAATCTAATTGGTTACTAACTCTGGTTCCAACTTGTTGGACAGATGTAGCTTGACTTTCTGATAGGAATGGATTAGAATACCCATAGAGTTCGTAGTCGTCTATGTTAAAATTTGGGTAAATTTTGGTCATTTTATTCTACAATGATTAGATCATCAGATAGTGCTAAGTATTCTTGATTCATGCAAGTATCGGGGGTCATCCAAAGGGCCGAATAATTATCCACTTGCTCGTATAGGTTAATCAAGTTGTCATCCCATGGCCTTGTAAGCCATTCTGCAATGGGTTGGTAATCTGCATTTACAGACTCTCTGATGTCAAAAATTTTCTTTACCTCATAACTCGGGGAAATATCAACTTGAGCAAGTTTACAATAGGTGACTGGAACTTCTTCCCCCGCACTATTAATTACTATAGATGGCAGACTACCCAGTGGGTGAGCAACAAGAGATACTTCTGATTTACCCGTTGATGGTCCCCTCAGAAGGGAGATAGTCCCTGAAACAGAAACAGATTGTATGGAAATTTTGGGGTCTGACCACTCGATCTTCCAACCAGTATTAAAAGTGGGTATTGCAATTTTAAATGTAAAGAATTGACCCGTACTATCCCTACTAACTTCCACTGTTTCCACAAAAATCCAATCCGGATCAGGGCAGTATGGGTTATCAGGGTACGGTTGCCCAGGGTTATCAGGATCTTCGTTAAAACAGTTGGTTATAGATAGGGTGGCGCTACCCGTAATTACAGTGTTAGGTGGGCAACGGAATGTTATCTCAGAAAAAGAAGCCGCCCTGGGGAATTGCCAGTATAAGTACGGCGCTCCAGAATAATATGGAAATACCCCATCGTAATTTCTCCATTCTAGGGTCGCATCATTGCAAAAAGCATATTTAGGTACGAACCTCCACCCTACCTCAGAATCTGTGCCACTGACGACATTCATTTCGTGACCAGATAAGGAATAATTCTCTACAGAATACAAAGCATAGAAGGGGGAATCGTCATAGGTCAATTTATAAGCTATCAAATATTGGGAATCAGCCATCCCAACCAATTCTAAATTTATAATGACTGGGCCTATGTAAAGATTACCGTGCTCCCAAACTACGGTTCCAGGCTTGATGACTAAAAATTTATCGCCCCCTGATGCAACAACTTCTAGGGAATTAGGGCCAAACGGACTTTCCCCAGGCGGTAGATACACATAGGCAGACTTCCTATCTAGTCCAAAGTCAACATAGTATCGTTCCGATGCGGCAGGTAACCTACCATAAATAGGTCTACCACCTGGTACCCATTCAGTGGGTGTCTCAAACAGGTTATTAGCCTCTTGAAACTGGACGGATAATATAGTACCAAATGTAGGATTAGAAGATGTCTGAATTTCCCCCCTACCCCCATTTAAAGGCGTGATAATCTGGCTCATAGACTTAAGGTCCCTTCTTTATAGTCAGGCGGTTGGTAGGGGAAAGTAGTCCCAGTATACCAAGAGAGTTGGGGAACATCTGTATTGGAACTAGGGTTCTCCCACACATAGGTTATTTTCTGATTAGAGTTAGAAAATCTCCCTGTATTGCGAGGTACTAGTGTTATTTGGGCTACTCCCAATTTAATCGAGGAGGTCTCCAATCCAAATTGAGAGATAATTTCCTCTTCACACCTGTAAAAAGAGACGTACCTCAGTAGGTTATCGGCAAATTCTTCAAATCTGGCCGTATTGGTGACTGTCATGTTTGTCCAGTTGGTCACCGTTGTTTGAGGTGTGAATGCTCTCATTACTCTATAGATATTCCTGCCATCCTCTGCTACAAGGGTGTCCTCTGCGTATTTGATATACTCCGGATTAAAATATGGGATGTATGTCCGGGAGTCAAATTCGTTTGTTCCAGCTTCTGAGGAGTCTATGAAAATACCGTTTTTGTAGTAAATTGAAAAGTCAAATAAGGGGCTTACGCTAGATGTGGCTGTATAGGATCTTACCGAATTACCATTTCTAAAGTAGGTTCTGTCCCCTCTGTAGAAAGTAAACATCCTGACAAATGTATTTATTTCCGTCAGCCGGGGGTAAAGAGAGGTTATTTGGATTTGGAAGCCACTGCCGGTGCCGCCCAAGTAACTATTATCTATAGTCAGGACATCACCAATCGAGAACCCTCTTCCAAAATCAGATAACTCGTAGGAAATAATTGTATTCCCTGAGACTACCAAGTTAATGGATCCGTTGACCCCAACCCCATTGATCGGGTTGCCATATATTAAAGGTAGGTTAGTATAGGCACCGTTTCGGTAACCTGACCCCCCGTTGACCAAGTTGGTCGTCTTTATTCTGCCAGATACGCTATTATCTACTAGGTCGTCTAATTGCGACCTTAGCTCGAATGAAGGTGCAAGGTTGATCACTGAGCCATCATTGATTAAGTCCTGAATAGATGTGCTGCTTGGTGTGAAGTACTTGGCGGCAATACAATAGGTAGGGGTCCCCCCTGAAACTTCCCTGTATTCTAAATACTGCCCACATTTGAATCTAGGTTTGTATTTGTAAATGGGTAGCCCACCATTGCCATCTAGTACGGACACTTCTTTTATAATGCCTTGCTTTATTAATTCGCTAAAGTAATCTACGGTTAGTGCCCCATTGGGTTCGTAAGTAAAAGGCGCAATTACATAGGCGTACTTATTGACAGCCCCTTTCGTTACGTCAACATAGTTATAATGGGGGTCAGAAACAGCATCCGGACCGCTCCCAACCTGTGGTGTGTAAACCCAAGTTCCTGCTAAGTAGGACTGACCTTCAACTAGTTGATTGTAATTATTTGGCAAGCTAGAATTTAAAGCTGGTCCTATTTTATTTTCAGTCTGGGACCCGGTAATGTCATTCGTAGAAGGGAATAAGATAAAATTCTGAGCTACCAGCCAAGCTAATCTTCCGACAGTAGTGGTAGGTAGGAACTCACCGTCTGAGTAGTCATACTCAACGATTTCTGGGTCTATTGTTGTCCCCAGTGAATATTGGTAAGTATTATTTACGACCCATGCAGAATAAGTCTTTGCCGAAGAAATTTTTCCAGCTACAAAGGCACTGGGGATATCTGCTGAAGATCCAATTACTATGTTTTCAAGGACTACGAATAATTGATTATTGAAGAACACAATGTCCCCCAAACTGTATCTACCGGCAGTAAGTAACTTTATTTGCTTTAAAGCAAGATTACCGTACACAGTTTGGTCGAATTTGTTTGTTGAATAGGGGCTATACGCTTCTTCTACTGGGTAGTATAAGGGGTTAGGGTTATTAACTACAATGAGGTCATCGCCATTTAAAATAGTATTTACGGGTTCAAAATCATATACATTAGTATAAATAGCAGCGTCTTTACTCAGAAGAACAGGAGTATTGTAAGCTGCGGAGTAGTTAATTTGAGGGTCTTTGAACCTACTGATAGAATCAAAAGTATTATAAAAAGCTGCATCAACATCACTTACGGTTGGGTTCGTGTCAGTTGGGAAAACATTTCCAGGGGTCAGTACTGTGGATAACCTATCCCTAAAATTCAAAGTTACAGGCTGATAATTAGAGCCATAGATACCATTGGCATCAACTTCAAGAGTTATGTTATATTGAGTTTGGCTTAGAGTAATAGGGTACAGGTGGGCTTGATTTTCAATGGGGATCGAGAAATTAATTACATTTTGACCCCTTCTTATTTGGTCATCTGTTAATTCTATACCATTGGGTCCAAGCACAAAGAAAGAAACTTGTCCATTGGGCTTCGTAAAGTCAGACAAATAATTATAACCAAATCTGCTACTTCTATTGGGTTGAACAGAAGTCAGAGTCCCTAAACCAAACATATCTATGAAGAAATTCTCCCAGTCTGCCTGGCTAACGGGATTCCTGCGTCGGATTAGGGAGAAAAATCTTTCTTGAACTTGAGCATATGTTTCTACATCACTGCCCCCTACCGCAGGTTCAGGATTGGTTACTACGGTGCTAGCTTCCCCGAGGTCTGGGGGACCAGTAATTGAATTAGCCGGGACATTATAGATGTTACCTACAAATTTAGAATAAACAGGGATTTCAACTTCGGTCTTACCGGCAGGTATTGTGACACTATATGAGCTTACATATTCAAATCCTTGGCCGCCTGATAATTGGGGGTTGGATGTAAATACAGACCCGGATGGTACCGATAAGTCTGAATTTCTTGGTGCTATTGACAACCTAACCAAAGCTGTAGCAGGGGTACCTAGTCTCCTTAGGGCGCCTAAAAATGGGCCTATCCATTCGATAAGGATCTTATTTGGTAGTTGATTCGCCCAAAATAAAAATTCACCTTGAGAAAAAGCCTGCCCCTCTAAAAGAACCGCAAGGGGATTCCCTGCACTGAAGTCATTGAGGGTTTTGTTAGACGCCTCGTATACTTTTTGCGCTGCATCTTGAACTAATTGTGCCTCGTTCCTTGGGTCTATTGAAACCGAGGGGAGGGGAGCATATCTTGGCATTTAATCCTCTAATCAGTATTCGCCGTTGTCAATGACTAAATTGTTTAGCAAATCGGCTAAGATTTTCTTGGTGATTAAGTCAGCATCATCCAATGACCCGAACTTTTGAGCTACTGACGGGTTAGGTGTCCCATTAGCGTAATTATATTTATTGTTTGTCGTATAACTTCTAGGGGCATTTTCTTTGATATTTTCAGGGTTGACATTATTATAATTTTCATCCAACAAAGTAGGGAAACCAAACCACCATTTACCTAAGGTAACTTTATTGCCAGTGATAGGGGCTCCAGAAATGAATTCATTTAAGCTAGATAGCGTAGGCTGGTTGGTACCTAAAGTCATGTACCGACTATCCAATCCATTCGGACCAGCCGTAACCAGAGAGTTCAATCCGAGGGGGTCATAGTGCCAATCTAAATCTTGGCCATCGAAAAATATTTGTTTTGCTCCGTTCAACCATGCACTGGTTACAATGACAGCGGAACTGTAAGTTGTCTTTGCCATTATCCGTTGGTAATCCTGTTATGTATGTTTTACCCTGCCTACAAAAAAGCCCCCTTTCGGGGGCAATTATTGAACCACAAAATCAAGTTCTGTCCCAAATATTGACGGTCAGTTCCACTTCAATTTCCTGGACGTTTCCGCTGTCGCGATCAACGTTGGCAGTAGTGATTGATAGGAATTTACAACCGTAGCAGGTGTACGCGCCACCGGCTGGAGCAGATCCTGTACCAGTACAGTCCCTAGGGGTTACTGTAACGGTAACATCTTGACAATTGTAGTTTAACCAGAAGTTCTCTAATTGCTTGAAGATCGTAGGATCATACGGAGCAGTAAGAGTAACATTATCTGCAGTTCGTGGGCCAACGACATGGTACTTTCGGTTTCCAGTGCCATTGGCGTATTCGCTCTTTTCGGAAGAATCTTTGATACCACTGAATTTTGTGAAAACAGCGATTAAAGACACCCCGTTGGGAGCTACGAACGATACCTCGTATTGCGACTTTGTTAAAGGTCTGAGAATTGCCATGGGATCACCTCTTTATTTCCTATCCTTATCAGGACAAGATGTTGGTGATCATAGCGCCAGAACCGATAAGACCAGATGCACCGAGGCCAACCAAGTTAACCACACGTTCGATGGTGATTTCAGCACGCACGACACGGCGTTCGCGAATGTAGTACTCCAATTTGTTATCGTAAAGGCTCTTTATCCCTTGCTTCTGCATGTTTCTATGCAGTTCAGACTATATCATCGTTTTGTAAACAAAACGTCAGGCGCTCGTGGATTGTTCACCTGTTCTAGGCTACTTAATCTAGTCGTTGGACCTTGCTTTTATCCCTAAAAGCCTTGGCTGCTGATTGCCTTGTGTTTCAAGGAATTCACTCCTGAAACCGTCAGGTTTCCCAGCAATTCACCTAATTTCTTTTTATGTCAGACCCCAGTAGTTAAGGACGGACAGCGGGTGTTCCTGTGAGTTGATCATTTTTGTTAGCGTGAAGGTTATTTATCCTCCACTTCTTCACATTTCTGCAAAGATCAGACTATATCTTCTTCCTTGAAATTCCTTATAAACCTTTGAAGAGTTTTTGACCTAAACCCGTTTTTCTTTGTGTCCAGATTTAATAATTGACCTAAGAGTATGTCCCCAGGTTTGTTATTTTCAATCCATACTTGTCTAATCTTATCCTTCATTCCCTCCAAGTCTTTATTAGAGTTTGGGTGAGCATAACCCCTAGGGGTATTTGAAGAATTTAATCTTGCCTTTGAGATATTCATCCGCCTCTCTGGTGTCAATGATACACCTTTTAGAGACTCGGCAATACGAAAATTATGGGATTTAGACCTGACATAGTTTTTACGGAGAAATTCGTAGATTCTCTCACCCCCGACTGAACTCATTCTGAATACTGCATACCATAGACCTTCATGGTCAAGGTACATTTTATTCAAAAGGCGGTGAAGTATAAAGTGTTGCCTCAAGGTGGGGTAGCACAGATTTTCAGGGTCCGTTTTACTTCCGCCTAGGCATTTTGGAACTATGTGGTGCTCTTCAGTTTTGTGGGACACAGGACGAGTTTTGGGGCATTGGTAAATTATTTGCCAATACCACTTTTCCCATTTATTAAGAAAGTGACATTCAAGGAGTGGGGCGCTCGTGGATGGGTTATTATTTTCGGTATTCACCATCTAGTCGTTGAACCTTTTGACTACAACTCTATTATAGCATAGAGTCCGAAATAGTCAACTTGGCTGCTGATTACCATAGCTTTCAAACTCTCGTTTGAAGCCGTAGGCTTCCCAGCAATTCACCCCATTGATCTGCGGATCAGGCAGATAATTTGACGTTACCGTCAAACCACGCATTCAACTCGTTTGAAAGAAACGATGTTATTAACATACGTGTAACTGAAGGACGGAGTCGCAGCATTAGCACCACCCGCAGGCATGATCGAATCAGAAGGGCCGTTGGGGCTGTAGAACAGGAGGATGCCATTGGCGGGGAAGACAGGCTGCAAGGAGCCGTCGTTGGCCAAATAACGCCCTTCAGCTACGCGCAGGCCACGCTCAAGACCGAAGTAGCGAGCGATGACATCTGTGTCGATGCTATCGGCGGAAGTGTACTTGATACGATCAAGGATCGCTTCGTTGGTCAGCAAGAGGTCGAAAACCGAAGTTCCAAGAACAGCGGAGTTCGGACGAATGCCGATCTGGTTGGCAACAGCACGCTTCAGAGTCAGGATGTCCTCAATGGGATTAGAGGTTGCACCAGACCATGCGGCAGGGCCAGTGGCTGTGCCATAAGCGGTGTTGAAGGCGGTCCAGGTTGTAAAACCAAGACCAGTTTGTGAGCCAGGAGTCCCATTGTAGGGCTCGTATGGATTGTAGCTGCCAGTCACTGAAACAGCTTGAGCAACGGTGTACTCGTAGCTGTTCATCCATTATGTTATCGCGAGGGCTCTTTATCCCTTGCTTCTGCATGTTTCTATGCAGTTCAGACTATATCATCGTTTTGTAAACAAAACGTCAGGCGCTCGTGTCAGCTTCATTACTGTTCTAGTAGTATGCTGTTAGTCGTTGAACGTTCCGTCAATCCCTTGACGGCTTCGCTGCTGATTACCATAGCTTTCAAACTCTCGTTTGAAGCCGTAGGCTTCCCAGCAATTCACCCAATTTTCTAAATGAGATCAATCTCATAGGGCCAATGTGTTTAGCCTAGACATCGCATTGCGAGTCTCGACGGCGCGTAGCATTTGTTAACTCAGCGGCTCTTTATCCACTGATTCATTACCTTGTCGTTGGTAATGTTCAGACTATATTATTGCCCCACTATGTACACGATTACTGTACTTTGTAAGACATTGGGCGCTCGTGTCAGCTTCATTACTGTTCTAGTAGTATGCTGTTAGTCGTTGAACGTTCGTTTTCTCCCGAAAACGCTTCGCTGCTGATTGCCCACGCGGGGGTTCCAGCAATTCACCCAATTTAGAGTGGACCTACGCTGCGATCGAAATCGTTCGTAAAAAATAATCCACTTGTGCAGGACCTTCTCCTGCGTTCTCGATTCAATAATGTTATCGCAAAGGCTCTTTATCCTTTACTTCTCTCTGTTTCCAGAAAGTTCAGACTATATCTTCACCCTTATCAGGGTGCTGGGCGCTCGTGTCAGCTTCATTACTGTTCTAGTAGTATGCTGTTAGTCGTTGGACCTTGCTTTTATCCCTAAAAGCCTTGGCTGCTGATTACCATAGCATCAAACTTTCGTTTGAAGCCGTAGGCTTCCCAGCAATTCACCCAGTTTTTCTATCAGTTTTTCAACTGACGGAGGCTATCGATCTAACCTCTTCCAAGGTTGTTATCACAAAGGCTCTTTATCCTTTGCTTCTGTAAATTTACCATCTTTACAGTTCAGACTATATCACCACCCATTTTTGAATGATATCCAATCTAAGTCTTTTGAAGGTACCCAACCTTGCTCAAATTTACGAACCATGCGGGACACAGAAGTTGATCTTCTTACTCCCACTAAAGTTGATAGCTTTACTCCACCACATCTATGGTGAAGCCACACATTATAAATTTGATCGGCGATCATCCAAAGATTTTTGGCTTGTCTACTTGTGGATGTAGCCGTGTTTCTATATGGGGGTATATTATAACCGTGCTTAGAAACAATACTCTTTCCTAAATTAGGGAGCTTTGTGTAAGCTTTAACTAAATGAGGATGCTTAGTGTTATTCAAAAACCTAGTTATACTTCTAGCTATAAACGGGGTCATTTCCATTTTACCTAATAAAAGATGTAGAATGTAATGTTCCCTCGGAGTTAAAGTAACTTTCCAGTGTCGATCTATATGCTCCCAGTTTTTGGGAAATAAGCATTCTGGGATGACGTGGTGTTCTTCTACTGAGCCTTTAAGATAGCTAGACCCGTTGGTCCTTCTTTTTTCGACTTTTTGGATTATACTCCAATACCACTTCTCATATTTACTTGAATAGTGGCAAGTTAGGTGTTGGGCGCTCGTGGATGGGTTATTATTTTCGGTATTCACCATCTAGTCGTTGAACCTTTTGACTACATTCCCATTATAGCATGGGAACCGAAATAGTCAACTTGGCTGCTGATTGGCCATTAAGTTGGAGGCTTTCCAGCAATTCACCCTATTATTCTTACCGCGCTAACTAGGCAACGGCAAGGCCCAAAGATTTAGGCAATTCCCATGCGACCACTTCCTGCTCCAGAGCATAGGGCTCGGAGTCGTAACGGCTTTGGACGTAGGGGATGTTTGTCATTTGTTAACGCAAAGGCTCTTTATCCCTTGCTTCTACATGTTTCCATGTAGGTCAGACTATATCTTTGCCTTACATTACCATGTAGGGCATTGGGCGCTCGTGGATTGTTCACCTGTTCTAGGCTACTTAATCTAGTCGTTGAACCTTGCTTTTATCCCTAAAAGCCTTGGCTGCTGATTACCATAGCTTTCAAACTCTCGTTTGAAGCCGTAGGCTTCCCAGCAATTCACCCAATTTATTTACGGCACAAACTAATTACCGTAAGCACGACGGAAGTCGTTGATAGCAACACCATGTTATCGTAGAGACTCTTTATTCCCTACCTCTGCATGTTTCTATGCAGTTCAGACTATATCATCGTTTTGTAAACAAAACGTCGGGCGCTCGTGGATTTTTCACCTGTTCTAGGCTACTTAATCTAGTCGTTGAACCTTGCTTTTATCCCTAAAAGCCTTGGCTGCTGATTTCCCTCGCCTTTACGTTAGGGGTTCCCAGCAATTCACCCAATTTTACAACAGCAAGCTATTTACTGTTCCTTCAATTATGTTATCGCAGGGGCTCTTTATCCCTTGCTTCTGCATGTTTCTATGCAGTTCAGACTATATCATCGTTTTGTAAACAAAACGTCAGGCGCTCGTGGAGTTTTCATCTGTTCTAGATTACTAACTCTAGTCGTTGAACCTTGCTTTTATCCCTAAAAGCCTTGGCTGCTGATTACCATAGCATCAAACTTTCGTTTGAAGCCGTAGGCTTCCCAGCAATTCACCCAATTTTTCATAACCCCTCACGGAGTTAAGCGGCATATGGAATACCGAAGCGCAGGATACGTCCTGCACGAGTTGGAGTGTCTACCACCGGTGCTATGAATAATATACAAAACTTAACGTTTTGCTCTGCATGTTTCCATGCAGTTTAGACTATATCATCATCTTTGCCTAAGCAAAGAGTCGGGCGCTCGTGGAAAGATTATTCTTGGGTCAGTCACTTTCTAGTCGTTGAACCTTCTTACTTCACTCTTATTATAGCAACAAGAGACCCGAAGTAAACTTGGCTGCTGATTGCCTCTTTTGCATAGCAAAAGTAAGGTATCCCAGCAGTTCACCCGATTATTCGACAGGGGTCACCCCCTGAAGGAACCTCATTGATTCGCAATGTTGGTAGACGGTAGCATGAAACCTTGCGCGAGGGTGGTGAGACATTTGTTAACGTAGAGGCTCTTTATCCCCTACCTCTCTTTGTTTCCAAAGAGTTCAGACTATATCATCGTTTTGTAAACAAAACGCCCGGCGCTCGTGGATTTTTCACCTGTTCTAGGCTACTTAATCTAGTCGTTGAACGTTCCGTCAATCCCTTGACGGCTTCGCTGCTGATTACCATAGCATCAAACTTTCGTTTGAAACCGTAGGCTTCCCAGCAATTCACCGGATTTTCTTTGTTAAAAACAAAGCCACTCCTTTAAATGGGCAATATGTTATCGCAAAGGCTCTTTATCCTTCACTTCTTTACATTTCTGCAAAGGTCAGACTATATCATCATCCTTTAACTCCCATGCTGAGGAGTCAAGGAGCTGGGCGCTCGTGGAGTTTTCATCTGTTCTAGATTACTAACTCTAGTCGTTGGACCTTGCTTTTATCCCTAAAAGCCTTGGCTGCTGATTGCCTCTTTTGCATAGCAAAAGTAAGGTGTCCCAGCAGTTCACCCAGTTTTCTGCCATCATTAAAATGACAGGGACCCTAATTAATCCACACCTGCGTAGGTCTGTTGTAGCATTATGTTATCGTAAAGGCTCTTTATCCTTCACTTCTTTACATTTCTGCAAAGATCAGACTATATCATCAACTTGCAAGCAAGTTGTCGGGCGCTCGTGGATTGTTCACCTGTTCTAGGCTACTTAATCTAGTCGTTGAACGTTCGTTTTCTCCCGAAAACGCTTCGCTGCTGATTACCATAGCATCAAACTTTCGTTTGAAACCGTAGGCTTCCCAGCAATTCACCCGATTTTCATCCCAAGGTTACCCTTGAGCGGAACCGCCATGATTCATCATAATAGATGATTTCCTTTTCTAGGTTGACTTCAAAGATTGCCTTGGCAATCTAACCCCAAAAGTTCGAAAACTCTAGGGTCACTGTAGTTATACCCACACTTTGCTAATGGAAGCCTAACCATAAAAAAAGGAGCCCTTTTCGGAGCCCCATAGTAAAAATTCAATCAGCAATCAGTTGAAGGTTGCAATAACCAAGGTACGACGACCGATCGTAACAATCTCACGAATGAGTGGGGTGGTACCATCTAGGGTAACGTTCACACCGCTGTTGGCGGTTGGGAGTGCTTTACCGTCGGTACCAACAGAAAGGCGGCTACCAATGGTAAAAGCAGCGACAGCCGAAGCGCTTACTTCGACGATCAAAGAGCCGCTACTAGCGACACTAACTTGACGGGCAGTTTGAGGTTGGGATAGTGCAGTCGGGATATAAGACTGGCTAACACCTACGATGGCCCCGGTAAAGGATGTTAAATTACCAGGGGAGCAGACTAGATTAGCTCCGGCATAGGTTGCTTGAGCGACAACCGAAAATTCGGGGATTTCGACTACGCCAATACTACCAGCTTGGTTGTCGGTAGCGGCTTGCCAGGTGGAAGCATATCGGATGTACTGTTTTGCGTAAACGGGTGCAATGTTTAGACTCATGATCTTTTTCTTAATATGTGTTGACTTTTGGTTTACTCTAGGACTTGTTTTTCACCTAGCTGATGTGATAATTGGTTTTTACCCAGCCTTTAGGTTAGGAGTTTTGATACTCTGGATGGCTGGAAGGTAAGGCTGAATTGGGCTACCTCTCCACTATCACGACTGAATTTTGGTAAGGAATAGCCAATTAGTTGGCACCCGGTGAGTCGATATTGGGAGGTTACTTCTATGCCATCCGTTGGGGTGATCCCAAACTCTAGTGTGAAGGAATCTTCGGACCCCTTCTTAGTACCAAGGTGTTCTACACAGTAGTTAATAAGATCTTTATAGTAAATCGGGTCAAAGCATGATCCAATCGTGATAGGGTCATATGACACTGTTGTGCCAATCTTGTGGGCCTTTAATTCAGATGCAGTTATAAAACTTGCCCTATAATTCATTTCCCCGACATCCTGTGACAGGGAGATTTCTATGTGACATTCTGCAATTGGTCTAAGGATGGCCATTTTAGTTCTCTTTTTGTAAATTTGTGTAAAATCAACGGTAATCAACGATACAGCGGCATCTGTCATAGCATCTGCATCTTTGTCCAGGAAGTGGTAAGGAACCGATTGGTTGCCAACCTAACTTCTCATATTCTTTGCAATCTCTGCAAGTTTTCTTATCTTTTTTGGCAACTCGCATCATTTCTTTATGGCCTTGTTCTTCCTTAACTAGGTAATCCCCCAGTTGGAAAAATGCGTAAGCTGGGGTAACAAGGTAGCGAGAAACCCTAGAAAAAACCCCTTGCCAGGTTTGCCCCACACCGGAATCAATCGAATTCTGTATGGCATTCTGGACCTCGGGATCCTCCGAATCGTAATCAGGATCCTCTAAAATATCCCAATCATAGTCGCCAGATGGACCTTTGGAGGCAAAATCCATTTCGTTACCAACGATGGAGATTACATTACTATCAAATCGAGCCTTTGTCACATCGAGGAATTTAAGTAATGGTGGCACCAATTGTCCAACAACTGTTGGCCATGCTTTTTCCAATTTTGCTTTAGGCTTCGATGATGCTGACCCAAGGTAGACTCCTGCTAAAGATGCCTCTAAGGTTTTGTCAACCATGGCACGAGAAAACTCGTCCCACTTTATGTCTTTGTCCTTCAGAGACTTAACTAAAAGCTTAGAATCCTTAAGCATCATACTCTCTAGGTTCCCGATGGTTTTAGCTTTTTTGGCCAGGGATTCGGCATTAGAGAAAAAATCTCCCCTCCTTTTAGTGACAGAGCCAATCAGGGAGAGGAGATCCATTTAGCTCAGTTAGAAGTCCAAAGGCAAGTTTTGATGGCTTCCAAATAGTCGGAGGCTTCACCGCGTTTTACCATTTCAAGGGCTCTTTCATGGGGATCCATGTTTTCTAAGGTTGCTTCAAATGCTTTGTCTTCTGGTCCAACAATTTCCCCAAAATGCACCATGCTTGGCAGGCGATTTAAAATTCCAAAAAGTTTGGATGTTGGTGTTTCACCTTCAGAGAATTCCAAGGTCCCAAATTCTAAACCTTCGCAGAAACTTTGCAGTTCATCTTGCTGAATGATAGCATTGGTCAGTTTGCCGTCGCTATAAAGGTTCTCAACGTAGTGGGAAATCCTTTGTTTATGGGCATGAACTTTCTGCTCTTCGAATTCCTTCTTGAGCCTATCGTTTTCTTGCTTAAGGGCTTCGATCTCCCTGTAGATTTGGGCGGGGAACCCAGTCGGGCGGGCTTGACCTGCAGAACCCATTCCGCTATACTTAACTTCTTCTTCCCCGTCAGAACAAGCTCCCATGGAACCCTTGGGCTCCTTATAAGTCGAACCCTTGCCTGTTACAGTCATTGGGTCTTCCTCCTCCGCTGCCTTTTTACGGCGGGACATTTCACCTTCAGCATGGTTGACGGATGCCTTCTCACCGGACTTCTGACGAACAACCCGGACCTTATCACTTTGGGTAGCATCCTTTAGGTCAACTGCCATGTCGAGATCATCCGGATCTTCCTCAGAGCGAGTTGGGAAATCAGTCGGGCCACCCTCGCGGCCACGGGGGGCTTTACCACTGGAAGTCTTGGCGGATTTCGGTTCTCGGACGACCCCCTCTTCATCAGGCTCACCACCTTCGGCATGGTCGGCAATTGGGCCACCTTTGAGTGGGGCTCTTTTGTCGCTAGATGATTGGTGAATGACGCGAGAAGTTTTGTTACCTTTAACTGATTTGACATCTACTGCCATGTCGAGATTGTCGGGGTCTTCCTCAGAAAGGTTAGAAACTGGGGTAGGCCCTTCGCTGCGGCCATGGGGATCCTTCCCATCGGAAGTTCCAGGGCGTTGCTTCTCTGGGTACTTGGTGCTGGCATCGTCATACTGATCGTTGTTTCTATCTTTGGCCATAGTGTCTTGACCGGCCCAACGACCTTCCTGACTATTGTCACCATCTTCCTCTCTAGCAGTCTTGAGACGGTCCTCGTCTTGTTCGCTATTTTTTGCAGTCTTGAGACGGTCCTCGTCTTGTTCACCATCGCTGGTTACACCCTCGCGGTCTTCCTCTGGGGCTTTACCAGCCTTTTGACGGGCACCGTAGCTATCATCTTTAGATCGGGCAGTAACTGAACGGCCAGTAACTTTATCTCCGGTTTCACCTTTGCGGGTACCAAAGGATACTTTCCCATTAGATGCGGTTTTGTGACTAACTTCGTCGTACTCTAGTTCATTGTACTCTGAATCCTCGTCATCCATTTCCTCTTCGTCCATGTCCGCTTCGTCAACAGGTTGACTGGGGGCTTTCTTTTTCTTGGACTTGGAAACTTCCTTATGCTGAGAATCGATACCTTCCTCAAATACTTGCTCAACAACCTGAACTTCCTGGCCACCAGCCCCTTTAGAGACACGGCGCTTAATGCCTTCTTCGAATTCGGTGTCTTGGCGCTCCGTCTCATCCTCAGGGGAGTCCATCATTCTGGACTTTTTGCCACATTCGGTAACTTCCTTGAATTCCCCGTCTTCTTCGGTATCATCAAGTTTGGCTTCGGGGGAAACTTTTGATTTGGACATTTTTGGCTTGTTTTCTGGTGCTTTGGTTTCTAGATTGGCTACTTCTTGAGTAGACTCAGTGATTTCAGCGCCTTCGCGCCCCAAGTTCTTTTTCATTTCAGAGAATTGCTGATTAGGGTTATCGGGGTTGGCGTTTTGATCCGCCGAATTTGTGGTTTCAGGTTGTTGGCCTTGGCCGACATCTGGTTCTGTTTGTTGGTCCTGGTTTTGTTCTAGTTGCTGTAGGGACTGATTGACTTCACTTTTGACTTCATCTAGTCTTTCTTTTAGCATTTCTAGGGGACTTTTTTCTATAAGCAGCGTCGGTCCTAAGTCCTTATCAAAAATTTGGTCAGGGGACAAGGCTACTGCAAAGTCGAAAACTCCCTCTTCTTCGCTGAAAGAGAATGGCTCCAAGCCTTTCACAGCTGGGGGTGCAGCTCCGAGTAATGCCAAATGCCTTGCACTCCACTTGCCTTTGTGTGGGTTAATGGGGGAATCGGGGGAATAGAAGGAAATGGAAACTTTCCTATAATGACCACCTCTAACTAAGTCCTTAGCTACATCCGTAAATTCTACATCTGCATATAAGTCATCACCCTTTTGAGAGAATCCTTTAATCCACCCGTAAGCAGGTACGCTGTCGTTATCTCCAGAGTGGCCAATTACAAGGGGGGCTGAATGGACTTTGGGGTCATATGAGTTTGCAACTTCCTTAAGGTCGTCAGCAGAGAAGTTTCTCTGCACACCCTGTGCGCTAGTTTGGGGGCCAGCTTTAAATACGTGGACTTTTTTTGAGAACACTTTTTTATCGGATTTACTCATGCTTATTTTTTACCCTTGACCTTGTTTTCCATCTCTGATATTATAGAGTCTAATTCTCCATCGGAAATTCCACTTGTGGATTCGGCCTCATTTGACCCTTCCTCGGGGAGTTCCCCCGGTTCGGATTCCCCTGGTTCTTCAGCCAATGCAGAGTCTAAATCGGATAGTAAGGAGTCTAACTCTTTGTTGGCTTTGCTATTTTTCTTTTTTGGTTGCTTTTCTACAGGGGGTTGCTTTGTTGGAGTTTCTTCATTCGGAGTCGTCTCATCCGGGGTCTCTTCAGTTGGGGTCATCTCAACCGGAGCCTCTTCATCCAGGGTTTCTTCAGTCGGGGTCGTATCATCCGGGGTTTCTTCACCCTGAATTCCCTCATCCGGGGCCCCTTCATCTGGGGCCACCTCGTCCGGAGTCATCTCAGCCGGACCCCCTTCAGTAGGGGGAACCTCTGGGACTTCGCCCTCAGTGGTAGATCCTGGGACCCCTTCAGCATCCCCACCCGAACCATCATCAGGGCCAAAAATTGACTCATATAGGTTCTTATCCTTTTCAGGGTCAAACGTAGTTTCACCTTCGCTACCCTGTTGGCCCTCAGCAGATTTAGCCTCATCTTCCAGATCAACTCTAAAGTGTCTCTCAATCCATTCTCTACGGGGTTTGAAACCATTTTGAATCAATAGGGAAACATCAGCGGGTGTCAGTTGGGACTCCTCAATTCTGAACTCCCTAGTTAAAGTCGGAGATGCAACATCAGCACCGAAATTTAAATCTACAATCCACCTTACCAAAGTTTGAGTTAGTTGATGACAGATCATTTCTGATATCTCAGATGCCCTCACCACTCGAACTACGTTGGCAACCATTGACGAAGCCCTGGAACCAGACTCAGCCTGCCCAGCTTCATTTTCACCGCAAATCAGAAGGCTAATGACTTTATCTAGGTAGTCAATCAAGCCTTTAAATACATCGGGGCTACCTTCAGGGTTTATAAAATCCAATACGAACCCTTCAGGTAAAACCATCGCGGTCTCTTGGGATAAATTTGAGATCATCCCATAAATATTATCGATTTCGGCTGTTGATGCACTTAGGGGGGCAGTTGCTACGGTAGTCGGGGTTGCATATCTATCACCATAGAGAACATAAGACTCTAATGCCCTCCTCCTAAACTTCACCAGGGGGTATAAAATACGACCAATCGAAGAACCATAGGGATCCCCATTATGCTGAGTCCAGTACCTATTGATGATGAATTTACGCGCAGGTAGCTCGATACCTTCAAACATCCTGTTGAATGTCAAGCAACGCATTGTAAAACCTGTTTGAGAATCCTCAGCTTCTTGGAAGACAAATCGGCGCTGGTCTCTAACTCGAACATCAAATGGGATGACACCCCGCTTGGTTTTTTTCCACATTACTTCCGCAACACTGAAACCAACGATTAAGGCTTCGGCTAAGCCTTTGAAAATATCGTCTATTGGCAACTCTTCTAAAACTTCAGCTACAAAGTCCCTGACGGCTAAGTCTCCGGGTTTATCGCTGTATTCCTGAATATACCATGGCCTAGACGTAACTTCCTGGAGCAACTTAGAGTAAGAACCCTGGACTTGTTCATCCAATAGCAACCTTTGGTAAGTTGATAATGCGCGATTACCCCCCTTTTGGATTAGTAGATCGTCATTAGGGCGAACAATGCTGGAACCAGTCCCCGTAAAAGGAGAGCTGGAACCAAACATGTAAATAGAACTAAGCGCATACGGGTTACTGATGTACGAGCTTATTTCACCGGTTGGGACAGGCGAGGTCTTAAATCTTTTGGCCATTGCCTTCCCCCTTGTTGATATGATGTTTGACCAAGCTACTAAATGTTATGCTGTAGAGGTTTTACCCCGTGGAAACTTAGTTTCCAAGGGAGAATTGAACAGGAGGTTGAGGTATGTTATTGACGGCGTAAGTAATGGCCACTAAATAAACACCGTCGTCCCCCCTGGTTACCCAGTCCCCATTAACAGAGAGGGAAGTTAAACCTGAAACCTGTGATGATATTGAAGTTTGAAACTCTGAATTAATTTGCCCAGGGTCCATTACATCTAGAGTATGGTCACCAACCCCATAATCAGCTCTCATCACCCTTTCGAAAAATCTCGTCTCTACTACACTTCTGATCTCTTGAGATTTCAATTCAAAATCAGTACTTGTAGCTAAATTACCATTCTTAATTCTTAAAGGGTAAGCTATGCCCCTTACAGTGGGGTATGTCGGTTGCGGCACACTCATCTATAACACCTTAGAATTTGAAGCTCTAATTGTCTTACCCTCCTTTTTATCTCCTCCGTAGGTAAGTCACTTCCCATGACTTTCTTCATTTCTACCCTAATTAGACCATTCGGCAAAGACCCATACAGTGATGGATCAGTCAGTTGTTCTGAAACTCTTTGATTGTCGCTATCTAGCATATAGAGGCAGAATGCTTCTAATGAAACACCCTGCCCCTTAGCTTCTTGCTCTAGCTTAGAAAAAAGAGAGTCAGGAATCTGTAGCTTTAATTCCTTGTTCATTGACCCTCTTGTAGGTTAACCTAAGCCCCTTGATTGAAGTTCATTGCTCATTTGACCAATGGAAACTCTAATCAATCCAACATCGATTCTTTCCATTGTTGGGACAGGGACATCATAGACTTGGACATTGACGATTCCGTTTTCCAGATCTTCGACCCTGTTGATCCTTTCGTCGCAGATGACTTGGAAAGCATCCGAAGGCTTAGCGCCATAAAGAGCACCTTCGTTGTAAAGTTGACCCATGACGCTGTTGCCAATGGTGACAATCTGGTTGAAGATAACTCCAAAGCCATCAATTACTGAGAAGATTTGATTATCAAATACCCTGCGGAGCGAACCATAAACAACGTTTTGAATGACGCGGGTGTTGACAAATTGGTACTTACGTTGTTCAGGGATAGCAGGGTTAATCCTAGTTCTTCCACCCCAGATGAAAATCGCAGAAGAAGCATAACCAGGAAGAGTCCTAGCAACGTTGCAACCCCTGGGGTTTAACAGGTTCTGTTGAGCAGAGTTGACAGAAAGTTGGGCGCTAATAGCATCGACAAGTTGATACTTAGTGCCAGCTGGAGGGAATTGGAACCCCTCTGAACGATAACGCCTTAGTGCAACTCCGGCCACATACGGGGAGAGAGGAATGTACTGACCCGCTGAATTAAGGATGTGTGGGCCATAGTAGGCAATAAATCCAAAAGCGTTAAAGTAGCGTTGGCTATCCTCTAGCAAGCGTGCTACATTATCGACACCGGCCTCTATGAATACCGCCTCTGGTTCACCTGAATTTCCCACCCCACGTAAAGCATCATCGATAATCTCAGTGGATGTAATGGCATCAAAGTTCCACAAATTGGTTAATGGTGTTTGCTCTTCGGTTAATACAAGTTCGACTTGTGAGCCATGGCACACATGGCCAACCGAAGTAAGATCACCACCAAGGCTATTAGCAGGGACCACAACCCAGTCGTAACTGCCCCCGTTAAGCACTACAGCAATCCGGTCACCCACTTTAACTGCAGTCATACCGTCTGGTGCCACAGAGTTTGTTGGTGCCGAGGTCACTTGGAAGTAGACACCACCCAAATGGCTGATAGAAGACTGAATGTTAATGCCTGTGCTGGAAACGGCTAGTCCGCAAGCTACCGCATAAGGAGAAGCTACATCAAGAAGTCCTGTGCCAGCGGTGGTATTAGCCCCGTAGTCGCCACCGTAGATGGCGTCAATGGCTGGAACTATGAAGGCCTGGGAGGTAAAGTTTTGGTCTGTAGTCGGGGTGCAAATATAGTTTTGAGTTGAACTCTGCGTTGCACCCGGATTAACTAAAGCCAGGGTAGGCAGCCATCCAGCAGATGTGGTTTCACCATAGGGGAAAATCAACTCCTCACCAAGGATCTTGGAACTCCTATTAAGATACATGGACACAGTTGGGTTGCCAGCTCCGGGGGCTGGTGCCACCGATGCGTCAGCAGCCTGGCTTGCGATAATACCGCTGTTTAAACCATATTTCCGAGCCCTAATTAGGGGGATAGTGGTTAGTTCGGCCAAATTAACAGAAGTCAAGTTACCACCCAGTACCCCGGAGTACAAAATGGTGGGCTTTGTGGAAATAGAGCCAGATGGGAAAGTAATGTATGAGCCAGACAAATACCCCGTATAGCTAGATGCTAGCAGGATGGTATCATTATCAATGACCTTGGCAAAGTAAGGATTAATGGAGTTAGCAGTAGTTGCCTTTAGCAAAGTCGTGGTGCCAGCCAAAACAGCTTGCGTGAAGAAGACTTTTTGACCATTGACTAGACCATGCTTATTGATGTCTAGTGACGCATGAGCAGTAGTACTACCGGTCATGGTATAAGAATTGATACCCTCAGAAGGGTCAAACAAAGTCCTTGAGATGAAATTCAGCCTATAATCTCTGGTTGAATCCTGAAGGGTTGCAGGAAGGTGCAATGTATTAACTCCCTTTGTTTCCCCTGTGATATTTTGAACCAGGTTAGAGGTTTGCCCCTGAATTTCAACAGGCCAATTCCAGTCAGGTGTGCCGTAAGTGACGACCGCTGTAGATCCGGTTGGGGTGTTAACTACATAAGCTCCATTTGCTGCAGCTACACCGTTAGCTACAAGGTCAGTGCCCCCAGCAGCCATAACCGCTGTCAACACTGCAGTAGCTTCAGATGCTGTTTCTGTGATGTAGACATATTGAGTGCTGCTATTAGAAGGATAAGCACAGAACAGATTCTCATCATATGGGGGTGCTACGATATAGACAGTAGCTGAAGTCTCACCCATGCCAAACAATCCACCGAAGTCCGCACCAGCGTTGCTGATGGTTACCTCTTGAATCTCTTTCCCAACTGGCCAAACAGCACCATCAACAACGAAAATGCCATTCTGGGCCAAACCAGAAACAGACTCCAATGCAAAGACAGCTGGGTCTAAAATGCCAACCTTCTCACCAGCAGCTACAGTTGCTGTAGATTGCAGTACTGCGACCTTTGGGCTATGGCCAGGGATCATAGATTGGTATGGCAAACGTCTGTAAGTAACGTCATTGCCGATCCATTCGTAAATGGTATTATCAACCAAATACTTCAAGCCCATTACCAAATCTTCGGCGGGCTGATGTGGGATGTAGTTTTTATATTTATTGATATCTGTGACTAAGAACGAGCCTCCGTCTGCCAAAGCCAGCCACTTAAAGTTACCATCTTCGCAATGGGCAGCAGCAGCAGCTCCCACGGCAGTTCTACCTGCAGCATCAAACTGTGCATATGCAGTGGGCGATAGCAGATATCCCTGGTCTTGTTGTCCGTCAAATGCAGTTCTGATGCACTGAACATAGTCTTGAGGGACCCTTTCCAGGCTAGTCTGGGCACAATCAATAGTTCCGACCACATAGCAATCGGTCATTAAGATTTTAGCAGCGCCTACAATGAATTGTTCAGGTACTACTTGGATAGTCCCGTCAAAAGTTGTAGCTGCCAGGACTGCAAATCCGCTTTCTGAATTTGTCTCAGGGCAAAGGGTATTTACTAGGCCCGACTCCCTGACATAGGCGGAACTGCTAATGCTAGGATTAGACTCAATTGCAGCAGCAAATGCGTTGACGATTGCAGATGAAATCTTACGGTTATTTACTTCGTCTCCAACGATATAACTAACGGGGATAGTAACGGGGACACCAAGCCACTCGCCATTGGCAGTATAACCAGTGGAACCGTCTCCAGCCACTAGCTTTTGGCCATTAAGGGTCATTTGGATATACACCTGGTCACCAGCTTCAAGCTGGGAAGGTAGTCCAGTGGAATTGATTTTGGTGCCAGAAGGTAGAAACTCGATTTCAGCAATCTGAGTTGGTGTTCCTACTCTGACGACACGAACGTCCCCAACTTGTTGGGCATTTAGGAAAAGTTCATTTACACAATTATAGCTAAGAAGGGGGATTTTCTCGGTGGGGACCCCTCCTACTAAGGCCCTATAGTCATTCAGAGAAGTGATGACGACAGGGGCATTAAACGGAAAGCGACTTACTGGGACAGTATCCTCAGTTTCTACCAACATGTAAGCGGTGTTAAATGTTGCGATTGGCGCGGCTGTAATATTGCCAGCGACTTCGTTTATGAATGTACCAGGGGCCCCAGGAGTGGTGCCAAAAGAGAAAGTTGCCATTTTATATTTAGTATTCCCCCTTTACCTAACCCTCGTACCGGCGGGGATAACTCCGGTGGTGGTGCCCGTAGGCCAAGGATTGTTTATGGACAATTAATATTTACCCACCATTGAATCGACATCCTTTCCGGCCTGAATGGTGATGCCCCCAGCCAAAGATTAGAGGTTTTATCCTATTGGTTGCCAGTATCGGAATGAACACTAGCGGCTGACCAACCGTTGTTTCTTTCTACATCTCTTAAAGACAATCTGGTGTATCTCGATAGGGACTCAGCGTAAGACTCTTGAGAAGTGAAAGGGAAGAAGTCTCCAACAGAGTTTGTAACGGATGACAGTACAGGGGATTGTTGCGTCAATCCTACAGACATAGCTGGCCCCGAAACACTACCTGGGTTAAGAATTGTCCCTAAAGGGGGATTTTTTACTACGGACCATGTGGGGTTATTCTCCAGAACCTCCCTATATGAGAGGGAGTTTGAGTATAGAGCAAAACCTAGCCTCCCCCAGGTTGAACCAGATTGAAAAACTAGGTTTGCCATCTATCAGGTTCCTCTTTTTGCTTTTGCCATCAGGCGGGCACCAACTTCAGTACCACGAGTTAGGGGGAAGCCATTATCCCTAGAAACTTCCTTAACCTCATTATTAAGTTGACTGGAAGGTACAAATGGGTCTACTTCCGGGGAGTTTAACCTGTTGGAAAGTTTCTCTTGGATAGACGCCTCGATAGACTCCTTAGTAGGTTTATCCTTAATGGCGGTGCTCTCTGCTGTTTTAAGGTCGATGACAGAGGGTTCGTGTGATTCGTATGATTCGGACCCTAAACCATGGGTTTCTGTGGGCTCTGGCGCCATGGCTACGGGGGGCTCAGGGGTTTCTGAATTGGGTGTAATTTCAGCAGCTGGATTTTCTTTCCAGGCTTCATTTACGTCGGGAGTAGTTGGGTTATCGCCAACAAATTTACCGAGGGGATCTTTAGCGCGTTGTCTTGTCATGGTTATTTAAGAATGTGTTTCCAGGCAATGTCAGATAGTTTGTCAAGGGAGCTATCTGGTACTCCCATCCATGGGCGGGCGGGCATTTTTTCAGTCCCAAATTGGTTGAACACCCCCCACGGAGTCGTATCGACTAAGAATCTATTACCCCAAGGTTTAATAGTAGCCGAGTCTTGCATTTCGCCAGTCTGCCTCAAGATTGGGCCAGCTCCAAACCCACTGGAAATTCTTTTCTTTATAGTGTTGGGGCTTAATTTAATCCATGGTCTCCCTTCGGGGTCTACTTGAGACGGCCAGTTAACCTTATTATCATCTAGAAGGGCAGGGGCCCATTCCACTTTGGCCGGACCCCACCACCCTAATTTAAAGGGTTGCATAGAACCCGGTTCCTTTAGGGTGACTTTAATTTTCATTTCTTTTTCGTTAGGCTCTCTTGTTCTTCGGCATATTTTTTATTAACTTCAATCATGGCTCTAATTTTACTCATAGGTTGAGTTTCCAACCAATCGATAGATGAATCCCACCGTTGTTTGCATAAATGGAACGCGACTTCAAGCCAATTTTCCACTGACAGGATATTCTCTTGGAAGATAGTCGTCACTGCCCAGTCAATTAATACTTTGAAAATTTTAGACGGGGTTTCATCGATGGCGTCGGTATTTAAGATCACCCTTAGAAGAAGCGGCAGGAAGCTCTTCTCACCATTTCTGAGGATTTGTGCCTTATAGAAGTCTTTGGGGGTTATCTCCCTAAGGTGAAATGGCCCCCACCCGTCTATAGTTACAAGATATGAAAAGTCATCTTGATCCTCAATTAAGATTTTGGGTCAACTACAACTTCCCCCATTGCCTTGCCGACTAACTCACTGATTTTTTTGATGTCTGAAAGACGGAGATCAGCAATTTCGTCAAAGGAAATTTTATCCTCACCGATTGTTAATCGTTCGGCCAATAGAAAGCTTTGCTTGGCTTGTTTGAATTCACCAAGTTCTTCTTCTAGGTAAATTAAATCCCTGCCGGTCATTTCCCTAATTGTGAGGGTTCGGCCGTCAGACAAAGTTTCACTATAAGTCTCAAGCCCAGTGACTGGTGTAGCCTTTACTGTGGTGGTTTCGTTGGATACGGTTCGCATTTGGTTTTTATTGAGGGATACTCAGTGAGTTTTACCCTACTTGCCACCAGATGCCTTTCCAATTCTGCATCACCTTTCCCAGCAGGAAGTTTGAGATATAGATGGTTAGCTGTCTGCCAGCTTTTTTCAGCCCCATCTAAATCCCCCATATCGACCCTATCGCCAACATCATCGATCCAACTACGGATAACTTCTTTGCGAAACTGTGGGTCTAAGGGTAGCGGAAATGGCATGTTGCTGTTTGGGTTGGGACGTAGTAACTTCCACGGGCTTAGTGCCCAATAGTCAGAGGGCCTTAAGCATTTGGACAACTTGATCTTCGGAATAGTAAAGAGCATTGTAAGCGCAATCAACTGAAGAAGGGATAAATTTATCTTTTTTATCGAAGGGTTGTGGCATATAGAAAGTACCGAGGGATCCGGGATGCGCAATAACGGTGGCAGAAACAGCGCGATTCTTTTTCAGTTTTGGTTGTGTTGACATGGTGTTTTGGTAATTAGTTTGGATTAAACGTGAGTTGAAGGTTAAATGAGACCCTTCCGGATTGAATCATACCGGAAAGTCAACTTATTGACAGCACCCAATTCAAATAGTTGGGTCATTGAGTATTCAACCCCGGGTGGTTCATCACCCCCGGACTGATTGGATGGAGTTACCGTATTCTCTTTTGGGGACTTCCGGAGCCTGTCATCAATAGCAACCGAGGAGAAGAACGCTCGGCTCAATGGTAATTCGGGTATTTCCATCGCATAGTGGAATAAACACCAAGTGAAAAGGTGGGCAATCTGGAATAACACGGCAAACTGCTCTGCGTATTTTTCCGGTGTCATGAAATGCAGTTCATCATGGATGCTAATTATGAATCGGTAGGGGATCTTAAACTCTTCAGCCAGCCATGCCACGGCAGTTAGGGTGATAGACAAGATTTCAGACCCAGACGCTTGAATTGCCCAATTTGTCCTACCTGTTTTAAAATCATTGCCGACTGCAGAGGGCATCATGGCCGTTGATATTTTTGTACCCAGACAAGGTAACCGGGGTGTACCCGGCCCCATGGAAATTCTTTCCATCATATTGAATGCGCCTGAGTCTGACCCACCTTCGTATTTACCGAACCTTAAGACCCCCTTCTTAGACGCAATAGCTTTAAGAGCAAAAGTCTTGACTGCATCCTCATCTTTATTGGGGAAGGTCATCCTGATGGGGTTACTAAGGGCTCTGACGCTCCCGCCGTACAAAGTAGCAAATCCTACAATCTTGGCCAGGTCCCTCGTTATTTTGAGCATAGTGTCCTTTTCCTTATCAATTGGGGACACCCAGTAGCCATCACGGGGATGGCAATCATCGCTGTCTTCAGGTTTTTGCTCATATTTATAGCAGATCCCCAGGGTCTTATCCCAAATTAGACCTTCATACAGCTCGGGAAAGATGGCTCGGGCCAATGCAGTGTGAGGATCAGTGCCATTCTCTTTAGAACCCGAAAGCACATTGTATCCCATGGGCGAACACCCAATGAAACCACCCTCCCATTTATCACTATAGATAGACGCAATCTGCATCTCTTGGCCGTCATAGTCCGCACTAATGATTTTCCACCCCTCAGGGGCCTGAACACGGGTCTTAAGCTCGGTTCCGATGCGCCAGCTCTTGGTAGAGCACATGGTGGCCATAAGGCTCTCTACGACCCTCCGGGTGACGGTTCCGTGGCAGATGATCTCTGGAAGGGTAACGAGGTTAGGTTTCCCTAAGGGGTTGGTGGCCCCCATGACAATACGGCTTTTAACCCGGCTGCGAACTGATGTCCAAAAACTAATGGCATTGGCGATTTCTAGCGCCCTTTTTGCCTCCGGTAAGTCACTACTTAGTCTTCCAACTTCCATGTGAGTAACGAACTCTTTTGAGAATAGTCCGCCTACGTTTTCCCCAGGTTTCTTAGGGTGTGGGATTCTATCCAGGGTGCCTTCCCCCGTAGTAAAACACCAACCTTGTCCATCTTCCCAAACGATAGGGGTGCCTTCCCATTTTAGTTTCAGTAGGAAATGCGATAGTTTGCTTTTAACGCCAATCTCCTTATCAGGGTCCTTCTTATAGGGCCTCATCCAAGTGGGGATCCATGCGTAGACACCCTTAATAGACTTCACTTCCCAATCTAATTGGCGAATCCATGGGTCTTTTGATACCCATTTGCTTGCCTCTTTGACCCCGATTTCCTTTGTTTCGTGGCTGTCTACTATTTCCTTCCATGAATTGAAAGTATCCCATAGCAAAGTCTTACAAAGACCGGTCATTTCCTGGTTATGGCTGTTATAGACTTCCTCAGCCCCTTGCACCCATTCAAACCAGTTGTCCACTAACGGCACCACAGACCCATTCAGATGGTAATGCCCGCAAAGCCCCACCATTGATGGTGTGCTATCAAGGTATTTTGGCCATAGAGCCTGGAATAATTCCGAAGTATAATAAGCGTCCTTAATGGCATAATCGACTGTTTCAGCTAGTACCTTATTGATTTCGGAAAGCGTATCAGCGGTAACAAAAATGTTCCTAATTTCCTTGTCGGAATCTGATAATGGCTTTACATCGCCATCGTCAAAGAAAAATTCCTTTGCCCGTTGAACATGAAAGTTGTATGTTTTAACTAGGGAGTTTGTGCTCCCCCTGTCAAGCCATTCTGGGGAGTACTTGAGTTTCCGCTTCTCCTCATCATCAAGCAGATCAAAGTCCTTTTCAGCCAGGGCATAAAGCCACCTTTGGCCTGATGCTAATCCTGATACGCCAACGTGGGCTGATAGGGTGTCAAAGTAGAAATTTTCCGGTTTGGTAAAATCTAGTGAATAACCCTCTTGGGCCCTCACACGGTCATAGGATATATTATGGCCAATAACAAGCCTATCAGTTCCAATTGGAATAAGTTTAAATTGATCCCAATCATTTTGGGGAATATCAAGGTTAACAAGCTCGGCGGCTAACCAAATATAGGCGGCCCTATCACTTAGAGCAGTTCCAATAATAGGAAAGGCCCCACCTTTAACGAAAGTTTCCGTGTCAAATGTAAATACTTTTTCTTCGGGGTAGGGTACTTCCCTAGTTTGCCACTGTTTGTCAGGGCCATCGCCGATAAGCTCATACCGCGTCCACCCCGATTGGAATACTAAATCGGTGATTGACGGAATCTTTGGTAGGGTGCATTTGGCAAATTTATTGCCTAGTTCCTTGTAGCGTCCAACTTGATTTTCTGCAATCTTTTCAAAGTGGTCGCGGATATTGTTGGCCTTTAGGCTAGGCAGGGGGACTGGCCCATCATAGATGCTTTCGGGATAATCAACTGGGGTCTCAATCCCAAATTTCCTCAAAAGGGAAACGGCCTGATCCTTTTGCTTGCTATTCATTTCGGGCCTGTAATCAGATCCAAAAATCTTTAGGTGCAAGTCATCGGACAAGACCGGGTAGCCAAGGGCAGTAGTTTTCATCGGCGTTAGGTTGATATGACTGTGGGTTATTTGACTGTGGGCTATGCGGCTATTTGACTATTCAGCCATTAGGACACTGAGTCCAAAGGTGGTGGCACTAGGCTGTCGGCAACTGGGGAAAGGATTGCGCTGAAACCATCGCCAAATATACGTTTTGAAGGCTGCGCCCATCGTGGTTGGTTTTCTGACCAGCTATGGACATAGTAGCTGAATGTGACGGGTCTACCGAGAGTGTCGCTCGGGGCATTGCCTGATGTGCCCAAGAAGTAACCGGAGTAAAGGTTGCTCCACCCCATGTAAGGCTTGGCTATGATGTTGCCGTATTCACTTACTGACTCCTCCCCAATAATGTCAGCTACGGCTTTCGCCATTACTACTGTAAGTGGTACCATTCTTCCTCTCTTTCAATTTCTTCAATTTTACCCCTTACCCAAGTTGATTCCGTATCATCATCTAGGTCACCATCTAGTTGGAAATTAATTGATTGATTTAGTTTTTGAAAACTTACTTCAAAATCCTGAAGACCTGAACTTATGTAAACATCTTTTCTATTTCTCTTGTAGATGTCAAATACGTCATCAATTTTTGAAAATTCATGGGGGCGGCATTCCGGGTGCTGCTGCCACTTTCTCATTTCGAAGAATGAAAATGGCTCATCGATTTCCCATGATTTATCTTTACCTTCGAAAAGTCTAATAAGGGCGTCCCTCTTCCACCAATTGCTTACTCTGTCAATATAATACTCCCATGCAGTTTCGTCAGTCAAGTAAGTATCACAATCTTTACGGATTGACTCAAGTTCTTTTTTACCGTCGTTTATGACATCCATGGTAGCTTCAGGGAGCACACCAAATAGGTACTCAGGGCGGCACTCATTGATGCGTTCATACACACTGGGAAACAAAACCGAGTAGCACATTAGCTTATAGTCGTCAGAATCTCCACAAATTAAATCTAAGATAGTTTCAAAGATTGATATTGACGTTGCGATTTGCTTTTCCAGGTCTGGCTCGTGCTCTTCTTCCCGGTCTGGCAGTCCTCTTTCACTTCTAAGATCACGAATTTCACTCATCAACCCCTCAATATCAAGCTTTAGCTTCTTGTTTTCCCTACCCATTTCTCTTTCTAGCCGTGCCTTGTAAGCCTCCACTTCGTAGAATAGGTTTGTAACTTTTTCTTTTAGATAATCAAGAGATAATGCCGTCTTATTATCTAGTTGGGTGCGAGCATTAAAGTCTTTTTCAACACTGCGGATACTGGAGAGAACGCTGGTTTTTAATTTGAGAATCGAATCGTTCACGTTAAATTGGTTTGATGGTTGCTTTTAGTTTGTTTTCTGGTTCTCCGGGTTCAGTTGTATCTGATGGCCGGATTATGAAGCTGAATTTCTTTTCAGGGTCTGATAGCAGATGAAAATCACCCATAAAATGTTTGCCTTCAGAAGATAACAAAAATGAATTACCCGGTGTCGGCGGAGAACACAAGGCAATGTCACCTTCTAAATCGGGGTCAGCCTCTTCGATGGCTATTACTAATTCCCTGTAAATGGCGGAGGTCTTGGCTAGATCCTCATCAGTGGTTATTTCAGCCCTGACTTCATCCTGTACGGCCTCTAAGCGAGATTCTAGGCCAGTGTCAAGCTGGATGGTGAAGATAGCTCCGTCATTTTCCGACTCAAACATGACTTCTTCAGGTTCAAATTCACAGTCTTCGGGCTCTTGATCTGTGAAATCAAACTCCAGAAGCGAGTAGAAAGCTTCTTTAAGTGTGTCACCGTCTGGGCCACCTAGGTAGTTGGCTATGGCATAGAAGATTTTGGGGTTTGCTAACAATCTGGAGACAGGGTATACAATTGACATAGTTCGGTCCATCTACTCTTAGTATAGCAGGGAGGCCCCGTAAGTAAACCCCCCTTGTGTTTTACCCTGATTTTTAGGGGGAAAGTGTTGCATTTAGATTTTTTCAAGAGATTGAAGGGAGTTTAATTTCAGTTAAGTTCGCAATTTTAGCCCCTTTCGCACCAGGTTTCCCTAGCTTTATGGAAAGGTCAATTTTTGCTGGTTTTTTCTTTGTCGATACCCACTCGATGGTAAATGGTTTCTCCCCAAAATACATAAAGACGGCCCCTTCCGGCAACCATTGTTTGCCTGTACTTGTGGTTCTACACAGGGTTTCACCATCCATGGCCATAGCCCTTAGTTGACCATCAACCATGAATACAGCCAGGTATTTGCGTCCCGAGACGTATGCTTCCGGTTTTGCAAGCACCACAGGTGAATACCCTGTGGAAATTACACCCTTATAGGAAGCAGGCACCTTCTTTAGCATTCCGTCCTCGCACACTAGGATTAGCTTGTCGGTAGACCCCATGGCCAGGCAACCCTTGGGACCCTTAGATTGCTCGACGGTACCTTTCTTCATGTCGATTTTCAGGAAGCGCGGTTTTGCTATCAGGGTAGTGGCTGAGGTGGCAGATTCCCCATTGTCTACTCTAGGGCGAGTTACCGTAGAAACCGGAACATCAATTAAAGGGCTCCTGCGGGGAACCCCATATTGCTTGTTAATCCTAGCGAGTTCCTCCAACATGTATGTCTTTCGAGCACTGACATTATCGGCTTCGTCCCCCACCAAAGACCCGAGCCTTTCAATGTCAGCCAGTAGTTCATTCTTTTCGCATACCATCGAATCAAAGTCTAGGCCTGTTAATTGCCGCAACCTCATTTCTAAAATGGCATCAGCTTGTTGTTCGGTGAATTTAAGCGGCGGTGACATTAGGGATTGCTTGGCTTCAGATTTGTCATTTGCGGCACGAATGCGTTTAATGACTAGGTCCATCCGGTCAATCGCCTTTAGGAGGCCATCAACGATGTGTAATCTTTTGTTTTTTGCCTCCAGTTCATGTTCAAATTTAACATCAAGCCGACCCAACCTCCATTGGACCCATCGTTGGATAATTTGGACCGGTGATAACTCAACGGGCTTAAACCCATCGATAACCAAGGTTTTAGCCGAGTATTTGCAATCAAGGTCCGTATATGTGTATAGCAACTGCTTTACCAAATTAATATCAGCACCAGGTTTGAGGACCACCACCAGCCTATCCCCACTAATATCACTTTCATCTGTGATCTCGGCTATCCCCTCAATACGTCCTTTTTCTAACTCACTCTTGATCTGCTCACCAAGTTTCTCTGGATTGGTGCCAGGTGGCAAACAAGTGAAAGTCAAGGTGGATCGATCCCTTGATTTTCCGCCCCTTTTCTGAATACCGGACTCAACACGGGCCATACAGCGTATGCCCCCGATTCCAGTACGGGTATAAGCATCTAGTTGCTCGTCTTGGACGATTTGGGTGCCAGTTGGGAAATCGGGAATTAGAGATAGGCTGGCTTTTTTTATATTATCAAGGTGGGCCTTTTCGGTAGGGGCATCCTTGCAAATTAACTTAATGGCTTCTACGATAGAACGTAAGCTGTGGGGAGCCAAACGGGTAGCAAAACCCACGGCAATTCCTGAGTCACCGTTTAGCAAAACGGTTGGCAAAGAAGTATTAAACCTGATGGCCTCCCGCTTACTGCCATCATAGTTTGATTTAGTTTCCCACACTTCCCGGTCTTGTAAAAGAAGTTCCACTGCGGAAATTCGTAGTCTATTTTCTAGGTACCTTTCTGCTGAGGGGGAGTCAACTGTGCTTCCAATATTTCCATGACAATCAATCCAAGGGACATTATTGTTCCAGGGGGTAGCCATGTTAATCAGGGCCCCGTATGCAGAGCCATGGGGATGGTAATAGGCACTAGTTAGGCCCGTAGTTCGGGCACACTTTACATACGGTTTATTCGGAAGCAATCCCTCTTCAATCATCGTCTGAAGGATGCGTCTTTGAACTGCCTTTAACCCATCGTAAATGTCCGGTATCGATCTCCCGATAAGCACGGCCATACTGTAGCTCAAATAGTCTTCCTTGAGCTGATCGACGAGATTGACTTCTGTGATTTTTGGCCTAGTTTTAGTCATTAGTAATTTCTTCCCTTAGCGAGGGATCAATGCCCCTAGCAGTTTGATATAGAGTGAGGGGACCAGGTGTTGATATTTTCCCAGTCACTAAGCAGCGTACACGCCTAGAATTAATTTTTTTAGCCATTTCAGAAAAATGCAGGGGATTCTTGGCCAATGTCACACGCGCTGATCGCCTAGCATGATTGCTAAAAAACTCAGGGTCTTTGCTTAGTTTAGTTTGATTAGCTTTTTCACATGCTTGTTTCCTCTTTTCTGGAGTCATGGCCTTTTTCATCGCCAAATACCTACTTTCTTTTTCTTCAGGGGATAACTTGGCCATCGCCGCTCGACCCCCTGCTTGTTTCTGCTCCTGGGTTTGACTAAGTGCCCCCTTTCTAGAAAACTCTGCTTTTTCTTCAGGGGATAACTTGGCCATCGCCGCTCGACCCCCTGCTTGTTTATGCTCCCGGGTTTCTTCTCTGGGGAGACCGTTCCATCTAATTATTGCGGGAATGGCTTTTACCTTCATCCACTTTCGCCAAAGAGATAAAATCTCCCCCTCAAGGTAAGATTTCTCCCAACCCCAAATACAAGGGTGGTTACACTCCTCTGACTGCAAAACACCTTGAATAGCGTGGTGCTCTTTGAGCAGAAGAACGGTATTACTTCCCCCTAGGCATTTTGGGACGGGGTAATGACATGACTCCCAATCCCCATGGCAAGAATTACCAGGTTCCAGCCGATTGTCAAAATAGTAGTCTTCGCACCACCTTACAAATTGCTCCTGAGTCGGCATCATTTTAGCATTAGTCAAGGTAAAAATCCAGATAGTCAAGGATTGTTTCCTTGGCTTCCGATGCTTTTACCCGAACAGGAGTAAAACTTTTGCCGTACTCAGTTGAAAACGAATTAAGATACTCCTCAAGGTGCCCATCCAAACGTAAAGCGTCTTCTTCAGATTCATATCTGCCTTGGGGATCATATGTGAAATCTCTACTTAATAGGAAATTCAAATGCACCACACCGTCATTAGTAGAGTGGTTTACAAACCCCTTGGCCGCCTCATCGACGTAACTGGATATCACACCGTGGTAATAGGTGGCATAAAACCCGGCAAGCAATACCGGGGAGTCAGTGACGATGTACCTCACGGTGCCATACAGGAAGGACTCATAATGGGATTGTTTACCTAGTAGGTACAATTGGTCGTACTTCCCGATTTTCCTCTTTGTGTAAGCCCAGTGTTTGACATATTCGCGGACAAGTTCTGCGCTTTCGCCTTGTTTCTTGAGTTCACTGTAGATGCCGGGCGCAGCAGTGGATTTACCAGTTCCGGGTCCACCAAATAGATTAATTACGGTAGTTTGCATTTTGAGTTAGAATGTCAATCAGGGGTATTGTATTAGCCGGAAGTCAAAAGTCAATGGGGGTCGGAGGTTATGAATGCTTCAGGTAAACATCCTGCAGGCAATCGGGACATTTCCAGCTTACTATTTTATTATCTTCCAGGCATCCAAGTAAGCGCGAATGGAAAGCTCCCGGTTCGCACGTATCAGGTAAAAGCATTTCGCTTGCTATGAGATTTGTGCAACAATGGGGGCATTGCTTGCAGTGTAGAATGGTGGGATATGGCATTAGGGTTATTAGTGTAGAATAGTGGGGACTAGTATGGGGCTAGTATGGGCTATTTAGACCAACCCCTCAGCATCAAACATCGATGTCAACGTATTCTAATTCACCTAGGCTAATAATCTCGACGCCGTTGTAAATTTTACGCGAAGATAGATGCCAATGGCCATGGATCCAAAGGTCCGGCTTATGGATTTCAAGCATATTATCGAAGCAACTGCGAGTTACCGAAGGAATATCATACTTGTGTATTCCTTTTTCATGGCAAATACGGATTATGACCGAATCCGGGCACTCATGGGTGACGACGATTTTCGGTTTTATCAACTCATAAGCATCCATTATATTGGACAATTCACCATAGGACAATTCCTCATCGTGCCACCAATCGTAGTTTTCGGTCCGCCGGTCCCTGTCAATGGAAAAAGCCCCGCCAACACAAAAGATATCGTCGCGGCCAAAGGCAGACCCACCGTCTTTGATCCAGAAGGGGTGTCTCTTGCAAGCTCCGGGACTATCGTGGTTTCCACGAATGAAGAAGTGCTCCCCCTTGGCCATGTGGTCGTAGGGCGGGTTGCTGTAGGGTTTGTTGGTACGGGGGTTGATGAATCCGACTCCAAAATCCCCAACTTGCAAGGAACGGTCGCACCCTTTAATGATGTCCTGAAATTTACTCCATTTCGCGTGGACATCTCCAATGAATCTAATTTGCATTTTGTTTTTTGGCGACTTTGTTTAATTGCCTCACGATAGACTCAGCTTGTGCGGGGCTGTCTACTTCAAGGAGAACAATGGAGATACCCGCAAATAGGGACATGGCAATCTTCGGTCCATGGGCTATGTAGGTTGCTGTGTCAACTTTTAGGGTATTCCGTAGAATGAAGCTAATTAGGGGGATTTGTGGAATTACCATTTTCTCCATCACAAAATATTCAAATCGGGATACAAACTCAAAAGCTCCTCCTTCGAAAGAACATCATACTCATCTTCCGGTTGCCAGATAATCTCAAGGGCGACTAGGTCATCAGGTGTAATAGATCCTAGGGCCACCAGATTTGACTTTAGGCACTCATGTGAGTCAGATGGCCTTAGGTTAAGATCCCCGTTCGTAACTACCATGACATTCACAAGGATGTATTCGTTGTCTTGGGTTTTTTCGTGAGCCTTTTCCTTACTCTTTGAGAGACGACCGTCAACGTTCGTCAAAGTTTCTTCCGACGCTCGGGAACGCTCTTCCATGGAGAACTGGTTAAAGAGATCTTCCGCATTGTCAATGGACTCCCTGTTCTTATCACTCCAAGCGTAGATTACCTTATCAGGGTGCCGGAGAAGGGCAAGGGTCGTTTCTTGCAGGATCTTGGCAAGACCGTACGAACTGTCGGTATCTCCTTGTTCGGCCATCCGAATTAGGTCAGATTGAATATCTTTGGCTGAAGCGAGAAGGGCTACCCGTTGACGCACTACTGTGAGTTTCTTGAATTTTTCTTTTTGGGTGCTTAACCACGGGCTTACAAAATCTTCCCAACCCCCAAGCAAGAGAATGACCGCAATAATTACCACACCCATTGAAGCAAGCAGAGTCAAAAGAACCACAGGATTGACAGGTTGTTGGCTAACTGTGGTCACCCGCGAAGGCAAGGAGTATGGGGTAACCGGTGCAACATTTGGGGTCAAGTCAGGCATGACGATGATGTTAGTGCTTGAATGACTTGGGGGGTTGTAAGAAGGTCTAGGGGCAGGCAAGGGAGTGTATGTTCTCGGTGCTGAGTAACTATGGCTGGGACTACGACGGCTGTAGCTCGGGGTGCTAGGACGACTATAGCTCGGCCTACTATAGCTCGGGGAGCTTGAGCGGCTGCGAAAGCTACTACCGCCGATACGACCGGCAGATGCAGCAAAAGCGGGTGATGCTGTTAGTAGCATCGCAACCGTGAGCGTCAGAATTACTGTCTTGAGTGATTTGGTATTCATGGGTTTAGTAAAAATTTTCATCTCCGATTAAATTAGCGAGTTCCTGTATAGTCATTTTACGGATGTCTTCGTACATGATCGTATCGGCTTCGGCTCTCTCTACTCCCATTTTATAGCCGAAGTCGTAACCCTCCTGGTACCCTAATCGATGTTTCGGGCCATCTTCCTTATTATGTTTTCTAATAGTACGGAGAGTATCAATGAGGTATTCCACCGTAACTGGGCCAGCTCCATTTTCAGCATAGATTTCTTTATTGAAATCCTCAAGCAGTTGTTCGTCGTGTGTCATTGAATTCCTTCTGTAGATTTTAAGTTCATAAGCCAATGATAGCAGCTCTGCAACGCAGAAACAAGGGTGGAAGCCGAAGGCTTCCGTTCGGTTAACCGTCCTTGGGTTTAATCAATCACAGCCTTAATCACTACCACAATCAAAGCCGCCAAAGTCGTGGCCACCGCAATCATGGCCCCCGTAGTCGTGGCTGCTTCCATAGTCATGGCTGCTATGGCTGTGGCCGGAGTCATGACAACTATGGTCGTGGTTAGAGCCGATATCAGAATGACTAAGGGGGTTAGAGTTAAGATCGTAACCTGCGGCTAATGCTGAGTCCAGGTCATATAGGAAGGTGTAGCTATCTTCGTCCCCCGTGTTGGGAATATTTATACGATTGTTTCTCGGTGTTTGTGACTTTTTGGCGGTCTTGGTTCCCCGATTGTTTTCATGGTGCTTATTGACCAGAATAGCAGTAGCTTCACCATAAGAGTTTTTAATGCGACTAAGGAGTATGGGATCTATAGGACCTTTGAAACCTTGATACAGGGCTGAGGGTTCAGGTTTCTCGGCAGTATCCTCTTTGCGTTTGACTTTGGGGGCTTTTTGAGTTAAGCTCATGCTTGCGGTTAATGCCGTAGTGATTAGGAGAATGGCTATGACTGGTAAAAGAAAGGTCATTTGTGGGTTGGTTGTAGAGGGTGATGTGGGCCGGGTATCGCCTGCGGCGCCCGTCCCTGGTCGGGGGCTACGCCCCCTCCCGAAATTTTAGGGGGCTGTCATTAGATGGCCACCCATGCCAACAACCGATCAACAACATCTTGCAGTTCTTAACCATTGGTTAACCCCTTGGCGTCGTCATACAAAGCAATGCCCCACCTTAGCGCCCAGCAGCACCGTAGGAATGAGAAGGTATACTCCGCGCAGTCGTATTCATAAAAGTCCTGGAATGGGTATGATCTGCTGGTAACTCCGCATCGCGGAGTGTGACTACCTTCCACGGCAAACATATAGGCAGCCTGTTGAGCGGCATACTCACTATCATCAGCATGACATAAAATTTCCTCTTCGACCCGTTCCCAGGTATCTGCTATTAGTTTTTCTTTTATGGATTCCTCCAAGCTATCGTTATGCCACCGTTGGTACTCGGCCCAGTTGTCAAAATCGGTTTTGATATTTTCCTTAAAGATTCTGGGACTAAATTTAGAAACGCCCGTCCGCTTATCGACAGATTGGATCTTTTCTGCCCAGTAGCTGTAGCTGATTTGGTATCTATCGTGGCTACCACGAAAGAACTCAAACATATCTGTCAAGCGACTAAACACATACGTGCCCATATCCCCGGTGTAACACAGGCTGCCTGGCCATGTGATGATGTCGAAATACTGGTTGTTAGTGTCAGGGCACTTAAAGCGTAGGTGGCGATGAATGCCTTCGTCTTTGATTATGATTAGTTGATGGTTGGCAACTTGCTTCTTAAATAGCTCAAGTTCCACCTTGTGGTCTTCAGGTAGTTGGGGCATTTTGATGGGGGGTATTGTTGGCTGAGGAGTTGCCAATGGTGTAGCGTGGTGTAGGATGGTATGGCAATTTACGGGTACTAATCAGGAACCACCAGATCCCAACTCTCAGGATAAAACCGTGGCTCGTGCCAATCTTTGATTATTCCATCGGGGCCAATGTTCAGAATGATGTAATCCCCATATCCCTCATCCCCATGGCAAAGATAGGGGTCGGGGACGTAATAGTCCCTACACTTAAATAATCTGCGGGATGCACTACGCAACCAACACTCCCCTTCGTCGCAAACTTTGTAATACACCCGTGCAGTCATCCCTTCAGGCCAATCCATGACTTTACCATCGCTGAGCCGGATCGTAGGGACCCATAAGTCTCCATTACGGAAAGGCATCAAAGTACCATCAATGTCCCTGTCGCCATTAACATGGGCATCTTCCCAATACCTGACTTTGGCGGAAACTTCCAGGAATTCGGGCTTTTCGGGTACTTGTTGCTCGGGCACCAGCTGTTCCCTTTTTGTAATCCCCGCAACTAAAACGTGGGGCCAGATCCTCTCGGGGTTATTATCAATGGCAATGTCCCCATGGTAGGGCAACCGCATCGTTTCCATCTGTGGTTCACCTAGGGGGATCACCTCAATGGTGTAACCTTCGCCGTCGTTTGTAAATGAGTTGAATTTTGTTGCTTCTCCGGAATATAATGCTTCGGCCAAACAGTCGAGTAATGCAGTCAGAGACTGGCGGTCACCGACGATATAAGCAGAATCATGCCAAGCGTCTTGGCCGTAAATGTGTAGGGTGTCCATGCTTGTGGGGTGTTTATGGTGGGATTAGCTGATTAGAATTGACATTATTCCGGTTGCAGTTACCGAAAGTATTATAGGGAAAGATCTAGCCAAAGTCAATGGCTTGACCGGCAGTCATCTAGTTGAATGTCAGGGTCAAGTTCTGTTGCGATATCCATGAGTTTACTTCGTGTGGTATGACGCTGGAGACTTTGTGCTATTTCTGTCAGATTAAATTCACCGGTAGCGTCATCATAAAAATCATTCGGCCTGGAATGCTCCCATAGGATTTCCTGTTCTGTCAAAACTCGGACAATAAACGCAGCATCCTCACGGCATTCTTCACACGGCTTCACGCAAGGACCTGCAGAAGCAGGGTACCGACGTTGACATAGTGCAATTACCAGGTCTTGGGCAGTAGGGGATAGGTCAGCCATTGGAACCCTCCAACTCGGTGGCTAGGGCAAGGAGTTTGCTCCTAATCTCAAGCGCCTTCCCTAGCACAGGGCTTTCATTACGCTCGTAATACTCTAACATCACAGCAGGGGGCACCACTTGTTCCGCAGCGGCGCGGATAGCGACGGAAGCGTGATAAGCCATGCGTTGGGCCTCGTTTGGAATGTCGGCGGGGTCAAGTCCGTATTCACTTATGGTAAGTGCTGCCAGCACTGCCTGCGCGGCAGGAGATAAGTCAGCCATTGGAACCCTCCAACTCGGCGGCAATGGCAAGGAGTTCGCGTCGAGTTTCGTACCTGGCCGACCACTTTGAGGCACCTATATCACTAGGTAAGCAGTCGTTTGCAACCGAAATGAATAGGTCAATTTCAGGCACCACCTGATCTGCCAGGGCGCGGATAGCGGCGGCAATTTGAACGTTCCTCGCGGGGGAGACTGGCGCATTCCAAAACTCGTGCAAAACCGCCTGCGCGGCAGGGGAGGGGTTGTCCGTTGGTTTAGGGGTTGATTCGTTCATTTTCCTTAAAGGTTTAACAAATAGCTCGTGAAGCATAACATCATCATTAATCACTTGGCCTGGTTCGACCCAGTATTCACCGTTTAAAGACGTAGACTCTTTGCCTTCTGGATGCGGGTCCATCACCAAGTTGATACCACAAGGGAATCCACCAGAGCAGCCATCGAAGATGTTTAGCATGGAAAATACGACACCATCGCATCTTTCTCTTGGAGTTTTGTCTTCTAGCTGGGACCAATAAAATGCGATCGACTGGCAATGGGCGAGAAACATCTCTCGCATTTCTTCTTTTGTGTAGGTGCCAGTCATTTGGAATCGTGCATACTACTTTCAATCAGATCGGCAATTTCATCTTTGGAAAGATGCGGAGGGCTTAAACGGATCATTTCAACCGCAAGGGCCATTCCTTCGTCCATAGCATATGCCACTTGCTGTTCGATTAATACGGTCACAAGTTGTGTTTGCTCTAGGGTGAGTTCAGGTACGGATGCCCAATCTATGTCTGGGTCCATGCTTCCTAATAATTGGAACAATTGTGAGGCTCTTTCTGTGTCAGTCATTGCAGGGTTTGTGGGGATAATGTGGATTATAACTACCCTAGGGGCATATCGTCTGGACCGAATTCGGATAGCGGGCCTTCAGAACCCAGATCCACCAGTAATTCATCATCCTCTGCTTCCATTTCCTCAGTATAAATCACAGGGTTTCTATCGAAAGTTTCCAGGGCTTTTAGCAGTTCCAAGAGTTGCTCTTTCGTGAAGCTTCCGTCTAATGCGAGTGAGTCTGGCCCGTCTGGACAAAACCAGTTATACGAATGATCCGGGCGATCAGCAATTTCATCAAATTTTGTCATTTTGCATAGGGTTCGAATTGAGTAGGGTCTACAGAGTAGGAGATGCTATAGGGCCTAGGGTCCAAACTTTGGCCATCCCTAGCAAGGGCCAGCTCTAAAAGTTGGCCCCTAGTGAAACAACCATTTAAAATAATAGTTTCACCATTGTTATCTGAGTGAATGTAATTAGCGTTATGCTCAGGGCGAGTTGAAATTTTGTCGAGTTCGGTCACTCTTCCTACCTGTAAAAGTAAAGTTGGGGTTTCGTGGCTTCTTCATACCGAGAGTATCCAATAAATTGACCCGAATAGGCATCAACCCATGGTAAGATCCACTTAAAGAAGGCTTCGATTTCCTGATAATAATTCTTAATGTCACCCTTTCCTAGAAGAGACCATTGCTTTGAAATTTCGTCGTAGTCTAAAAATTTACAGTGCGTTCTCGGAGTGTAGTAGCTGCAATCAGAAAAGAGGCTGTGCCAACGATCCGGAAAGCCTTTAGAGCATCGTCCGCATCGCCCTCTTCCAGTTTCCCGCACATTGCCTTGAGCACATTAAGGACCTCGTCAGGGGTTTCCTGCTTGAGGTCCACATTCACATAAATTTCTGTGTACATTCCCATTTGCTTACTCCTCGTTGTTTATTTCGTTGTTGGTCAACTGTTTAGATTGCTTCCGGTCGTAGCGTTTGCCGGTCCAGTGAGGACAGGAGTGGCCCCAATCTGGCTTGGTTCGTCCATCCAGAAACTCGCATAGCCCTGAGGGTAGCTGTCGCCACTTCACCCCGTTCACTTTGACAGGTTTGACAGGGGGGAATCTTTTCCACTTGATGTAGTAGACACAGGATCCGCAACTTTTGCTCATTGCCTTAGGGGGTTTAGATGGGAGGGGTGTTGGGTCGGTGGTTCCAACTTCGGATATGACACGGGCGATTATCGGAGCGGCTCGCTCTCGCCAGGTTAGGTATTTCATTGTTGGATGAATTTAAAAATTTCTTTCTTGGAAAGCCTAATGATTTGGTTGTTTAGGATTTCTATTGAAGGGATGATCGTGGTGTCATCCGCTACTTTAATTCCGGACAAAAAGACAGACCCGGCTCTGATTTTACGTCTGGCATCGCTTGTGCTTTTTACCAGGTTGAGTGCTTTCAGCAGGTTGGCTAGTGGTATAGGGAATGTAATGCTGTTGAGAAGGGCGGTTGGCACGTTGCTGTCCGTAGGATCTGCCAGGCCAGAAAATACGATGGACTCAGCGTTTTGCTTGGCGTCCAAGGCTTTGTCCATTCCGTGAAAGGTCGCCGTAACTTCGATTGCCATTTGCCGTTGCTTTTCACGGGGGTTGGTAGGGAAATCCTCTGGGTCGCAATCAGTAAGCAAAGTGATGAACTCATTGACAGCACTATCGGGAATTTTCTCCAGTTTGGAAAACATGTGGAGAGGGTGCTCGTTGATTCCGATGGTGTTCCCAAGGCTCTTTGACATCTTTTGGTGGCCGTCGGTACCCACAAGAATGGGCATTAACATGCCGATTTGTTGCTCTTCCGAGCCAAGTCCCCTTTGGATAGTTCGCCCGATACTGATGTTGAACTTTTGGTCGATGCCACCTAGTTCTACATTAGATTGGACAACAAAGCTGTCGAAACCTTGCAGCAACGGGTACATAAACTCGTGTAGGCTGATTGGTGTTTCGTTTTTTAGACGGTTGGAGAAATCTTGCTTAGCCAGTAGCTGCTGCACAGTCATTAGAGACTGGAGCTTGATGATGTCGTTGAGTTGTAGGGGTGCTAAGTGGGCGGAATTAAATATGATTTCGCATTTTTCTATGTCAAGGAATTTTCCCATAGTATCCAGAAAGGACTGCCCATTAGCTCTCACCACTTCAAGGTCAAGTTGCGGGCGAGTTGTGTTTTTACCGGTTGGATCCCCAATCCTAGCAGTGAAATCTCCAATAATTACAACCGGAGTATGGCCATCTTGCTGGAAGGCACGGAGCTTTCTCAGAAGCACAGAATGCCCCAGGTGCAAAAAATCTGAAGTCGGATCGAATCCAAGCTTGATGCGTTTTGGTTGTGATAGGAATTGGTTTAGCTCGGTGGCAGGTAGTACATCAACGATGCTGCTTTGAATGGGTCTCATCATGTACCTATTATAGGTTTACTCAGGCGGCAAGTAAAGGGCGGATAACCGAAGGCCGATGGGAGGGAATCTAAGGGGATTCTGGGTCAACAATGGCCCAATGCGGCAACCAGTGAGTGTATTTATAGATTCCGTCTGAAAGATTGTAATTCTTAATGTCGGTGTCATGCTGTAATTTCTCCCAAAGTCCTTCGACGCCTGTACCATCAGTTCTCCACCACCAACATAGCCCATCTTCATCTGCATCAGTAAAGTCTGGAAGGCGGTCAAGTACAGATACCGGGTCTACTCGAACGTCCGCCATGATAGCTGCCTTGATTGTCTCAATGTCCTGGCACTGTTCGCGGATGTCATTTGCACCGGATGTGATTGCGTGCAGGGCAGTCAAGGCTTGTTGGCGTGTTGGTGACGGTGTCTCCTTTTCTTGTAGGGAATTCAAAGTTTCACGGGTCTCTCCCCGGATATTTCGTATTCTCCCCATACTGGCTTCAATTCTAAGGTCAGCTTCTCTGAGTTTCTTTTCTAGCTCGGGCAACTCTGAGGCGTCTGGATCCAAAATAGTTGTTGGGTGCAAGGAGCGTAGTTTTTTGATGATTTGTAATTGTCGGCAATATAATCCGTACACCGTAACCATGGTAACCAGTATGCCAATCGTTAGAAAGACATCATAGGTAGTCATTGCAATTCCGGTGAGTTTAAGTTGGCAGTTAAAGCCTTGCGAATCGTATCTGTGATTTCTGGCAAGTACCTGCCGTCTTTTTCGATAGTGCTTAGCATCTCTAAAGCTATACTATTCAGGGTTTGTGGTTCTGGTCGTCGCGCTTTCCGTAGGTCGTTGGTGTCCCACGAGCCCCTCATCACACCGTTGTTCATGAAATCTATCCAATCACAACAGGCTTCCAACTCCCACTCTGCTGATCTAACGGCGACATGTTGAATGATGTTATCTAGTTCGAATATGAAGGGGCTATCGAAAAATATTGCGGTGCCAAGCGGAGAAATTTCCCTAATCCAATACTCTATAAGCTGATTAGATGGGGTTTGGGTTGATGGAGATAGGTTGTCACTAGTCATTGTGCTCATCGTAAAAGTGCCAGGATGTAATTAAACAGGAATCCAAAAAATGAGGCGTACCCTAATCAGGGATGATTGGTAAGGTTCCGTAGATAGCGCTTTAATGTCATGGGTGGTTTTCTAATTCGGTGGCAATTGCAAGGATCGATTCTCGGATTGGATTTCTCTTCTCGTACCAGCAACCTTGGATTTCTTCGATCTCAAAAGGAACTACTTCGTCAGCAACGACCCTGAGAAACGCAGCGAGGGCATTGCCGTAGTCATCAAAGACGCCAACCTTTTCAGCTACATCATTAAAGGCGTCCCATGCGGCTTGGGTTGTTGGTGAGAGGTTGGGCATTGGTTTAGGGTCGGTAGGCACGGGTTCCAAGTATCGTTTCCATCCTTGTTCATAAGTGTCACGGGCATCCGCTTCAGCAATTTTGCGCGAGGGGTATGGCCCCATGTAGTGGTCCATGTAGTCTCGCCAGAACCATTCGTAGTTGTCGTATTGATAGATTTCGATCCGACTTAATGTTCTACCCCCGGGAAAGGGGTTTACCAGTTCTAAGTAATAGTTGCCGTTGTGGATGTCGCGTTGTGACTGAGTCATTTATTCCCCGGGGGTTGTGTCTTCAATTGGGAGATAAGAGCAAATAGCCTTTGATCCCTTTCTTTTCATGTCAACAAGTCTCATTCCCTCAATCTGCAACCCTACCAGAGCGGCGGCGGCACCTTTGTATGGGTCAATGTCAAATGTTAGCTTCGTGGGTTTGGTCATGGTTTAGGGTGGTTAAGCAACCAAGTATAGCACTCCCTCTTTGCGAAAGAAAGGACGGCTAACCGACCCTTATCAAGCTACGGATAGCGTCTGCATTTTCCAGGAACCACTCCACTGCTTCCCAGTTATTTGCATACCAGTCATCTAGGGGCTCTAAGTAACCACCCCCAAAAGTCCACTCATCATAGGGGCGGCGAGGTGATACATGGGGCATGGGGCTAAGTTTCGGTTTTTGCGATTCCATCTAATACGTTGGCAATGTCGCAAAGTTGATCTTTGCAGGAAAGTAGCATTCCGCCTTGAGAGTTTATTTCTGGGTCTATAACAAGTTGATCAGCGGCGGCGCGAATGGACGCGGCAATTTGTCGGCGACGTGTTGTTTCGGTATCGCCGAGAGTTATAGGCAAATTCCACGCAGCATCGAATACGGTCTGAGCGGTGGAGGATAGGGGCGCTGGTTGGTCTTTTTCGGTGTTATCTAAGGGGAGTTCCTTTGTGTATTCGTAGCTGCCTGAGGCTTCGAAAAGGGGCGCTCTCCATAATTGCAAAGCGGCAAGGAGGCGGCGGTGACTTGAGTCAGACACCGTAGTCACCCAATTCGTCGGCAAAAGCGCGAACTTCTTCTGGATTAATGCGGGCAGCCCCACAATCATCCGCATATTGCGTGAGATCAACAAGGGCACGGAGGGTGGCAGCGAGACCTTTGCGTGGTTCATATGTTGGGGCTGAGTCTGAGCCACATGCCTTATCAATAAAAGCATCAAGCAAGGCTTTGGCGACGGGGCTTAGCGACGGCCCTTTGGATGAAGACACCAACGCAAGTACCGGCTCCTTAACGTACAGCACCGACGCTGACCGGCCCGAACGTGTGGGTCGCTGAGTTTCCTTGCCAGTTGAGGGGTCGGTTCGCTTCTCTAATTGACCCATTTGCACTAATTCCCGACATCGGGCAGAAGCAGTTTGGTGCAACATTGAAAGGTCTTGTTCGACTTCGTCGCAAGTGGCACCATTGGGTTTGGTGCGGATGTGGTTGAGAACCTTGAGCCTTAGGCTTTCTGCGATTTGGGCAACTGAGTTAGCGGCAGCTTTTTGGGTTTGGGTGGTTGGCATGGTTGGTTTGGGTGGTGGGTTTGAGGGGGGGTGAGACCCCGGTAGCTACTATGGCAGGCAGGCTAGGTGCGGCGGTGCTTTTACTATCAGCAGTTTGACCCTTAGGCATAGTGACCCACTACCCTAGCATAAAAGTCATTAAGTGCCTTAAGCACATCAGGCTCTAACACAACCACAGGCTCATTACGGTGGTCATTTACCATTAGTGAAACGGCATATCCGTCAAACTGGGCATATACACCATCGCCCAAATAGTCAATCCAGGGGTCATTATTCATAGGGGGTCGTAAATTCATTGGTTCAGTCGTCGCTAATGCTCCGATTCTAGGGTGTCCGGCGGTGTTGCGGTACTTTGGTTCAGTCATTGTAATGTCAACGCACGGTCGGCTTCAGACGTGAGCAGGGCTCGAAGTTGTTTCCGGAAATCGTAATTGTGCTCCACTAAAGATCCAAACCAAATTGGGTCCAATGGTTCTTCTTCTGGTACAAGCCAGTCGCGAATGGCTAGGATTCGAGCAGCATTGTAGTCTTCGTCGTTAAAACATTCTCCCGTCTCTCTTTCTTTTGCCAGGAGTTCATCTTCTGACTTATCCATTGCTTGCCACAGTCTGGGGGCGGATTTTGTACTCATTAGGTCTCTTCGTTTGGTTTAAGCATTGAGTTTATTGATTGGAAAGCGCTTATTTTTAGACCGTGTAAGACGCCGCTTTTAGTCACTTCAATAAAGTAATTATTCCAGTTTTCATACGGCTCTGGGGGAGGGCCCGAAAATACGCAATTGGTGATGAGGGATAAGGGCCTGTCGGTATTCATCGATGGGTGATTGTCAGTGGTCATTGGTGGCTTCAGCAATCATCGTATTCGGCTCACCATAAATATGGCTAATCCTATGTAGATAACTCCTGCTACAACCACAGTGCCAGCGGCACCAGCGGCACCGTAAAGAAGCCAAAGTGGAATTGTGAATGTGAACGTCATTGGGTGCTTATGGGAATAATCAAAGGTGTGTGAGAAGGATGTTATGTGACAAGGTGTTGGCCATAATTAGTATCACCCCCAGGGCCCAAATCTATTGCCGCCGGTAACAAGTCCTACGAAAATAAAAACCCCTAAACACATAAACGCTAATGCCACAAGTGCGGCAAAGCCTCCTGCTGTGTATAGCAGCCAGATTGGAATTGTGAATGTCATTGCAGTTTAATTGATCGAAGGTAGCGAAGCGCCAAGGCTCCGAAGCAAGCTAGGGCAAGCGTCACAATAATTGCACCGCCGCCCGCAAAAAGGAGCCAGATTGGAATGGTAATTGTCATTGGCGAACCTCAGGTGTAGCCCCTAGTGCGCGGCGAATGATGTCGCATTGGTCGGGTGTTAGTTTCACCGCTGACGCACCATATGTCTCAAGTAAACGCAAGGCCTGTTCTTTTTCGGAGGGTGGTTTAGGGCGGCGGTTTAATTTTAAATCCCCAACGGTAATGCCATCAAAGTATCTGTCTTTCTCTGGGATTGATTGCTGTCCCGCAAATTCGCAAATAGCGTCTAACTCCTGGTCTGCGCCGTGCATAATAAGACGACTTGCAAGTTTCATATACTCGGCACGGGGGAATGCCATCTCTACATCGGGATCTGGAACAGTGAAACCCGACTCGTGCATAAACCTCTGCACTAATTCGTAGGATGGAAGGTCAATAGATTGGTCCATAGTCATTGGGTATCTGTGGGAATGGTGCTCAGGGCGCGGCGAATGATGTTACATTGGACGGGTGTTAGTATCACCGTTGATGCACCGTTCGCCTCAAGTAAACGTAAGGCCAGTTCTTTTTGGGTCGGAGGTTGCGGGCGCCGAGCGTCGCGGAGAAACTCGATGGCCATCGCGTCCCTTGTATTCTTTGCGAGCCAATCACAGCAAGCCTCTAATTCCTGGTCTGCACCCCAGCGGGCTGCTTTGATAGCTATGTAGGTTCCTTCACCATGGCTGGCAGGGTTATGAGTATAGCAAACCCACTCTCTTTTCCACTGGTTTAGTAACTCTGGGGAAGGGATGATTCGGTGTTGTTCAGTCATTGGTTGGTCTTCGTTAGTCATTGTAGTCAAATCGTTGGTTGGCGGAATGAAGTATCCATCATTACATCTGATAACTCCGTCATCAGTCAATTCTCGCAGAGCTTGCATCACTTCGTGTCTATAGGGGGCGCACGGAAAAAAGTGCGTTATCCCCAAGCGCACCCCGGCGGAGCTATGAGGTCCAGGGTTATCTTTGAGAAAGGATGTGATTTTCTTTTGTATTAGGTTCTGATAGGAAGTTTTTGATTTCATAGCTAATCCGGTTTCTTCTACGGGGTGTCGATTGTTGTTCATTGGTTCAGACAACGGGGTGGCATTCATCGCATATCATCATAATAAAGAGTCATTCTACGGTCGCATAGCTTGCACTTGTATTACTCGCAATGGAAGTCGGACCATGTTTCTAGCATATAGGGGCATGACCATGACTCTTGTTCGGTGTTGCATCTTGTGGTTTTATCGACGGCATTATTCATTTTTATTATAGGTCGATGTCCTTAGCAATAAATGGTGTGAGTTCATTTCGGAGCGCAACCCATAGCCGCCTAAAGACATTGTACTCACAGAAATTGTGAACCCTCCGCCTGATGTCAAAAAGTTCGTCATTGGTTGACAGGTACCTATCATTCAAAGAAGCATTAGTGCTTAAGGCATCGTTGAGTTTTTCCTCTAGTTTAGATTTTTCCTGCTTGGTTTCGGTAAGATCCTTATAGTATCTATTGGACTTATCAGTCTCTATCCTTTTCTCATGCTCTAATTTTGAGATTTTTCCTGCAACTTTTTCTTCATTAAATACGTGCCATAGGATGCTTTCTAGCTCAGGTTCGACGGCGAACAGGTGGTGGTAGGTATTTATATCGTCCCCGGTCTTCCAATCTTTCTCAGAGTCATACCGTTGCCAAGGTTCCGGGGGTCGAATTTCAGAGCATCCTCGGGACACTCTAAACGATTTACATACGTGGTGTAGAGGGAGAATGGTCTCCTTAATGGACGATGGGATAAACACGGGGGATCCACCCTCAATATAAAGGGGAGACACATCCTCAGCACGGTCCATGTACCTAATATACTTATCGTTGTATACTGGAATGACTTTAGATTGAAGGGTGTATAAGGTGGCGGTTTGCATTGTGCTGTTTGGGTTTAAGGATGGGGGACTTCAGAAAAGTCGATGAAACTCTCGGCAGTTTTAAATTGGTCTGTAACATCCACGACGGTGTCAGTTTCCGGGTTATACAAGAACACTGTGCAATTGGACTTTACAACGTCTTTCCTTGCCCGTTCTTGTCCGACTTTGCTGTCGGCTCTCCAAGTATAGTTGATATGAGATTCCCAGCCGTTGGTAATTTCTTTTCTTGATGTTACCATAAGAATCTTCCCCATTCGCCAGGCGACTTCTTTAATGCAAGCTGTGCGACTATAAGCAATTCTGATGTGAGCGGTTATACTCTCCATTGCTGTTATAAGGTCCGCAAGACCATTTAGATTCCCTGCTTCGCAGTTCTGTGTTCTGAAATTGAGAAACAAATCTACAAACTCGTTGAATTTGGAATTTAGTTGTTCGGTTGTTACTTGGTTGTCCATTGTTGTTTAGTGCCTAAGGGGCCCGATAAAATCCGACGCCAGCAACCTCTTCCCAAAGCTGCCGCATCGTTATTAGTATAGCAGCTTGGTGCTTAGAGTCAAGCAGTCCGAAATCGTGCCGGTAGCGCATGGCCATTGATTCTAGGAGGATCGGGTCTGGCTGTGCCTGGGTGGGGCCAAGAACCCTTAGTGTACACATGGTATCACCTTCTCTTACGGTCCTCTCCGAGACTTCGAAACCAAACTCTTGAAGGAGTTTAAATGCAGCAATATAATATGGTTTTCTTATGGGGGGGGGTTCCCTTTGTCCACAACACAGTAGATAGTTAGTTCTACGGAACACTCACCCCTGTGGTAAGCTTTTTTAACTAGGGCCCCAATGCGTGTAAGTATCGCGCCCAGATCTGCCAGGGCCTCTGCATTTTCTAGGGTAATGTGGCCCGATGCGGTTGTCATGTGGTTATTCTATTCATTTAATTTGGAGGGAAGAGTCGGTGGCTGCCATAGTGCGGGCATGGTTTGAGTGTGGTTGTGGACTCTACCTCAGTCATAGACGGCCCAGAGATCATAGTCATCACTTGGATCAGGAGGTTGAAGGTCTCTGTTCTTGTTTTTTGTTTGGATTCCATATATCCGATGCTTCACCTTGTTCAATTCCACCACAGGGAAAAACCATTGCCCCCTAGACTGGAATGCTCCGGGGAAGCTGCCGCCTTCTAACCAATTGCGGATTGTGCCCAGGTTGGTTACACCCAAATAGGAAGCTGCAGCTTGGGTGTCTAACAGATCGCCTTTGGAGATAAGGTGGCATGAGTTTAGGGTATCTACCATTGCACTTAAGCTCTCGTTGTTGGCGGCCAATGTTTCTGCATTTCGCGACAACGTGTCGTTTATGCCTTTAAGCTTTTCGACTGTTTTATCCAGGTTTTGAGGGTCGCTAACCACGGTTGTTGGGGAATCTTGCATTTCACTCTTGAAGGCTTTCATAATTAAGTCATCATCAATGCTCACATGGGTTCTGTTAGGGTATTTTCTTCTTGTTTTGTCAAATGGCCCATCAGTCTCATTAACCATTCGTGCAAGTTGGGAGGGAGAATATTGGCCATACAGTTCCCAAATGCGCCTCAAGAGTGGGATTCTGGGGTCGTCTTCTCGAAGAGTTGGGTAACCGTCGAGGGGTGAAAGGCAGGACGGAACTGGCCCACTTCCAAATTCTCCGGCAAAGTCATAAACACCTTGAAATCCAGGTCCCCACGGCATCATCGTCACTACTTCACTAATGATAGGCTTACCGTGTAGAGCCAGGCTCCACCCGTAAGCAAAGTATACGAGTTTTTGCAACTTGGATAGCGTGATTTGCTGGCCATCTCGCCTAGCAGAATCTATGAACCAGTTTGCCACTAATGTGCTATCGTTCTTCATACATTTATCTTACTGTTTCTGCTCCTTAGAAGCAAGCCGGAAAACCGAACCGGGCATGGCGGTTTACCCCCCGTAACTTTAGACTTATCCACATACTAATTATTAGTCTGGGACAACATCAAAACGATGAAGCTCGTTTAACATTCTAGCATACTCTGATACAATGGCCCAGTGATCTACAAAAACACGGCAGTTTGGGTGGGCACCCTTTAGCTGCATCGTTCGGAAGTCAAATGATGGTAAGGATGCGGGCGTTTCGAACTTCACACCTAGGGTACTGGCTTCCCCTGCCCCGAACAACCTGTCTGCCATCCTCTCCATTTGGAAGATATGCCCATGGTTAGCAGCTATGACATAGACAGCCTTTCCTTCTTTCGCCAGTTTGAATGCTTCGGTTAGCATCCTTGTGGTCCGGCCAGTTTGAATGTATGGGTCAGATGGCGTTGTCATAGTTGTTGGTTTGGTTGTTGGTTTGGTGAAGGATGCTTCAACGATTTGCTTGAGTTTTTCATGGTTGATTTTCTCTAAGGCAGCATTTTGTCGGCGGAGATTTTCCGTCTCTTGACGAATGGTCTCAGTCTTTTGGCGAATGCGTTCCGTGCTTTGTCGCAGGGGTTCGAGCCAATCGTCTTTGGGGTGTATCATATTAGGGACCTTAGCGGTATACCACAGGCCTTCAGCCAAAGGGTATCGTTACCGATGCGATCGGCGATCGTCTTAAGCTCAGAAATATCGCATGGTACCCTCATCCAGAATACTTCTGGATCCACACAGGGTGCAGACCCGGCATGGAACCCCTGAGCCTTAATAAGAATGTGGCCATCATCATCCATACCGTATTCTTGCCCATTGGCATCCGTCACGGTATTTCCCGCCAGCAAAACTCGAAGTAGGATTTCTATGGGTTCTTTCATAGTTATAGGTGGTTGGAGGGGTGGTGAGAATTAACCTTGTCCTGTACCATAAGCCGAAGTGCTTCGTCGTGAACAAATCTATGGTACAAATTTAGGGCACTTGCGAGTACTTCTGCTTTGCTTTGCTGCGTCTTCACCGCAAGCTCGTTTACAGTTGTAACGAAACTGTCTTCGAAGGGCGCTTCCCCCTCTTCACCCAGTCCGATGTCTGCTATCGACTCCTCAAGAGTAAAAACACGCTCCTTGCCTTGTTCTACTCGGTCAGCTACAGCAATAGCTAAGCTAATTTCCTCGTCAGAGAAGTCCTGTTCATCATCGGGAACCATTGCTGAAAGCTTTTCGTCTTCATTAAGGTCCGGTGGATCGGCAAACTCTCTCTTTCTTGCTTGGTCTAGGCCACGCTTAACAGAGGCAATAGCTTCCTTATTTCTGAAAAGCCATGCCTCCTGCGTTGGGTCTAGTTTTATCTTAAACGCCATCCCTGCAGCATCGAGCCAGCGGTATATCACAGTCATATCCCTAACCCCACAACATCACGCAAGGTGCCGTCCGAATCGCGAAGAATCACATTGCCCCCTTGCTGGCGGGTATCTATTGCTTTCTTATAGAGAGCCATGGCACGGCGGAAGATTTCACCACGGGAATGGCCCGTTTGTTCAACAAGGTCTTGCACGTCCTGGGCGAGGTCAAGTGGCATGATTATATCGAATCTAGTTTTCATTGTCGCGCATCCGTTGATTCTTTGGGAAACATGTGGTCTATGGTTTTATCGAAAAAGTTTATTTGGCCCTTTTGCGGTCAGACTTCATGGAAGCAAGTATCGATTCGAGTTTTTGGTTGAACTCTTCTCTGGCTCTTTTTGACTCTTCACGGTCAGATTTTGCAGAAGCAATTAACAAATCAAGTTTTTTTTATTAAATCGTCTTGTGCGGTCATGGTAGGTTTCCGTAAGTCTGCAGGAGCTTGGTGGCAAAATCCACTACGATGTCCCGAATGTCAGTGTCTTCAACATAGGGAGAACAAGCGCCCCGTAGGAATTTTCGTAGACTAGGTCCATTGAAACAGCCAACGCAATGATTTGGTCTGTGGTGGGGAGTGGTGGGGGACGGTGACTGGTTGACGCATCGGTGGCATCTATTCCCCCAACTTCAGCAACGAACTCAAGGCAAGTTACTCTTTCAGGACACGTAAAGCAGTCGTTCTCTGCAATTTCCTGAAAAGATTTGGTTCGGCCCGGACTGTAACATTCTGGCTTTTTGTGGGCTTGAAATTCCATCAAAAATCACCTCCGTCAATCTCTTGCAGTCTAGCCATAATCTCCATGTAGAAAACATGGTACTTTGCCATCCGAGCAATATCCTTCTCGGTTACACCTTTGAGGCGGCGCACATCGGTATTGTGTCTCAAGTCACACAGCTTGACCCTCATCGCATCCTCATTGGCAAAGACCCGATGTTTGTATTCATCGTAAGTCTCACCAGGCTGCTTGGTAAGGGCGCGGATGCCTTCGATTACCCGGTGAGTGAATCCTTGCTCTCGGAGGTCCGCATAGGTAACCTCGGTATCTTCGATAATGTCGTGACCAAGCGCAATGCACTGGAGGTCTTCGTCGTCGGTTTTTAGAAAGTACATCACCTTCAGCGGGTGAAGGATGTAGGGGTTTCCGCCTTTGTCATACTGACCGGCATGGGCGTTGGTTGCCAGCACAAGCATTTTGTTGAGGAGTTGGCCTTTGGTGGTCATGGGTCGGAAGGGGACTACATCATTACTATAGCGTTTCTGCAGTGCAGAAACAAGGGTGTGAACCGAACGGTTTAGGGCGGTTTACCGCCCCTGGGCCATTTGGGTTAGTTAGCCTGGGTGGAAGACTTCTTATTAGCTTGGTCTCTCATAAGCATAATGCGGCCACACTCCTCATCAGTGAGTCCAATTTTGAGACTCTTCAGATCGTAGGTGGTCCGAATGTTTTTCAAGATACGGCTCAATGCCCAGGCAAAATCAGCATCGGTATACTCCGGATTTTTAGGAATCCATTCTTTGGTTCGTCTCCAAGGCCGAGTCCTACCTAGTTTGGTACAATCGTCCCTATAGTGGCCCACATGCTGATAGTCCAGATGTTGATAGCCATCCTCGTCTTCTCCTAATAAAATTTCAATACACCCGTCAGGGTCCATGTCATCGAAGTCAGGGAGATGGGGTGGTTGGTTGAAGGGGGTTGTCATTTACTTAGAGATGGGTCACCCGGTTGCCAAACCCACATTTTTCCCATATCATTTGCCTCTCAGAATACCGAGTCCGAATAGCGTCCGTAAGCTCATCTAGGGAAGCAACTTGCTTGACGCCGTATCGCTCGCAAACAATGTCAACGTTACCCTTTCGGTGGAATCCTTCAGGGCAGCATACGACCAGCTTGTTGGTTTTATCGGCAGCGATTCCGAGTTCCAACAGGGAGATAGGGCTCATAGTGCCTGGTGCCAAATACATAACGACCAGATTCGCCAGAGCCAAAGCATCAAGTTCCCACTCCACTTGTTCACGGAACTGGGGATTATCAGCGCTTTGAACCCATGTTGGGTCCCAGTTGTCGCGGCGCGGATTGTAGATGTCAATGTCAAGGTGGGCAAGGTTGCGTTCCACCTCAGCTTGCCAATTAGGAGCAGCACCCATTTCGATGGATCCAGCGAGAAAGACGCTGTAGCCCTGCCATTTTGGCGGGAGTGGTGCGGGTGGTTTGTATGTGGTTGCCATTTTTAGCTTAAGGGTAAATCTTGTGGAGCCATGAGACATTTAATTTAAGGGAGTTAGGGGAACTATCGCTGTCTACATAAACTTCGTACCCGTCGTTGGTAAGGTACTTGTAAAGTATTTCCTTCGCGGCTTCGCCCAAATGGGATAAAGGAATGGCAATGGAAAATTCATTTTTTTGGGCCGCTTCTCGAATCTTAGTATAGTACTCTTCCAGCAGGCTGATGACGCTAGTTAAATCACTCTCTCTGAAAGAGATATCAAAGGCACTTTGGGCGGTGATTCGGTTTGGGATTTGTAGTTGCATTTTGGTGTTGGGTTTTGGGTTTTTGGTTTCGGATTTGTTCCCGAGGATCAGGATGTTAAGGTCAGGCAGCTAGGCCATTGGCAACAAATTGCTGTGACCGCCAGTGCTTGTTGGCACGAACATGGTTGGCACGAACAAACTTAGCCACTGACCTACCAAAGTCATCGTAATGAAAAGATTCAACAAGGCGAACGACGTAGCCTTCGGTTTGATCCGGGTTTAGGGTATCGCAGAGACTGCGGATTGCGAGTTCATTCCATTTCCCACCCCAGAGAACGGGTACAGGTTTTACTCCGAGCATAGAAAAATACTCTAAAGTGTCACTCCAGGGTAGGGCAATGTTGTGGCTATCCCATATGCTAAACCCATAAAAGTATGATTTCAGATCGGTGTATTGGACGCTATGGCAAGCCCATAGGTTCTCACCACAGATTCGCCACCCTTCAGGGATTTCGCCACGGATCGAAGCCCATAATCGCTTCACCCATGCCCTGTCCTCACCACCTTTGCTGTCTAGGCTTCTGGCATGAATATGGTTGCGGTACATGGTCGTATTCTCACCGTCCATCTTTTCGGTCACAATCACTTGGCGGCCCCTAAAATGAGCGACCGAAGGCACAACCTTATCATCGGATGTGGCGCCTAGGGACCACGGAAGATGCAAGGTGCGGGGATATTTGGTGTGGTTTTCCATTTTGACTTCGGTTTGTTGTCAAGGGCTTGCGTTGATAGGGATACATAGGCATCATAGCTCCTTAAGCATTGTATAGGGCAAAAACCAAACCTACATCCCCTCGGCCGTGTTTACACTAAGGTCTACACTAGGGACAGCACCAGGGACAGCACCACTAGGAACATTAGCAGCTATCGACACAGCAAATGGCCTCGGGACATTGACACGCGGGGCAATACGTTCCCCAGTTACTGCAGCCTGTTGTGGTGCGGATGGGGTCATTGCCACGGTCGTAGGAATCGATGGCAATTGGGTAGGGGGTTGATATGGCTGATATGGCTGGTACGGTGGATACGACCCTGATGTTGGCGCAGTTTGAGTGCCAATCGTATGCTGAGCATGTAGCGGATTAAATTCAGGTAGCGGGGCTGGAGTTGAACCTGGCGGGGAAATACTAATGATTAGCTCATTTAGACAATCAGAATATGGGGGCATTGCTCCCGTCGCCATGATGCGTTGGTTTAGGTTCTCCCGGCGGTTGTTAACCCAATCAGCAACTAAAGCCGAAATCCGATCAGCCCAAAACTGTGCCTCTTCCTTTCCATTATCCTCGTCAATGAATGCCGCATAGATGGCCCCCCACAGGGAATCCGATCGCCTACGTTCCCTTTCTAGTTCCCCCATCAGGAATGCAACTTGTTCTTCTAGTTGGGAAATTCGGTCCTTGCTGTTTGGTTCGGTTGCCATCGCTGATGGTTTGATTGCTGAGGGTTCAGTCATTTCGGGTTGGTGGTTGGTGGTTGGTGGTTGGGCCATTGATGCTTATAGACAGTAATTATCGTGCTGTTTCGCCGTAGTCATCACCGTAGTCGTCGGTTTTCAGGTTGATTTCAGCCATTGGCATCATCTAAAAGGCTACAAAATACGATTTGCCGCCATCTTGATACTAGCATATCTGCATATTGCTGTCGGGTAGGGGGATTAGATTGGGGGTCGTTATTTTCGTACAAACCTAATGCCCACGCATCGTTAAGTTCGACTAGACAATACCTGCCTAAATCACACCTCCACCCGATGTCCACCGTATATGCTCCTGGGGCACCATTGCCTCCCAATTCTTTCATTATGGCCTCAACCAACTCAAAATCAGGTTCGGGGCACTTCATGTTTGAATCATCGTATCGAGACCAACCCTGGACTTTACCACCACCAATGAAATCCTGAACATAGAAGCGAAACTCAGCTCCGAAAGGTACGGCCTCGGAAATCCAAACTGGGGTGTCATTCGGTATGGAATCCGATGTCCCCATATCAAGGTGCCCCTTCACATTACCCGTGAACAACTTTATCTCAATGGGTTTGATAAAATCGGTTAGAGTCGCCTCACCATAAGTCCCCCTTCGGATAGTCCTCATTAGGAATTTGTCCAGATCACCATCGCAAATCCCATAGGAAAAATCATCAGGTAGCCGGATACCGACGTGATCACCATATGCCTTGGCAAACTCAACTGAGCCGACCGGGATATATCGGATTTTTGCTTCTTGGGGGTCTAGCTTTGTTAGTTCCTCCAATGAGCAATACCTGATAGGGTAACATGAAAAGCTGCAGGCTATTTTTTCTGTCGGTAGTGGCCCACCGGATTGAAGTAGGAATGTTGGGTTTTTCATTGCGGTTTGGGGCTGGTTATAAGGTTATTCTAGCAGGGTTAGTCCCGGTTGTCAATGGTGGCGGGGTCACATCGGTAATAAAATTGTGGGGCCAAGAAACTATTAGTGTACACATGGTATCACCTTTTTTTACAGTTTTTTTCTGAGACTTCGAAACCAAACTCTTTAAGGAGTTTCAAAGCAGTAGTCATAGATGGCTTTCTTATGGATGGGTCTCTTTCGCTCACAACAGCGTAGAGAGTAAATTCTACGGAACTGTCATGCCTGTGGTGGGCTTCTTTAACCAGGGTCCCAATATGTGAAAGCATTGAGCCCATCTCTCCCAAGCCCGCCAAAGACCAATACTCAATACTTCCAAGTTCTCTATAAGGGTCGATGTGGTTTGATGTGATTGCCATGTTGTTTATAGGGATGTTGAGGCTATAGGGTGGATAATACGAACATTATGCTTCAGGGTATGCCAACTCGCTATCTTCGGAAACTAAATCCAACCAAATCGGCTTCACTTCACTAAAGAGGCTATTACTGGCTTCGATATTACCTTCCAATAGCGATAAATACGAATCCATTACCTTCTGGGAATATGCCTGCATTTTCTCTGAATGATTCATGGGGGGAGTATACTTAGCTGTAAAGAGGTTAAAAGTAATGACTTGGGTAGTTAATCGTCATTAAAAATTGCAAAATCATACTGCCCTTTACCATCGATATGCGCCCTAAGCAAATCAATAACTGCCTGTAGGGACTCGGGGTTGGCATATGGCCCTGATGATCCGGGGGTTGCATTGTACGCATCAACTAAGTCCCTACCAAGTTCAGTTAGGACGCGAGTTTGTTTTGCTTTGAAGTGTGTCATTTTGCCAGTTGCTGTCGGTCATGTGTCATTTTGCCATTTGTAATTTACTAGTTGCCAGTTGCCAGTTGCTAGTTGCCCAATAACGAATTACCCGTGCGTCAAGCATTGGCCCTCAGCATGTTGCAAAAAATGCGGCCCTGTTCAATGGCATCATCCAAGGCAATGTGAGTATGGCTAGATTTTGGGGGAAACCATGCCTTTGGATAATTACGTTTTGTGGATTGCCGGTAAGGTCTCTTCAAGAGAGCCATAGCATATGTCTTGCCATCTAGGGCAGAGAAGCTAAATGGGGATTCCCCTGCGAATTTAATCATATACCAATACACGAACAGGAAGTCAAAGCCTGCAGGAAACGCAACAAATACCGGTTTGCCACTTCCTGATAGTTCCTTTACCCACTTAACATATGCCACCATGGCATCAGCCGGTTCCTGCACATTTTCCCGGCACGCCGCCCAAGCCCCAGGTTGAGACTTCCACCATTCGGCAGTTTTGGGATCTGGTTTTGCCTCTGGCAATGTTTTTAAGTTAGCACTGAATGTCCCTAACAAAACACCATCCGAACTAAAAGCAGCTGACCCCAAAGATAACATACTGTGTGGGCCCGGGATTGGCCCGTCAGTTTCAACGTCGGTACTAAAATAGATTTCGTTATTGCTCATTGGTTGATGCTGATGGGTGCTTGTTGGTTTAGATTAGTGTTGGTTGGTATTGACATGCATTGGCAGGTATTGGCAGGTATTGATAAGTATGATGGTCGTACCACAGGAAATACCAACCATCCGGCAACAATTAGCGAGGCAAAATAAGGCGGGACTCTGGTTCGTCTTCGATTCGAATAGCCTCCTTGACGGTTAGATCGTTAGTCCCCTCAATCCGAGTGAATGATAAGGCATAGTTTCCTTCTTCAGCTTGAGATGCTACGGAGTAGAGACCAAGTGAGCGCATGAATAATTCATCTTGGGTCAGTCCCTCTCGTTCTGAGAGCGAATTAAAAGCTTCGGCAAAGTTAGCCGGTAAATTGATTGTGACTTCGGTATGTTGTGGTTGCTGCGGTTGCTGTGGTTGCTGTGGTTGCTGTGGTTGCTGTAGCGCTTGTTCCGGGTTGTCAATTGTCATTTGCTATTTGCGATTTGCGAATGGGTGTTGTTGTTGCCTAGGGTTGTTGTTGCCCAGGGTTGTTGTTGCCCAGGTAGACTACGGGTCGTAAAATAAAGGCAGGATGGCAAACTTATGTCCGTTGATGACAGTGCATATCGAAGTTCGCATTCCAGTTTGTTAGCTTTCTCCTTGACCCATGCGTAATAGTCATCTGGTGTGGGTGCTCTATCTTCATTGTCCTCCCAATAGCTTAGGAAATCATCAGTTGACCATGTGAAGTTTACTGATGTAAAGAGTTCCTGTACTTTGAATTCTGGCGTGCGACCATTCATTTCAGGCACGCAATGTCACGAAACGTTTTAGGTCCTGCTTTGGTATCCCTGGCGTTGGCTATTGCTTCGGTCTTAGTTACCGCTGACTCCACGGCTTTTGAGATTGACTGCGTTAAAATGGCGGTTAGTTCTGCGGGAGTCAAAGCTGTCGAGCCGGAAAATATGATGGCAGGTTCAATAACAACCGGTGCGGCAACAACCGGGCTACCCGATGCAGCCCTCATTGCGCGGATAGCATCGAGAGCAGTATTATGATCGGTGGCACCTAGGCACTCCAAAAGTTCACCATAGTTCGTCTGAATTTCCTCAGCCGCATAGCATATACTGCGAACCCACCCCATTAAGTCAAAGTTTGCATCCTCAATACGCTGAAGAATCGAATCAAAATTAATGGTCATTTTTTTTTTTTGAGAAAGTCATTGTCATTACCATTGTAACTACACCTGCCACAAAGTCAAGGTTCGGTTTCCACCCGGCAAACAATCAGTCGCTTGCCTCTAACTGCGATGATAGATGCCCGATCTGATTTTACCAGGTCCCTAAACCATTCTTTGACTTTTGCGGTTGGTAGCTGATGAGTTTTCGCGAACGTGGTTGCATTTACCCGGTGCGGTAACCCGAAGATACCTTCAAACATAGCAGGCAAACCTTTTGCATTGACTCTAAATAGATCCTCAGGTTGCCGTATGCCTAGTACTGAGTTATAATATCGGATGGTGCTTGGTTTTAGGTTGGGGTTCTTTAAACCTAGTCTAGCCCGGATGAGTTCAGGATATGTCGCCACTTTGGTTCTACGTGGCCCTGGCCTAAACATTCCTCCACCACGATGGAATCTAACCACATATTCATTTTCAACCAACCAATTTAATGCGCTAGGCGTATACCCCTTGAATTTACCAATTTGATTGGCATTCAGGGTAGAGTCTGCCAGCGGTGATCTAACCCATTCGAGTAATAGCGCTAGGGGGGCTAAGGGGGCCTCTGTTATTTTTGGGCCGTCCTGCCCCATGCTGCTTGTTAGCCGTGCAATTAGGGTTTACCCTGCACCCTGCTTCGGGGTTGCCGTCGGGATTGATCACCGCTGGTTAGGATTCTCATTAAGAATCAGTTTCAAGCCTTTCACAGTATAGTCAATCATGCTCCCCCGAAAAGTCATTCACCTGGAACCCTTCCCGTGTTGCAATTACGGTGTTGTCTGACCCGAAGGTTGCCTCCATAATCGGTTCCATAACCTTTGAGGTTAAAAGAGAAGAAAGAGATTCTGTTGAGACAGGGTCTACTCCTTCGGGGATAATAACCTCTCCATATTTACATGTGAACGAATACTCAGACCAAATGTCCTCTTTTCCCCCGTCGTATTCACCCCACGAGGTGATATCCTCAAGATCTTTTCCTTCGGCATTCGTGAAGTAAGGATCATTCACACTAAACACACAAGCGTCCCCATCGTTGAAGTAAGGCGCGTATTGGGTCCAAGTTACAGCTTTAATAGCAGGGTTCTCTTCCCAGAATTTTAAGAAGAATTCTTTAAGTTTTTCCGTAACTAATTTCCTGAATTGCTCTTGGTAAGAAATAAAATCTTGAATAGGGGAGTCAAGTGATTGAGTCATGGTTTAGTCTCCGATTGGGATGAATTTAGTCTGTTTGTCTGGTGATTTGTTAGTTCCTGACATCCATGGTTGGGCAACCATATTGTTCAGGTATTTCTCGACTGTGGGAATAAACCCCAGATCCTGAATAATGTGATCCTCAGCAATGTCTCGCGGAGAGTAAGTTACTCCCGCAGAGTTGATCCGGGTGCGCCCGAACATTTGCTCGACGATGAAACACCCGAAAGAAGAGTGCAACAACGCACGGTGCCGAATGTCGGGGAACGCAATTTTACTGCTGTCGATGAAGTCGTCAATGTCAGCGTAATCGTCTGGTGATCCGCCGTACTTCTTGGCATGTTTTCGCCCATGTAGAAAAGGTTTCATTGCGCTTTTGAGTTTAAGGGGGGTATGTGTTTAGGTTTTTCATGGGGCCGCTCATCACGGTCTACAAAAGCAGGGGCCGATTTACTACATGACCTTATACCGGGTCGGGCTAATAACCATGGGGGCACTGACCGCATCCATCGCAGCAACAAAATTGGCTATAGCCTCTTTACAATACTCAGTTACCCTGCCGATATCGCAACACCCATCGATCGTAACATGTGGATATTCCTTAATAAAAGGTAACTTACTCGCATTATCATAACCTTCAATAACCCTATCCATAAATGGTCTTCCTTGCGATTCAAATCGATCTTTGACATCGGATTTCCTACCCTGTTCTTGCCTCAATTGTTTACTTCTCCTTCTCACCCTCAACGCAGCTTCATCGGCTGGAACATCAAAGTAAATCTCAAAGTCTGGATAAAACAAACCACACGCAAGTTCATGTGCTTGCTTAACGGCTTGCCACCCTAAGGCTCTACCCCACCCTTGGTAAGCCACGGTGCTAGTATAGAAACGGTCGCATAATACCCAATTGCCTCTTTCAAGTTCAGGCTTAATTACAGTTTCCACATGTTGGGCTCGATCAGCCATCATCAATAGGAGTTCGGCTCTTGGGGTTAATGCAATGGCAGGATCTTTAAGTAGGGATCTAATAGCAGGCAAACAACCCGGCGCACGAGTTTCTACAACCTGGGCACCCTCTGGCAATAAACCACTTGACCATAACCAATCAGCGATAGTTGCTAGTTGAGTTGTCTTTCCACAGCCGTCTATACCTTCGAAGGTTATGAATGTGCCTTTCTTTGCTTTAGTTTTCATTGCTTGTATGTTGTTGATTGGCGTTAGTTGGCGTCCCTCAAAGCCACTGCTTGGCTAGTTTTTCAAAGTTCTCCCCGTTCTCAAAGTCAGCCTCTCCTAGAATCTCAGACGACCCGTCACTGTAGAAGTTCACCATGATGTATCTCTGGTACCCGCAACTGATTCTCCATGAACATTCTTTAAACTCTTCAGTTTCTTTTTCGGGGTACTTTGGGGTAAAGCGACCATCATCACCCCGAGCATTACAGTCTATGTCGCCCAAAAAGTGCAAATTAACTGCTTTTCTCAGTTCTCTCTGAGTTTTATCACTAAAGCCATAGCTGATGAAGACCGGGAAGGTCCCCAATAGGGCCTTATTGCGGGGTTCAGATTGCATGTTTTATCGAGTGATTGTCTTTAAATAGGCTTGATATCGCATAAACCTCCCAACCGATGGGTTAACACCTAGGCTCCGGCAAACTTCGCAATACGACAGGAATTCGTACCACGGGGTTGTAGGGTCTAAGGCTTCTAGGGGTCTTGGGGGACCTAAAGCTTCTAATTTCAAGATAGAGTCCAGCATTAACACCTACGGCAGAATACGATGAACCCATGCCCTACCGACATCAGGTTGTACTTTCTCGGAGTAATAACGAATTGAATCCCACCGATTTGTACCAACGACGCAAGCAGCATAGATGATGCGGTCGCTATAGAATCCGTCGAAGAAGTTTACCGATGGTTTATTATAGCTCCAGGAAGGGCCATCAAATTCACTCCAAGGGTCCTTTACATTGAAAGCGTGCCCCTTAGAAGATGCCCCCGTGGCCTTCACTCCATCAAGAGCAATAACGTGACCACTGTCGGTGAACCAACCATGGGTAATTAGAAATTCACCATTTTTCAGGTAGCCAACCATATCATCGATGGAAGCACTTTCATCATAGATATACTTTTCTCCTTTGTAACGCCTAAGGATCTGGCCCATATTTGACGGGTGACCTGCATCCCCTAGTTTCAGAAGCTGAGAGCGGATACCATAGATGTCATTACTGCCGATTGCCATAGCAATGCAAGTTGCTTGGCATGTGCTGCCATCGGGTTGAGATAAGTTTAAGGCCCGTACTTTAGTGCCCCATTCTGATTGTGTCATAGCTTGGTTATTTTATATTTGAGTATGGGTTTGAAGTCGGATGTAATTTATTGGAGGGGTTTGGATTATTTATTTGGTGTTGCTAAGGCGGACCACCAATCACCCCACAACCCAATGGCCACCCCCAAAGAACACAACCCAATCACCTATACTTTAGGGGCAATTAGGGGCAACCAGGGGACGATCACCTTTGCCCACCAGGGACTTTACCATGAGTTCAGTAAATCGCTCTTGCCTGCTGGGGCAAACTGACTGGGGGTAGCCGTCAATTGCTGCCTTTAACGAGGCAAGTTCTTGCCACTCTGCCAGGCTAATGGGGGCTGGGCCAATGGGTGCAACTTGTTGTGAATTCATTTTGTGGTGGATGGTGTTAGAGGTTCGGGAGTTACCACAGCGGGTGCCATAACCTTGGGAGCATACACAGTTAGGGCACGATCTACAGCAATGATCATACCGACCGGTGGAATGCAAGCTGCGAGTTTCCACCAAAACCATGGCGCAATCGCTATCCCAGCAAACCACCATGCCAAAGTAAGTAAAGATAGGACCTTCGAGATACCGAAGTCTACCTTGAGGTTGATGGTCGGTTGGTTGGTGACAGTTTCAATTGCCTTTAATGCAGTGTTGCCATTGGCGGGTTGTCTAGATGCGGAGCTAATTGATGCGGAGCTATCAGTCATTTTAGTGGGTGTTGTGGCTGCTGGGTTATGCCGTGAACCATGAGGCTAAAGGCAATCTGGTTCTGTTCTATTGTAGGGAGTTTACCCCCAAAAGTCAATGGGTGTTGTGGGGGGGGGGGATTTCCGTAAGACTACCATAGGTGTTGTGGCTCCGAATGCAAGGGCCATGAACGCAAGTACACGCTACCAGTCACCTTCTCTCAAACAACGGACTATAACCGAACCGGGTCCCGCGAGTTCTAACGCAGTAGTAATTGCGTGAGTTGAGTTGTGGGCCATTATGTTGTGGATGTGCTGTCGGGTTAATGAGTAAGTTGAGTTTAAAGTTATTTCGGTTAGGACACGATAAGGGCGAAGTTTGCCAGGTGGTGTTGTGCTTCGGGTAGGTTTGCGGTTCGGTGAGTTGACCATCGGGTGTGATGTTACAAAACTTAACATATCAGGGCGGGGAGTTTTACCATAATGAGTTAACTATCGGGTGGCAAGGAGTTTACCACGGGGGTAGTACACTTGTACTAGCTTACCCGGTGGCAATACCCGGTGGCAATACCCGGTGGCTAACTCACTTGGAGCGGCGGCGCCTCAGCTCATCCCCGTAGGTGCAAGCCTCATCGCTATAGCGGCCCTCAGCAATCGGGTTCCAGCCACGCATGGCAGCCTCGGCCTGGCGACAATCTCTGGCTGCATAGGACAGCTCGGCATCGGTCATGCTGCTGGCTTTGGTGGCCCAGGCGGTGAAATCAGCGGCGGTAGCGGCGGTGGTCATGGTGCCCCTTGCTTGGTACCTACATATTGTAGCACCCTGGCGGGGGCAATGTGGCCCTTGGTTCCTGGACTCGGGAAATCGTTACGGTTCGTCACATTGCCGCAGAAGTCGAAACCATGGGAAAGCCCCGGAAACCGGGGCGGTGGAGTCATGCCAGGCGGATCAGCAAGTGGCAATCCATGCAGCCGCCTCGGCTTCGGTAAGGGGGCCAGCGATGCAGGTGCTGTCAACCTCAAAGCAGGAACGACGCTGCCACTCGTAGCCGAACCATGCGCCATCTTCCTGACGGATTGAGAAGCCGTAGCCGTTGCGGTCAACTCGGCGGGTGGTGGCGGCGGTGGTCATGGTGCCCCTTGCTTGGTACCTACATATTGTAGCACCCTGGCGGGGGCAATGTGGCCCTTGGTTCCTGGACTCGGGAAATCGTTACGGTTCGTCACATTGCCGCAGAAGTCGAAACCATGGGAAAGCCCCGGAAATCACCAGCGGGCGGCCCAGACCTTAAGCTCAGCCAGGCTGTAGGTTGCCATGCAGCCAGCGAGGGTGCCATTCTCGACCCGGTGGACCCGGTACTGACCGAACCGGCGAGTAACCCTGACATCCGGGTGACTTGCGAAAAAATCTAGGATTTGATTGCTAGTGCTCAGGGTGGCCATTTGCCGTTTGGTTGGTTGGCTTCGTAATTATAGCATGGTTGCCGGGGGTGCCGACGGGTTTGCCGGGGTTTTGTTACGTTTAGTAATAATGCCATGGGAGTAATACAAACGTATTAGCTCACCCGGTGAGGTTGCGCTTCGGGTGAGTTGTAACAAAACTTAATAATCCGGTGAGTTTATTATCCGGTGGCGACACAAAACTTAACACATTGGGGCAGGGAGTTTAACGGCAATGAGTTAAGGGACCTAGTAGCAAGAACCTAGATAGCAAAAAGCCCCGGCGAACCGGGGCAGGGCCAGATACTCAGCGGCGGTAGCAAAGTTCCCGGTGGAGTGCATTGGACCTTGCGATGCAGCCCCCAAGGCTCTCGGGGCGGATCCTGGCTTCGATGCCAAGGCGACGGATGGCCCGGTGGATTTCAGGGTCCGTCATCAGGGTGGCCTCTTTCTGCCAAGCGGTGAGATCAGCGATGGTAGCGACGGCGGGCATGGTGCGTTCCGGTGCGGTACTTACATATTATATGCCAGGGATGGATGGGTGTCAAGGCGCCGGTCGGTGAGTTTACGCCCTGTAACAATGCCGGTCGGCGAGTTTACGCTCCGGGTGTCGCGCTTCGGGTGAGTTGACTATCAGGTGGCGACACAAAACTTAACATATCAGGGCAGGGAGTTTGGCGGCAATGAGTTTACTGTCAGGTGGCGACACAAAACTTAACACACCCTGGCAAGGAGTAATACACTTGTACTAGCTTGCCCGGTGTTGCTCTCCGGTGTTGCTCTCCGATGAGTTGACTATCGGTGAGTTGACTACCGGGTGCGATGTTACAAAACTTTACATATCAGGGCAGGGAGTAATACACTTGTACTATCTCACCCGGCGGCAGTTTGACCGCAATGAGTTTACCGCGAGAGTAATACACTTGTACTATCTCACCCGGTGACAATACCCGATGGCAATACCCGATGCCAATGAGTTCGACCGCAATGAGTTTACCACGGGAGTAATGCTCTTGTACTATCTTCCCCAGTGGCAATACCCATGAAAAAACCCCGGCAAGGCCAGGGCAAGGTGGGAATTGGGCCGGAACCCCTAGGTAAGGGTCTCGATAGACTCGATAGACTGGCTCAGCATGCCCCTCAGCTGACGCAGGGTATCAAGGGTTTCATGGGCAGGGCGGAAGATGGCTTTGCCATCGGGGCGGTACACTTCCCTCAGGGACCCAATCAGGTTGGCCAGGGCGATTCCTTCGGTGACGGCCTTCTCCACGATTCGATCCACTTCGGCGGCGACGGGGGTGGTTACGGTGGCGGTAGTGGTGGTGGGCATGGGTGACTCCCGGTTGGTGACTCTGTAATTGTACCATACGGCAGGCAGGGGGCGCAAGCCCCCCTTGGGCCACTCATTCCCAGGTGGCACTAGCGACCCAGCCAGGGATCCCCCGGTCGGCAAAGCCGGAATTCATCCGCTCTGCTTCGGCGATAGCGGCTTTCTTGTTAGGGGTCTCGTATAAGGTCTCGCGACCGGTTTCGGTGCAGAGGATGACGCGGTAGATGCGGGACATTTGCGGTTTGGTGCGGTACCTCGTAATTATAGCATGGTGCCATGGGGGTGGTCAACTCCTGGACTTTAATGGCTGGCAAGCATGGTGCCAACGGAACCGTCAACCCCATGGATTCTGCGGCAGGAAGGGGGCCCGGCAGGCAACCCCCCCCCCTAGGCACCCTCAGGCCTCGCCCACGACAATCCAACCCTTGGGTTTCCGGCTAAGGGGGCCAGTGTAGACGACTTGCTCAAGGAAACCTTCGCGGTTGGTGCGCTCAAGCAGCCACTGGCTGGGGGTGGTGGTTTTGGTGGCCATTGCGGTTCGGTGGGTGACTCCCGGTTGGTGACTCTGAGATTATAGCACGGATAGGCAGGGGGCGCAAGCCCCCTCAGGCAGGCATCGTGAAGTATGTATCCTCTGCGTCCCATCCTTGCTGGATAAGTTCTTCAATGCCCCGCTCCCCGTCTTCCTTGGAAGGGTGCAGCCAATTCAGCTCCCAGCTCCCATCGGAGCCAACCCGGAAAGTGGCACAGACGGTACCGGGTAGGAGGTGGTAGGGGTGGCCCTCAGGGCAGTAGCAGATGGAAGGGGTGGTTGTGGCCATGGGTGGTTGCCCTTGGTTGGTTGACTCTGTGATTATAGCATGGTTCCGGGGCAGTGTCAACCCCCTAGGAACCCTCAAACCGCAACCACAGCAACCTTGGCAGTCTTACGGGGGGCACGCTTGCGAGCAGGGGCAGGGGCCGGTGCAGGGGCGTCGGCGGTCGCAGAGGCCTTGGTTGCCTTGGTCGTCTTAGTCGTCTTGGCGCGGCTCTTACGGGCAGGGGCCGGTGCAGCAGCCAGCAGGGCGATAGGGCCACTTGCGGCCATCAGGACGGGAACCTCAGCGGGCACGACAATTTCCTGGAACTCAATAGCGATGCCATCGATGGCTTCAACCGTGGCCCTAGCCAGGGCAGCCAACTGATCGTTGCGGGCATCGATAGCCTCGCGGGTTTGACAACCCAGATCATAGGCAGAGTCTGCCGTGATGGTGACCACGGCGATAGCGTAAGCGATCACAATGCCAGCAATGCGGGCAGCCTTCTCAAGGGTGGGGGCCCAATCGGCTTTCAGGATGGTTGCGATGGTGGTGGTGGCCATGGGTGGCGTTTCGCTTGGGACCCCTTAATTGTAAGCCATGGGTGGCCGGGTGTCAAGGTGCTGGCGGTTTTGTTTGCATTTCGTAATAATGCCAGTGGGAGTAATACAAACGTACTAGCTCACCCGGTGAGTTTGCGCTTCGGGTGTCGCGGTCCGGTGAGTTTGCCGGTCGGTGAGTTTGCGGTCCGGTGAGTTTACGCTTCGAGTGTGATGTTACAAAACTTAACACATCGGGGCAGGGAGTTTGACGGCAATGAGTTAGCCGCCCGGTGTCAACACAAAACTTAACATTCCGGTAGCAATTTGACGGCAATGAGTTAGCTATTGGGTGTCAACACACCATGGCAGGGAGCATGTGAAACCAGCATAAAGAAAGGCCGCCGATTGGCAGCCCTTTACTATGCGGACTTTCGTTCACAAAGGGTTGAAATTATCATCCACATCATCCATTCTTTCAAACGTAGGGCAATGTAGCAGATTGCCACTTTGTGCATACCCGTCGATGACATATTGTGAATATTGCTTAATGTTTTGAACAGCATCTTTGCTGTCTACTGTATCCACGAACTTGCCCATGTTATAGTATGAAATCTGATCACCATTGTGGAAGTGATAAACCCTCTTTAGAATGAGACGCATCCCACTCACAAAGAACTCCATATCGACTTGACATTCGTCCCCCACCCCAAAGTATACGGGGAATGTATACAAATCGTTAGGGGAGGGATTAGCCCAAGGGCTGGAATTTTCCCACTGAAGGGTAACTGAAGTCGTCCCACGGGAAATGATCGAGGGGGTGGGCATGGTGCGTTCCGGTTGACTCTGTAATTATAGCATGGGGCGGGAGCCTGCTGTGGGTTTCCGGGAGTTTTGTTTGCATTCCGTAATAATGCCGGGTCGGTGAGTTTACGCTTCGGTAAGTTGACTATCGGGTGCGATGTTACAAAACTTAACATTCCGGTGGCAGTTTGCGGTTCGGGTGTGATGTTACAAAACTTAACACATCATGGCAGGGAGTTTGACGGCAGGGAGTTAAACCTTGAACAGCAAAAATACCGACTACAAAAAGGTCCCGGCGAACCGGGACGGGTGGGGGGGCCAAGGCCATCATGCGAAGCCGTAGCGTTGCATTAGGGCCTTAGTGGCAATGCGTTCTGCCCCCGTCATGTAGTCCAACAGGTGTTCAGCGCCGTCTGCGGAGACCTCCTCGAATGCCTCTTCTTTCTTGATTCCATAGTGGCTGGAAATGTTGCCCAGAATGTTATCCCGGGTGGCTGCATCAATCGCAACGAGGAAAACGTAGTTCAGCCTGCCCTGGGGAACGGTGGTGGTGGTCATTTGCCTTTCGGTGCGGGACCCCCTAATTGTAGCACACTGCGGGGGCCTGCTGTGGGGTGCCGGTGGTTGTCGGTAGTTTTGTTTGCGTTTTGTTACCATTGGGAATTAGCCGCCAGGAGTAATACACTTGTACTAGCTCACCCGGTGGTATAATCCCGCAGGCACTTTACGCTTCGGGTTAGTTGTAACAAAACTTAATAATCCGGTGAGTTAACTACCGGGTGCCAACACAAAACTTAACACATCGTGGCAGGGAGTTTGACCGTAATGAGTTAAACCCCCAAACAGCAAGCCCCAGCAAAGCCAGGGCAGTAGCAACAACCTGATGCAACCCTCAACCTCGCGCAACCCTGGCAAAGTCCAGATCGGGATAAACCACCAGCTCCCTAGGCAGGCTGCGGGCGCGACGGGCCCAGGCGTACTCGTCGGTGTACATCGCCTCGATGCGGGCATTATCACGGGCCACGACAGCGGTGATACGCTCACGGGCGGCAGCGCGGCGGTCGGAGGCGATCTGGGCGCGGTAGGTGGTGGGGGCCATTTGCCGTTTGGTGCGGTTGACTCTGTAATTGTAGCATATGGCCGGGGGTGCTGGGTGGTGCCGGTAGGTGCCGGGGGGTTTTGTTTACGTTTGGTTGCCATTGGGGGTTAGCCGCCAGGAGTAATACACTTGTACTAGCTCACCCGGTGAGTTTACGCTTCGGGTGTGATGTTACAAAACTTAACAATCCGGTGGCAGCTTCACGGCAATGAGTTAGCTATCCGGTGTCAACACAAAACTTAACATTTCTGGGGTAGCTTCACGGCAATGAGTTAGCTATCCGGTGTCAACACAAAACTTAACACATCAAGGCAGGGAGTTTGACGACAAAGAGTTATCGCACCGGCCAGCAAAAAGCCCCCGGATGATGGAGGCAGTATGGGCTCAATCAACGATAGCTGACCACTCGTTGGCATCAATGCCAGGGTGGACGTGTGCCTCGTAAAGACGGGTGCCGTCAGTGAGCTGGGCGACACAGAGGTAGTGATCTGTTTGGGCCATGCAACCAGCAATGTGGAGAACCGCGCCGGTTGCGGCGTGGCGAAAATCGGCAAGGTCGCTGATATAAGTGGTGCCGATGACAGCAGATTGCTTGCGCATGTACGGGGTGCTGGCACGCTCGGCAGCCTGCTCGGCGATGGTCAGAACCTCTTCGTCGGTGAGGGTGGTGGCCATGGGTGACTCCCGGTTGGTGACTCTGTGATCATAGCATGGATGGGCCAGGGAACGCAAGCCCCCTAACCCCGTGGCGCTCAGGCGACTCTGACGTGGAGGCCCCGAGCGATCTCTTTAAGTTCGGACTCAGAGCGGAAAACCAGCATGAGCCAGAAATCTCCGGTGACTTCAAGATTGTTAGCCTTGATGACGTTCATGATGTCGTGGCGGAGGGCTTGCTTGCGTTGGGTGGTGGTCATGGGTGGCTCCCGGTTGGTTGACTCTGTAATTATAGCACGGGGCCGTAGAGTCAGCAATAAGCGTTTAGAGATCCGTATGGATTGGCCGAAAGATTGAAAAAACCCTCGTAGCTTTCCGCTTCAGTGCGTGCCATTGGCATCAATGGAGGGGGTGACTGAGAGGAGCCCCACTGGTGGCGATCATTTGCTCTAGCGAGGTGATGATGATGCTTAATCCTGGAGCGTGTTTCACTCCAGTAGCAAGCGGTTCCATGAAAGTAGCCGTAGCCGGTCGAATTGGTCATGGGTGGTGATGCCGGTAGTTTGGGACTCCGCAATTATAGCATGAATGGCAGGGGGTTAGTCGTCGTTCCAGCATTGGCACCTAGGGTCAAGTACCCCACAGCCCCGGCACGCCATCGAGATGAGACGCAATCGCTCGTCATCGCTTAGCTGTGCAAACTTAGCGGCAGCAGCCCCAAACTTACTTTCAACCGGCTTCCATGACCCGTCTGGAGTGGTGCGAAACCAGAGAATGCCGCCCTCAAACTTCTCTTCGTAATACATAGTGCCTTCGGGGTGGTGACTCTGTAATTATAGCAGGTTGGGGGCCGTAGCTGTGGGCGCTGTTGAGTTTTGTAACAATCGATGCGGAAAGGGGTCACCGGCTGGCAACCCCCCCCTTAGCAATCAGCCCATCCCCGCAACCCTAGCAAGCTCTTGCATGGTGCAGGGGGAAGAACCCATCAGAGGCAAAATCGCAACTTCCATATGCGAATGCAGATTCTGCCAGCGAATAGCAGCAGCAGCAGCATCCTCAATGGACCAGCCTTCTACGGGGCCACCCTGCAGGAACCAGCGGCGCTGATGGGCTGTGGGGGTCTCAGGCTTGACGCGAGCCCACAGGCGGTAGGTTGTTGCCGGGGCGGCGGGTTGCATCGGGGCGGTGGTTGCAGTAGCCATCGTTGCGGTGTCGGTTGGGGACCTCGTAATTATAGCACAGGGGGCCAGAGAACACAATCCCTAACCCCTCGTGACGGCAGGCAGGGGGCCAACACAGTGTCAACCCCATGGCATTGTCAACCCTTGGGCATTGTCAACCCCTCAAACGGCAGCCAGGGCATCCAGGGCGGCAGCCAGGGCGGTGGAGGGGAAGTAGCGGTCCTCACCTTCGCAGATATCCGACAGGCACCAGCGGAAACCACGACGGGTCGCATCAGCGGTCAGGATGTAGTCGGCACCTTTGAAGAAGGCACGGGATCCTTCGCTAAATTCCACACCGGCAGGGAGGCCTTTGCGGATGGCAGCGTTGATCATGGCGGAGGGGGTTGTGAGGCAGACCATTTGCCGGGGGGGTGCGTTACCTCGTAATTATAGCACAGGGCCGAGGGTGCTGGGGGGTTGCCGGTAGGTGCCGGTGGTTTTGTTTACATCTGGTAACATTGCCGGTCAATGAGTTTGCAGTTCGGTGAGTTAACTATCGGGTGTGATGTTACATAACTTAACATACTGGGGCAGGGAGTTTAACGGCAATGAGTTTACTGCCAGGTGGCGACACAAAACTTAACACATCAAGGCAGGGAGTTTGACGACAAAGAGTTATTGCACCGGCCAACAAAAAAAACCCCGGCGAACCGGGGCAGGGGCAGGGCAGTATCGGGGGGGTATCAGCCTACGCCTTGTCCCCAGACGGTTAAGCAGCGGTCTCGGGCGACCCGGTAGGATTCAAGCTCCCTGCGGTTGAGATCCAACATGGGGCGATAACCGTTGATACCAGCCTCACATGCCGCTTTCCAAGCAGCCTCAGCACGGTCGATAGCGCATTGGGCGATATTAGCCCAAGCATCGGCGGAGATGGTTGCGGTGGTGGTGGGGGCCATTGCCGTTTGGTGCGGTACCCTGAAATTATAGCATGGTGCAGGGGCAATTGCGGGGTGCCGTTTGATGACGTTTGGTAACAATGCCGTTTGAGTAGTAGGTTTGTACTAGCTTGCCCGTGGTTTGTTTGCGGTCCGGGTGTGATGTTACAAAACTTAACATTCCGATGGCAGTTTGTGAGTCTGTATTAACTACCCGGTGGCAACACAAAACTTAACATTCCGATGGCAGTTTGTGAGTCTGTATTAACTACCCGGTGGCAACACAAAACTTAACATTCCGATGGCAGTTTGACGGCAAGGAGTTTACCATCAGGTGCCAACACAAAACTTAACATTCCGATGGCAGTTTGACGGCAAGGAGTTTACCATCAGGTGGCAACACCACGGCAAGGAGTAATACACTTGCACAAGTGTGTCCGGTGGTAATACCAGGTGTCAATATGGGGACTGTGGGGATCGAACCCAAACCTCCGCCGATTTATGAGATCGGAGCATTCACCAGATTGCTAAGCCCCCGTGTTTTCAGTTTGCCCTAGTTTGAGTTTTGTTGCGCTTCGTGATGATAGGCACGGCATGTTGCGCTTCGTGATGATGGGCATGGCATGTTGCGCTTCGTGGCGATAGGCACGGCATGTTGCGCTTCGTGATGGTAGGCATGGTGCTGTTACGTTCTGCAACATTCAAACCATTCTCACCATCGGGTGAAGATGCGAGCCGGTTTTCGGGTCTGGCGGATAGATTCGGAGGGTGATAACTTCGTCACCATACGCTTCGATGACATCCTCCAGACTGGGGAACCAGTCTCCAGTGTAGCCGTCTATGACGCAGAATTCGTAGTCGTCGCCATCTGCATAACCATCGGCAAGAACCGGCGTGATATTGGCAGGCAGATCGCCCAACCTGGTGAGGATGGCATCCAGGGTAGTTGCGGTGACCATTTGCGGTTTGGGTAGTGACTCTGTAAGTATAGCATAGGGCCAACGGAACCGTCAACCCCTGGATTTAATCCTGCGGCAGGCAAGGGGCCAACACAGTGGCAACCATCACCCAATGCCTTCCCGGTCGTATTCGCCAAAGGTTGCCTCAAATTCTGCACGGTCATCGTAGAATTCAGCCTGAGCGTCGGGATCACCGTCAGCCAGGGCTTGGAGGAATTTTAGGGTATCGCCGTCAGTGGCGGTGGTGGTGGTGGCGGTAATGGTTGTTGAAGTGGGGGCCATTTTTTTCTCCGGGGTGTCTGTCTATTGTAGCATAGTGCTGGGGGGTTGGGGTTTGCGGGTCGGGTGCCTCGGGATGGATGCCAGGGGTTGGATTCCAGGGGTTGGATTCCAGGGGTATCGTTGACTCCTAGGGGTGAGGTGGACAGTTTGTTAAGTGTCCATCTGACCTAAAGGAGTATCGTGCCAGGGAGTTTGGTGCCCAAGGGTTAGTGCCAGTATTAGACTTTGGGTGCGTTTTATGAGTAATGTGGAACCTCAGGGTGCTTTTTGCGAGTAATGTGGAACGCCCCAAAATAAAAATCGAAAATTCAATCCTTGAGATCGACTGCAGCGGAACGGAGTTACTCCTAAAAAAATTAAAAATTTTAGGACCTAGTTGAAATCCATCCAAAAAATTCTACATTTGAATGCATATTATGCACCCTACTACTATAATCGCATATAAATTATTTAATAGAGTGTACTTATGTTAGTTGTACAATCAATAAGTTTTTCTTATTCTTAGGTACAATCAATGAGTTAAGGGCCAGAAGACAAAAAAAAAGGGGGGATAACCCTAAGGCAATCCCCCATTCTTTGTACTAAGTTTATCGCCAATCAATCATTCTTGGCCTTCCATGCACGCAACCGGCTAATTGCCTCCTCTACGCTGCTGGCATTAGACTTGCGGAATTTGGCCGTTTTGCTATAGGAAAACATTTCAATCTTCCCACCCCCGATGGAAAACATTGCGTAGCGGGAATTGTGGAAGATTCCGTTAATCCATTCTTCCTTAGGGTCTAGGGATACCTTGACGATTAGGGAAGCGTTTTGCTCACCGCCAAGGGTAGACCTTTGCACAGAAGAAACCGGGAAGGTGGCATTCAGGGAAGCAGCCAGGGTGTCGCGATCGGTTTCGGTCGGGATGAAGGCAGTTGCGAGGGTTGCGGTGGCCATGGGGCGCTCCGGTGGGTGACCCTGTAATTATAGCACGAAAGGGAAGGGGGCGCAAGCCCCCCAACCCCCGGCCATCACTCACACAGCAGGGACCCGGCTACCGGCAGCGATCACCCCTTTGCCTTTCATCTCATCCAGCAGGGTAACGAAAGCGGCAGCGATGGCGTTCTTGGTGGCACGACCGGTTAGCTCAACCCGGAAACTCCGGCAGCTGAAGGGCAGGCATGTGAACATGCTGTAGCCGGTGCGGGTCTCTACAGTGCCCTCACTGGCAGTAACCCTAGCAGGGCGGCCAGCGGGCTTGTAGAAGGTTACCTGGAAGACAGCTCCAGGGTTGTCAAGGCTGTTCACGTAGAAGGAATTGGGGGTTGCCATTGCGGTTCGGGGTGGTTGCCGTTGGTTGACTCTGTAATTGTACCATACAGCAGGCAGGGGGGCGCAAGCCCCCAACCACTCAAGGCATCAAATGGCCAGGGCTCGGACGCCTATGATCTTGCCTTCCCCGTCTCTCACTACGTTCTGGGGGCCAGTATCTGGGCGGTAAAGATCGGTCCGGTTGGGGGCTGCCTGTTGAACCAACATAGAAACAACAAAAATAGTACCCTCTTCGGGATCAGGGAGATTCTCTACATCCCCAAAAGTAGTCCGGGTGACGGGGATTCCATTAATTTTGAATACCTCTTCTGTTACTGAAGATACCCGTGCCGCAGGAGCGGTTGGGGCAATAGTAAAGACTTCTCCGTTCTCCTTGTACAGATGAAGGGGGTGGGGGGTGAGGTTGATGATGGTGGCCATTGCGGCGTTCCGGTGTGGTTGACTCTGTAATTATAGCACAAAGGGGAAGGGGGGCAACCCTAAGGCAAACCCCAGGCCATCACTCACACGGCGGGCAGGTAAATCTCTAGGGTATAGGTAACCTCAGCCTCATTATAGGCAGCCAAGGTATCGGCCAGCTCCCCAAGTGACACATAGTCGCTGTATTCACCATCATCTACAAGGAAATCGACCTCATCGCCATCGGCAGGTTCTTCCGACAGGAAGGGAGCGCAGAACGGGCTCAGCGTAACGGGCAAGGTGGCGAGGATTTCAGCCAGGGTAGGAGCAGTGGGGGCGGTTGCGGTAGCCATGGTGCGGTCTCGGTGGGTGACTCTGTAATTATAGCACGAAAGGGAAGGGGGCGCAAGCCCCCCACAAGTTAGAATCTGATGACGGGATGGCCGGGGTCAAGAGTGTCACATGCTTCAGTTGTGAAAACCAACTTAACTTTCTGGCCAAAATGCTCATCAATTCCCTCGTCATAAACTGTAACGTTAGAGTCTAGTTGTTCATCGGTGAATTGTTGCAGTTGCTGAAGCAGTTCCCGGTAGGTAATCATTGCGGTTCGGTGTGGGACCCCTTAATTATTACACATCGGTAGGCAGAACGCAAGAGGCCGGGTCGTTTGTTTGCGTTTTGTGACAGTGCCACGCGAGTAGTATGTTTGTACTAACTGACCCGGTATCAATACCAGTAGGCAATGAGTTTGCCTAAGTATAAAAAAAAGAGGGGGCTGTCAACCCCCCCTAACTCAACTATCATTCTTACCATCATTCGCAAACTTTCGGTAGTACGGTACCATGCACCAAATAGCCATACCTTTCGATGCCATACTTGTGCAAAATATGCACATTGGGCCATGATTCGCCTTGTCCCCAAGTACCTGACTGACTCATACGCTCAAAAGCACATTCAACGCTGTTACGCAGCCAGGAATGATCGATACGGGATGCTGATGCCGCTTGGTTGCTGCGGTAGTTGCGGTACTTGGGGGCGGGGAATGCCATTGTTGCCGGTGGTTGGTTGGCTCCGTAATTATAGCACATTGCCTCGGGGGTTGGGGCCCCGGATTGCTGACTCCCAAGGTGTGGTGGACAGTTTGTAAACTGTCTATTTGACTTCGTGAGTTTGACTTTTAGGGTTTGATTCTGGGGTGTGTTTTCGGGGTCAATGTGGAATCTCAGAGTGCTTTTTGCAGGTAATGTAGAATGCCTAATTTGAAAAGTCTGAAAGTCAACCGCTGAGATCGACTGCAGGGCAACGGAGTTACTCCTAAAAAAATTAAAAATTTTAGGACCTAGTGAAAAACGATCCAAAAAATTCTACATTTGAATGCATATTCTGCACCCTAGGGTCTTTATATACACTTTTTCGCGAATATATGTATAATAAGTGTTTATTCTATGTTGTTATAGTTTGTTGTTGATGAGTCCAAGTAATAAACAACTGGGATACGGTCTCAACAGTCTCAGTTAAGTATCGGAATGATGTCACACTTCAAGAGTAAGCAGATGGGTGCGTTTTTCCAGTAATGTAGAAACCCGGGGTGCATTTTGCCGGTAATGTAGAATGCCCCAAATTAAAAACCTGAAATTCAATCCCTGAGATCGACTGCAGGGGAACGGAGTTACTCCTAAAATTTTTGAATTTTTTAGGACCTAATGGAAAACCATCCAAAAAATTCTACATTTGAATGCAAATTCTGCACCCTACTACTATATACTCGCGTAAAAATTATTTAATAGAAGACTCTTATCTTAATGTCTAGACAGATAAGTAATTCTTATCAATCTAATCCCCCATCAAACCGCAATGTTGTGGGCTATTCGAGGATGCTAACCGGAGTCTCACCAAATAGCAAAGGGGCCGATGCCTAAGCACCAACCCCCAAACATTAAACTAAGGTCAATCTAAGGCCAAACCAAAGTCCGAATTCAGGTATAGAAACGAATCTGAGCCAGGAAGCACTCCCGGCGTTGCTTGCGGAGGATGGTGCGGATGCGTTTCGCCTGCGTGAGGGTCCACACTCGATTGCCAACGGGCTCAGACCACGGTTTGCGGGTGATTTCCTGAACGGTATAAAAGATGCGGGTTTTCTTGGTTGCGATTGCGGTGGCCATTGTGGCGGTGTTGGTTGGTTGGTGACAGGTGAATTGTAGCATGGTGGCCGGGGGCTGTCAATGCCGTTGTGGCAAGGGGGCCCAGTTCTCAAAATTTTCGGAGGGGGCGTTAGCCCCTTGCCATCTGGTTATAACCCTCTGGCTACCATCCCTAGGCATCAATCCCAGGGCATCAATCCCAGGGCATCAATCCCAGGGCATCAATCCCAGGGCATCATCCCCTAGGCTAGGCCGTGAGAACTTCGGGTATATACCCCCTGTCCTAATCAGCCACCCAGCATCCACAAGGTCTTGGGCAGCATCGAGAACGCCCGCAACGTGGAAGTAGCCGACAAGACCCACCGTATCAACGGATACACCTGGGCGGTTCAGGAAGTACAGCTTAAGGGACTCGCGGATCCACTCAGGGGATTTCATGGTTGCTTGGGGTGAGACTACAGTAGTATAACACAAAGGGGCCAGGATTGCCTATGGGTGATGGCAATGGCAGTATAGCACAAAAGGCCAGGGGTACAAGCCCCCTAGCCCAGTGAATGCAACGGTTTCGTCACCCTTCTGAATTCAATAGATGGGAGTCTCACCAGTTCATAGCAATTTCCTGGGCAGTTGCCCCGAAAAAGTATAACACCAACTCTCTGCGACCGCGAATATTCAGGTTCAAGATGGTGCAAGCCCGATTAAGCTCATCGCCGTCGGCCTGAACTTCCTCCACTTCGCTAGGGGCCAGGGTCCTGAGGGAAGAACTCAGGTGGGAGTCTCCGATGTAACCCGATATGCGACGGCCGGTGTTAAGGGTGACGTGAATCATTGGGGTCCGGGGTGGTTGCCCTTGGTTGGTTGACTCTGTAAGTGTAGCATAGGGCCGACACGGTGTCAACCCCCCCCCCCTTGGGCTTTCAGCGACACTGACTTAGCGGTGTAGGATCAAAGTGAATATCCCGCTCGATGCGGAGCCCAGCTGGTCCCCGAGTAGCTTCTAGGTCATTCAGGTTGAAGTACCCAAGTTCTCGTGCCTGGCCGATAACCAACCCAAAGCATTGACCCGTCGCAGGGTCCATCTCGGTGAGGTACCATGTCCAATTGCCCCAGGGCGTGAAAAATTTGGCATAGGCGGTAGCCTCCATGCCTTTGCCGTCTTGTGCGTACAGGGCTGGGACCTTGGTGGCGATTGCCATGGTTAGTAGCTTGGTGTTGGCCATGGTTGCCCTTGGTTGGTTGACTCAGGTATTATAGCACGGATGGGGATGGTGCCGTTACGATCTGAAACAACAGGCATGGACCACAGGCAGGCAGGCCCCCGCCCGACAAGTTGACTTCGGTATTATAGCACAGGCAGGCAGGGGGCGCAAGCCCCCCCACAGGCTAGATATCAGAAGGGGGATTCTCAGTCAGCTCGAAGCTATAGGCCCCAGTGTCGTTATTGCCGTGGCTGGAAGTATACCCTTCCCTAACAAGACGCAGCGCTTCCTCTAGGGCAATTTCGATGTCATCCAGGGTTTGACCGCTGGCAGTCAATTTCAGGACAAACGGGGCGTTAAGATCGTTCATGGCGGTTCGGTGGTTGGTGACAGGGCAATCATAGCACAGGCAGGCATGGAACGCAAGCCCCTTGCCCTCCGAGCAAACAATCAAACTGGCAAGTTCCCAGTTAGCTCCGACCCCTAAACATCTCCACCCCAATTCATAACAATTTCCTGGGCGTTTGCCCCGAAAAAGCGGAACACACGGGTATGAACCTTACGGTTCAATATAGTGCAACAACCGAATAATTCAACACCGTCTGCCTGAACTTCCACTACTTCACTAGGATTCAGGGATTTAAGTTCTGATATCAGGCGGGGGTCCCCGATGTAACCAGATATGCGATGGCCGGTGCTAAGGGTGACGTAGATCATTGTGGTTCGGGTGGTTGCCGTTTGGTGCGGTACCCCGTAATTATAGCACGGGAGGCCGGGGGGGGGCTAGTCGGACGGTAAAGCGTCAAGCGCCAAATCCCAGATCCAGTGGGTTTCGTCGCCCAGCGGGTCGCCAGCAAACTCAAAATTGGCTACCGCCGCTTCGGCTAGTTGAGTAGCGGTTTCGTAATCACTTGCGTTTGCTCGCATCCAAATTCTAACGCTTTGTTTACTTACCGATGCCAATTTAGTAGGTGAATAGCCCAAATTCCCATGGCGCTGCAATGATAAGGACTCAATTTCTGATTTCCTCTGATTGCGTTCTCTTGCCGCCGCCATACTGTTTCGTAAATAGCGGTTTTCGGATCTTGCGCTCATTTTTCTAAGGAAGCGAATGGGCCGGGTTTGGTCCCGATGCACTAATCATAGCACATTGCCACGGGGTTGGGGCCTTGGGTAGGGGCCTTGGGGTTGTTGACTCCTGGGGTGTGGTGGTTGCTGTGGGGTTGCTGTGGGGGTTGAGTATCTGGGGTTGTTGACTCCCAAGGTGTGGTGGACAGTTTGTAAACTGTCTATTTGCGTTGGGAGTTTGGTACCGAGGGTGTGTTTTCGGAGTTAATGTGGAACCTCAGGGTGCATTTTCCGGGTAATGTAGAATGCCCCAAATTGAAAACCTGAAATTCAATCCCTGAGATCCATTGCGGGGGAACGGAGTTACTCCTAAAAAAATTAAAAATTTTAGGACCTAGTGAAAAACGATTCAAAAAATTCTACATTTGAATGCAAATTCTGCACCCTGGGGCTCTTTATATACACTTTTTCGCGAATATATGTATAATGAGTGTTTACCTTATGTTGTTATAGTTTGTTGTTGATGGGTCCAAGTAGTCAACAACTGGGAGTGGTCCCAACAGTCTCAGTTAAGTATCGGAATGAGTCTACATCGAGTAGTTTACAGTTGGTATTAGTCCCAACAGTCTCAGTTAAGTATCGGAATGAGACCCAACCGAACAGTCAACAACTGGAATACGGTCTCAACAGTCTCGTTTCAGTCCCATAATGAGACCACACCTCAGGGTAAATATGGCAGGTATTTTCGGAGTTAATGTGGAACCTTGGGGTGCGTTTTGTGAGTAATGTGGAATGTTGAGTGCAGTTTTCGGAGTAATGTGGAAACCACAAAATCAAAAAACCAAAATCCATTCCTTGAAATCGACTGCAGGGCAACGGAGTTACTCCTAAAATTTTTGAATTTTTTAGGACCTAATGAAAAAACGATCCAAAAGTTCCACATTTGAATGCAAATTCTGCACCCTACTACTATATACTCGCGTAAAAATTATTTATAGTACACCCTTATCTAAATATCCATAATCAATAAGTTACCCTTATCTATGTACCAACCAATGAGTAATAGCGGTAAAGCAACAAAAAAAGGAGGGTCACCTTTCGGCAGCCCCCATATCAGTAAGTATTTATATTTACTGGGTGAAATTAGACCCCGGAACCAACAACCCCGGCAGCCCGACCTTCAATAGCCAGCAAAGTCGTATCTATCGAAAGGTACTGGATCCCGCTTAATTTCTGATTCGATAATTTTGCGTGATTCGCTGTCCCAATGGCGCACAGTGACGGACTCTGTAGCAAATCCCCAGTTTTCCTCAGGTTGCCGGGTATAGTGAACCTTGGCATCATCCAGGCTTGCCCATACGAAGGCTTCAGGATTAGCTACGATCTGCTCCACCGCTTCCATGGTTTGGCAGAGGGTAGTGCCATTGGCACCCCTAACAGTATAACCAGCAATGCGCTTGCCAACTTCATCGGTCGTGACATAGCAGTAGTCGATGGTTGCCATTGGTGCGCCTCGGTTGGTTGACCTAGGTATTATAGCATGGGTTCCTGGGCAAGGTCAACCCCTTGAGTTCCCCCCTACGGCAAGCAGATGCCAGGATCAATCAACCTTCGTACAAGGAAACATCATAGCGATGGGAGTAAAAATCCCCTAGCCCCCCACTATCGACCACCAACATAAAGTCAAAGTCCGGGTGAGTTAGCACCACTTGTGTGGACTCGCTTTCGTAAATATTCCCATTGGACACACCCACCTGATCAAGGAAATACCCTAAACTCTCAATATTGTCCATGTCTGGTATTTCGTAGTCGATTATCCGATAGCTATTCTCACCTTGTTCAAACAAATCTGTGACGGAATCAGGGATTTCGTAGGTTGCCATTATTGGTCAGGGTGTTGCTGGTGTGGTCGATGGTAGTATAGCACGGATAGGCGAGTTGCCGGGGACCCCCGAAAGTCAATTAAAGCCGAGGATAAACTTACGTGCCGCTTCCGGCGTATTAAGTTGTCCGCCCATCATCATCATCAAGCCCAAACTGCAACCTACGTGTCCAGCTGTTTCAGGGTGCTTTTCAAGGTCGCTAAACATCGAGGAGAGGGCATTTTCTGCATCACCACGATCGCAGTATTCAAGGGCGCGTTTCTTGCACCATTCTAAGTGTTCGGATCGGTTTATTTGGGGGGTGTTGGTGTCGGGTGTTTGACTTTGGATGTTTGTCAATGGCAGTATAGCACGGATGGTCAGGGGACCGTGGTTGCCATTATGGTTGGTGACGCTTCGTAAAGACAGGCACGGCAAGTTGCCGATGGGCTTTTGGGTTTTGTTGCATTTCGCAACAACAGGCAAGGAAGGGCCACCGGCAGGCAACCCCCCCCCCCCCAAGATCATGCCATGAACTTAGCAATAGCCTCTTCGGCATCGGCACCATCGGCACCATGATTTACCATAAACTCCAACACAAGGCCAGTATCACTATCGAATCGCGTCAGAAGGGAATCCAACAGTTCATCTTGACTGACACCACCAGAGGCATTCTGAAGCTCTGACATCCTGCTGTCCATGGCTTCATTCCTAAGCTCATCAAGGCTCATCAAATCGACATAACGTTGGCAATGGGCTTCGGCGATCTCACGAATCAAGGATTGGTCGAACATGGTTGCGTGTGCGGTTGGTTGACTTCGGTATTATAGCACAGGGGGGGCCACGGTGCGAGGGATGTTACAGGGGTAACAACAGGCACGGCAAGGGGCCAGGGTTCACAACCCCGACCCCCAGGACAGTCAACCAAGGGCCACAATGGCATGTAAATTGGTGCGCCACGTTCCAGGCAGCTTCTCACCACGACGACCTACGATCACGGGCAATTCCCCAACCATCTCAACTACGGTATCAATCTCAAATACTTGCAAGGTGGCCGCCAGCCAGGTTCCAAACCAGCGAGTCCGACCCGTGGCCTTGGCAATGTAACGGCAGCCATGGGGGCCTTCCATGGCAAACTCTCCTTCCTCCAAACAAAGATCATGGGGCGCATCAGCCAGGACATCCCAGTGTCCCCACCAGCCTTTACGGACGCCACCAGGGGCCTTCTCGCAGGGCTCAGCGGTGAATGAACCGATGCGGTTGATGGGTGAGGTGGCGGCGGTTGCGAATGCCATTGTTTCCGGTGGGTGCGATACCTTGAAATTATAGCATGTTTCCAAGGGGGTCAGGGTGCATCCCAACCACAAAACTGCCTATTAGCAACAAAACTTAACCCATAATGCCCCCAGGCCAACGTCCTCCCGGCGGGGTGCGCTCTGATGGGGATAGTTCGGGTGTTTCATCATAATAGCTAGGACACAATTTGGCGAGGCGCTCTGCGTCGGAGACGCATTGGCAGCATGGATTGTGCCTATTTTCCGCCATATAATTAGCGCCGCGCTTTGTTCTGAATGGTCCGATAACTGCCATGAAGTGTGGGGTATTGGCTTTGGTAGGGGTAACTACCGATTTGAAAACCTCCAATTTACCTTGGCCGTATGGCAAACCCACATAGAATTTTGCCCGTTGGGGTGTGTTGGTGGTTGAGGGGGTTGCGGTAGCCATCGTTGCGGTGTCGGTTGGTTGGCTTCGTAATTATAGCACATGGACGGGTCTGGATGCGGTTCGGCATGTTGGTGCGGTTCGGCATGTTGACTCCTGGGGTGTGGTGGACAGTTTGTAAACTGTCTATTTGCGTTGGGGGTTTGACTTTAGGGGCTTGATTCCAGGGTGTATTTTAGGGGTTAATGTATAATCCGGGGTGCGTTTTCCGGGTAATGTAGAATGCCTAATTTGAAAAGTCCGAAAGTCAACCGCTGAGATCGATTGCAGGGCAACGAGTTTACTCCTAAAATTTTTGAATTTTTTAGGACCTAGCGAAAAACCATCCAAAAAATTCTACATTTGAATGCATATTTTGCACCCTGGGGTCTTTATATACACTTTTTCGCGAATATATGTATAATAAGTGTTTACCTTATGTTGTTGGTGAGTTGAATAGTTGACGACTGGGTGTGATCTCGTCAGTCTCAGTTAAGTATCGGAATGAGTTCACATCGAGTAGTCTACAGTTGGCATCAGCCCCAACGGTCTCAGTTAAGTATCGGAATGAGACTCCACCAAATAGTAAACAACTGGGGTACGGTCTCAACAGTCTCGTTTCAGTCCCACAACAAGACTCATCCAAATAGTAAACAACTGGGGTACGGTCTCAACAGTCTCACTTCAATCTCACAATGAGATCACACTTCAAGAGTAAGCAGATGGGTGCGTTTTTCCAGTAATGTAGAAACCCAGGGTGCATTTCCCAAGTAATGCAGAAACCCTAAAATCAAAAACCCGAAACTCAATCCCTGAGATCGACTGCAGCGGAACGGAGTTACTCCTAAAAAAATTAAAAATTTTAGGACCTTTTCAAAAACAGCATGAAAAATTCTACATTTGAATGCATATTTTGCACCCTACTACTATATACTCGCGTAAAAATTATTTATAGTACACTCTTATCTAAATATCCATAATCAATAAGTTATCCTTATCTATGTACCAACCAATGAGTAATAGCAGTAAGGCAACAAAAGAAAGGGGGGAATCACCCTAAGGCAATCCCTCCCCTAAAAACAGCACCTATGCCCAAATGGTCTCAACACGGGCATCATGCCCTTTCATCTTCATCGCTTCGGCGATTCTCTGAGCCACGTTCCGATCATGGTAATCCGCCCTGGTGGTATAGCCAGGAGCCCCAGAACCAGGGGCAATCGAACCAGTGGCAATCGAACCAGGGGCGATGGTGACACGGTGTAGTTGGGCCATGGTGCGGTTTGGTGCGGTTGGTATGGACGTATCTTAGCACAGGTCCGAGGGGAACGTCAACCCCCCCCTTACCCGTACCACCCATACTGGCGAACCCTCTCCAAATAGGTCTCCCAAACCGACGGATCCATGGCACCTGCCGTTGTCTTAAAGTGATGGGAGAAAAACGTAATGGCAAGCTCCATATTGCGCCTACCAACAGGATTAGCAGAATGAATGACCACAGCCGGTGGAATAAACCCACCATCAAAACCATTCTCATACACAATTTGCTCAATCCACTTGCAAACATCCATGCCAGTTCCCCTAGCGTCATCCCCGAGATCATGATCCAAGGATACAACTTCGACATTGCCAGTCTTCAGCAATTCGATAACCTCATCAGGCCAATAGCAACGGACCCACCCATCAGGGGTAGGCCTGATATCATCGAGAAATACTTTCATTGCCTTGGGTTTAGGTAGACTGTGGGCGTGGTTGCCATTGGGGGTGGTTGCCATTGGGGGTGGTCCGGTGGGTGACGGTAGGGGAATTATAGCATAGGCCTGGCAGGTTAGTTGGTGGCCCCGTAATTATAGCACAGGGGGGTCAGGCTACGGGTGCCGTTACATTCCGTAACAACAGGTACGGCAAGGAGTCACTGGATGGCAACCCCTGTAAAGAATTGGCCAGGTTGTGGGGTTATGCTTTCGCTCCTGAAGGGTAGCCAGGCGAAGAAGGGCAGCCCTGCGGCTGATAATCCTAATTCCATTTCCCACTATTTGCCTTCACGTCTACCTGTATTTTGGGTTGTTTAGCCATTGTAGCATGGGCCTGGCAGTGTCAACTCATGGCGTTAACTGAGTTTACTGCAACATGGTTGCCGTTGGTTGGTGGCGATTGGGTTTGAACCCATTGTTTGCGGGGGGCTGGTGGGCTGGTGATAGGGGAATTGTAGCATGGCCCGGCAGGTTGGATGGTTTACTTTGGTAGTATAATACGAACCCGATAGGCAGTCAATCCTTAGCGGTAATCTCAGCACCTTCCAGTAGTTTGGAAGCTAGGTCAGTATCACCCGCCTTAATTGCGTTTTGGATGCGTTCTTTCAAGGTTAGCTCGTATGACCATTTTCGGCCGTTGATGGTGCCCCTGACATTGCCCCCGACAGAGCCCTCGACAGAGCCCCCGACAGAGCCCCCGACAGAGCCCCTGACATTGCCCCCGACAGAGCCCCTGACATTGCCCCCGACAGAGCCTAGGACATCACCCAAGACACCACCCCTGACATTGCCCCCGACAGAGCCCTCGACATCATTTACCCGCCATTCACCGCTGATTCTGGTGAAAGTAACTAGTTTTTTAATTTCTTCAATGCTTGGCATTTCAATTTAGGGGTTTGATGATGTCATGGTGTGTCCGGTGGTTGGTGACAAAGGAATTATAGCATGGGTCCGGCAGACAGTCAACCCTTAGGGACCTGGGGCCACACCCCAAACAGCAAAAAAAAGGGGGGGGCCGATGCCAACGGCACCAACCCCCCCCCCAAGCAATCGGCCGATACCGACGGCTCCAATCAGCTAGCCACTGCAAGCAGCCGATCAGCCACTGCACCCTTCGCAGTACGCTTCCCATCGAGATAATACAAGGTATAAACTCGCCCCGGCTTCACACTGGGGGTTACCGTAACGGTCAGGGCCTTGCCGTTGATGCGGATGGCAGTTTCGGCCTTTGCGCCGGATGCTGTAGCTTGTTGCACGGTGTTGGCTTCAGTGGTATCAAGGCGGGCAAGCAGGGTGTCAAACTTACGGATGGTCAGAGGGGGAGTAGCCATGGTTGTGGGTGGGTTGTGTTGTGGGGTGAATCCCCGGGACCTTGCCATTATAGCCCAGGTGAGAGACGGTTGTCAATGCTTGACTGGTGGCAAGATCCCCCGAGGGTCACCATATTATGGCATATTGCCGGAGTTATTGCAACCTGCTGCGTTGGCGACCAGGGGTTGACAACCGCCGGAATCCACGCTATAATATGCACATAACCAAACGAGGGGCGAGGTAGCCCTGAAGACGAAAAAGGTCGCCACGGAACCTGCTTGCTTATAGTTATTACCGGACAGTAAAAAAAGGGGGGTTGACCCTCGGGTTTTATCCCAGAGTCATAGCCCCGGAGCCACAACCCCGGAGTCACAACCCCAGAGTCAAACCCCACGCACTCAAGAATTACGGGCAATGACTTTTTTCAGGAAGTCCAAACCATCTTCATTGGTAACAAAGAAATGGGATCCAGCCTCATCACCTAGCAATAGTTGGCCAGCTGTAGAAGGCAATTTGGAGAATCCTACTTCCCCCGCCATCACTTGGGCGGTTCCCGCGATACAATGGACCGTACCACATTCGTTGAAGGCTTCTTTACCCGTAGTTTCTTTGCCAAGGTCGATACGAAACATTAAGGGACCCCATGCCTGATGCCAATTAGCCATATCAAAGTTTTTCAAATCACGCTCTACAATCCAACGCGCCACATGGTGAAGGTTAGCCCTTTGTTGCTCGGGGGTGAGTTTGATGCTGAGGTTTTCAGGAATATGGGGCAACGGGGGAAGGCCGGGAGTAGTATCCAGCTTCTGGAGATTTAGGCGAGTAGCTTCAGTTAGGGAAAGGGTTTTCATGGTTTTGGAAGGGGGGGTTAGTTGCCTGGTTGGTTGGTTGGTTGACTCTGTAATCATAGCACAGGGCCAGGGGAAGGTCAACCCTTAGGGACCTAGGGCCACAACCCCGGAGTCAATACCCTGGAGTCATAGCCCCCAATCCCCAATCCCCAATCCCAAAGTCATGCCGCAGCAAACTGCTTATTCCGGGAATAGAAACGCTCACAGCCATACTTGACCGCAATTTCATCCAAACTACCCGGATTGGAGCGGCTCCGGCCCAGCCCTGCAGGCTTCCAGAACCAGCATTTCCGGCCACTATGCCAGCGGCACCCCAGAGCCTTAAGGTCTTCCTTAACGGGCTTGGTATCACCCGTGACCCATACCCATAGGCCAATCAGGCTGATATCAAGGTTGGGAATCTTAAGCAATTCCGCAATCTGATCCATGATGGCCTGCTCGGTTTTTTCCGTATAGCGGTAGGTCCGGCCATCGTCCTCTTGACCGTTGCAGGCTGCCAGGGCCTCGTGGTAGGCGGCATTAAGGGCCTTCATGGTTTCCAGATCGCCACCAAGATCAGGGTGGTGCTTGCGAGCCAGATCACGGTAAGCGCTTTTGACTTGCTCAACAGTGGTGAGGCCAGTGAAGAATGTCATTGCCGGTTCCAGGTGGTGGGTGACTTTGGTAGTGTAGCATGGTTGCCGGTGGGTCGTCAACCCCCCCCCTTTTTTAGGGGAAGGTTAAAACCGCTACCTGCTGACCCATGAATTATAGCATGTCCGAGGGCCAACTGTGGATGGCCGGAAGTTAGTGCCCATAGGCTGACAGCGGGTTCGGGGGGCCAACTGTGGATGGCCGGGAGTTAATGCTCATGGGCCGACACATTGCCGAAGGGGTTGACAAGACTAGGGTAGTCGCCCTATAATAAGCAAACAATCAGAGAAGGGGCGGGGTAGCCCTGAAGACGAAAAATGTCGCCACGGCCCCTACTTGCAATTAAAGAGTTTATGCCATTGAGTTTATGCCATGGTGCATTTTGCGAGTAATGTAGAAGTCTAGGGTGTGTTTTCGGAGTTAATGTAGAATGCCAAGGGTGCTTTTTCTGGGTAATGTGGAAACCCCCAAATTGAAAATCGAAAATTCATTCCCTGAGATCCGTTGCAGGGCAACGGAGTTACTCCTAAAATTTTTGAATTTTTTAGGACCTAATGAAAAAACGATCCAAAAGTTCCACATTTGAATGCAAATTCTGCACCCTACTATCATATATTCGCGAAAAGTATATTTAATAGAAGACTCTTATGTATAGTTCCATAACCAATAAGAAATCCTTATCACTGCACCCTCCATTCAAAGTCAATCCACAGCCAACTCAAAGTCAACCTCAAAGGGGCCATCCCAATCCTGAGCCCATTGGGGGGCGCCCATGAAGCGAAGATCGTCCGACTGATGAGAGAATGGTTCAGGAACCGTGTCAACTACACAGACCCAAGTTGGAAGATTCTCCCGACGCACGGGGTGGGCAGTGTCCCCGATCCATTCTTGAGCCAGGAAGGTGCAGCGTAGGGTGTGTGCCATTGTGAGGTCGGTGGGTTTCGGTTGGTATGGGCCTAGTTTAGCATGGTTGCCGTGGGAGCGTCAACCCCCTAGCTTCAAGGATTGGCAAGCATGGGGCCGGGAGTGCGTCAACCTATCGGCAACAACTCCACGGCCCCCAGCCCTGACAGCAATCAGCGCCGGTACAAATATCCCCCAGCCCAATCAGCCCGCTGATAGCAACTCTCAGGGTCCTCCAACAAATTGTAACGAATTCCTTTGGCAGGAGACTTCCAATTGGCTGCCTTGTAAACGTCCCCGGTTACCCGATCGATGAAAGCATGAATAGAACGATTGCCGGACGTTGACATTATGATTTTCAGATACTTGCGCCCTTCCTCCACTGAGAATATCGGGGCATAACCCTTGCCAACCCCATCAGGATTAAACCGCGCCGAGCTATCAGCCAGAACCGCGCATAGCTTGAGGGTGGCGGTGAGAACCGGGCTAGGTGCCTTAGGGGTGGTAACCTCAGGGGCGGTAGCTTCGGGATTCGTGGCCAGTTCGGTAGCAATCATGGCGGGTCGGGAACGGCGGTGTTTGGTTCCTTGCCATTTTACACCATTGGAACCCGGATCGTCAAGGGGCCACCAGGGGAATTGCCGAGGTATTGTCAAGGCATCGTCAAGGGGCCATCAGGGTCCGCTAAGGAAGCCATGCGACCAAAAAACACACAAAGTCAAGGGACCCCACCGAGCCGAGGCTCAGAAACCCAGTCACTGTCAGGGATTTTCCCTTACTGTGGTTGTCTTCATTTGAGAATGCCCTAGGTGGGTGTTCCTAATTGTTGTTACCAAAGTTTCAAACCTGAAAAATTGAAAAATTTGAATTTATTATATTTTTCTATTATACCAACACACTATAATGTCATAATGCCATAACAGTATAACACTATCGTTATATGAGCATAAAGTCATTTTGATCTTGGGGGGCACCTTGACACTACATATCATGGCACCGTCTCACAGTAACTTCATTGCGCTAACACTATGCCATCATAACACTATCGTTATACGATTATAGAGTCATTAACCCTGGGGACTAAAGCGTGTCTGGGGGGCATAGGAGTAATGTGGCGCGGTAAGTTGCCAGTGGGCGATGATTATGGTATAGGCAGACCCGGCAATCAGGCGGATACCTCTTGTTTGGTTAGCCAGGCTTCTACGGCAGCCAGCGCCGACGGGGGGACCATGCGATGGCCGACGGGCTGCCATGAGTGACTGGCCCATCCGCCGGCAGGCTGCTCATGCCATTCAGTCAACCTGCGGAACATATAGAAAACCGCTGTTTCATTAAGCGACAGTAAATCAGGAAAATACTGATACTCTACCCGAAAAAGGAGATACCAAGAAAAAGCGTTTCTGGGCCAGGCTTGGACGGTCAAGCCGCTGGCGGGGTCAGTGTAGACGGTTGTAACGGCAAGGGTGTTGGTCATTGGTGGTTGGCTGCAGGGAAAGAAAGGCCAAAGTTAAGAATTGAAGTAGTCATATTCGTAATCACCTAAATCTAAATCCTCCAAGAATTGTTTAAAAAACTCTTCTTCGGTTAGTGGCATCACACTTTCTGGCAGCGTGGCATACGGGTTAGTTGGCCAGCTATTAAGGAGCCGATCTCTAAGCGCATGGTTGACTTTGCGTTTGCCCATGGGGATTGCGGTTTGTGGAATCTGACTCCCATAGTCTAGCACACATGGGCCAAACTGACCCGTACTCAGTCCGATGCCAATTCATGCCAATTCATGCCAATTCACAAACCGACACACAGTAACCCACACTCTCCACCCTCTCACAAACCATCCTAGCGCATTGCCTCTCAGCCTTCTCCTTAGATGTCGAAACATACATAACGGAAGCCCACGCATCGGGGTAACTCCCGTAAGCAACTACACTGTAGGTTAAGGTAGGGGCTTCATAGGCAAGAATTGAATCAGGATTCATTGGTTGTGCCGTGGTTGCTGACTTTCATAGTATAGCACACGGGAGACCGAACCGAACCGAACCCCCCCTATGCCAGTTGCTTAATTGTCCTTAAATCTAAGATAAATCAATACCGTGGGTATCATACCACCATTCTTTTGTTTTATCTGGATGTTTATCTTTAATCTTCAAGTATCGTGAAGTTATTTTACTTTGTCGGTTAACTTCGTCAGCAAAAAATTGATGCTCAATAGTTTCCCCACTTTTGTATAGTTAGCGCAATAATTTACGCAAAACATACTCCTGTTTTTGGTTTCCAGGTTTATACCCAGACTCTATTATTTTGTAGATGGTTTCCTTTAGAGTTTCCGTTGAACTTTTTACTGGATTCCCTAAAATACTTTCAATTCTCTCTAAACCAAACCCAACATCAATAAACTGTCCAGATGTATTAACAATGTTACCAATTTCTATTCCATTCTTATAAAATTCAGTGCAGTAACCACCGAGTTCACCATCACTCCAAACGCATTCTGAATCGTATCTAATTTCCAGATCAGGATAATCCAAATAAAAATATTTCCAAGAGTTGTACTTATCCGGGTGCATAGTTACATAATCTATGGAAACTTTTAGTATGTCATTAAAAAAATTTCATCCAAAAATGAATGGTTTGTTGCATCGTCAATTCACCAAAGGAAAAAAGACCCAACATATTAAAATACAATAAATGAGACCCATCACCAATTTCATCTAAATCCTGTAGGCGGATGCAAGATTGGCTATTAGCGATAGATGTATTATCTGGATTTTTAAACTTGTCCTTAAACTGTTGCATTCCAGCAGGACAAAATAGGGTAGTGTCGTCATAAGGCTTCACGCTATCATCCACCTTAAATGAAATGTTATTACTCTCGCAATAACTCCGGTATAGATCTATTACTTTAGTCATTTTTAACGTAGGATGAGCCATTGCATTGCAAAGTGAATGGTTATGAGTAAATAGTGGTCAGCTAAATTGTATAGGGTATCTTTAATCTTCAAAGTTATCCCCAAATTCTCTTCGCAGAACCCTATACTTTTGAAGCCGCCTTTTTCTTTCTTGGGCTGCACGTATCTCCTCCCTTTAATTCTCGCTTGATACTCAGCATCAGTTTCTTCACGTTGGAAATACGGTGTTAATCCGATGATGCACCCATCGTAGTTTTCACACTCTTCAAAATACACATACCCCTTGGTTTTCAATTCTTGAAACCTCTTAATTGCATCATCAATTGAGCCTGCTAAATGAGCAAAATAAATGCTGCTCCCACTGACTCTAACCATTTTCTTTTCAGTGTCGTTGATGTTGAACTTTTCCATTGGGGTTACGGTTTGTTCCGGTGATGGACTCATTGTAGCATAGGGCCAACGGCAGCGTCAACCCCCTGGCTCCAAACCCGTAGTAAAACACCGGGGCGGAAACATTTGAACGTAACGGCGAACATCAGCCAAATAAATTGACCTAGACATAACGGTTATGCCGTTCCCCCCATTTAGTCGAAATTGATAGACCAATCTGATGATGGTGCCGATGCAGGTATTATACGAGGCAGGTTAGGTGCCATTTGGGTCCGTGTGCCAGTTCTCAGGGTGTCACAAGCAATTTCAAGGGTCCCCACCGTTAATTATGCCGATGTCGGTTACTTGTACCAATTGTAACCATGACAATTAAACCCAAGACTCTGAGACTATAATATCAACCACCTTCAAATCATAATCATACCTAACCTGACAAACATCATAAGATACCCCACCAATAAGAATCATTTCGCCCTTTCGCGGAATAATGCTAGAGACATAATTTATGCCCAAGATGGGGCCACCATGGGTCTTAAACCCTAATTGAAATTGGTTAACGATAGAGTTCATTGGTTGCGATGAGAGTTAATTCTAGTAGTCAGACCAACGACCAGCTGATACATCATGTCACGATGCTTTGTTGTCCATTGTTCATCAGAATAAGACGTTCCGACCTTATACACTCTCCCAGCACCAAGTTCCTTATTAAGATAATTAAACCATGCGGTGCAAAAATTCAATGCGACCCCTCGCACACATTCCGGTGATTTACTGCTAAGTAAGTAAACCTTAGAATACTCCTCAGAGAGTGGATAAGGTCTTACATATTTGTACTCGTCGCCACCACCATGCTCGGTTCTCATTGGGTTATCCTCTTCGTTCACCAGCTGCTGATACAGACTGTCAACCGAAAGGTCATCCGGTGTAATCTCAGGAAAGACATACTTTGCAAGTTCCCCCTCAATGAATGCCTCTTTGTTCCAGTTATCCTCCCTTTCTCTGCCTACTTTTTTGTATATTTTTTCCAGCTCAAGTTCCCATTCTTCTTTCTCTTCTGCTCTTTTTTTAACCTTCTCTCTCCATCGCGGCATCATCTCTTTCGTCATTTCTTCCTTATTGAAATCGGGAAACAAATGAATTGGGTACCTATCTCCAATGCCAATAGGCGACTGAGTTTCTTCATCCATCTCATAACCATTGCCGATAGTAAAGAAAATGTGATCAAGAACACTTGCAGCACTAGGGAAGATGCTGTGATATTCACCCATTTGATACGAAACAAAATTACAAATTGATTGAATTGCCATGTCAGTTTTCCAATTGCCTCTCACAAGTACAACCCGGGGTGAAAATGATCATTGCTATAGGACCTTACTTTCTGATTATCTGACATAAGAAAATAAGTCAAATTATCAATGAGATTTTTAGTAACTCTGGTAATCATCATCTGCCGATTAAGTTTGTAGTTCAAGTCCTTAAGAAGATCCCTAACAGCAACTGCAGAAAGAGTAACTTCAAAACCCCCTTGCTTACGGACTGATTCTTGCAAGTTGCTATAAACAAACTCACCTATATCAGTATAAACATAACCAACTTCTAATACAATTCTAAAGTCGGACAAAAATGCAGCCGCTTCTTGACGTTCAAGAAAAACCGTAAGAGACGATTCCCGTTTTTTGAAGTTCATTGGTGGTAGGTGGTGGGGGGTGGTTGGTTGGTTGGTCCCGATTGGTTCCGGCTGGTTCCGGTGATAATCCCATTATAGCACAATGCCAAGGCAATAGCAACCATCCCACTCAAACGGGGGTAGCAGGCTCAACCCCGCCGGCAGACACAAGCTCCCGCCAGCGTAAATCTGATGCCTCACCCACAAGATAATCCACACAATCATGCCAATCCCCTTCCATAACTCCATAACTCCATAACTCCATAACTCAACAATCTCTGCAATGCCACAGCTAAAACCTCAGAAGTCGGCAACGGGCGGCCACTTTCCTTCCGAGACCTTGCCAATAAGGACACATCCCGGCAGGCTTCATTGCAAGCGGCTTCAATTTTGCGCGATTGGTTGCTGCTGGTGCGGATGGTGGCAGTAGTGTCCATGGTTGTTTGTAAGTGAGTGGGGTCAGAAGGTGGCCGATGCAGGTATTATACATGACAGGTTGGCAGCCGCACGGGGCCGATGCCAGCTAGTCAACTGGCCAAATCAGCAAACAGCGGCACGAAAACCGGATCATCAATACCTTCAATCAGTTCATAAGTGGCACACCCGACGGCACACCCGGCGGCATCGGCGGCGGCATCGACGGCGGTCGCTCCGGCGGCGGCGGCGGTGGCTATGGCGGCGGCGGCGGCGGCGGCACCTAAGGCACGGCAGCGGCTAGCAACTTCTTTCCATTGGCCTCCGGTAAGACCGTCCACAAACCACCAAAACTTCATAACCGCTTGGTAGTTCTTGCCGAGGTATTTCTCAGGACTTGTCAAAACATCAGACGGGGCCCCCGGTTGACCGTCATTAATTAGACGCAGAAGAACCGAATGTGCCGCTGAAATATCCAAAAGTCTAGCAACTTCGCGATCTGCTTTATACTGTGTAATACTACGAAGATCCTCTTCGCTATAACCGCCAATCTTGTATAATGCCTGCCCTTGGGCGCACATACAGGTTGTTGGCTCTTTACCGTCGCCAGGCGGCTCTTCGGAGATTAGTCTACGCTTAAAGGGGATATTCCGGGGATCTTCCCAAAAGGCCAGAAGTGTTTCGGCTGCGGTGTTCATTGCTGATCTGGTTGTTTACTTAGTAATGGTAACAGAGAGCGGGGTCGTTCGGTTGGCTGGGGCACCAGTTGTTAAAGTGTCACTTCAAACGTTCCGTGAGAATCGTCCTTTGCATTCCTCTTAAGAAAGGGCGCAATTCCTAGCCAATCGTTATGCGTTACCGGGTAGAACACATGAAGATAACTACTGATGTGCTCAGGAATTCTACTAGAAAAATACTTATCGGCTTTCACCAATTCGTAAATTTTTGCGTAGGTTTCTTGATCTGGACGAATGATAACCTTGCTGATGCATTGATCATAATCATATTCACAGCTATAATAAGAAATGTTCTCAATTTTCAAGTCATCTTTATTAAGAACCCAGGGATGTCCTTTAAGATACTCCAAAAGTTCAGGAAGATTGAAGTATTTGTTGTTGAACTGAGAGTCAATGTAATTAAACCCACGCGGAAGAGTATAAGGAACAGCATTTGAATCAAAAAACATATGGCCAGAACTATAAATCCAAACAAGATTCTCTTCAGAAATGTTACCTTCAAGAATCTCCTCATCACTCATTTCGTGATATTCATAGGTCCAGAACGGATTATAAGTTTTAATGAATTCAAAGAATGAGTCCCTAACTAATGCCGGTCTGCATTCTTTAAGAACTTTCAGGCTTTTATCTTTGACCGCATTGATAACTTCAACTACTGCGGAAGTCTTACCTGATGGCTCCACCGTGGTAGTCGTCACTTGAAGATAGGCAAGACTCTTATCCACACCGGGAATAATGTAAGATACAATCTCCGTAAATGTTGTGTGACGGGTATTTTCAAATGGTGCGAGTTTCATGGTTGGTTGTGGGGAGCGGTTTAGTGTCAATCTGACCTAAGGCTACTATAGCACGGTGCTAGAGCAGGGGCAATCCCTTCCCCCACCACATCTAGCAACATATCCCTAAGACGGCTCATTTCTTCACGATCACCAGCCATAAGCCATCCATAGCAAACATAATTGTTACTATACTCCTCATCCAAAATTGTGAACAGAACTTTAGCCGTCCTCTCTGGGAGAACAATTTTAACACCTTTAGAAACTTCCATGAACCCTCCGGGGTTGTGATTTGAGGTTGAACAAGCACACTATAGCACAATGCTAAGGCCCTGTCAACCCCCTTGCCCTACCGGAAGAGTGTCAATCATTGGCGTTGCCTGTGATGATGGCCCTGATCCTGCCATGCCGCCTTCTTAATTCTCTCCTAGCGTCCTTCTCATTGGCTGCTATTACATAATCATAGCTGTGGACTCCAGGAACCTCGTTGTTATCGGCAGTAGTGAAATAAAGCAGGAAGGTTTCCATGTTGGTTGTGAGGCGACAGTTGTGATACCATCTTAGCATGGTGCTGGTGGTCATGTCTATGCGATCAAGTGTTGTTGGCTGTGTAGGATTAGTAAGTATTTATACTTAGTGCTTGGCCAGGGTGGGCACCACCCGATGTCGTTGACTCCTATAAGTTGGTAAGTATTTATACTTAGTGCTGGTTAGGTTAGGGGCCGTCTAGTGTCGTTGACTTCTGGGGGTTTGTAAGTATTTATACTCACTGCCGGCTAAGTCGGAGTCCCCCCGGTGTCGTTGGCTCCCCTCAAGTCAGTAAGTATTTATACTCACTGTTCAAAAACAAAAAACCTATAATTTTCGGAGGGGGCGTTAGCCCCCGACTGGTTCGGGCGCCGTAGGCGGTAACCCGAAGCTCAATCCCAGGGTCACCAATCCCCAGGGCTACCATTCCCTAGGCCATCAATCCCCCGGCCATCGACCCAACAGCAATCACAAAACCTCAGGTAAAACATAGCCTTTAATTTTCGCAACCCGCTTATTCAAAATAGCCCAATCATCCAAATCCTTAAACCTAAAGTGAGCAGACCCCTTCAGGAATACCTTAAACTCAAAGAATCCCCAATCTTGCCATACCCCTGGTTCCAATCGGTCTTTGCCACAAACAGGGTCCTTAACGGCATCATAATCTTTGCCAGTCAAAGTAGATAGGACCTTAATTAAGTCCGCTACCTTATAGTAATTAGTCTGATAGGATCTAACAGATACGGTCCCCCCACTCCAATCTTTCTCCGCAAAGTACGGCAAAATAAACTTCTTCCCAAATAAATACTGCTCATTGGTCTTCCATCCTTCTACACCATGTCTATTATCGTGATAATGCTTAGTGAAAGCATCGAAAACTTGCTCTACAGTCCTATCCAATCGCTGATCCTGAGTTGCAATAACGATCTCCAACATCCTGTAGATATTCCTCATTGTAAACGGAACCTTACTTTGTTGCTCCACAAACCTGTTAATATCTTTAAGCAATTCCGTAGTTGCCAATTTCTCCATTCCCATCTTACTAAATACAAATTCCCACGCTGATCTTTGCAGGTCTTTTTGAAAGTCATTCCTTGCTTTTGCCTGGCCATTTTCCGTACAAACAAATGCGATATTTGATTTGTAAAATCCGCTCAGCACCCTATTTATACCAACTGCAGACTCAATCTGCCTATCATAAATCCTGCAGGCTTCCACGTATCGGTTGACAATATCCCTAACAAAATTATACGGAATCAGACCTTCCCCTTCAGCTTCAATTGCATCGGGACCCATAAAGAACCCATTAAACTCAGCATCAGAACCCAAGGCAGGCTTCCTAAGGGTAACTAATCCTATTGCCACATCCGTAGAACGCTCCGCACCCTTAAAGACCTCACCCAAGTTCTCAACGTGCCCATAGTTTCTAATTAGGGTCCCCAATTGCCTACGCGCCAAAGAATATTCATTTCGTACAGTCTCCCAATTACATAATGACACAATTTGACACCCTGGCGGTGCAATCTCGAAGGCATAGTTAATATGTTTTTCGTCCCCACTGAAAGGGGGATTCATTATGATGAAGTCCACATGGCTTATTGCTTCCGGTTGAACATCCAGGAAGTCGGTGCCAATTAGTTTACATTGTTTTGCTGCCAGGATTGCCCTGAGGTTATCATCAATTTCACACGCCAGAACTTCACTAGCCCCATATTGCAAGCAACCTTCTACCAAATTGCCAGAACCTGCGGATGGCTCCAGAACAACTTTGCCATTCAAGTCGAATGGGGCTAGCATGTAGGATATTACGTGTTCCGGGGTCGGATAATAGTCTTTGTTGTTATAGGATGGCATTGGGTTCCGGTGGGTAATGGTGGGATGACCGGTAGTGGGGGTTAGTGGCGGGGGGAATAGCTGGTAATGAGGGGTAATGGGGAAGGGTGGATAGGCAGGGTACCAGTTAGTTGCGGTGGGAATGATTGATAGCGACGATGGCCACAAGCGGTCAGACCCCCAAAGTCAACCCAAAGTCAAACCTCAGGCAATAACTTCTAACAATTCTAAATCAAAACAATCGTCAGGCTTCAAGTAGCCGGTTACCTTGACAAAGGAGCCTTCCTTCAATTTAAGGATCTGGCTCTCATATTCTGTCCCCCAAAACTCGCCGCAAGCCCTGAGAACTTTAGTAGGGCGCGGGTTACGGTTGACAGTCAAATGAAAGAAGACAATATAGGTGCCGCAACTAGGATTAACAATCAACCTACTAATTTGGCCCGTAAGGGTAAGGCGATTGAAGCAAAAGTCATCATCGTCGTTGCCGGATTGAGTCATTTTTTGGTGGGAATTGTTACCGTATGAAAAAAAAAGGGGGGGTGACCATTTGGTTTGAACCCACTATAGCACGATGCCAGGGCATCGTTAATTCCTGGCCTAAACCAAACAGCAATATTAAAGCAAGGTCAAACCCAATCCTCAGCTTCTTTCCGAGTCATATAGAAATGAATACCGTTAGTACACTCAATCCGAATATCGTCATCATAACTATCTGCAACCACAATCTCGCCTTCCTCGTATTCAAGGGCATTCCAAGTATGGATAGGGGAGTTGCCGGACCCTTCCAAGACTAAAACATGGGACGCCCTACATTTCCTACCCACCAATGTAGAAGTTCTCTTAGCATCTTCTGGGATCAGGATTTTGATAACCCCTGTATCAACTTTTTTGAACGCAATAAATGACCCCTCCTCTGGGACTAATTGAAAGGGGGGAAGAGTTGCACCCCGGAGATCAGCACCCTGGAGAATAGCACCCCGGAGAATAGCACCCCGAAGATTAGCATCCCGGAGATCAGCATCCTGGAGATCAGCACCCCGGAGATCAGCACCCTGGAGAATAGCACCCCGGAGAATAGCACCCCGGAGATCAGCACCCCGAAGATTAGCATCCCGGAGATCAGCTTCCTGGAGATTAGCACCCCGGAGATCAGCACCCCGAAGATTAGCATCCCGGAGATTAGCACCCTGGAGATCAGCATCCCGGAGAATAGCACCCCGGAGATCAGCATCCTGGAGATTAGCACCCCGGAGAATAGCACCCCGGAGATCAGCACCCCGGAGATCAGCATCCCGGAGAATAGCACCCTGGAGAATAGCACCCTGGAGAATAGCACCCCGGAGATCAGCACCCCAGAGAATAGCACCCTGGAGATCAGCACCCCGAAGATTAGCATCCCGGAGATCAGCATCCTGGAGATTAGCACCCCGGAGATCAGAAAACGGCCCAATAACGTACTCAGACCCGTTGATTAGCATTGTTTTGGAAGACATTGTTTTTGGAGAATGGGTATTGGTGGGGGGTTGATTGGGAGCGGTTTGCCCTGGCAACGGGCCCCACTATCTCACTATAGCATGGTGCCGGGGCAGTGTCAACCCCCATAGCTTCAACCCCTAGGTCAGATAAGTATAAATACCTACCCACCCAAACAGTATAAGCACTAAGGCCATCAGTCTATCCTAACAACAATAACCGCACTCTCCAGCAAGGTACCATCTGGCAACCTGCAAACTACAGAGCTAGTATAAGCCTTGCGCTTGCGATTACCAATCGAAACCACACCTTCCAGCCGATATCCCGTAGGAAAACAACCCTGAAGTTGCCTCTCCCCGTACAACGTATAAGACTCAATGAGTCCACCCTCGCTATGGCAAATCGAAACTGCCGGAGCTTTGAATCCGATAATAGTATCATGGACTCCGACCTTATCACAAATGCCCCGACAATCTTCTAGGTTAGGGGAAATATATTGTTGCCATTGCGATACAGTAAGGGCCAAGGCGTTTTCTTTCCAGTGGGCTGTAATCGGCGGTTTTTGCTTTCGTGACTTTGGGGGTTTTGTGGTTTTGGGGGTGCGAAGGCTAAATGTTTGCATAGGTGCAGGTTGGTTGCTGTTTGGATGCTGTTTGGTTATGGGCCCATAATAGCACGGTGTCAATGCAGTGTCAACTCCGCGTAGCTTTAACCAAACGGCAATCATGGTGCCAATGCAGTGTCAACCCCCATAGCTTCAACCAAACAGAAAGCATGATGCCGGGGCAGTCAACCCCCGGTGGTCTTACCAATTCGGTAGGCAATAATGGCAACATCAACAAGAGCTTCACTCAAGGCATCAACATGAACCTCGTGAAAGTCTAATCTATCGCGGCCCCTACTTTTTAAGGTCGGGATACCTAATCTTTTCTTGGCAATCTGCTCTAGTTTTCTTTCTAAATTCTGAAAAAGGGGATCATCTAATGGATCGGTGTCAGGTGCCGGGTTACTTACCGAGTGAAGTTCTTCCATTGGTTGTTGGTTGCTGTTTGGTGACTGTTTGGTTATGAGACTATCCTAGCATCGTGCCGTGGCATTGTCAACCCCTTATTTTGCCATCCAGTTTTTACAATTCCAATCCCCTGGGGTTTTGATGAAAGTACCATTTGTGGCAATTCCACTTTTAACAACTAGCTTCCCATTCGGTTTACCCTTGGGTTGATTAGGAATAGAAATAACAATGGAACTAGCCCTAATGCCAGAACAATCACCAATATTGAATCCCCTATAACTCCAATACCTGCATGTTTTACATTTTTTCATTTTTCTGATCTCAAACATCCAAAAGTTCTCTAATCTGTTCGGCAGTGAGCCTTGAAAGGATAAGCCCTTTTTCCTTTTCACTAAGGTTGTCAATTGTGACTTCTTTTTTCTTCCTGAGAATCTCAAGACAAGTCAAATACTTAGGATTATCGCCGTATGGAAAGGCACTATCTAAATCTTCATCTAAATCTTCTACACCCTCAATACAATCTTGAACTTCAATATTTGGGTTCTTATCATTATTAACAATTATATCACGATTTTCGTATGCGACAAAATAGGCATCTCCAAAATCGTCCGCCATGACTATTACATCGTAAGTAATCTTTACCGAATAAAGTTTTTTCATTGGTTGTTGGTGGCTGTTTGGTTATGAGACTACCCTAGCATGGTGCCGTGGCATTGTCAACCCCTTAGAATTGTTAACTACTGTGGGTCAAATAAGTATAAATACTTACCCCGAAACCCTGACATCCCTAATCTCTATACCCTCAGCTTCCAGCAACTCCCGGAGCCTATCTGCCTCCTTAAAATCACGGTTAGCCCTTGCGATATTACGTTTTTCAATTAGTGCTTGAATACCATCGCTTTTTGGTTTTTGAGGTGCGGGAACCTCATGAACTAATCCTAAAATTCCGGCCAATTCACATAAGAGCCTCCAACGATTTAGAATTTCCCTATTTTCATCGCCCGCTGATACGATGGGGCGAGCCAAATAGAACAATTCCCCGATGGCTACAGACGTATTAAGATCATCATTGAGTGCCGAAATGAAACGATCTTGACTATTTTTTAAGTCTGTAGTTAAAATCAAGGGTTCATTCGTTTGCTGACTATCGCCATGTTGACTAATTCCATGCCGACTAACATCATGCTGACTAGCCCCATGCCAACTATCACCATGCCAACCAAACCCCAATGCAGCATTTAATACTTTCCAACCATTGATCGCGGGCACCATTGCTTCCGAATTAAAATCTATCGGCTTTCTATAGTGGGCTTGTAATACGAATAATCTAATGGTCATAGGGCTAATTCCTGATCCAATTAGGTCTCTGATGGTTGTGAAATTCCCTAAGGATTTAGCCATTTTCTCTTCCCCAACCGTGACAAACCCATTATGAAGCCAATACCTGGCTAGTTCAGCCCCATTGGCGGCCTCCGACTGGGCTATCTCGTTTTCGTGGTGAGGAAAGATCAGGTCGGCTCCGCCCAAATGAATGTCAATCGTGTCGCCCAACTCCCCGCGCACCATAGCCGAACATTCAATGTGCCAGCCGGGACGGCCCCACCCCCATGGTGACGGGTACCCATGGTCAATAGGCATTGCCCCTTTCCAAAGAGCAAAATCAAAAGGGTGGCCCTTCTTTGAGTCGCTATTAACCTGTTGTTGGCCAAGGTTGCGACCACTTAGTTTCCCGTACCCCTTAAACCCCACAACCGAGAAGTACATATCACCACCCATAGAATAAGCAAACCCTTTATCAGCAAGGTCTTGAATCATGGTGCGGATTGCATCAAGACTACGGGTAACCCTTGGCATTTTGTCGGCAGGCAGGATGTTCAATGTGCCCATGTCTTCCTCAAAGGCCTTAATATTGCGCTCACTGACGGCCCCGATTGTTACTCCTTCGGAGTTGGCTTTGGCTAGAATTTTATCGTCGATATCCGTATAATTTTGAACAAACGTAACCTCATACCCATGCCACATAAAATTACGCCTTAAGACATCCCACACGATATAACTACGGGCGTGCCCTAAGTGGCATAGATCATAAACGGTAACACCGCAACAATACATCGACACTTTGCCTGGAACCAGCGGGATAAACTTCTCTTTGGTTTTAGTTAGGGTGTTGGTTAGGGTAATGTCGTTAATCATTGTGTTTTGCAGTATCGATCATTTGTTGATTTCCTGTTGATTTCCCGTTGATTGTTGGCATGAAAGAGCCACCCATTTCTCTAAATAAAGAATGTCTTCTTCCGTGAGAGGTTCCAATCCTTCGCAGATTTTCCTCCAATAATCATTTCCTTGGGGGGTTTCAGACCAAAGGAAGGCATACACTAAGGATTCAAGATCGCCATTAAGAACTTTGATGGCGTCTTCCCGAGTAAGACTCGGAAGTCTTTCAATTTTGGTTTCCAGTTGTTCGTATTTTTTCATGGGGGGTCGATAGTTGGGTTTGTGGTTGCTTTGTGGTTTAGGGCCAATCGTAGACTCAATGAGGGCTCAATGTGTACCTATTATAGCATGGTTCCGAAGCAAAATCAATCCCTGCCCTTAGCAAGGTACATCCGGTCAAAAATCATAAACGGCAATTCATTATTTGCAGTACCTAAACTACCTTCCACAAACTCAATAATAAGGGCCTGCATTACTTTGGCGTACTCCGGGTGAGACTCCACAAACTTGATTGCCCCTGGTGTTAATGCCGATGCAATCGTGGATAGGGCTTCGGGTTCCAAGGAATTAGCTTCTTTCGGTGTTTGTTGTGGCCCCTGTTCGGGGTCGGACGGGCTTGGACCCTTATCTAGAATTTCAATTTCCCTAATATTACGTCCTGTAGAACAATAGTTTTCTCCATCATTGTAATAAAGCAATGTTCCCCTACCCTCCGGGTAGAACACATACGAGTTAGTGACATATGGGCGAAGCATCCCAGTGTAAACTTCATTATGACAAGTAGTTACTTTAACTACATTATCAACATACTTAGAAAGGTCAATCATTGGTTGAGGTTCAAGGGTTGATAGTTGGATTTTCACAATGTCATTGCGATGGGGGGTCCAGCCGTCGTTGTAACAGCCATCTATTTTATAGGATAATCCGCTGATAGTGTAAGGATATGATTCGGAGCTATTGGCTAATAATAGGGTATTAAGAAGAATTTCCCCGTTATGAAGCTCAACATCAACTTCTTTGCCGACAAATTGTGAGAGGTTTAGTTTCAGTGCCATAGTAAAAAAAAGGGGGGTGTATTCGGGGCCCCGTGGCCCCATTGTAGCATGGTATTAGGGGGAACGTAAACCCGTCTCTGTCCATGCCTAGCGACTTGCTGTAGGGGGGGTTAGCGATGGGCCGTGTCGTTGGCTCAGGGGGTCAACTACCACGCAGCGCTAACCCACGGCTGCCACCAACCTGAGTATTCAATCCCACTCCATTGGCCGCCTGAGCACCCATTTGGGTTCCACTGCGAGTAACACAGGTACTTTTAGTTGTAGTGATCTTGCCAAAAGAACCATCGACAAAGGAATTAACTGCTTTCAATTCTCTGGCATCTTTGTCGGCTACCGTAAGTCCGGGGGTTTTAATGCCAGTGCCATAGCCATCTCTAGTTTCCTTCATATTACGCAAACGACTACCTATCGTAAGAGCAAAACCCTTTCTAAAATCAGCCTTAAATGACCGTGGCGAATAGGGATTAGCGGCTTTGGCATTATCCGCCAGCTTAGTCATAACCTCCATGATATACTCAAAGTACAATTCAATTTGAATTTGATTGCCTTTAGAAGCCACAATCTTTAGGGTAATTCCTTCGCGCCTGCCGCCAAATTGAATGAGTCTACCATTGAAGAATTTTGTAATCGAATTCAAAACCCAGGATTCGGCCTTATCCATGCGCTTACCCCGGAGAAGATCAATAACGACAACACCATCCCTTTCCGGGTCATAATCTGCGTTGATGTCATTGGCAGTAACACCATGCTGCCTACAAAGTTTCTCAAGGAATTCCGTCGCATTGGCAGCTTCGTTTGCATTGGAGGATTCCTGCATCTTCATTACCTTAGCAATTTTGGCCTTGATTTCTGAGGAGATCATTTTGATTGTCGGGGAAAGGGAACGGATGGGAACGGGGCACCAAAGCAGCGCCCTCACCCCGTTATTATACCATGCTGGGGAGACCTTGGCAAGATGCTATCGGGAGTCGTTGACTGTTACGGGTGAGATAAGTATTTATACTCAGTGCCGTTTCTTTGAGTTCCTACCACTGTACCCACTGACTGGGATTGGGTTACCGTTTAGTTCCCTTTCATCTGCTAAATGCCACGCTATGGCCTCTGCTATTGCGGCTAATTTTTTACGTGCTGGTTTAGTGTAGAGGTGTAATCCTTCCGTTTCTTTGTTATTTGGGTCTCCTTCAATTTCGGATGTCAATTGGACAAGTTCCTGCTTAGAGTATCTTTTGTAGTATGTGTTTGAAGTTGGTACCATGTTAAGGGAAAAAGAAAGGGCCATCGCCATGTAGCAACGACCCCATAGCAATCACTGATTAGCCCTGATTTGAACAGGCATCACCAGATAGGTGTATCTTGCCGTATCAATAGAACCAATCGGGAAAAAAACTGCCGGTGTTGTCGGGGCGTTCATTTGAATTTGAACTTTATCCGCACCCATAACCTTAGTTTTCAGGACTTCAATCAGGTAACGCACATTAAATGCGATTGTGATTTCCGGACTATTACCAATGACCGTCAAACTCTCATTAAATGACATCATTCCTTCGGCTTGAGCACTAATTGTGGCCCCAACCTCAGTAAACTCAAACTTGACTACATTATTATGGGCATTAGCCACAATGGCAGCTTGCTCAAGTGTAGTCAGCAGAGAAAGACGATCAAAGACAGCAACCGACTTGAAATTATCAGGAATCAACTGCCGATAGTTAGGGTATTGCCCATCTACCAATCGGAATTGAACCTTATAGTTACCATACACTACGGTAACATCTTGCTTGGATACAGTGAAGGAAACCGGACTAAACTTAGGCTTAGCACCGATAATCTTAGCAATCTCTGCAAGGATCTTAGCGGGCATCGTAAAGTTAAATTCCGTTTCCCCGGTATCAACAATATCATCCAAAGTCAAAACCGACAACCTATGCCCATCCGTAGCAGCAAAAGACAAAGAATTGCCAGCAAGTTGCAGGTTGATCCCGGTAAGGAGCACCTTAGCTTGGTCCGAACTTGCCGAAAACAGGGTACTACCCAGGCCACCAACAAACTCAGCAGGTTGCACGCCGAACGTTATTGGATCGGTAGTAATACTGGCTGTGACTGGCAAACTCGGAAAATCGTCGGCAGGGATCGTATTGATCTTAACTGTCGCACCTTTATCTGCAGAAACCAACAACTTATCGTCAGAATCACCAGGATCAAAACTAAGGGTGACCGCCGAAGTCTTGGGCACCCCGTTTACGATATCCTTAAGGGTGAACACCGAAGCAGTAATTGAACCTGGAGACTCCACCGATGCAGCAATATCGACTGATACTTGTTTGATGAAACCGGAATTATTTCCTAGGTCAAATACCGTGGCCACTAACTTGCCTGAAGCACCATCAGCGGTAAGCAACACATTGAAGAGAACAGGGTGCTTAGCCCGCTTATCATAGTTCCGTGCCAGATCTTTAAGAGCCTGGCTGAGATCGGATTGGGCAACTACGGCTTTCATGTGACAGGGGGGTAGATGGTTTGGGAATGATGGACTCTGGGAGACAGCGGGCCAAAACCCGCTACTCACAAGGTAATTATAGGGGACAGGGGGCCAAATGTCAACCCCCTTGCCCTGGGTATCGGTGTTGGTATTGCTGGCATTGCTGGTATTGCTGGAATTCGATCAACTCCTAGCCGACTCTTAGCCAACTCGTGGTCAACTATCAATCGGCCATTAGAATTAACGCATGGCCACAATCAAACCGCTAGCATAGCCGCAAAACGAGCTGCTTGTTTCTGGCTACGGGCCTGCGCTTGACGGCGGTATTGGGCCTTTGCGGTTGCAGCCAAGGTAGTAGCTTCAAGCAAGTTGACTGCAAGGGAGGCAGCACCGACGGCATCCGCTCCGATGGCATTGGCCCACTTGAGCAAGGAAGCTCGATTCATGGCAACTGTGGGCCAGCCTGGCACATTATACACCCCGTTAGCTATGACTTCGAGTGGTTGGTTGATGATATCCTGGATTTGAGCGATCGTGGTGATTTTCATGGTTGTTGCGGGGGAGGTTCTAGCAATTGGTTGGAACCGGCGCTTTGCCGATGGGTGCATTATAGGGTGGATTCCCCGAGGTGTCAACCCCCATGCCCTGGGCATCGATGTCAACTCCCAATCTGACCGCTAGCATGTTGGTCGATATGGTAGTTTGCTGTTTGGTAACCTTCTCGCCATTGTGGTGACTGTTTATAATAATAGCTAAAGGTCGCTTTCCTTTTGCCTTCAAACCGTCTCCGGTACCCTTTTTCATACTCCTTGTTGTCGGCCACATCTTCCACAAAACCAAAGTCTATGATATTATGGTTGATTACTTCGCCACAGTAATACTCACCGCCAGAAACCAAACGCAATTTGCCATCTCCAGTTACAAAACCCTTATGGGTGCCATCACTGGGCATACCAAAGCCAGGTCCGGGTACGAGGGTATATGTGACCTTGATAAAACTACCAGGCAACTTAGAATCTTCCCAATGGGTAATCCATTTGCCGCCAGAAATGTGGATTGTTTGGGTGGGGGACATTTTGCTAGGGGTTGCAGGGACAGTGGTAGACTTTACTTTAGCACAGATTGGGCAGGAATGTCAAGTACCTGGGCCCCATTCGAGTCACTAGCTCAATTCTTCGAACTCCCCTGATCCGTCAAAGATGCAAATCTCTAGCGAACTACACAAAAGTAAAATCGCAGCAAAAAGGAACTCACCATGCGCAGCAAGCAGGGCTACCCCAAATCCGAGCCCATTGAACATCGTTAAAAAGCCACAGATACATGAGATAAAATTCTGCACCATTTGTAGCATACCAAGCTAATGCTCTGGTGGTTTTTTGATTCATTGGGGGGATAGGGTTCAGGGTGCAAGTCGAAGGTAGTTAACCACATGGTTAACGAAGTAGTCATCGGTATGTCCGTTCCCGTTAATCAGAACACACTCACGAAGTCCATTCCGAATTTCACTGTGAGTTACAGTGCCGTTATCGAGAAGATCAATCAGTTCTCCAGCGATGGATACGCAAAGTTCGTTTTCTTCACGAGCACTGAGGCACTGGATGCTGCCGAAGGGGGTTTCAGTCATTGAAAAGAATTCGTTTTTCATGGTCCTATCCTAGCATAGGGCGAACGCCACAGGGTGCCATAGGGTGCCGCAGCATACCAGTTAGTCAGGTGTCCATTAGCCTATCGACTTCCTCGGGAACATTGACCAACCAAGCCAAACGAAATCCGGCACTAAATCGGTCTGAAATGTAAATGAGATTGTTCCCAATATTTTCAATTGATTTATAGCCGTAAGTCTCATGGCCGCTCCGATAATCATTTTCACTTCGTTGGTGATAGGACTTCATTCTTTGAAGGTATTTGCGATACTTTCTGATTTTTGAGCAAGTTACCTTGATGTCCTGGTCATTCATATCGCAATTATTGAAAACCTCTTTGAAAATAAGGTTCCAATACTTTCGGCGGATTCGGCGTTTCATTTTGGTTAGATATATGAAAAGTAAGGATTGATAACCGAATTAACAAGGTCTAAATGCTCTTTTACTCTTTCTCTTTCGTGTTTAAGGTCTTCTATGCTATTCCATACCCCATCAGTATGCTGATTTACCCATTGATTATACCTTCGTCGTACTGCTTCGTGTCCACCATCAGGCTCATTAGTTTCTGGGTTGTAAGACAAACAAATGAAAGTTACCCAAGTTGGTGTTTGCCAAAGAGGAATTTGCGGCCCATCTTTGCCATTATGCAAAGTAAGATTGAGACTCATTTCAGGAGTCTTCCTGATAACGAAATACTTTGGCAAACTCTTCTGCAGCTTTAAATGCTGTTTCTGCAACAAACTTTAAGACTGACCTTCGTTCTTCTTCAGTAGTGGATGTGGCATTAGTCATTGAAACTGAACTCAACCACTTAATATAGAGCGTCTGACCCAAATCAACAAAGCGGTTTTGAGAAAATTCAGTCATTGGTTTTTGTGTATGAGGGGGGGGTTTGGGGATAATAGGTTGAACGTGTCCATTATAGCAAGAAGCGTGTTACTCCGGGGCAATGTGCAAGTTTACCGGGTGTCATAACCACGCCGGGGTTTCAATGAGTTCTTTAACATTTATTACTCCACCCAAAGGTCTAATTTATTGCAAATTTCCACTTTCGCCGCATCCATTTCAATTCTAATGTTCTCAGCAAGGCCACTAAGAATGTTTCCGACGCTCTGGAATTTTTCAGCAAAAAGTTCTTCTGCACGGAATTCAGCACTTTTGTCAAGTTTATCGTGCCAGGCCATAAAAACCTCCTCAACCGGAAGTTCAACACCATTAACCATAAGGGTTACATCGTATTCGTCAGGGTTGGGAATTTCAATCTGCTTTTCCATCGTAACTGCCATAGCCGAAAGCAAAAAGTGACCAAATACATCACCATCCATACTAACAATGCGGTTTCTGTGGACTTTCATTGGGGTTTTTCTGGGGGGGTTGTTTTGGGGATAATAGGTTGAACTTGTCAATTATAACAAGAAGAGTGTTACTCAGGGGGGGCAACGTGCCAGTTGGTCAATCGTCCCCATCTTCTTGAAACTCCAGTGAGCGATCCTCAACGATTTCGTGGAAATCCTCCTGACTCATAATCTTTTTGTCCGCAAGAAACTCAAGAAGGTTAGCTAGAATCTTTTGGGTAACTTCCAAACGAGTTTCAATTGTTACTTTTGCCCCATAGGAAAATCTATTCGTGGAATCATAGGCTTTTTTATCAATAAGGCACTCAATTTCAGTTCCAAAATGGGAACCCCATTCTACCCGGCTCTTGAATCTCATAATTGTGTAGTTCCTTTGTGGGTACGAAGTAATCATAGCATACGGCGCACCACCCCCGAAGGGGCAGTGTGCCAGTTGGTCAAGCGTCTTCAATCACTTAAAGATATTATCGGAAAGTGAAAGAACGTTAGCGCCGTTAATTAGGATCTTCTGAATGCTACCATTCTTCATCGCTTCACGAAGAACTTCAAGGCGTTGATACTCAAGAGATTGTGCCGTCACAGTAGATGCTAGTGCCCTGTTTTCCTCTGCTTTGAGTTGTGCAGTCTGCGTCTTAACTTGCTGTTCTTTATTTGCAGATTGTGCGGCAACAACACGATTTACGGACGCAACCAAATCATCAGGAAGATCTGCCTTACCAACAATAATAGAATCGATGGTAATTTTACCTTCAAGACCATTTTTCTTCAAGGCATCAGAAAGATTGGCTTTAATTGTGTCTTGAATTTGCTCAAGGCTACTATTTACCGCAAGTGCAGAGAATTCATCTACAGATTGGTTTACGGCAGAAGTAATCAGGCGAGCAATATAACTACTCATAAGTTGAACTTGGTTACCATCACCAATCGCGTGATTGGTCATATCATAACCAGTATAAAACTCATAGAGAGAAGTAGGATTGATACTGTAGGTTACAGTCACATCCATTTCCTTCATGATGGTGTTATCTTTAGTCTTGGGGCGGAGATCATTTGCCGTCACCGTAATCTTACGTGTATTGAAGACTTTGATGCTACCAAAGCCATCATATTTAATTCCGGGTGTAAGAACTTCATTCTTCACCTGGCCATCAAAACCTACGAATAGGCCATTTTCACCAGTGCTAATTGTGGTGAATTGTCCTGCCGTAAGTGCAAGAGCAAGAGCACCAACACCGACGCCAATACCAATTTTTGCGAGAGACATGATTAAGGGGGGGTAGTTAAGGGGGGGGTAAAGAACAATTAGTCAGATGTTACGCCTGCGTATATAAACGCAATCGCAACAAAGAGTAGAAAAGCGAGAGGAATCATCTTAAGAAAGAACAACACTGGTAGTCCTCTCAAAAGAAGAATGTAGAGTAGAGAAGCTACTCCGATAGAGACACCTATAATTCGGATTACCATTTTCAATTGTAAGTGCAGAGTTGAGTCATACGGCCGCGTTCATAAGAAAGGGAGCAATTCCCAGCCAATCGTTATGCTTTTCACGGTTGAACAGATAAAGATAACTGCTGATGTTCTCAGGAATTCTACAAGAGAAAAACTTATCAGTTTTCACCAATTCATAGATTTTTGCATAGGTTTCTTGGTCTGGACAAATAAGGACACTGATATATTTATCTCTACCATCGCTGCAATTATAATAAGGAACATCCTCAATCTTCAGATCTTCTTTATTAAGAACCCAGGGATGTCCTTTAAGATACTCCAAAAGTTCAGGAAGATTGAAGTATTTGTTGTTGAACTGAGAGTCAATGTAATTAAACCCACGCGGAAGAGTATAAGGAACAGCATTTGAATCAAAAAACATATGGCCAGAACTATAAATCCAAACAAGATTCTTTTCGGAAATGTTACCTTCAAGAATCTCTTCATCACTCATATTGTGATATTCATAGTCCCAAAATGGGTTATTAGTTTTAATTCGTTCAAAGAATGAATCTTTAACAAAAGTAGGTCTGCATTGTTTAAGAACTTTCAGGTCCCTATCTTTGACCGCATTGATAACTTCAACTACTACGGAAGTCTTGCCGGATGGTTGCACTGTGGAAGATGTTACTTTAAGATAAGCAAGATTCTCATTTACGCCTGGAATAATATAATCTACAATCTCCGTAGATGTTTCGTGGCGAGTGATTTTAATTGGGGTGAGTTCCATGGTTTGGTTTGGTTTGGATAGTTTTCTTGAGTAAGCCCAGTATAGCAGAATGCACATCGCGCAAGGCGAAGCAGAGACAGTTAGCCAAGTGTCATAGCCACAATAGCCCCAACCATCTTCACAATTGAATCAGCATTGGATTCTTCTGGTGCTAAAATGACGGATGTTCTGTCGTTGGCAAGTACCAAATCGCCGTCAAAATTGAAAGACAGGTATAAGCCAGGGATCAAACAAAGTTCCCCATGGTGATCCCCGTGATTCAAAAAGTGCTCAATTTTGTCTTTCATTGCTGATTTGGACGGGTAGTGGTGGGGGGGGGGGGGGCAGTGGTAGAACAATTAGATGGGATCATAAGCATCATCAACCACACCCATATACCGGTCAAATTCGTCCATGAAAGCAGTAACGTCAGCCTCGCAAGAAGAATCAGGATTCACCCAATCAAGTTCAACTTTCCGACTGACATTTTCTGAAAAAATCAAATCAAACTTAGCTTCCCAAGATAGGTTAGAGTCGAAGATCTTCCTAGCCTCACTGTAGATTAAATGAAGCTCATCGTAGGTTGGTTGGTTTGTCATTGGTTTTGGTAGAGAATGGTTGTTGGCGGGTAGTGAACCGATCTTAGCACAGTGCCGGGGTCAGTGTCAACCCCTCATATCTTTAACCCGGCAGCAAGCACGGTGCCGAAGCATCGTCAACCCATAGGGTTTCCAAATCATAGACAGAACTTGGTTTGCCTTCTTCCAAGGTAACTCCAAGGTTCCCCGTATAGTAGTTACTGGTTACCCTAGCCACTGTGCCTATGGGCTTTACTGTCTTTTTCTTTTGCCTCCTGTAAACAGTTTGCCCCTTCAAATATGAATATCCATTAGGATCACATCTGACAGGGCTATCACTTACTTTGGTGTACCCTTCGATATTGACCCCCCCCCTTAGTCTCACCATCGGCACGATTTGTTTGTTTATTACCCTTTCTGCACCCATAGGGCCGATCACCATTACCCTTCCTGAAATTACAGCCCGCGCACATTGGCTGAAGATTATTAAGGCCGTTACCACCCCCTTTGGACTTAGGGATAATATGATCAACAGTCAACGGATAAAGATCATCAGTATAAACATCCCAGTGTCTCCCACCACGGCCTTTACCCAATACTAACCTAGAGCCAACTTTGCCGCAAGTTACGCAAGTACACCCTTTGTTTGCAAAAACTCTTAGGCGCGGATGGAAACTAAATGATGGCAAACTTAATTTCTCAATTGGTTCCTCTCGAATGACCGTATAGTTAAAAATCTGGGTCTTTGCAATCCGGTTAACCCCTGTGGCCACGGCACCCATCACTTCACCCCCAACTTAATCAGCAGGCAAGTACGGCGAGCCCTAGCAGCCTTGGCCGCCTGTGGCTTACGTTTGCCCTTGGATTTACGACCCTTCTCACGGGGTCCTAGTTTGCTGTGGTTGCTGGTCATGGCCTTGGCGGTCCGATACTTGTGTATTATAGTATGTGGGGGCGGCTTTGTCAACCCCCTTGCCTTGACTTTGCCTTGACACCGTGGCCACAATTTGTGTTAGATCCTGCCGAGGCAAAACCACAATTACATTTTCATCGTGGCATCCAGACGCAAGCCCCCAGAGAAGATAACCTTAGCCATTGTGTCAGGCAGCGTCCCCAGTAGGTGCAGAGAGTCTAAAGTGGAAAACATAAACATTTTGTTAAGCTCTTCCCTTACCCTTTCCCTGGAGACGCAAGCTAGCATTTCTACTGCCAAGTCACTGCGCAATACAGCATAAGTTTCATCATCGGGGACGAATCCTTTGGTAATTTGGAACCTGAACCCTCTTAGAACTCTGAGGCCGTCTTCTCTGATCCGGTCAGCAGGGTTCCCAACGAAACGAAGAATTTTATTCTTAACGTCGGAAACTCCCCCGAAAGGGTCAATCAGAGAGCCATCAATAGCTTTGGCGATTGCCCCACTGGTAAAGTCTCTTCTGGCCAAATCATCAAGTAAAGTCCCCGGCACCACCCAATCAGGACGGCGACCATCGGTGTAGGGGCCATCTTTGCGGGCTAGTACAAAGTCAGCGACGGTGGTGCGGGCTTCTAGCACATGGCCCTTTGGGACCCGCGCACGGATGGTTAGAAACTCACGGCGAGATTCGAAAATCTGGAAACCTTGCTCGGCAAGCTGAGCTTCCATTGCTAAGAAAGCGCTATCTGCCGTGGCGAAGACACCCTCGGGTGCAACAACGGAAAAATCAATGTCCTTGGATGGAATCCCGAGCAAACTGTCACGGACGCACCCACCAACCTCAAAAAATTCAAATTTTTCTGCTTGGCTTGTCACTTTATACTCCGGGGTTGGTTACGGGTATTTTAGCGTACGGGTTGGCAAGCTGTCAAGGGGTGGTGCTTATGGGGTAGCCGAGGGTGGCCGATGCGGTTGTTTACGCCTACCTTAATACATTAAGTTTTGTTACTGTCATAACCCCGTGTCAAAGTGACGTTTACAAACCTTGAGTAACACTGATTCCCCCAAATATCTATCACTGTGTTCCAAAAATGCACTCATTGCTTCCCCTTCAGAATTATAACCACCATAGGAATTTAAACGTTCACCAAACATATTCCTATCGTCAGGATCTACAAGGCGCCCTTCATCTGTCAATTCGCGCCAAATGTAGGAAGTTGTTATTTTGGTAGGTTGTTTTATCATGGGGGGTTAATATACCGAGTACAATCATATCTTAGGCAATTCAACTACTTTGCTGATAGGTTCTGGGGGTACCATGGCATCAGCCCCACCATCGGCCCCACCAATCATCTTACCGTTATCAGCCATAGCCGCCATGGCATTCACACCATAACTATGAGCAGTTTGGATAAAATGGGCTTCAACTTCTGCCTTGGCTCCTTCAACCATTTCCTCAGTTGCTTCTCTAAAGGATTCCACTGCAAAGTTAAGGTTTTTAGGTAGATTACTAGCTTGAGACTTCAAATTAGCTACAATTCCCTTCAGTTTAACTTTACTGATAGACTTATCATTTAGTATCTCTTCCAGTTGGCCTGCAATGGCATTGATTCCTTGCATAGCCTTATCAAGTTCAACCCCAAACTCCTTATCGAAACTATCTTTCCGGCTCTTTTCTGGGTGTTTAATCCCAGGAATAGCAACCAGTGGGCCCTCAGAAAGGCGATTCAAAGTAATTAGGGTAGCTTGACTTCTACCTGCTCCGGAGCCAAATCTCCCCCATTGGGCTTCACTCATTGAGAACTCAACAACTTGACCCTTAGGAAATACCCAATCCCTATGCAAATCCCTTTCCAACTCCGCAGTTTGGATGGTTACCGATATGTAATGCCCATGGCTCAAGTCAGACCCGAACAAATTAACTCCGGGTGAACATTGCGGGCGAGTAACTGTGATCACCCCGTAAGCAGGATGACTGTAAACTTGGTTGTTGTCTTTGGTGGTGATGGTGGGGAGTTGATTGCTCATTGTTTTTGTTGGGGTTGTTGTTGCTGGGGGTTGTTGCTGTCGCTGCTGTTGTCGCTGTCGGGTTATATGGAAAGGGCCCATATCCACTATCTAATCAACGATTGGCGGTGATTTTGGGACGACTAAAAATGGTAGCAACATAAATGCGCCCCCTTTTAGCCATAGCCGATACTGCTTTGTTGCGATTAAATACCGAAACTTTCTTAACCGTGGGTTCCATATTAGCCTTGGCAGCATCTTCTAGGGCCTTCAGTTTGGCTTTGGCAACTTCCACCGTTTGGGTAGCCTTTTGGATCTTAGCATTGCCAGAAAAATCGTATTCCTTGTCATCCCGCAGAATGAAATTACCATAAATTGTCTCAATTTTCTTAAGTTTGGCGGCATTCAGTTTTCCCACAATGGAAGCCTTAACAGCATTCTTACGCTCAGTCAGAACAGCAATACGTTCTTCCAGCGAAGATAAGCGACGGACAAGATTCTCGGTGGTTTGGGTTTGGATTGTGGTTTGGATTGTGGTTTGAGCGATGGCTATGGCTTCGGTGTGTGTCAACTGAACCCATTATAGATGATGCCTGCCCCCTTGTCAACCCCCTAACCAAAACGCAACTAACACCAAGCATCTTGCTACGGGGGCAGCGGCGACAATGACTACTAAACTAACTTGGCTTGAATTTTATCTAATTTCTCCAGTAGGATACTCATGGACTTGGCTTCCCCCACTGCAAGGTCTAATTGCCCCCTGGTCACATAAGTAGCAATACGCTCACTTTGTTTTGTGCGGAATACTGGGCAAAAAGACTCAGCACATTGTGCTAAGATGCCCCATTCTTCATTACTTAATTCAATCGAACGCTTGATCGGGTTATCTACACCATTGTCAAAATCCCCGTAATCATTAAACTTTTTTCCGAACTCGAAAGTAACCAATGGGTATTCAATTGGTGTGGTCATTTGGTGTTATGCAATTTATGAAGTTTATTCAGAAAGAGGAAACCAGCGTATTTATGGAAAACTTCAACAGGTCTCCAATCATTGAAGTATTCAGATGACAGAAACCATTTGCCACTTTCCGATTTATATACTCTGCCACACTCTGACATTGTATTTGAACTGCGGTAAACGACCAGAGACGGTTTATTTACTGAGATGTAGAGGGGGGATTGGTATTTTGTTTGGGGTTTGTCCATGGTGGAGGCGGAAAGGGGATGAGGATGGGCTTAAATAAATGTGGAAACAATCAACTAAAGATATCCACTGTTTCTTTTTTCTTAATCTGCCAGTAAGTGTCTCGTGTAGCATTATACGCAGTTAAAATACCTGAGAATACAGCCCCGGTATCAATCCCGATACGGTCATTAGTTATGTCCGGATCTTTACCTACGATAGTATGACCATGGACAACTCTCTTTATTTTGGCGGTCCATTCATGCAGTTCAGGTCCCAGGCTAAGGAATGGTTCACGTATCCATAGTAGGTTGTCGGCCTTTTTAGTTTTAATTTGTTCAAAGGGATCATGCCCAGGAAACACTCCAGCATGAATAAACATTGTGTCCCCCACAGTCATGTAGATAGGTAGTTGTTTGATCCATTCATAGTGATTGGCCTTCATGTCTTCAAACTGTTTAAGATTGCCGCCATTCTTCACCCAAAGCGTCAAAGAATTGTATCCCCACGAGGTTTCGGATCCTACAACAACATCCATAAACATACGCTCATGGTTACCCCTCAGCACATTGAAACTTTCTAGTCCTGCACTTTCGGGGTCATCCATAAGCTCCTTGACTTTGTTAAGGACCTTCATATCTTCCCCGCCACGATCTATCAAGTCCCCCAGCAGAATCACTCGCGCCCTGGTTCCATTAAGCCACTTTAATGCGGCAGCTAAAACATCATAACGAGCGTGGATGTCACCAATGGCTACTACATCACCGGCATTTACTTTTTTCCTTAGTTTAGTCATTTTACTTCGGGGGTTTTACTTTGGGGTTAATACTTCGGTATTTACCCTGTGGATATCCTATGGGTAATCTTGCGGGGTCACCATACGGGACCATACTACGGACCCTTGCGGCAACCAACATATTCTACCATAGAAAAACCTTCCGTGTCAACCCCCCTTAAGGACGCTTGCAAGGCAGAGTGCATCTTTTCAATAACCAACTCAGGTACATTGCGACCCCTAGCTGCATTTTGCTTAAGACAAATTTCCAGGGGTGGATTCACTATGATGGCTCTAATGTTAGGGTACCCATAACTCTGGAGCAAAGCAATTGCATCCTTGCGGTATTTTGCCCTATAATGGGTGCCATCCATAATTAACACCTTACCAACATTTTCCTCTATCAGGTTTTCAATACGATCTTGAATAACCATCCATTCGCCCTGAATATTGGCATCCCCATATAATTCTGCTCGGATTTGGTCCCCGGAGAGGATTACTGCGTTTTCACGTTCAGCAAGCCTAGCAGCATAGGTGGATTTACCGGAGCCAGGGGCCCCTACCATGATGTAGGCGTAGTTGTGGTTGCAGGTGAGGGTGTTTATAGGGACCATAAAAAAAAAAAGGGGGGGGGGGTTCAAGGACCAGGAGTGTAGGGGTTCAAGGACCAAGGATGCCATAACCACATCAATTACACTTAGTATAGCATACCGCCAACCAAAGGTCAACGCCCGAAAGTCAAAAACCTATATCTATCCAACCAATCCTTTAGCAAATCATCATCTTCGACTACTTGGGAGTTTTGATTTACAAAATCTTCAACTACCCACGCAACTTCTTTGAATTGCAATTCATTGCAATCCGGTTTGAATGAGACTTTGAGATTGGGGTATTTGGGTAGTATGGCCGCTAGTTGTGACTTTAGACTTGATGGTGTGCTCATTTTGCAACTGCCGGGATTCAACAAACTTACCCATTATCCTCAAAGGTCAGTCTCTAAGGCAATTTCCCCCAAGTTAAACCTTTCCATAATGTCCAAATAACCTGCATTCAAGATACCTTGAATAAGGTCACCGTCATCTAGTTCCTTCAGATTTGCAGTCAAGGCTTCGCAATAAACACGAATAAGTTCCTTAACTGGTGCATTTTCTGCAACACGGGACACCAAAATGTCGATCAGTTCGTTGCGATTTTCAATCGATTTAGGAGCCATTTTTTGTCTGTTTAGTTTGTTTAGTCTGTTCGGTCTGTTCGGTCTGTTTAGTCCGTTTGGTCCATCAATGTAATTATACAATTACCTTAATATAACCAAGATGTAACCCCCAGGGATTACAAAGGAAGAAGGGGGATTCGAACCCCCGGAGCCGCGAAAGCGACTCTGCAGTTTTCAAGACTGCTGCTATCAGCCACTCAGCCACTCTTCCAGTGGTTCATCTAATGGGCCTTCAATTGGGCCAGAACCTATGACTTTATCTCACCTTGTTCTAATTCACTTGGGGTTTCTTTCTTTGGCCCCTTTGAAATTTTACGATTAGATTTGTAGCCGCACTTGCTTAATTTGTCTAGGAACAAAAATAGTCTATCTAACCAAGTTAGAGTGGGCAAGGTAGCTTTCGGTCCGAACATCGGGGTTTTTCTGCCTTTCCAATTTAGGCCGATTCCGGCTTCACTTTCGATATGAATGACCACGATTTCCGGTAGTAACTCTCTTTTTTCTCGTGGCCACTTTTTGCAATGCAAAACATCTGTGCGATCCGCAAATCCGTGCTTGCTCGGGTATTGACTTACCCCTGAACCTACTGGATTCCACATTTGGAAGTAACCGATTGGCTCATAGCCCCCTTGCCAAGTTTTGTATTCAGCAATTCTGACCCCGACCGGATACCTGTCTAAATGGATAAAAATCCAAGAATCTTGAATGGGAGATGGCTTATCTACAAACTTTATCCAATCTTCATAACCAGGGCACATCAAACGGTCGGCACCATAGATCTTTTCCTTATCTAGGGGTAAATTCTCTAGAATTGATCGTGTTTGAGGGGGCAAGTAGATATCTGAGTCCAGGTGCAGAACCCATCCATCTAGGCTTAGTTTTTCTAACCCTGCATTTATTCCTTTGCCTTTATTAAAGGAGTCACCGTTCTCATAAAAAACATCCGTTTGAACACACTCTACATTGTAGTATTCGCATAGCTTCTTAGTATCGTTATCCTTAGTATCGGTAACGACTACGAGTTTATCAAATTGATTTCGGGTGCTGGGCAAGGTATGGGCCAGGAAGTCAGAGTAGTTGACGCAAATAATGACGGCTTCGAGTTTCACGGTTGGACGGGGGGGTAAGCCTACCTTAAATTTTACCCCCCCCCGTTCATTAACCTTTCAAATTAGATTTGGCAAGGTCTAATGCGATCCAGTTTTTCAGGGTTTGAAGACTGCGAATTTTTGCCTGAAGGTGTGATAATCCTTCTTCGGAAAAAGACTCAGGACATAACTCTCGTTCAGCAATTAGTTCCCCTGCGTACATTTCAAGAGCTTCGATGGCTAGCTCTTTATCTTGTTTGGAAATTAGTGACATGGCCTATGAGTTGAAACCTTTGGGTGCGTTGAATCTTGGCTTGGACTTCTCTTTCTTGGAGCTAACAGCCCATTCAGACCCTTCTTTCGAAGATGAATTATCTGTCTCGCAAAATCTCTTTGCCCCCACGTAGAAAGTTTCTTTTAACTTTTGGGTAAGCTCATAGAACTTGGCGTCTGCCTCTGTATTTGAACCTAGTTTTGGTACTCTAAATCGCAAAGTTCCAAAAAACCTACCCTTGCCGACCTCGTAAGTTTCTTGAATTTTGTTGTATGCTTTTCCACTTACAATGTCATCTTCCGTCAGCTCTAAAAGACCCTCAATCATCTCTTTCGTTGGAGCTTGCTTAACATTGGTGTCTTTGGACAAATTGCTGAAGATAAGATTGTCGGTAATACGGTAGAATCTGTTCAAATTACCTAACAAAGACCGCTTGTATTCTCGGACATTCCGTTGAACTTTCCTTAGGGTGTTACCCTTGGTAGGATCATAACCGATGATTTTACAAAAGTATAGGTCTTCATAACTTTGACCTTTTTCCAGGGTCTGAATCTCATTCGTTGCACAAGCGAGTAAGACTTGAAGGTCCAGTGAGCCCATGTGACTACGGAGGTTAGAACGGGGGTAGTCATAAGGGGCAATCCATCCAAAATACGCACGAGAGTAATCACCTACCACTATTGCTTTTTCGGTTGAACACGGTGAGTCATTAGGGTATTTCGCCAACCGATCATAGCCAGGCAGGATTTTGGGCGCATGTTGGTTGTTAGAGTAAGTAACCTTAAATGACGGGAACACTTTAGCTACCTCTTCCTCAGTTTGTCTTTCTATAAGAGCAGGGTCTAACGGTGTTGAAGAATCCATAGTATAGTACAAGTCCGGAATAATAACATCTAAGGTTTCAGTTCGGAGTTTCAGGTCTCTCTTTCTTAATTCGTACTCTTTTGTTATATTATTAATTGTCAATTCCTCCTGCAATTTTTTACATTGCCCCTGAGTAAGGGAATCTAAAAAGTGCCAAAATTCTAAAACTTTATTCCAATTCTTTCCGAGAACTCTCTCAGGTTCATTGAGTACGATGGCCGGGTTTAGGCTTGAAAGGTCGTTGAACCTTCGTAGAAGAATTGAGTGAATAACACTAATTCCTAGGGCCTTAGCTGTGATTTTATCTAGATTAGGGATACCTATAGAGAGATGCCCCTTCGCTAGAAAAGCCTGAAAGTCCATCACTCCCATGCCCTTAGAGAGCATAATCGCTTCACTCTGGGCACAAGGGCTGAGACATCTTTCTTCTCTCACCAGTTCGTAACCCTTACCGGGCATACCCCCAGGCTGAGACCATTTTTTAGTTAGTTTGTTTATTAGTCCGGTGTTTGCCATTTTTTTTATAGTTGTTGGTGTAGGTTGTTAATGAAAAGGATACAAATTTTGGTTACAAACCATGGTCATTATTACCCAAAGTCAAATAGGCGCGTAGGGAATCGAACCCTAACTAGCCGGTAATCTGCCGGAGAGGTCTTCATAAGGGACCCTGTGCTACCGTACACCACACGCCCGAATTTCCAGGAGTTAAACAATCGTGTTAATTACCCCGTTAGTTTCCAATTAGTTTTAATTAGGTGAAAAATCGCCCCTGGCTTTGTTAGAGCCATTGTTTAATGGTGTTTGGTTATGGACGTATCCATGGAACCATGTAGTGTATTATCAATGGGGCATTTCCTAAACGTTAATCGTTTCTACAGCGGCCAACTTAAATCAAGTCAACCAGCAACATCCTGATCGTAAAGATCAAGAGCCTCTAGAACTTCTACCCCCGTCTCAGCAGCATCTAGCCGAAGAAGCAAATCTGCAGCAGCAGGATTACTTTCAGACAGTACAGCTGCCTTAGCAGCAATCAGAGCATTAGCCATTTTTGTTTGTTTTTGTGAGCTTTGTTTAACACTTGGTATGGCTGCATCTCAGCAACCAACACCCTGAGAGGGATTTGAACCCCCGACCGACGACTTAGAAGGTCGCTGCTCTTCCACTGAGCTACCAGGGCTTGATATTTGGTTGATGGCTGCGGGTGGAAGCACCCCCGGCATCTACACCTATTATAGCACGTTTTTGGGCAAAGTCAATGGGTGTTGCCGAACGCTGCCGGTCACTACCCGATACCAATCAAATAGTATAATAATGAATTAAACTGAACGATCCAGGGAATTTTCGGGTAGCATCATCCAAGGCAGCAATCTCCTGTATCTTCCCGTAGGCCCTATCCATGTTTTCCTGAGAATCCCAAAATAACAAGACCGTAACCTGACCGCCTCTAACTGAGTCTATTTGCTTTCTGATGAACCCTTGCTGTTGTCTTAGCCATGGTTCCCAAACTTTACCGTATGTGTCAAGAAAATCTGTGATGGATTGCGATGGTATAACTTGAAATGTTAAACTTTCGATTTTCACTTTGGGTGTAGGTGTGTTGTTTTTCTTAACTTATTTGCCATCACTATCAGATCGCTTCCATTCTGTCCAATGATCTACTGGGCACCTCATGTTCGCCATTGTCGTTTTTAGTGGCATATAGCACCCACATCGCTCACAAATTGAACTCTTTTCGTTAAACGCCCCACAAGTATTACTTTCGCAAATTGCTAACCTATCCTTTGCAACTTGGCGAGGAGCAATTGTAGGGTCGGCCAGCAATCTAGCAGCGGTATCTCTAATAGAAGCACCGAAGCTACGGCGGCAACACTCGGGGTTTTCGTTGGTGTTTTCTAAGTTTTTTAAGTTTTTTAAGTTTTCCATAGTTGCCCTGGGTTGCCCCAATTGTTTAACATGATTACTTCCCGGTTAAATACTACCCCGATCAATCTGTAAAAGAATCCAACGTGGTTAAATGGGTATGTAAAGTCGATTCTTTGTGGAACCTGTAGACCGACGAGAATTCACCCGTTTGCTGAAAATGCCTTAGTTCATCTAGCACCACCCTAACTACGGGGCAATCAGAAACCCATGCTTTCATCCAAAAAGTTTGGAACTTTTCCAGGTACTCCCACTTTTGGTCGTGAGGGGTCCAGACTTTTGTGTACTTTGGCGGGTTCCCCCTCCAAGGCTCACCATAAGAGGAGGGGTCATCAATAGCCAGTCCTTCAATAACATCGTGTGAATCCCTTAGAAACCTGAAAAAATAAAAGTCACCTTCAGGGATTTTCCAAGTTACATTGACTATTAGGAATGGAATATCGGGGTAGTTGCCTTTGGATTTTGTAACTCTCTCAATTACCCTTAGGCTAGTTATTTGAGTGTCCATGATGTCATTCACCCTCATCGCCATCCTGTTCTGAATCTTCGGGCACCATACCCAAGAGCAAGCAATCAAAAAACGCAACTACATCAAAGCGATTAGACGGGTCCACACCGACTTTACGGCAGACTTCAATCGCTGCCTCTTCGAAGGGTAAGTAAGGGTTTGCCAATCCAAAGGTTCTGAGACGTTGTAGGAAGCAGTCTCGGATTGCAGAATATAAGGATGGTAACTCGGACTCGTCAAGTTCGACTGTGCGTTCAATGGCTGTTGGGGCTTTGTATGTGATTTGCATTTTTGGTCTTTAAGTAGGAAACGAATGTTTGCGTTTGTTGCCAGGGTTAAGTCTTTTGGCATTAAGATGGTGCCACCCCTCTCGATAAATCGGACAGATTTGAGGAAGGCATGAGGGCGGAGGTTTACAGTCATTTTAAGAATTCCTGGCAATAACTTCTTTCAGAAACTCCAAGCCTTCTTCATTGCTATCATGGAAATAAGATTCAGCTTCTTCGCCCAGCAAATAGTAGCCAGCACAATCAGGCCAGTCTGAGAATCCTACTTCACCCGCCATTACTTGGGCAAATCCTGCGATGCAATGGACAGTACCGCATTCGTTAAAGGCTTCTTTGCCCTCAATGGGTTTGCCAGTTAGCGTGCGGCCCCACCGTGGACCCCATGCCTGATGGTAAAGCGCCATATCAAAGTTATCCAAATCACGCTCTACAATCCAAATCGCCACATGGAGAAGGTTAGCCTCTTGTTGCTCGGGTGTGAGCAGAATGTCTAGGCTCTCAGGGATATGGGGCAGTGGGGGGAGGCCAGATGTGATACCCAGGTTCTGGAGGTTAAGGCGAGTGGTTTCAGTCAGGGAAAGAGTGGTAGTTGTCATTTTTGTGTTTGTGGATAATGTGGGTTTATTGATGGTGTTAGACAAAGTGGTAAGAAAACTATTTCCCCCCTTTTTTATCTTAAAACGTTACGACCCTGAAGGGCCTTACACTAAATTTAAAAAGTTTAGGGACAACATCATCATAATTTTGGCGGACATTCACTGCATGTGCGTCCAAGAAACTAAATTCAGATGAACTCCAATAGCGGTGGTTGCCACCGAAGAACTGAGGAATTTGTTTGTGTGCCAGGAGCAGAAGATCTTTTGACGGAATGAACCATTCTGGATCGAATTTTCTGTCCCACTCGTTCTCGTCCCAGACCCTACTCATTATGGTACCCCAATCAGACTCAAACTCTTTTTCCTTGGAGCAAACGACAATAGCGTGATTGTCACCCTTAACCAAGACGATGCTTCCATCTTCAAGTACGTCCCCTACGCAAGCATCGGAAACTTTTTTGTAGTTGCGTAGGTCTTGCCTTAAGGTTTCTAGATGTCTCTCGGCTTCTTGAATTTTTTGAGTGATGCCAGTCAAACGATCCATGTTACTGTTTGGGTGATTTTCCTAGGGAAAAAGATGGGGAGCCAAATGGTTTTAATCTCTACTAAAGCAATGGTCAGCAGTGGCACCATACCACAAAACTCAAGGAAAGGCAATGCGGTAAGACATAATGACCCACTTCTGGATTTGGATAATTGCTTCATCTGATAGGGGCTTACCGTACAGTTGATAACTATCACGCTCATATTCCCAAAAGTCAAAACCTTGAGGGGTGGTATCCCAGTGGAAAGTTTGAGTTAACAGGGACACTTCAAATCCCGTTGGATTATCTAAAATCGACATGAGGGACTCCCTATCGAACCCCTTTGGCAAGGTGTGAGACAGCTCTTCCGCTCTTTCTGCTTCCGTTGCCACCTTAAGTTCGCTCTCAAGTTGGGCGATTTGAAGCTTGATTTGTTCTGATTTTTTCATGGGTCTTTGGGGTTGGTTTCGGCTGGTTGGTTACCAATGATAGTATAGCACAAGGTTAAAACCAAGTCAAGGGGGCCAACCCTAAGGTCAACCCCCCAAAGGATTCAGACAGCCGCCATTTCCAAGGCTACCCGCATCGCCCGCTGATTGATAGATACACCTTGGCCAAAATTAGCATAGTTAAAACAACCGTCGTTAGTCTTACGGACTTCGTGACTAGAAAATTCTGTCACGCTATTGAGCGCATCATATAGGGTGTGCCCCTCGTTGCCTTTACCATTATAGAAAAGGTCGTTAAGCCTCTCAATGTTGCGAATCTTGTCACCCTCCTTCTTATTGTAGGTAGCTTCCATGAAGCGGGTGAATTGTGCCCCGGTGCAAGTGGCATTGGCAATGGTTTCTACGTTTTGGGCATAACGTGCCATGTCTTCATTGACGAGATCCATTACCATACTAGACCCAATAACAAGCTCGTTTACGCCCCTATTATGTCGGAATTTTTGACCAATATCCCTGTAGGCCATGGTGAACGTATTAGCACAGATAACGCGAACTGCTGATGAACCGATAGCCACCGATGCGTTGGCTGTGTGGCCGTTTAGTAGTGTAATAAAGGCATTGTAATTCTCACCAATAACTTGGAATCCTTGGCTAATGCGAGCCTGGACGAATACCTTAGCCCCGTTCTGAAGGTGCCCCATGTTTTCCACTGTAAGAATACCTTCTTCCACCAAGGGGCTAACTTTATTTAGAAGGACTTCGTTTTGAACAGATTCGTAGCCCGTGGTAACATACCCGAGGCGATAATCATTGTCATCACGGTGAACAGCAACCGTGGAAGGATCAACTTCCCACTCCCCTTTGAAATTCATGGATGCGACGGCCCGATTAGAAACGGTCCAGTCTAGGTTGTCAGTGATGGCGAAAGCAGTCATGGTTGGTTTCGGCTCGTTGGTTGCGGTTGGGTGGTTACTGGGTTATTCTAGCAGGGTTGGTCCCGGTTGTCAATGCCTGCCGGGGGGGGTGAAGGCTAACTGGGAACCAATCTCAAGGTAGTTTAGCGTGGTATGGGGTAATTGTCAATGCCTGCTAGGAGCTACGGGTTAGGGGTCGTGGGGGGTGCTAAGTTAGCGCAAAGTAAATCAACAGTCATAGTCATAACCATAGGCAGAGGAAAACCTATACTCGTCGCCATCTTCCCCGTCGATTTCATCCTTAAAGCCATACTTGATTGCTGTTGCTTTGAAAAGTGGCAAACCATATTGAGCGTAATTATCATCTGGCCAATCTTCAAGTCCTTCCTCAAGAACCCAATTCCACATCTTGACGACATTGAACATTAACCCTGAGCTAATCCCACGCTGATTTAGTGCCTTCTCAAAGCCAAAGGCAACATCTTTTTCAAGCTGTGCAAGAACATTCTCCCGTGTGTACGGAATAGCTTCATGAGTTGCGCCCTCTTGAAGGGTTAATCCAAAGTCCTTAAGCTGCTCTTGTGGGATAAACTGGGCAAGTCTATAAATATCGCGTCCGTCGAGGGTTTCCGATTTGTAAAGCTTTTGGACCTGTTCAAGAGTTTTCATGGTTGAAGAAATTGGTTGTAGGGCCATTGAAGCATGGTGCGTCGGGGATGTCAATGCCCCCAGGTGCGATTGTTTGGTGTGCCGCCTAACGGCGCCCAAACCCGGTCGGGGGCTTGCGCCCCCTCCCGAAAATTCCGGGTCTATATCAGGGGGTGGAGCCTGCCATCGTGGCCAAAATACCGGAGCACCTTGGTTTCCACATCGTACAGACAAAGTTTGGTATCTTCAGGGTCGATTTCGCTATGGGAAGACCCACCCATTTGACCGTCGAGGACGATGTTTTTCTCGCTGATGTAAACATTATGATAATGTCCAGCGACCCGGACCCATTCCTTATCATCATCTTCCAGCCACCATGGGAGGCGATCAGACGTAACTTTGCCATCTTCCAGGGTAACCTTATAGAAAGGACCATAAATCATGGTATTCAGTTCCTTGCGGGTAATAGCATTGGGCATTACTTGGTGGGTGCCATTATATTTCGGGATGGGCAATCTGCGGGGGAAACAAGCGTGAGCGCACCGGTATTCGGTCCCTTCCGCATCCCTAAATACAAAGCCATAAGGCATCGAGTCAAGCCAAGGCAATACTTCACCGACTAAGTCAATTCCGCCTCTCTCAAAGTCATCTAAGGTAGTTCGCAAGTCTTGGAAAACCTTGACCTTGTTTCCCTTGAGGCATCGAACCAGTTTATTTTGGTGATTGCTTTGTAGGATAATAGTGCCAGGAATTTCCCTTTGAATTTGCCTCACTGCATGGTAAACTCCGACAGAATCCGAGGTTTCGCACCTTGAATCAAAAAGGTCCCCCAGTAGAATCGGGGTCAATCCTTCCGACAAGCAGTGCCCTAGGGCCGCTTCCAGGGGGGGCAACTGGGAATGGATGTCACCAATGATGGCGTAACGAATGTGTGTCATGGGCCCATTGTAGCATGTTTGATGGGGGTTGTCTTTCAGGGTATGACTGCCGGGGTATGACTGCCGGGGTCATCACTAGAGAAAGTCTGAGTCGGTACTAGATCCCCGTCCTAGCCATTGGGGGGGTATCACTGAGGGCATTATATCCCGTGATTTAATAGTCCCAGTACTCATGGTTTAAAAAGTCTAGTAAAAGTTGGATGATATTTCTTTTGCGTTTTTTGCTCTGTGGAGTAAACCTACCAAATTTCTCAAGTTCTTCGACAGATGCTTCCTGAAGCCAATAATGGAAAGAATCCATTTCCATGGAGCAAATTTCATTGAAGGCTAGGTCGGTGGCTTTCTTTGGGGGTTTGATGGACCGTGCGTAGTGGCTATTTGAATTATAAGTGTCAAAAACGCTAATTTCTTGAACTGGCTCAACCTTAACTTTTTCTTTCCCTCTTTTTGTAGGTAGAGATTTTAGTTCTAGTTCCTTTTCCAAGGCACCTATGAAGTTATTATACTTAATGTTTTCATCAACGCGACTCAAGAAACGACTGTATTCATCGTCCATTTCATCTTCTGATTGGGAATGCTTTCTGAAATAATCAGGATCTATGATTGACATTTTCATCTAGTACGGCCTGAACAGCAAGGGAAAGATTATCCATTGGTCGGAAACTCCATCGGGATCAGAACTTGGCAATTATTTCGCCGGATAAACATCAGGGGGATACAACTGATTGATTGCGTCTCTAATTAGGAGAGCAGCGCTTTAAGGTTGTGATAGGCATTTTGCTGTGGGGGTTGTTTGGAACTGTTATCAGTGCCACTCTAGCATGGTTGCTGCTAGGTGTCAACTCTTAACCAAGTTATAAATGTAGTGAATGGGACCAGTAGGATTTGAACCTACACCTCTCCTTTAACGTAGGAATTTAATTGCTGATGTATCTTTGACAAGATAACTTTCTTTAGCGCTCTGTCGTTGAGCTATGGTCCCTTGTTTGCTTCGCAAATAGCTTGTTGAAACATGGTTTAGCTAGATAGTTGGTTTTCCGATTTTGAAGGGGATGGTTGCTGAACTATCTACGTTTGCCGAAGGCAAAGTCGAAGAGGCAAGATTCGAACTTGCGTATGGCGGTTCCTTTAGCGCATTTGGTGTTGCTGAGCTACCTAAAGCATAACTAGATAGTCCTTTTGCATTACCGCCGCCTTACCACTTGGCTACTCTTCGTTTTGGGTGTCTGGGTGTCTTAACCGTTAAAGGTCAACAAGGTGAGTTTTGCTGGATTTGAACCATTCCCCTTTGTTGCCCTGGTGAACTACCAGGGAAGCTAACTTTATTTAAACAAGATGGTTGGTTTTTCTGTTACAAAGAAAGGTTAGATTGCTGAACCATCTTACGGGATTGCCTTACTTACCGCCCATTAACCCTATTTCCATCAGGCGAATACCATACCCACAGAGTCATACCTTTCAGTATATACCGCGTCCCGCATCAGGGACAATGGGGGTAATTGCATTGCCGGTAAGAACTGCGGTCAGGATTGACGGAGAGCAACCGCTAACGAGAGCGGTACCGGAATCATGGACCTTCATCGGGACGTTATCTGAGGAATTGACATTCCAGAAGATGACATCAGGCAAGCTATAACCAGCTTGGGCATACTTGATTCGAATTGCTTCGTAGTTAGTGACTTTTTTTCCGCTATACCCCCAACCAGAACCAGTGCCACCCATGACAACACAGTCATCAAACTGCATGTCTGAGACAATAATCAGTTTGCGGGGCATGTCTGACTCTGGAATGTTGTTCCGAACTGCAGTATCCAGAATAAGGTCAAACGTCTTTTGGATGTCAGTGTTACCACCCCAATCTGCTCGGCTCAGGTTTCTAACCTTGCTGGAGAGACTATTGCCAGTCACAGTTTGTAGGGAGGGGTTACCCGAAAATGTTAGAAACTTGTTTTTCCAGATGCCAGTATTACGCTCTGCGATATACATCGCCAGAGAGATGGATACTGCCATCGGACGACCCTCCATGGAACCGCTAACATCGGCAACAACAAGCCCATTCAATTCCTTGCCTTCCATGTAGTTGGGTAGAGCCTGCCAGAGGAGTTCAAGAGTATCGTTTGATTCGTTGTTATAGAGACACTTCTCAACGATGTCATACGGGTACAAAGTACCGGCATTGATTTTTGCCTCGCCTTTCTTGACTGCATCGAGGTAAGACTGGTAGCGAGCACCATCATGGTTAGCAAAAGCTTTCCGATACATGAAGCCTGCACGAGAAGGCAACTTGCTATACTCAATGGCGTCCCACTCACGGGCACACATTGGTTGTTCTACGATATTGATTTGGGTGCGAAGCGCAGTCAGGGCCTTGCGGTATTGACGCTCATTCCAACCCATTGCCTTAGCGATAAGACGGCCAACCCGCTTGGATTCCTTGCTAGAAGCGTTAATGGAAGGTAGCCATTTTGCTAGTAGTGACACTGGGTTTCCAACTTCGGTGTTCAGGTCAGTATTAAGCTGCGTCTTAATTGCTTCTAGGGCGATGACCCAAACTAGCGTCCCTTCGAGGGCCACAACATCGTCCCAGCGACCGTACTGCGGGATCAGGCCTACCAGCTTAGCTCCAATGGTCGCATCATTGCGAACCAGCTCCTTGAAGACTTCCCGGAAGATTTTTCGTTCTCCTTGCCCAATCCCCCTAATATCACGTGCCCAAAACAGGATCCGGGTCGCAGTTTCAGGATCTTCGGCATAGGCTGACTTAAAGAGTTTAATGGCTGCATCAACATTATCACGGCAAGCTGCGATTTTACCGAAAAGGTCTAGGTTCTTTTGGCCCGTGGACCTATAGGCCTTTGCGCCGTTTGCAGTTGTGGTGATATTGGAGTTGGTATCCAGTTGGTTCTCAAGTGCATTCAAAAAGGTTGTCATTTTTCTTCTCTCAAGTTGATTGTTTTGTGTTTGTGTTTCGGATACAAATAATAGCTGTATCAACTTTGCCCCTAGGAGTTAATTTTAGGGGTGGTGGTGGGGGGCACTGACGGCCCCGATATTGGGCAGTTTGTAACTTAGCTGGGTCAATCAGCGCAGGTTGTCCACACCGGCAATTTCTCCTTGGAGACGTTCTACGGCTTCACGGGCCATATCTTCCCAGAAGGAAGGATTGAGGGCTAGGTTAATGCCTTTTTCAATCCAATCGGTCGTCTCTGCGCTGTGGATAGCTTCCCTTCCGGTTTTGGTAAATCGACCTCGGGATTCGTTCCAGATTTGTTCAAAATTCATGATTGTTACTAGGGACTCAATGTTTAAGCATTCATTGCTAGTATAGCATGGGTGACCCAAAAGTCAATGCCTGCGAGGGAATCCTACGATTAGTACCCTAAATCGGGAGGAGCTTTGCCCCCAACTACAGCCGGTGAAAACCTAACTACGGTTACCTCCCCCATGTCCCCCAAATCTTCGGCAAACTTGTTCAAGCTAGCGAGAACCCTATCGGGGTTTCCACCTGCCAAACCACACCCAATCATTGGGAATCCGATTTTAACGGGAATTCTTGTTTCAGGGGGTAAACCCTGGCGACATACCTTAGCATATAACCTATTGAGAAATGTCTCAAAGGCTTCGTACTCAAATATGTCTTTGCCACGCCCAAATGTAAACTGGGTATAGGCGTTAATAATCGTAAAGCCACAACCATTTGCCCCCACAACGTCAACTTCGGAAAAGGTCCCGAGTTTATTCCGGGTGCCATACTTTGTCTGTCTATCGGCGATAGCCACCTCTGGCCACCTCTTCACAATTTGACCGGCGATACCGCTAGCCATCGTATGGAAGCAATTGGCACCATGACAAATAATGTCGAAGTCACCATTGTCTGCCATTGTGAGTAGGTTGTTGTCAATAATTGTTAACATCCGATTAGGTCCAATTTGGGTGGGGAATTTGTGAGATGGCGATACCCTACCACTCAAAGTGGCGGGTGGTTAAGTTTATTGAGCACATATTCAAGTCTGGTGGGCTTTAGATCAAGGGGGATGTTATCTAAATTACCTGATGCGCCCGTACAATCGCCTTCTACTCCTGTGCAGTCCCCAATTAAGTTAGAGCAGTCCCCAATTAAGTTAATTACCCTCCCGTATAAACCAGTGCAATTGCCGGTTAGGCCAGAAATAAATCCCCTCAGATTGGAGCAATCACCAAATAAATCCGGGTTAATGGTCCCTAAAGCCCCCGATAGGTCACCTGTTAATTTAGGGTTAATCATCCCTTTAACACCACTCAAGTCCCCGGTTAAGTCTTTATTAAGAGTACCGGATAAGCGTCCCCATGGGTCAATACCTAAACCCATATTACCGTACAAATTAGAAACATCCCCCTCCAATGATGGCAAGATTCTTCCCCTAAGATCGGAGTTTATCTCACCTGTCAAATAACTCACATCTCCAATAAGCCTAGGATTGATCGTTCCACTGAGGTTAGAACAATCACCGAAGAGGAAAGGGCTTAGTTCGTCATAGGAGAGGCTCGGGTTTAACCCCTTTTGTACAGCCCCCTCACCATCTAACCAAAAAAATCTTTCGCTAGATTCAAAGAAGTCATGTATCTTGCTTCTCATTTCTAAGATTTCCGGCTCCAGGGGTATTTGAGGGGTTGCTTCAAATAAGGGTACAAGCTTGCCAACCGCTTCATCCCATGCGTAAGGTGTACGGATATTGTCACCTAGCTTAAACCTGACTTCATTTAAGTCATAATAAAAGTCTAGCAGAACATTAAGATTGTCTTGTAACTGAGTCATATGTTGGGAGTTTGTTGGTTTGTCAATCAAGGGGGCAAGGAATCGAACCCCCCCCCCCCCATCAGGCAGCAATACCCTGCGATGCCAACCATCGGTATGCCCCAAGGCCGGAAGGAGAATCAGGTTCGGATGCTACGAGTTGACGAAGGGTACCAATCTGGGCCTTGCGGTTGCCTTCATAAATCACAAATACTGAAGCAAAACCGGAAACATCGTTAGTTCCGAAAAAGGCGCCGGGGGCTTGCATGGTGGTACGAATTGGGATGATGTTGTTGGTGGCGGTAGTAGCGGCGGAGGAGGTCATTGTGGGTTGGTAGTTTCTGAAGGGTTGAGAAGTTCAAACTTCAATTCATTGACATCATTAAGGGCACTCATTGCAGATCGAACGTAGGTATTAGAATTAGCCAACCCCCAAGTAAGACCAGTGGCAACTTGTTCAATGGAATAACTACAAGCACCGTCTCGGTTAATTGCCCTTTCAGCCTCATCACAAGCTTCACGCATCGTTTTAATTGATAGGTGCAGATTGCGAATGATCCTTTCTTCTTGTTGTTGAAGTTGCCGCTCAATGATTATTTTGACTTTGGGATCCATTTTGATGGGTGTGTTTTTGAACAGGTGATGTAGTCGCGGGGTCAATACCATTGTAGGGTATGCCCACCCAATAATCAAGGGCGGTAAACCGACCATTGCCCCTGGTTGAGGGTTCGGAGGAACTTAGCTGTATCCTCAATACATACCATTTAGTTGGATTCCCGATAAATGGCATTTAGTTGGATTCCCGATAAATGCGATTTAGCTGGATTCCCTATATTTGCTCCCGTTTGCTCTAAACTTGCGGCTGAGGCGTTCAAATTCCTTGCGATCCTTTTCATCTTGACTGGCTTTTAGCTTCTTGGCGTTTTCCCTCTTGATTCTCTCAGCTTCTTGCCATGTGGCTACGCGGGCTTCAAATTCTTCGTCCGTTTCTTCTGCATAGTGCCATGCTGTAAATTCCAAATCGCCGATTAGGTAATCGTCACCCCATACCCGTACTAATAAATTAATTTTATCGTGGCCTTCGCTCTTGGCTTGTTGCAGTTTAGAAATGACTTCATCAATGTCGATGTCATCACCATAGGTTAACAGATTAGGCAAATCTGTAAATTTGTAAATCTGCGTAAGTTTTTCAGTTGGTTTTTTAGTCATTTTGCTATGGGAGATAGGGGGGTGGTTATGCTTTATTTGACTTTGCGAATGATGAGGGTAACCCCAAAACTGCAGCCGCATCCAATCATTTGATCCGACTCTATGCCCACAAGTTCATAATCCGAATCGTCTTCGGGATCATCGGTGCAGACTAGCACATGGGCGGCGAGGCTATGGCTAGCAATCGTCCCATCCGGTTTCATACCAATGTCATCCAGAATAAGGGAATATTCTCGGTTAAAGTCTTTTAGTTCCATGTTATGTGGTTCAGGTTGAACTAGGCAAAGTCTAAACAATCAAATCCCCATCGAAAGGTGCGCTTCATCGCGAATCCCCTCAAGGATGACCCCAAGTTTGTTGGCGCCATCTCCGGTCACAACATCAACACCCCAATAAGTGTCTCCCCAAGTGTTGCCTTCGATTAGCTTTGCGTTCCCTGTTTGTGCTAGGAGGTTTTTTAGATCTGGGTTCTGAAATTTAATGCGTAGTAACTCTTCCATAACTTTGTCTTTTCTAAGTTCCCACCCTATAGGGTCAAAGTCCTTTAAAATGCCGTTGCGGTTCCCGGCGGCTTTAGCCTCGCTTGGAGACTGCATCTTTGCGATTTGGTGGCGAGTTTCGGAGTCCTGAGTCTTAGCTGCTTGAAAGGCGTGTTCGACTGTGGGGTATTTGATCCCTTCGTATTCTAGAACGCTCTCATAAAAGTTTGACAGAAAGCTGAATTGGCCTGAGAATTTGGTAATGGTCATTTGTCTCCGAATTCGATAAACAGATTCATTTCCCAATAGTCAAATTGATCTTGGATGGCGTCCTTCGCTTCGTTGTATTCTTCCTCGGTAAGGCAGCCGGGGTTCTGATATAGGACCTTCATTCTTTCTAAAGAATTTTGCAGGCCCCGGATATATTCAGATTTGTACTTGCGTTTTTGGTATTCTTCCAAAGATTCCTTGACGCCGTCAGGCCAATAAATGGTGTCGGTTCGGGAGTCAAATCCTGGTAAGTCTCTGCTGAGGGCTTTGGAATTTTTAGCGGCTTGCTGATTGCACCATTCTTGTGCCCAGGAGAGTGGGCGAGTTGAGTCTGCTTCGAGTATCATTCTTTACCGTGAGGGTTGTAGTCTTTGTCGAGATTACATGTGACCCAGTTGATTTCATCTCGCATACTATACATTCTTCCGGACACAAAACCTCTCAGAAAAGTCTCAAAGGTTGAACCCAAACGAATGTCATCTTCGGGGGTTTGTCCCCACATGGTGCGGAAGGCTTCGATTGCTTCCGGCGTGGTTCCGGGCGGATATAGGTAGGTAGTGACTGTCATGTGTTGTGAATGTTGGGGCGATGAATGTAGCAGGTAAGAGCAAGGAGTGTGATGCCGTATGACACCGGGATAGAATTCACAGGGGTTGACATGACCCCTACGGCCAAGGAAATACAAGCAATCAAACAATGGAAAGCAAAAATAATTGCTAGCTCCAGAGTGGAATTTCTTTGCCTATAACGGCGAATGTGCCAGTTTGCGTAGCGAATTAGGGGGAGCATTTTATTTCAGGGATAAACTTTTGGGCATCAGCCAACGGGTCCTTTGGGCACTGGCATCAGCCACTCTTCTTCCCCTTAGATAGCAACCACTCATTACTAATGGCCTTAAAGGAAAACTCAGAGTCATTGGACTTGAATACTAAGCCCTCACGTTTAACGTTAGGATTCATGGACGGGCCATCGGCGTACGCTAGTAGCTCATCTAGGTTGGCGAAACTATCGGTTACACACATTGCGGGGTGTAGGACAGGGGCATGGGTTAAATCAGCGCCTAATGGAACCAGGTACTTGTCCAAGAGGTTCATTCTGGCCCCTGGCTTCATGTAGGTCTGGTTGTCGATATCGAAGATGTCGAACAGATATAGCCGTTGTCCCTTGATTCCTTCCTGATTGCCCTGGATGCCTTCTCCAAGGGTTTCCGACTGCAAGGCAATACTGTGACCAGTCTTCCCATTGTATGCAAGCATAGCATCGATAATGCCCTGGTCCCTAGCAGCCTTCCAGAAACTATTGCCTTCGGTTTCCTTGAGATCAAGGTTACGGCTGCAAACCCCAATGTCACCGTCTTTGACGTAAATCGTACATGAAGATCCGTCGAGCTTCAGGGTAACTTCGTAGGTCTCATTCCTGTGGGTCTCAAAGATTTCGCTAGCGATATTCTGACAACGTTCCTGGTCTGTCTTCACAAGGAAGCTCGGGAAGTTGCCTTTTGCAATGCCAGCCAAACAAGCCGGTACAGGAGCCTCCCATTTCTGAATGCCGAGAATTTCGGTTACGTCGTCTCCTTCCTGAAGGCCCCTCTCAAATGCGGTGACATAGTAACTGAAGTCTACATAGAGCTTTAGAGAAATAGGCAACAGCAACCCTTGGCTGAGTTGCCCACGGAGCTTAACGGTCTTGAGACGTTCGCCCTTCACGCCGTTATACTCACGGGGCTCTTTCCCATTAGAAAGGAAGGGCGCCAACTCGTGAGGAATAAATGAGTCGGGTTCTGCGTAAATTACCAAATCCCCTACTTCATACTTCCCCACAGAATCCACAACCCACCAGCCATTCACACGGTAGGCACAGATTCTATCGGCTTCAGGGATGGGGCGAATCTCAGCAATGCGCTGGACAGATGCAAGTTTGCGTTCGATGTTTGCCATGTTGACTTCGGGGTTTGACTTTGGGTGTTAAGTGGGTGAAAATTTACGAACTAAGTTTATTTTCAGATAGGGTTCCTTGGCACTCTACGAATTTCACTATAATGGCCATCATAGCAAACTTCAAAATAGACGTAGTCCTTTGACCATGCTAGGAACTCCCTACCGCAACTAAACCCGAACCCGAACCCCATTACCTCACCACTCCCCATACTGACGGGGTTATTCATTTCCCGGTCTGACAGGGAGATTTTCTCAATGTCGTCCAACGTCTCCCCAAATTCAGAAAGAGCTTGTTTGAACCAGTCAAGGTTAGTAATTGTTGATGATTCCATTGATCTCCTAGAAGTAAATGTCATTGTGGGGTTTTACGCCTGGGGGCCATACATAGGGCTAAGAAATGCGCCTAAGTTGCCATCCGGCTGGACTACATCCGCTACCTTCATAATTGCCCTATGGCAGTCCCGTCTTTGACGAATTCCGCCTAGTTTGTATGCAGATAGGGCGTAAGATTGGGCTAATTCTAGGAACGAATCCCGGATACCTGGTGGTAACTTTTCAATTTTGTTTCGGGTTTCCTCGGGAATACCCAACCAAAGTGCTTCTAGGTCGGCTTCCGTTTTAGGGTCGGGGATGGAAATCAGGATGTTGGTCATTGGGGGTGATGGGGATGTGGTGGGATGATGCAATCATCATAGCACGTTTTCCTGGAGTTTATGCCTGGCTAGCCTTAGCAGCTTCCACAACCTGACGCAACCGGAACACTGTTGCGCGGTCTGGCAAGAGCCTACTGTGCCAATCGTAATTGAGGTCGAAATTAATAATATCCTCCCAAGTGTAACCATAGGCGAACGGAAAATTACCAACCCAAAGCCTTAAGTCCCCTAACAGGATTGTGCAGACCACTCTACTATTATAACTCCGCTCCAAAATAAGGCCCGTATCAGGATCATCCAGAAGTTGATTTATTTTTTGAGAGTGAGTTTTAGAAGTCCTATAGTTGCGTATGTATGTTCCAAAATGTGTCCAATAGAGAATTTTATCCCTAATACTAGATTCGATAGCAATGTCAGAGATTTTCATTGTTTGTCTTTTGGTGTTTGTTTTGGTGGGGTTTACGCGGTAAACCTAGCATTTTCGCCATGCAAAAACAAGGGTGCGAACCGAACCGGCTAGGCCGGTTAACCGCTCTCACGCCAATAGTTCCTGGCGGACTTCTTCCCTTAACGCTGCGATTTTGCCAAGAGCAGAAGTGTAAGCAGAACGAGAAGTTTTCACGGGTGAAATACCCGACACCACCCTATAAATATCATCAAGGTCGCTAAGCACTTCTCCAGCATTTTTCAGATTTGGCTTAGTTCTGTGCTTCGCAATGAATAGTTTTACTCCGGTTTCTACTCGCTTCTGGAGCCGTTCCTTTTCGTGCTTGCACTGCTCTAACGTACCGATGAAAGCATTGGCACGAGAATAATCCATATCGTTAAACCCTAGGTAAATACCATCGATCTGTGCGAATCGAATCCCAGATTGGGTACTTCCACCCAGAGTGTAGGTTAGCTCACGGGATTCACAATAAGCCTTAAACTCTCGAACCGAAATTGCAAGGCGATCTAGAGAGTATAAGTGTGCCTTAGAGACCATTCCGGGTGCGTTCCATAGGCTCCGGATATCAGGATCTCCAGAATTCGTTCTAATCTCAGTCAGTTCGACTGTTACAGGCTCTCTTTCGAATTTGTCCTCAGTATAAACTGGAGTCCAGGTTTTGAGGAAACGTCTATAGGAGAACTCCTGGTCAAGATCCGAAAAAGAATAACAATCGCTGTACTCGCTGTCTTCTGTAGCTCCGACTAAAAGCGAACTCTTTTCCGACGTATAGGATTCAACAGATTTAATCTCCCCCTGTTCATCCACGTAATGTGAAATTACGCCAGGGATTTTTCGGACGCTTTTGATGCTTAATGGGTCTGAAACAACGAAAGTATTTGCACTTACTGGGACCCCGTCTACTTCCAGGCTGCGATAGTCTCTAGTAACAAGGTAGCTCCCCTCATTAACAAGGTGGATGGCTTTTAGGTTTACGGTCATTGGTTTCGGGTTGGTGTTGTCGGGAGCCCTTGTCCACAATGGTCGGGGCTTTTCTTCGGAGTTTCCCCAAGTATAGGGCTTTTTCTTTGCTAAGCAAAGGGCGGTTAACCGCCCTCAGGGCAACGCGAAGAGTTGGGGGATTTATTCAACGTCTAATTTGTATATATTGTTTAAAATAACGCTAACATCAATTTCTTCTTCTGGCTCATCTTCCCCGTCAACCCGAAAGTAATCATAGTAATTCTCTAGATATGTGGCCAAGTCTTCCAGTGCCTCTTCCATCGTATGGAATCCAAACCATTTCGACTCATGGTGTCTTCTCGCAAGGTTCGAAGAAGGATTCAACTGCCAAGTCCACCGTTCCCACCATTCACCCTCATCTCTTTTCGGAGCGTTGGAAATTGTGAAGGTGTAACCGGGTGGAAAAATATCGTAGAAGCGGTTTAGGTTCATTGTTTGTCTTCAGTTACCTTACGAGTCAATTACAGGATACAGCAGTTTTAAGGTGTTTTCCGCGCCCCAACTTTGTATTAGGGGCCCACACTTACGTTCTGTCAGTTTCCGTTTGTCCCTGTTGTAAACCTTAAAGCATTGCACCATAGCGTAACCTGGTGCGCCGGGATGAGGGAAGTATTCCTCAACAATTTCAAAAAGTTCAAAGTCCAGGTCATCATTTTTAGTAAAGTAGCATATATGTTTCGTCTTTAATGGAGGATCATTAGTGTTTACAAAATAAACATGTGTTTGCTCTTCGTTATTCTCTGTAACTTGTTTACGGTCAGTCATTGTTAGCGATCAGAAAAGTCGGGAGTATCCAAATAAGTATAGCGGCATTGTAGACCTATGGCAAGGGCGGTTAACCGTCCTGATCCCCTCTTTTACTTTCTGGGGCCGACCGCAGACCCAAACTTATTGTAAGTCTTGACATCGACTCAAGGTCTTCACGACATCTTTTAGTTCTAAAATTTCCAGTGAGTCTACCCGTGTGCCACCCCACTCATTAATGTAAACTTTGTGGTGATCCCCGTCATTGTAACAACGGATCGTGGATTCCCCCGTCTTTAACCAGTGGGCAGTGTCTTCGAGCCACTCTCCGAATTTTTGCCCCAGGGTTTCAAACATAATGGCAACTAGAAGGAATCCAAATCAATACAATCGTCTAAAATCAGTTCCTCAGGTAACAACCCCTTAGCAACAACCTCCTGATGGTCTATGCAACGATCAAAAGCCAAGGGCCTTGCCTTGTAACAATCCCATAACAACAGATTCCGAAACCATTCACCCGGTCGCATGTCTAGTTTGGTTGCGATTTCAGGCGTTATCTTCTGGATTGGTATCACAATGACTGGTTCAAGAATTTTCTCAGTAGGTCAACCCACAGATTGTCCTTAGGGTCATTAAAGTCAAAGTCAATCTCAACATAACCTAATTTACTACTGGGTAGTATAGCGTGAAACCATCCTGTTTTTTCTGGGGAAATGTCCAAGCTGGGTTGGAGCCCCGGCAGAAACCATTCCAGGACTAATCCGCCCTCAAACATCTTTATAAATAAGGTCGGGTAATCCAGCCCAGGAAAATTTTCTTTGTAAAAGTCAAAGAACCAACCTTCAAACCAATCTAGCAACTCGACTGTTGGGGCTTTCCCCTCGCCATCCCGCCACCCATCTCGCAATGAGCGGACCCTAAGTAGGTTGGCTTTGAATTTGCTTTCGGTTTTTGCTTCAATCATAGTAGTTTAAGGGGAAGCCAGATTCAATCGTCAAGAAATGCAGCCAAAACCAGGGCCAAGTGATGTGGCCGGTAAGTTCCAGACCGATAAACAAAACAGTAAGCAAACCAGAGAATCCAATCCCTGAAGAAGATGATGATGACATTTGTGTGCGGCGGCGAGAACGGTAGGACATTTGGTGTTCTAAGAGGTAAAATCATTTGAAGTTTTCAAGTTTTCGGACAGGGAGATAATTTGATTTTATCACCGGTGTCCTGCCCCAACCCCAACCTCTTCACTGCTTGAATGATTTCTGCAGTTTTATCGTTGACTTCGGAAAGGCTGAACCGGCCATCAAACAAGATATCTTGAATCGCGGACTCTAGACTACCCCAAGTTGGGAGGCTACGTGTACTAAGAAAGGACTTTTTTGGGCCCAATCGTTGTACTCCTGGATAGTTAAATCTGTTTCATTTTTGTAGGGGGAACCCAGATAATTGCCTGAATACTTGAGTAATAACTCGCTCATGTCAAGGGCAATTCGTTGTAAATCTCTCGTTTTTGTCATCGATTATTACCAACCCTTGAGGGCATCATTTACCCCTTTAATGAAACGTTGGTAATTAGCCTCAGTTTCGGATTCTGAATCAAAATTCACTTCGACTTTTTCTCCATCTGATAATACGACCCAAACAAACCCTTTCAGGCTGCTGGTGCAGAAGTGATGGGAAACTCTCTTAACATCTTTCGCTGATACTGCTTTATTTCCGATTGTGATTAGCATGGTTTTGTGTTTTAGTTAGTTAGTTAAGTGAAGCTTTTTGTCCGTCGGTCTGTTGGTGGCTAGTCTTCGGTGTTGTTTGGGGGACCGTTTTAGGCAACATCACCATTGGTAACATTCCCGATGTCATTAACTTTAAGGCAATTGCCTTGGCATGGGCATTCATAGATTTCATTTTCCATGGGTCGCCCAGCTCTGAGGTCACCTATGTAACAACAAGCTTCTCCCATTATGGTTGCCATTTCTGGCATCAACTCATCGTGATAATCTCCTAAGCAATCTTGAGCGGCTTTACAGGAAGGCAACCAGGACCAAAGATCGAAAGCTCTGTCTTGTCTTTCCTCCAATTGTTTGGAGAACCTAATTAAATCGTTTTCGAGTGACATTTTGATTGGGTGTAGGGTAGCTAAGGGGGTATGGACCCACACCCAGTATAGGAGACCCTAAGGCAAGTGACTAGTGGTGAAAACCGAACATGCCACCCTGGCCCATACCTAACTATATTTAGCGGGGGGCACCAGATTTGTCAAATCTGCAGGCAGTAGTTCTATCATATAGATTGAATTCCGGAGGATAAACGGATTCAGCACAATTGCATTACCTTTTTCATCTTGCAAGGTATATGAGTTATCTTCCTTATGGCATCCATCCCCTAGCTCTTCCAACTCTGTGGTTAAGACTTCGTACCTCTCCCTGGAATAAGGCTCGTGTCTTGTTGCGATGATTCCGAAATCTTTTGTAATAATTTTTACTCTCATTTTGCTTGTGGGTGTGGATTCAGTTGTTGTCAATCTTCGTCGTTATCGCTGCCATCGGTATCGTACCAGCTATCGTCCCCATCGGTATCATCCTCGATGTCATCATCCCCATCGGCATCATCATCACCACCGGTACCGTACCAGCCATCGTCCCCATCGGTATCTTCCTCGATATCGTCATCATCACTACCGGCATCATCATCATCATCAGCATCCCTAAGTCTCAAAACTCTGGCTGATCTATAATTGAAGGTCTTGTTGGGGTCCCCACCTAATTTTTTCATCCTGTTATATTGAGCTTCAATCTCACCAAATTCTACCATTTTAGCCAACAAGTATAGCCTCTCACAAGAGGAAATAAAAGTAGTGGCCGACCCGCAGAGGTAAGTCAAACGGGCTTCTTCCATAATTTTTTCTTTATCATCGGGGTTATCATCGAGCCAAACAAGCATCTTTTTATATGCGTCTTTGCTATTCTTGTGCCATATCTTACTAGATGTTTTTTCCTTCCCTTTCCAAGACGGCGATGGAACTTCTAGCCAATCTGGATATTCCCCTATGAAGCGACTTCGGACGATTCTGGTGATGCTTTGAGTATGCCTGGCCCCGGAAATTACCCTAATCTCTTCAATCAAGTCCTTGGCATCTTGAAATTCCTTGAATAGCTTTTTAAGACTCCTCATTGCATTAGGGTAGTTATCACTCCCCATTGCTTCGGTGAAGGCATCAAGCTTTTCTTTGTACCGGGCAAGGAGTTTAAATCTGGATTGTATTACCCTGATAGCATTAATTAGAAGCTTAGTGTCGGTTAGCTTCATTAGTTCGTCTTGAACTTCAAGGAGATAAGTCCTTGAGTATTTCATATTTTGTAACGTCATTTTGTTTCGTAGTAGTTTTTGTTTAAGGGGATTTTACTGCTTAGATTTTACCCCTTGCTATTGGGTTAATTGCTGTTGGGCCGAATAGGATACAGGCTGACTCTCGCCTGAGTAAGATGTTCGTCATGTGTCCAAATAGTTCAATCCCCGTGCCCATCACCCAATCGACTCTCAAGTAGACGCTTTATGGTATCTCCATGACAACGCTTCGGGGCGCAATGGCAGATTAGCTCTAGTGTTTGAACTTCGGGATTTCTAGCAATTGCAAGCAACTGCTGAAATTGGGTTAATTCTGCCCCTCTCTGTAACAATTTAGGTGGCAACCATTGCTCATAGGAATCACAGACTCGGTCCCTTTCTGCTTGGCTATAGTTAGCCATTACGAACGGGTTCCCTAAAGATGTGCTGCGGTCTATCGCCACCCTGACGGTACCTTTAGGCGGTGCTAAGGGTCTTCCGCTAATGCGGCTTTTATTGACTACTTTGATTTCAGCCATTTATGCTATGTGTTGAAAAGAACTAGGAGTGGCTACCAACAATCCCTTAAACTCACGATTGGGTGGGCAATATCGTTTTGTCAAGTCTTTGGGGTCTCCCTCATCGTAGGTAACCTTGTTACCCTCTTCATCCATCAATTTCTCAACGAATACGTGACCATTACGGACACTCTGAATAAGGTAAACAGAGTGGGTTTGAATGAATACCGATTTAAGATTGGGGAAACATACTACCATTCGCTCAGGAATAGCCCTCAGTTCTAGCATGTTTGCCCATCGCTCGGGGTACTCAAGGTCGAATTCTTCTACGGTGAGATCCACTTCGCATTTGTCAAACATCTGCTCAAGGATGTTCTTTCCACGGTATTGAAACATGTATGAAATACTGTCTCGGAGGTTCGGACGAGTAGCTACTTGAACTGTGAAGTCAATTTCTTCACCCTTCGAGTTGAGATAGTGTTGTGATTTGGTCATTTTTGCTAATGGGTTAATTGCTGTTGGGACGAATAGGATACAGGCTGACTCTTACTGTGTACCACTGATGGTGGGTCAATGTCCAAATGTCCCAATCAGCGTACCCAACACGGTAAGACTTACCATCCAGAGTTAGGAAGCTATCTCTTGCGGGGATCGCGGGGAGTTCCACTTCGCTACAGATATAAGAATTACCATCGTCAGCGTTTGTGAATTGAATTAGAATTATTTTGTGGTTGGTGGGGGTAGGTTGGTGCTATGGGGTTAGAAACCGGTGAGTCAATCCAAGGGGAACAACTCGATTGTCACGGTGATGTTTGCCCCCATCTTGAACTTCTCAAAGCCAATATCCCAATGTGCATCACCGACACGATAGTGTCTTTGATCCAGGGCTAACGTGCTGCCTTTTGCGGGAATAGCGTTCATCACTACCCGGTAGTCACATTCGATGACTTTATTTCCGAGGTGGGCGTTTGTGAATGTGATTTCGTACATTTTTTTGGGTAGAGTAGAGTAATTTTCAGACTGATTCAGTGGGGCTATAGCCTTTGACGTAGGTTGACATTGACATTTTGTTGGGGAGTTGTTGGGTGTAGTGAGCAGAGTTTGAAGGTTTCAGGAATTCAGCGGGGGACGTGTTCCCTCTTATCAAGTTCTGCCTTGAGGTTGTCTCTTAAGAATATGAGGTCCCTAACCTGTGAAGCTCGGTACAGGGGGTTAGGCCGGTAAATTCCTAGTTCATTCAATACTTGCTTGGGTATTATCGCAGTTTCAGGATAACCCTCCAGGCCCTTTTTGTGGACTTCATAGGCATTCCAATCCCAATCATGAAGCACGCTGAGCTGGCCACTAACCATTCGAAATACCTTAAGCAGCCTGGGTGTAGGTAGCTTCAAGAGGTAGTCTAGATTGTTGTTGTTTGGGTTCATAGTTTCGTTGGGCTCACAGGGTAAGGAATCCAGGGATTAATCCAGGGGTCATCAACCCAGAGAAATCAATTCGGGGCCATCCTACCGGATCCCAAGCAGTTTGTCAAGTTGTTGGGGCCGTAGGTCTGCTAGCCACTGCCGGAAGGTAGGGTACCTGCCGGAGCGTATTGCGAAACAGGCTGCCGATACTGAGGGGGCATCTTTGAGAATTGCAATGGCGAATTCCTTTTGCGTTAAGGCTCCATACTTAAGAAGCAGAGTCTCACATAAAGATTGCATCGCGGGGATAGCAGAGTCTAGATGAATCGAAAACTTGTCTCTATATTCTGGAAAGTGCAATAGAAACTCATCTAAATCGTCACTAAGAAACAATTCCGAAAAGTCTGGGTCGCCATTGTTCCATGCCCGGTGTAGTTGGCAGTATAATCTAGACTTAATCTTAACCCTTCCAACCCCATCAAACAATACATAACCTTCATGATTTGAATCTCGCTTTTCAACTTTGGTAAGTACAGAGTCAAGGTCACTGAATTCGTAAGATGGGGCCACCACATAGCCATACCACCCAAACTCTTCCAGATCACACTCTTCGAAGTCCTGATCTCGGTCTCGTACTGCTAGTAAGGGAAGTTTGGGCGCATCGTAGTTAATAACATCTTTATTATCTAGGTGACATAACTCAAAGATGTAGCAAATTGACGGGTCTAGGCATTCCTTTAAGTACCCTACTTTTTCGAATACATCCCAGAATAATTCATCAAAGGTTTTTTTAGTTTTTCCTACTAGGCCATCCCCTGCTACTGAACCAGAAGTTGAAACGAGCCATTGCCCCCTATACTCAAACAATTTAATTAAGGAGCCGGAAAATTTCTCATAAACCTTGGTGCGAGACCAATCTAACTGATGGCAATGGCCCTCACCAATGTTAAAGAATCTATCGAACGCATATGCAACCAGGCGGTAATACGGCGAGTGATCCCCATCGTTATCAACACGCTCGACCACAGCACCACGGCAGGCACAAACCAGCGGATTTGATTTGGATGCTAAAATCGTCCCATATTTCAAATTAAAAAGGTTCGGATACCTCTCATCGCGAGTAACACGAATGTCATACTCGGCCAGCTCGTCCAGGGCATTGTAACCCCGCTCGTTAAGCCAGTCAATCAAGTAGTGGCGCAAGTTTTCCATGGTTGTAGTATAGGTGGTTTTTTAGTTTGGTGATGCGGCTTACCGAATGATGGTCAGTCGTTGGGGACCAGTTTGCCGTACTCGTCATGTTGACACCTCCATAAGTCAACCGCCCACTCAACACTCAATCGGGTAGAAAACTTATTAAAGGCTTCGATGGCTTTAGAAGTGGTGGAAAGAGGGTAGGTCATGGGCTCGGTACAGTTCGCCTTACAGGGTAAGAACGCCAATTGGTTGCGAGAGTGGCCTTCTTTTCACCATTAACCATCAAATCCAGAGTCGTAGTGCCCTCATCGTCCCATGGACCGTCATACTCACGGCCGATAGCTAAAGTGGCTCGATGCTTATAGAGCACTTGCCCTAGGTCTTTTTTGAATTCGTCCAAGTTGAATCTTTCACTAGGTTTGTACACATCGGCCTTAACTTTACCTTCCTTAATAAGTTGATCCCAGTCGAGGCAATTATAGTTCACCTTTCGGGAAGAAAAGCACTTCCCCTGGAATCCAGACTCTTTGTACTTTTCCCTCCAAGTTGATTCCAAGTTAGTGAGACGACGCTTACTACGGATTCTCCTTAGAGTGTAACAATAAGAAGAGGGGTCAGCAGAATTTGCCGCGTTCGGGTGCATCCAAATGTCTGTGACCACGTACAGACCGGGCTCTACAGGTTGCTGCCGAAAGTGAAGGTAAGGGACTTGGGTCTCATACTTCCAACCATCCTTTGTTTTTACGCCTACAGCCGGTACTTGGACGCTGTCTCCTAGTTTCAATAGGATAGCTTGTGTTACAGCTTCAGGAAGCGGTTCCATGGTTTTCGGGGAAGCGTCGTTCATAAACTAAGGGTACCGTCTCTTCAAGGGTCAGTCAGACCCAATGCCTCTTTCTCTTCTTTTGAGAGTTTCTTGAGGGCGGCCTGCCGGACTTTTTCCTTGTCGGATTCCAGCTCAACTATGTCGTAATCGATTACGTTAACCGGTTTGATGTACCAGTCTCCGTACTGATTCAAAGACCATTTGCCCCTTTGCCCCATGACTCCAGGTTGCTCGTCGATGTACCTCTCAGCATGTTGCCTGTGAAGGAAAGCGAGATCTGGAACCATTGGCCCCCTACCCTCGGTTTGATCAGCGTTGCGATAAGTTTGCCAGATTTGCATTGGTTTGTGCGTTGTGGTGTTTACGAAATGATTATACCGCTTTTGCCTCTCACAAACAAGGGTCTAAACCGAAGGTTTAGGTTCGGTTAACCGCCCTCACCGCAAATAGCTTCTTGAACTTCTGTGGGAAACATGGCGATTCTTTGTTGGTTAATTTCATCAAAGTCATATCCAGCAACTTTCGTGTCCCCATAGTGGAGCAACCAAAGGAAAGGTTGTTTGATCCATTTTTTTTCATAAAAATCCCCGCACCCCTGTAGTTGTCAAGACGGTGTTTAAAACCCTCCCGCGCATCAAAGTTTCCACACCAGACGTATTTACCGTTCGGCCCTTCAACTGCAGTACCACTAAAGCCACCCCCATATGAATTGTCACTAGCTGGCAAATAGTTAAAGAATGCTTTGGCACCATTTAAAGATCCCCTAAAAGAATCATAAACCACCAAAATACCATCCTTCCAGTCAATAAACCATTCGTCTTCACTATTTGGAATGAATCCACTGGCAACCGATTTGAACCCCATACTATCCATTAAAACAACAAATTCAGCAAACTCCATCCCGTAGTAAGAGTCTTTGTTGGTCTTCAGTAGTTCTTTTTTCTTTTGATTGTTGTCAACTGCCAAAAGAAGTCCAATACTGGAAGTTGCTTCATCATGTTTGTAGCTGCGGCCTGTCATGATTTCAGCTTCTTGCAAGGGGTCAAATCCTGGAAGCTCGTCCAGGTTGTCGTTGGGGAACTGTTGGGTCATTGACTTTTGGGGTACTGGTTTGTAAAAAAAGGGGGGGTCAAATCCAAGGTCATCCTACACTGACTGTCTCCTGGAGTCTATGGCGGTTAACCGCCCCCCAGATAGCTGCATTCCTAGCTGAGGATAACGCAACAGGGTTACGCGAACTATTTCCACTACCATTAAACCACTTGCAACACTCAAGGTGAAAGTCCGGCTGATCCAGTGGAGAAGCTCCAATGTAGCCCCCAGATGAACGCCACTCAGGTTGGTTTCCGCAAAAGGGGCAATTCGTATTTTTCACACCTACGATTTCAAGTATCTTCCCGTTGAGGTGGGAAATGCCAACCGGAATTTCGGCCCATTCTATCAAACCTTCTGGTAAGAGCAGGCTGTATCCGTCCCAGTAGTCGAATTCAGGAGAAATTACGTCTCTGTAACCAGCCCATCGAGCCCGTTGTTCCGCTGTGAAGATTAATGTAAAGGATTTACTTTTGTGAAGCATTCTCCAAATGTATCGGCCTTCGGGCGGTTTGCTTTTGGAGTAATCATGAAAGACCAACCCCTCAAGACCAGGTAGGTCAGACTTAGATTCAGGCATGGGGTGAGAGGTGTCGTTCATACCTATACTATACTGCCTTAGCCCCGCAAAAACAAGGGTCTAAACCGTCGATTTAGGTTCGGTTAACCGCCCACTATCCACATAGAGCGACCATCGCCCTGCCCAAATGATTCTCCCTCGGGGGTTAAAACCATTTGAAGGGTTAGAGTTAATCCACCTGAAGTTTCCGATTCCCCCAGAGTCTGAACTAATGAAGCCAAATCTGCAATCAATATGTGGTGGTAAGTTTGGCTCCCTATGGTCGTAGTTGCTAGGTATGTCCATCACCTCGAATGATGACTTTACTCGTTGAAGCCAACGAAGGAAATTTGTAAGGGGGCTCATTTTTTTAATTGCGCAGAGTAAGCTTCGTCATTCAGCTAAAATAGAAACCATTGCTTTTAAACTTTACTTTGCCACCTTTCAAGGTCACAACCCACTCTTTCTTTTTATATGACAGGTATTCACCATCGAATTTAAAAGACTTGATGGCAGTCAGGATGATGGTGTGGCTAGGGTCCCGGAGAAAGAGGCTCTTGGCATAAGAACGGGCTCGTTTCGAAGTGTCGAAAGTTTTGCTTTCATCGAGTTGTTCACCGAGTTGTTCACAAAGTTGCAAATCATCTACACTCCACCGCCCGCGTGATAGTATGTCCTTGTGTTTAATTTTCATGGTCTTCATTCTCGTACTCTTGTAGAACTAAGGGGATCCCTGAGGCAATTACCGTTACAGCTAGTATTATAGGTGGCCAGCCCTGTAGCAATGCTGCGAATGTTGACACTGCTGCCAAAAGTAGAAAGTAGGTAGTTTCGGCTACCCGAAAAGTTACCCTCACTGAACCTTTGGCCCCCGCTGTTTCCGCCCATATGGCGAGTCATGGTTGTAACCTCCGAGTGTCCCCCGAGTGTCCTTCGTGGGGTTTTTCTTTTTCTTTCAGCCCCATCAGCTCGTCCTTTAAGTACACTAAATCAAGCTCAGCAATGCGTAGTTCCTTTTGTTTGTCATTAAGATGCTCCCATTGCGAGGAATGACATTCTTCAAGGCATAAGCTAGGACGATACGAGCCGTTAAGCGTGCCCCAAGGGCCGCCCCCCATTGCAATACCCATCTTGCTACTGAAAAAATAGGACCCTTCGTGGAAGGCTCTTGAAATTACAGCAGCACGCACCAAATAATGCCACTGATGAAACCAAGGCAACTCACGATTTAGATTGGACTCTAGTTCTAGAAGATCATCAAAAAGCAACTGAAGACCTTCCCCCCCTGCTGATGGTTTGACCCCATACAATGTTTTTGCCGGTGTGGCGATAGCCTATGGACAATAGTTCTTTCGAATAATACCAGCGACCCCTACCCAACTCATCGCGCAATGGATAATATGCGCTTGGCCGAAAGGTGTTAAACCTAGTAATGATGTTTACCGCTGGGCCTAGTCGTTTTGACACGCCTTTTCCCAGGATTGGGTAGCTCATAGCTGCACCCTCCGAAACCCGATAACCCACACCCAAGGGTTCGCTTCCCATGACCCTTCACCATTTATGTATCGGTGGGAGTGCTTAGGGTAGCTATCATTTTCTGAGACCCATTGAAGGTAGTCATTTCTTTCTGTACGGTGGTCAACGTGCATCATCATTTTTGTTGTTTGTACTCGCAGCATCCAGCAAGGACTCTACCCGAATCAACCGATTAGAAATGCTAAGCAGAATGTCCGTCAACCCCTCAATCTCCTCATGAATGTCCTGGTGGTGGAATCGTAATGGCTTTTGAATTAGCTTATTGAATTTAGATTTTTTCATCTTGGCGTAGTAATAAGGATTGTGACAATCATGCGTAGATATACTCACGCCATTCCGCAACTTCAGCCATGCTGATAGTCACTGTGATTTTATTGAATGGGGCTTTAGGGTTCCCTGCCAAGGTGGTCCCACGGCTATTTACCCTCGACTCCATCATTCCCACCTGAAAACTATCCCAAGTGAATGGCAATGGCGCAACATTCGTAGTTTCCTTAGCAAATACCTTCTTCAAGGCCATAGCCCATTCTTCTGGGGTACGATTATCCTTGCAATTGTTGCATTCCAGGCAGCTAGTAACTAGGTTTTGCCAAGTGTCTTGGCCACCTCTGGACTTTGGAATTACGTGGTCGATTGTAAGATTAGGACCTGAATACCCGCAATATTGGCAAACATGCCTATCTCGCTTCAGGATCAAGGAACGGGAGGGTTTCCCGGCAAAGAGTTTAGATTGGGGGACTTTGACATAGTGCTTTAGGCGGATAGTACGCTTGGACACAACGTGTGCTTTATTTTTCAACACCAAAATAGTCGCCCTCTTCCAACTCAACATCGTCAAAGGTTGATATGTAGCATTGAGTAATAAAATAGTCGAACCAACTTTGACAGGGATTTCTTTAGGCATTCTTCGAGGTCTTTTTCAAATAGTGAGCATGTGGTTCTATTGCGCCATTAGTCCCATGTTCTTAAGGCTATACAACAGGGTCCTTAACTTCCCCAATGTCAAGGTCTACCAATCGTGTAAAATCATTGGCTTCCATTTGGGTAAATGGATTGAACCGAATTTCCCTACGGTTACCAACCTCATCAATGCTAAAATGCCTGTAGTATTCAACAGAGTCCTCATACTCAACATCAAACTGATACCCAAACATTGAGCCATTGCGCCCAGTAATTACGAATTTGCAATTTGCGTAACGAAAGTTGGATACGTCTGGGATTTCCATTTGGTTGGTTGTTGGTTGTTGGTTATTGGTAGTCGGTTGTTGGCAGGTGTCTAAATAGCAATGAGTCAGAAACCGGTAGCAATCTATTGGCGGCCACTCCCGAGGTTTCTAAGGTTCTTCAAAGCCATGGCGGCCAATGGCAAGACTATAATTCCCACAAGCAGGAAATTGACTACGGGGTCTGGCAAGTTGACGGGGTCGTTGATTGTTGTGGGTTGGATTGTTGTGGGTTGGATTGATGCAGTTCGTTGGGTGGCCATGATGGGTTGCTTGGGGGTTGTTTGGTGATTGCTGGAGGGGGAAAGTTGTCCAGTTATGGACCCACTCTAGCCTGATGCCTTGTCAATGTCAACCCCCCCCCCCCCCGAATCGCGCCAGAATTTGCGCCAAAATGGCGGGGTAGGTCCCCATCTAATCAAGAGAGCAACCGACTCCTGATATTAGCCAGACTGTTTACATCTTCGCCATATACGCGACCGTCCAGGAAAACCGTTTTTAATTCCCCTAGTCCTTCCTGCTCATGGGTTTGCTGCTCATGGAGGACAAAGTCATCTCCTTCTTTTTCAACGCGGAGTAAACCCTTGGCCGATTTTTTCGTTCCAGAGTCAGTGATTGGATCCTTAAAAATTTCTACACCTTGACCATCAACTTGACCCCAAGTGGATTTGAAAGCCATGCCAAAAGTATCGCGAGTGTGATATTGATAGGAATAAGATCCTACACCAAGAACAACGTTGCTGCTGGCCCACTTGTTACGGTTCATATTTTCCAAGATAGAAAAAGCCCGTTGCAAGGTAATGGAATCACCGTAAATCAGACCAACCCTCGGATTAATTTCCCTGAAGCCACTTTCATTCACGGTGCCGCCAAACTCATCCCAAAGCAATTGCAGAGATCCCTTATGGGCAGGGCTGCCAGGTTCGGCATCAGGATTACCGCAAAGGATATGTTCGGGGTTACCGCTATCACCCCTGAGTACAACCTTAGCAAGTCCCATAGCGTCCGGTTGACGGCTTAAGATAACATCCTTAAGTTGAACAGCAATTTTAGTCAAGACATTCCAGTAATCCCAAGTGTCACTAACAATACTGACGATACCACTGGGGTACCTGTCTTGAATAAGGCGCCGGTAAGTTTCCAACTCATTATCTTTACCGCCAATGCACATTACACTGTGCTCAGTAGCAGGGACACCGCCCGCGATAAACTCAGAGCCAACATCATAGTAGTCTTCTAGGAAGTCGATCGAGGGGATATTGTCCGAACCTGTAAACGAGAAAAGATGACCAATACCATGGGCAGCCCCATCATGAATTCCACCAACACCCCTCAACGAAAAGTCGTGCGCCTGGAAATTAACAAAGCTGGGGTCAGCTCCCGTCAATGCAGCATAACGATCTAGCAAACGACGAAACTCGTAAGCAACGGTAGCGATATTGACTGTTTTCCAAATTTCCGACGAAAGGGCAGTTTCCACGTAGTTAGTCAACCAGTAGAATTCGTGAATAGTATTCTGGATCGTCAAAAATGGTACTCTCAAATTGACTCGGCTTCCCTCAGGCAAAGCTTTAACCCTAAGGGGCATATAGCCGAGGTCATGTAAATCAGCCAGGTGATCTACTCCAACCGCCCCTGGGCCGAGGGCCGAATCCATACGCCTACGGTACTTTTCAAGTACTTGATCCTTTGGTTTATTGAAAAAGGAGTCATTCCACAAGTCTTGAAGATACCATTTAAGAGTGCCTTGAATCCCTGCCACTACGATTTTATGATCGAAATCCGGTAGCATCTTAGCCAGACGGTCAGATCTAGCGGTTTGATTGGTGTATACGATTTCGGTTTTGTCAGGGTATTGGTAGATATGCCCAGTCTTGTAAAAGTCGGTTGCGTGGGGGGCAAAAAGTTTCATTGTTTGTTAGGGGTTTGGTTGCGTTTGGTTGCGTTTGGCGGTAGTTGCGTCCGGGTTAATAAGGCCTAGTTCACCCTGAGACAAGTCAAGTTGGCGGGTAGTTCCCGATAAAAGTCTCGATTCGGCAACATGTTCGCCACATAGAAGTGATCGATAAGGCCATCAAAAACCTCAAAACCCTTCGAGAAGATTCCATGGGTGATATACAAGTCGATGCGGGATGGCTCGTATTTTTTCAGAACCTTGGCAAGTTCAATAAAGGTCCGACCACCATCGCAAATATCGTCAACAATAAGAAGGTTCTTCCCTTTGTAATCGCCGTCTTGGATCTCCGTTCGCAGGATTTCCCCATTTTCAGGGTTACGGACCTTAGTGGCATACTTGACTTCAGTAGACCCTCTAAATCTAGCAGCTACTTCCGCCCGTGGCACTGCGCCTTTATCAGGGGCAATGATTACGGTGGTGGGGTCCCACTCCATGCCTGAAGGTATCAATTCAAACTTACTCAAAAGGGAATCAACCTGATCGTTAACAAAGTTGGTGAATTCCCCAAAGATGCCCTCAGCTATAGGGCTATGAACATCCCACGTTGCCAAGAGGTCGCACTCGCCCAAATACGGCCTGAGGGAATTAGCAAACACCGACAGGGAGAAAGCTTCGCCTTCAGCACAAACTCTATCCTGGCGGCTATAGGGGAGATAGGGGATAAAAAGTTCCAACTTCCAAGGCTTGGGGAGCCCATCCCTCACTCTTTTAATCGCATCCAAAATAAGCAAAAGTTTCACCCATTCTTCGCCTTTGCCGTCGATGTCAGCAGTGACGAAGATTTCGGAGTATTCAGACAGACTATCAAGGTTAACTCCGTCTAAGATTCTAACTTGATGCTCTCCAGCCGAGAAAGTGAAGGTTGAGTAATTGATCTCTGTAGGAGGTTTCCCCTCGATTAGATCCCTCGTTAGATTGGTTGCAGTTATGTTGATTGTCATTTTGTTAGTGGTTTTAGTTGGTTTAGTTGCAATGATGTCTCAACTGGAGCAACTATAGCGTTTTTGCCCTACAGAAACAAGGGGGAAAGCCGAAGGCTTAGGTTCGGTTCCCCCCCATACCTCTAGTTCCTATTGGTTTGAATGATATATGAAAAGAAAGAGGGGGTGAGGCACCCCCCGGCCGCAATCAGAACTTAAAGCCGAGACCGATAGTGCCGACGGGGGCGTAAGCCGTTCCAGCAACACCGTTTTCCTGAGTCGGGAACTTCAGATCAGCGAAACCAACCAGGGACGATGTAAAAGCACGCTCCACACCGGCAACGAATACAAACTGAGAACCTTGACCAATGCTGGTCTGGTAGTTGGCTTCCCCATCGTTCGTCAATGCCCATTGGCCACCGGCACCGAGGTAGAGGTTAGTGCCACTAACGAAAGTACCACCGATGGTACGCCCAGCCAGGGAAACGTCTACGGTCCCCAGAACACCGATAGCAGAACCAATTTGGCTATCAGGGCCCGCAGCGAAGTTCACATAGGGACGAGCTGAGATGGCAGTACCGTAGACTTCAGCCACTGGGAAACGTCCCTGAAGGGTACCACCAGCGATAGTACGATTGTTGCTATAGGTGTCGCTGCTAACGCCTTGGCGATTCAGGTTAACGCCTACGCCAACATAATTACCAACTCCAACTGCTTTCCGAGTTGCCGTATCTTCAAGGGCAGAAATACGAGCGTTGGTAACTGCGATAGCCGCACGAGCCTCGTCTGCAATGCGACGATCTGCTTGGCTCAGTGTGTCATAAACCCGGTCAACGCAAGCACTCATGAGAGCTACGCTTTCGTAGCGGGTGGTGGGATTGCTACCACGGAAAGTGCCATCGGGATAACCAGCAACGCAACCATACTTTTCAGCTAGGTTTTGAAGGGCACCGTAGGCCCAATTTGTAGGAGAAGAGTCCGTAAACCGTGGTGCGGCGAACGCAGGGGTGGTAAAGGAAGCGATAGCTGCTAATGTAGCAATAATTCGATTTTTCATTTTCATTTTGTTTGTGTTTTGTCTGTACAGATCCGGGTTACAAATCCCGGAATGTGATTGTGGGGTTATGAACCCCGGTGCAAATAGCACTTTGCCCTCTCAGGGTTACAATCACCTTGCTATTGGGTCGTTTATTGGGAGATTTACCATGGGAGATTATACCATAGTTTCTCATATAGGGCCAAACTCATAGGTCGTTGTCCGTGAGCAATGAAAAACTTCCCCCTTCGGATAGACTTTTTGGACTTCCTGGACGACCCATTTCCTTGTCTCTTCGTTGGCTTTGAAATCCGTTAAACTGTTTTTCAGGTGGAAAAGTCTTCTAGTTACATCTTCTAGGATTTTTTTAGCTTTCCCGACGAGGATCACGTCCGTGGTACCCCGTGAGTCAAATTTTGGATATACATTGGGGGATACAAGGTCTAGAAAATCCAATGCGTCTTGAAAAGTGTTCATTGCCACACCAAGTGGCTGATAGGGATATAGCGTGCTATATGCCATGCAATAATTTCGCAATATCGGGAAAAACAAAGTCTTCCCGTCTTTTTTAGTAATCTCTAGGATTTTACGATTCACTGGCATGAAGAAGGGGTTTTGTTTCCTAGCTTTAGACTCCGCCCGCTGAATCATGAAGGGGCTTGTAGGAGAAAGTGTTGTAACACAACGGAAGCTATCCCCCATGTCATGAACTTTGTATGAAGCTTCGAACTTACACACTTTGCTAAAGTAACGGTCATTTTCGGTATTTTGCCTTTCCCGTAAGAATTCCCTTTGTAATTCCAAAGCTTCTGAGGAACAACATTCTGGAAGCCGTCTAATTAAAAACAGAATTGCGTCTACCAACTCGAAGTCATCCCTGCAAGGGTGGAAATTTGTCTTAACCTCGGAAATGAACTTTTCTAATAAAACCTTCTCACGGAAAGCTACATACATAATTGGTTCATAATAGCCCAATTCCGGCTTCCCTACTATAAACATTTGAGTGTGGGGGAAGTGATTTCCAGTGCCAAATCCTAGATCAACCGGGTCAAAATTTTGCCATCTAGTCCCAGGCGGAGGGCACGGCCTCTGATGGTAAAGGGGGAAATAAACCTCTTCTCCCCCCCCCCAATCTGTAACTTTCAAGTACTTGAAAAGAGTTTCTATTTTGAGTTGGGACATTGTAGTTTGGATTATTGAACTTATTTACCGGAGTCATAGGTGCAAAGTGCGGTGTAATGCCCTAGTTCATAACCTTCAGTCCAACTTCCCCCGGACCGAACACAATCACTCATTCTGTACGGACTTTTACCAGAGAGCACCCCGGCAGTAATTGAAGCAAGGATCCCCAAAATCGCCCCACAAATTAAAAGTTCAATCAGGATGAAGCCGTTAGGGGTTTGAAATTTTAATCGTGTCATTTTAAGAAGTAAAGGAAAGAAGGGTGAGTACCAGCAAGGCATCACCCATGGCAATCAGAGACGAGAAATGCAAACGTTGGCTAAACCACTGACCCCCAGGCGTTGAGCAGCTCCGTGAGCAAGGTCAATGATACGACCTCCGATGTAGGGTCCCCTATCTGAAATCCTAACATCAGCAACAAGGCCATTGTCACGATTTACTACTCTGACCCAACTTCCAAAGGGGAGTGAAGGATGTGCTGCTGTCATTGTGTTAGGGCGCAATCTTTCACCACTAGCAGTTAAGTTTCCATATAATCCTGGCCCATACCAACTGGCTTGGCCACACTGCTTGGCTTGAGCTGGTTCCCCAGAAAGAAGTCCGGCAGCGAGAAGGAAAGAGGATAATTTGGAAAAACGCATGAAAACATTAGGATCCAACATTATTCTAGGTTTTTGCGGTTGGCAACCACGGCCTGGTGCCTGATTACTCGGGCTAGATACCATTGTAGCTTGTTGCGGTGAGCAAGTAAAGTTCGGGAAACCGCCCATCAGCTTGCCTCTTGGCGAAGATTTGCTAGGTTTTCTTCATAGAAGCGCCGCAGGTCCTCATACCTTTTAACCGGCTGACCGTAATAGCTGTTGCCGCCATAAGTCGGAAGAGATGCCCATTCCGGAGCAAGCTTTGCAATTAGCGTAGGAGTAATCTTCCCGGAATCAGCTAGGCTCAAGGCATTGCGCTTTTCGACAAGGTACAAGGCTGCTTGGTCTTGGCTTCCGGGGCCAAAGTCCGAAAGGTTAAGTTTCTTGGATGCTTCATCCCAGGTCCCTGGCAAGAACTGATAGGCCCCAGCAGCTGCACTCGCGTAGCTCACCGAGTATTGAATTTGGTTTGGATGTTTTTCTAATGAGGATACCATGCGCCCCCCAAACAAAATCCGGTAGCCATCTCGGCTATTTTCAGTCCAGGTTCCTTCGGCAAAGCGAATGGTATTTAAAAGGGCTCTGCGTTCTGGCGTAAGCTCATAGGCAGGGGCCGGTAAAAACTTTGTAGGATCGCAGCCTGTGCAGATGGGGTCGAGTCCTAGTGGTAGACCTGGGGAGAGACCCATGATTGCGACTTTCTGAGGTATAGGGTATTCCAGTCTGTTAAACTCAGTAAGTCCGTTTAGCGGGGTTGCAACAGTTCCAACCAGGGAAACAGCCACAAGTGTAGTGAGGTTAAGCATTTAATTAGTTAGATACAACATCCGATTAGGATAAGGAGAAGTTCCCCGTCTCAGGGGCGAATCCCTCGGCACATTTTGTTTAAGGGCACATTATCATGCCCCGATCCCCACTTTGCGGTTTGCAAAGAACCCCCTCATAAAGGGCGACGTTTTAGGTTCCGTCATGGGTCGTTTCTATTATAGCACCCTAGATCAGAAAGTCAATGGGTAAGGGCGGATGGATAGGTGGATGGGCGAATGGTGACGATCCTTATAGGAAGTCGGAGCCAGGTGTATTACCAAAGTCTAAACAATATTCTCTAAACATCTCCTTGACTAATTGCCAATTTTCCCCGCTGGCATCTAACCCAAGTTTCTCAGTGGCTTGGGGGACGTTCCATTTTGCCCCATATAATTTTCCCATCGCAATTTCATAGTCCCCCTTTGAAAAAGTCATTACTTGTTGCCAGGATTTTTATTGTTATTTTTCCGTTTATTGTCATTTAACAAATTATTTATCATCTTAGTGAGAATCTTATTGACAGGCTCTGGGACCTGGTAAACGGGGATTTTTGGTTTTTTGCCGGGAGCTTTCGCTGCAGGGGCTTTCGTTTCGGGTTTTGTCACCGGGGACTTTGCTGCTGGTGACTTTGCTGCGGGTAACTTACGTTGGGCCAATATCTGATTAGCAACTTTGGTGATCGCTGGATTTAAAGCCCAAGGAATATCAACCATGCAAACATGGTAACCCGGGATGCAAGAAGCCCCGCAAGATTTCCCCTTTTTGCATTTCTTTCTTTTTAGTTTGGGTAAATTGAGACCACCTAGCCTAGCTATTTGACCACGTTTAGCGGCATTAATTTGGCCCTCAGTTCTTCTTTCAATTAAAGGCATCTAGGGTGGATCGCTTGGTCTTATTTTACCCCGTTACCTTTCTTTCCTTACCCCGATAATTACCCCTAAGGGCCCTATGAATCCCCTCAAACCATCCTACCTTATGAGGATCCCCACACTTCCACAACGGTAAATGAGATAGCAAATATCGTTTTTCCTCATTAACCAAACAAGCGATTGCGCTAGGGTCATAACCTTCATAGTCGGGGTCATAGAACTTAACTACCGGTATAGAGTGGTACTCTAATGATAAGAGTAAATCTATCAGGTGCCATCTCCCCTCAACTGTTAGCCAAACGAAAGAGGGATGCTCGCCCTCAGGAACTCCCCGTAAACGGCAATACTCCAGCTGAGCATGAGCAGATTGAATAGCTTGCTGATGGGTAGGGAGATCACGCCTAGAAATGGCGTAGAAGTGTTTTGGGCTCATATTTCCTAGGTGGGTATACTAACGGAATTATCACTCTGGGTTAAGTCCACATCTGATAAATTAAAAAGTTCTTTAAAGAACTCGACTTCACCTGAGAATTCAACTGGTACAGTAGCCAAATTAGCAAAAATTGCTGCAGCTAAGCGGTGATTACCGTCAGTGAGTATCCAATCCATAGAGTAACCCATAGAGGGGATTCCTACGTCTAAGGAAATTGGATCCTTAAACCCATTCACAATGAAATAAGCTATTCTTGCTGCGTGGTCATTGGCCGTTGGTTTTCTACCGTTAGCCCTAAGATTACTGATAGGAATCTCTAGCAAATTCCCGCAATTGACGGCCTTTTGTACCTTGGACTTTGGGACCTTGACACCCCAAGGATGATATAGGTATGGGTCGCAAAGTTCTTTAAGCTTACTCACCGGGACATGGATCATGTGTTTCTGAATACAAATGGCATTTACTTATGGGGCTTCCCACGGAATGACACCTTAGCATCAAACCCCTTCTGTGTCAACCGGTCCTTGTCTGAAATGTCAACTGGTGGCAAACTGTCGGGGTTATCTCTGAGGGAGGTCAAAAACATAGCAATCTCCTGGTACATTTGTTCAGCAGTGAACAAGGATGCAAACCCCAGTTCCCCCAAGTTTGGTACCGTTCGATTTAGGGTTATGTGGAATGGTTCCCTAAGGTGCTTGTAGTGGGGGTCTTCCAGAATGAAAACAGGAATTTGTAACTTTTTGGATACTTCAACGCAGGCTGAGTTTGGAACTCCAATTAGGTCTTTGATGTCTGGTTCTTTGTACCAATTTCCAGGAGATCTGCTGTAGACTAGGTCCAGGGAGGGGTGAGCCTCGGTAATTAGTTTATATTTGGGGAGATACACTCCGGGTTCATCAGACACCAGTAGGTACAACTTTCCACATACCGAGCACCATTTGTATGCCCAGGGGAATACATCTGGGTTTCTTTTCCAGAATATGCCATCTTTTGGCGACGGTTTAGCTGGTATCCCTCCTTTCACCCCAATAGAAAAGCATTTATCACTATACTCGTCCCTACCTTCCACGTCTCTACGAACATAAGTGTTAGCCGGATCCCCACCTTCTTGGCTATACAGGTATTCTACATAGTCGTAGTAATCTTTGAACTTTGATAGGATTTTCATTGTTTTTGGGGTGAAAGGTGAATGAGTTTTACTTATCCCGTAAATCAGAACAATTTTCTATGGGACCTTAAGGGTTTGCAAAATCCTCCGTATGAATAGCCAGTATAGCAAACTTGCCCAAGCTGTCGTAGGTCTGGCTAACCCATTGCATCCCAGATTGTTCAAACCACCAATCGGAGGGTAATTCACAAAGATCAGCACTAACGCCAAACTCTGTGACCAACCAGCTTTCCCTATCGTATGCCCATGGAACATTTGAAAGCTCTGCTTTCCTGGCAATGTAAGTTCGACCGTCAGGCCCCTCAAGAAGTAGGTGCGTCATTTTTCACTCAGTCCCAGTCCCCATCCAAACGTCTGCTAACCCTCCCCGCAGTTTCAGCAGCGTCTTCAATTTGGTTTCTTAAACTGATTATAATTTTGGCAATGTTCGTGTAAATCGTTACTTCATTATAACTAAGGTTGTCAAAACCGCATTCGTATTCATCATTCTCTTCAATTCCAGACCCATCAAAAAATTCTCTGAGAACCTTGTGGGTATTCCACTTATCCAGGAACTTGTAGTAATCTTTATCCAGGAACTTGTAGTAATCTTCTCCCTTTTGGAAATCACTCCAAGCTAGACCACTGTAGTCTGGGGGACCGCACTCTGATAGGATTTTCTTAACTTTCTTCTTTCCGGAAGAGGTCAATAATTTAGGGTCGATTTCCATTTTTCTATTAGTGTTTGGGGTAGCAAGGGGACCGAAGCCCCCCGCAATGAGTCAGAATGCTATCGCTCAAACGGCGACGGCAGTCCTCTCGAATTTGACGATTTTGTTAGCGTCTATGTTGTGCTTATGCAAGCGGCTTTCGGTAATTGGCTTGCTGTCGGTCGATTCCAGAGCGGACCCTCGAAAGGGAAATGGATCCGGGGCGATTCGAACGCCCGTGTCGCGCAGTAGTGACAACTACCTACACCCAGTTTTTAGCCGTATGGTAGGGCTTTAACAATTATTACCCGTTACAGTTAAAAGTCGATGTAATCTCATACTGCCTAAGTAAGTTAAACAACTCAGTTTGAAGGTCTTCGAAGCCGCCCACAAGTTGATCCTGAGTGACCGCATAGCAAGGACCCACTTTAGAGCCAGCCCAAGGTATGATTTGTTTGTGCTCTAGAATCTTGTTCCTGTACTTAAGAAGTAGGGAGTTAATCCCGGAGGCTAGCTGAACTTTATCGGATAGAACTATTTGTTTTAACATGGTGGGGGGGGTGTTGGTTACGGTGAGGGGTGGCAATAAAAGGTGATGTTGCAGGAGGGGTTGGGTCCGGGCATCGCCTGCGGCGCCCGTCCCTGGTCGGGGGCTAACGCCCCCTCCCGAAATTTTCGGGCCATACCCCTATTGTAGCGCGTTTACTAGGGGAGGCAAGGCGGCTAACCCCCCCACAACCCAGCAAGCTGCCTGGAGTCCACCCATTTAACATATATGGCTAGGCAGGTTCACCCTAGGGGGACCATCCGCCGTCTAATCCGAGTCGATGGAACTTCGATATAAGTCAAATGTTCTTTGGCTCTTGTCACTTGGACATAACATAAGTTGTTTTCTTGAATAATTTCCCAATCTTTTCTCGCCCACTTACTTGGGCTATAAGCATTCATACCTAGTGCATAAACATGACCCCATTCTTTGCCTTTAGAGCGATGCACTGTGGACAGGGTCAAAATGGACTGGCCCTTTGACGAATCGCTATCTCCAAACAACTCTTTAATTTTATCGATCAATACACTGATTGGATCATCCAGTTTGCATTGTTCCATCAAAACCCTTAAGGTTTCTGCTTGGTCTTCAATGTCATCGCATTTTGTATAATCCTCGTCGTCCCTGGCTTTGGCCATGGCTTTTATGTACCAGTTGGCTACTTTGGACTCTAGTTCGGACACCTCATCACAATCCCATCGGTTTATTAACTTAATTAGACCATCTCCAATAGCCCGTCCCTCTACCCTGCATGAAATACCCTTCTTGATAAGCTTAAAAGCCAACTCAACCAGGGGCTTCGTTACTCTGCACAAGATAGCATCGCTCGGGCTAAGGTTGGGGCTCTTCAATAAATCTTCCAACTTTAGGGAATCTACAATGCCGTCAGGCGCACCATCAAATGCCTTAATGTGGGGCACCCACCTTTGGGCCTCCTTGACAATGAGCTTTGGACAACGGAAAGTTGTTGTCAGCGGGAGATTGATGGTGTTGAATTCTTTAGCAATTAAATCCATTGCATTGTGGTCAGCACCAGTGTACGCATTGATCGACTGATGGCTATCCCCAACAGCAATTAGACGCCCATTAGGGGCAAGCATCATCTTAATGAGCTTACGTCTTACGGGGTTAGTATCCTGTGCTTCATCTAGGAGGACCCAGTCGTATTGCTTAGATTTTAACCCCAAAAGGACTGGCCCATATACCATGTCATCGAAGTCAATTATTTTCGGGATAGCCCTATTACTTTCTTTTAGGACAGCACGAGCTTCTTTGATTCCGTCACTTAGTGATGCAAACTTAGGGAGAGCCAAATCCAGGGAAAAGTGATCAACCATGTGGTTCCAAGCCTGGGTATCATCAATGTTTGAAAAAATACCTATCCCAATTTGTTTGGCTTTTGATGCAGTATTTATGGCAAATGTGCGCAAATAAGGGTTTTTAACGACAGAGTCTGCAATTTTTTTGAGTTTTTTGTACCCGTCTAGCTCTACCCTTGGGTAAGAAGAGCGTAAAATTTTATACCCGAAACTATGAACGGTGCCAATATTAAGTCGATCCCCGATTTGCATTGGGCTAGATCTTACTTCAAGTTCTTTGACAATGGCTTTGTTATAGGCGCAAAAACCCACATCGCCCTTAGTTCGAGGGAGAACTCCAAGTAAAACCTTAGTTTTTCCTGACCCTGCCACAGCTTCAACAAGTGCAGATCCTTCACCTTTGACGGCCCATTCTGCTACTGCATACTGCTCAGGGGATGGGGTTGGCCCTTTGGTTGTGGTTGAATCGTCAGTAGGTTGGGGTATTAGCATCTTGGTTGCGGTTTGGTTGCGGTTTAGTAGTTGGTTGGTAGTTGGTTTATTGCTGGGTGTGTCAAATTAACTTATGGCAATATGGCAATGTGGCAATGTCCCAGTGGGGATCTCCTGAAAGATCCACCCATGCGCAGTATTTGCCGTTAACTGAAACGAAGAATACTTTAGTGCCTTTCCGCTGTTCGATGTTGATGTTGGGGTTTCCACCCATTGAATTTATCAGGCGGTTCCTGGCTTTGTTTGAGATTGGAATTGCTCGGGCCATTTTCGACTTTGGAACTTACTTCTATTATAGTACATGCCTGCCGTAAAGTCAATGGCCCCAAGGTTAACTACCTTTAGTTAAAACTAGGCTCTAGCAATAGTGCCAGCATTTCCTGAATAGTTTTGTAGACGGGGTCTTCAGGTGAGAAGGAAAACTTTTGAGTTGCTTTATTGTCGATCCATTCGCGGATGCCGGTTCCAAACTCAGTTGACCTTGCATACCAATCACATACCATCTCAGCAACATAGACTTTCGGCATGTCGTGGATGCTACCCCAGTATTCGGGGTGATGTGGGTTCACGGACTGATGATGTTTGATGACTTCAGAAAGTAAAGGGTCTGAATGAAAAAGGTGGGCAAACTCTATACCTTTGAATTTAGAATTATCATGGATTTGCCCGTTGGCAATTAGGTTGCGACCAAGCTCAATTTCACCACGCTTTATTAGTTTGAGCCCCAGCTTATAGCAGCCCCTTTGAACATTCTGAATGTGGTTAAAAACAAGTTCTATTTTGTCGATGGATTCAGTTTCGATTGTCATTTGGGGAGTGCCTGGCATTCATCATTGATACCTAAGCTATTACCCTGCTTTACCGGGCTCTAGCAATGATAGTGATAGAATTTTTCTATGGTATCACCACACAAATAGTTGATTAATTCGTCATCAATCGTGTTTGGTAAAACGCACTCATTTTTCATTACGTGGTCGGCTTCGTCAAATAGTCGGTTTACAATAGAAATAAGTTCGCTATAGGTGACCCTACCATACTTAATATCAAGAAGGAACTCTGCGTCACCGACCAATTTTCTATCTACGAATAACTTACCGGCCCGCATCCCTTCAATAGCCATTTTCATAAGCCTCACGCAATGACTAGCATTCTTACCATCATACCCACAAGCCCGTTCAATTTCAGATCGCTTGACATTTCTATTCGTCAACCAATCTTGATAGTTGCCCCATCTTTTTAGGTCTGCCCGGTATTGCTGACTGGAATGAAGCAAGGCCATGTATTCATCACTTGCCCTTGTGATTTTTTGTGTTTCGTCAAAGCATTGCGTTGGCAGAACACTCTGTTTCAGAATACCTTTCCAATCAATCTGGTTGTTAAGTAGCTCATACAGCTCTGTTGAGGGTTGATAGTATTCAATTCTATCTTTAATCAACAGATACAAATACTCAATAAACGACTCGATCTGCGACGGTGTTAAGCTCGGTGAAGGAACTCCGTAGTCTTCCCACTCTGGTTTCCTTGTTGGTGGATCCCGCAGCCATTTACGGTGAGTTTCCATCTTTTTGATTTGAGACTTTGCATACTGGACAAATGTGCCAGAGATTCTTTTGGAGATTAGTTTTGTTCGATTGTTGATCAGGGACTGCCCAAGGTAATCAAGGTAGATATAGCTATCGGGGGTCTGCCAAAGCATCTCCAGGATGTTGGGGTTTTGCGACCGTAACAGGCTGAGGTATCGCCTGATGCCATAAACTACTGAGTCGGAATTGTCTAATTCAGGAAATCTTGTCCTAAAAGTTGGTTCCCCGTCATGCACCCACCCTTTATCCTTTTGCTCAAATGTTTCTAATGTAGTATAAAATCTCCTTGGTGCAACACAGATACCTTTAAAGTCAAGGTCTGACATTTCAGTATTTAGGCCATAGGCGTGACTACCTGACTTACAGAATAGAATCATTCCATCTTCAATTTCCTTTCGTGTAATTGTCATTTTGAGGGGGAGTCTCGTTAAGCAGGATCGTTAGCTTCTAGGAGGTACTCTGATCGGATCAAGTGCTCGTCAACTTCGTAACAAGAAAGGATAGTAATTTTGTCGTGAGGTCCATCAGAGCCAAACTCTTCTTGTACTGCAGCCCTCAGAGCATTTACAAAGGAGTCTAAACAGTCTAAATTTCCGCAAACTCCGGTATTTGTCCTGAGGCACTGGATTTCGATGGTGGCCCTATAACGTTTGATTCTCGATGCTTCGACTGAAGCAATGTCAGCTTTTAGTTTCCGAATTTGGAGGTCGGTTAGTTGAGCTAGATCAATCAATTCCATTGGGTTTTCACTTTTTTGTGTAATTGTCATTTTTCGTGTAATTGGTTTTAAGGTTTACCCCTTGAATGAAGAACATGACAGTAAAACAACTAGTCATAAACCACCTGAAAAGTTCTGTGGAGTGCCCCATTTTCAACGCTTGTGAGTATGTCCCTAGAAGGAAGCAACCCGCGCCGTAAAACAACAAGCTCAAGGTACTAGGCATAGCGCCAATTTGATTTATTTAAAGGCAAAATGTAAATCATTGGGTCCATTCTCTCAAGTCCACAATTTCATACCAATCATATTCCCGATTGGGGTCTTTGCTATCGCTAATGGTATAACATATTTTATTGCTTTTTAGGTGACCCTTCATTTTACCTGAGTTGAAGAATGTCGGATAGTCAATATAATTAATTTTTTCTCGGGCTTCTGCCACTGATTCGTAGCACTTTATCCAATCCTGATCTCCGGCTGACGGGTAAAGGTTGTCTCCAGCAATCAGCAAATAGGGTCTATTCATAGTAACACCAAATCTTCAGGGCAGCAAGATTGGGATGTGGTCCCAGCCCAGCCCAGCCTCGATACTGCTTTGTCAAACTTTACAAATACGTTTTTGCCATTATTGGATGATACGGTGCCATGTTCAACGTCAGGGTGGTTGATTTCCCCGTGGGCGTGCCCCGGAATATAAGCCACTTTGACTCCGGGTGTTGCAAGTTTGATGTCAATCATTGGTTTTTAGTGTTATTTAATTTGATTTCTAATGATAGGACTCTTAGGGTCATCTCCTCTGCCCTGGTAGCCATCTCCTCGGCTCTGAGAGCCATGCGTTCAGCTTTGTAAGCCATTTCCTCAGCCTTGAGCGCCATTTCCTCAGCTTTGAGCAACACTTCTTCGGCATTAAGAGCCGGGGTACGTTTGTTTATGGGCGGCAATGGTTGCTTCATCCACAATGGCAGATATGCTGGGCTCCACATGGGTTTAAAGGTAAGTTATAATTAGTTTGAACCCAGAACGAACCGAGCGAATCGCTTCACAACGATGTTTTCTCCCACAGTAGCAGCGAAGTTCTTGGTATAAGTTTCGATAGTCATCGTGCCATCTTTGATATAAGGTTGGTCCATCAGGGACATTTCCTTAAAGCGTTTGGCTACACGACCTACAACAATTCTGCTACGCATTGCTTCTGGCTTTTTGGCAAGGTCTTCTTTGCCCATTTCGATTCGAGTCTCGTCCAATAGGATAGACTCAGGAATGTCGGATATTGAGACATAGCTTACAGAAGGGCACGCCGCAACTTGCATTGCCAAAGTGCGAACGAACTCTTGGAATGGCCCAGATTTTGCCACAAAATCAGTTTCGCAATTCACTTCGATGAGTACACCGATCTTGCCACCTGTATGGATATAACTGGATACAGTCCCTTCCAGGGTTGTACGGCCAATCTTTCCATCAGCTAAGACAATACCTTTTTGACGTAGCCAAGTGATTGCCCCGGCTTCGTCGCCTTGGGAGGCTTCCAGTGCTTCTTTGCAAAGCATCATGCCTGCCCCGGTTTTTTCACGGAGCGCTTTAATTTGTGGAATCGTGGGTTGGGTGTAAGTCATTTTGTTTTAGGTACTTATTTGAAGAGTGGGGCATTGGGATCCACTTCGGTGCCTGTTAATTCAAGCTGGGCAGGGACCTTCGGGTCCCTCATAGTCATCATCACCGTAGTCATCATCTTCCCAGTCATCGTCCTCAATATAATCAAAGGGACAATACCCAGAAGATAAATCGTGGTCTTCAAAAAGCTTTACAAACGCAAGATCATCGGATACCATTGTGATTTCGCCTTCGGTTATGACACCGGAAATTTCACTGTGCTTCCCAAGGACTTCGCCAAAGTAGATTTCTTTTTGGCTGTTAATAAGTCGCTTTACTTCTTCAGGGTCAGCTACGAAGATTCCTTCGAGGCTACCCATCCGGCCGTGGTCTTGGTGAAACTTGTAGATGGCTTTATTCATTTGTTTGTGTATGGTGGTACTTCAACCGCTGACTGTTAGTAAGCTAATTGAATTAGATGGGGATGACTCTGACAGCAGACTGTAGAGTAAGAGGCATGTATTCATACAGGTGACGGGAATTAAGGCTTGAGTTCTCTACTCCAGCTTCTTTCCAAACATTTCCGTCCCAATAGGCCCATACACAAAAAGTGCCCAAGGAACCAGAAGTATCACCCCAAATATACCCCTTAGCCCAAATAGGGCGGCCATCTTTCGGGGCCAGTTCAATTTTAAGGAAGCAAATAGGACGCTCCTCCGATGTTGTTTCGTGGCTTAAAGTGTCGTGTTGTTCGTCTTTCATGGAATAAGTTTAGCGTTTCTAAGTTGCAGTAACAAGCCGGAGAACCGAACCGGGCGGGAGGGTTAACCGTCGTTTTATAAAAGTCGGACTAGGTAAACTTCGGTAAGTTCCGGAAGTAGGTGATTAAGTCCATTTCCTTGAACGAGGTTCGTTTAATACTCCGGCTGGTCTTTGCGTAGGTGCCTTCGACAGCGTCGATATACATGGTGAATGTGCCGTCATTGCCCATATAGAACTTGGACCACCCTGCGTTTGTCAACAATCTCCTAATGTTAAGTTGTTCAACGGCTAGATTGTCGAACGACAAGTGGGTCTTTCCAAGGAAAGATGGTATAGTTCGATACCATTCGGTTAGCAACTGTTTGGTTTTGTCGCTATAGTACTGAATCCCTCGTCCGAACGTTTTGTACCCTAGGACCAAAGTTTTGCTGTTTTCCAGAGCGCTAAGATCCGACAAGACTTCCGGGGAATGAACCCCTGCGATCACGTGGAACACAGTGTGCGGATTGTTTTCTAGAAATTGCTTGAGAAGAGGTAAGTTTGTACCTGTGACAGAAACTCCGATTCCTTTGACCAAGCCTTTCCTACTTAGGGTACTCAAAAGAAACTCGTAGGGTTTCAAGTGTCTTTCGTTCACAGTTAGATTTGATACTAACCCCCTGTCGCGTACTTCGGTTAAAAACGGAATGAGTTCAGGATGGGAAAGCGGGTTACCACCACCTATGGCCAGCTCCACTCCTGCTGGCAAGGGCTTCAGTATGGAAAGCAAACGGTTCAGATCCCCAGGCTTCCCCCCAAGGGTGGAATTTTCGTGACAGTAGGGGCACGCTAGATCACAAAAGTTTGTAATTTTCACGTCAATACTCTCCGGGTGTCTCGCCCACGGGGGGTTGTTGTCAAGGGTTTCTCGGATCTTAGTCCCATTCGAGCATAAGGTAACTTTGCAGTTGCCGTTTTTGTAACTGTGAAGAATTGACTCAGTAGTTGTCATTGTCGGTGTGAAGGACGCTGCGGGGGTTGAAGATAAACTGTCGCAAGAGTTCGGGGTCTTCAAACAAGTAGTCTAACTGACCTCCTTCTACAGACTGGTGGTCAATGTAGGAAGGATCTTTACCTTCCTCCCACGACGTGTTAAGGTCATATACAACACTGAAGCAACCGGTTTGCTGTTTGATCACCGAATTTAGAACTTCCCTGTATTCCTCACTTTTCTCTCCTGCCCAAGATTCAACATAGATAGCCGCGTAATTAGCCTTAATGTCGGCGTCAGTGTAGTCTTCAATTCCCCAACCGAATTGACCTCCGATGAGTACAACGTTTCCCTCTTCGTCCAATGGCAGGGTGCTTAGTAGATCAGTAGAGTCACCTGAGGATATACTGAGTGAGTGAGTGCTTGAGCTATTGGTCTCAAATACTGCTTGTCGAATTTGTGTAGTCATTTTGCTTTGGTGTTTGATAAGAAATTGGAATGTCTATATCCTTGGTAAAGGAAATTTCGGATTGAACTCAGGAAGACCCAACCCATCCTGGAAGTTGCAAGACAATTAGCTGATCTGACTTCTCAAGAATTGTCAGGCAGTAGTTTCTCCAAAACCCATAATCAGAAGGCAGTTCAACACCACAGTCAAAGCAAAAGTGCATGAGCAACGGTGAGAAGGCCACCAGTCCTTTCGAGGCAAGGTCGGCAAGTTCATAGGTGACGGCATCCATGCGGGTTTGTGTGACTGCAGGATTGCTATCGCCGTATGGTGCGGCTAGGTGGATTAAAGGCATTTTGCTTCTCAGCTTCTAATCTTCATGTCGGTCATAATTAACTCCCAGGAGACTACAAAGCTCACGGGCAAAGTCAATCTCACCTACCCGGGCACCATCGTTAAAGGCATCATCATAGCTACCTGCATCTATCGGGCAGTATTCGTCTTCGTCGGACGATCGGTCTAAAGCGTGCCGCTGAGATGCTCTGAATTTAATTTTCGTGATTAAGCGGCTGATGACTAAGCCGTCAATTTTATCGCTGAAGGACAGAAGTTCAGGTTGGTTTTCCATTTGCGTTTATTGTGATTTGAGAATGATGCCAATGCCATGTTCGGTAACTACAGGTTCGTAACTCCGGAGATCCACAGGTTCTACGGTGTCCTCCTTGAGTGTTACCTTCCCGTCATTAAGAAACCTGAGGAAAGTTCTAGCCCTACTAATAGTCGCATTGGCTTGTCTAACTGCTTTTCTAGCCCCATAATGGTAAAGAACCCGTTCACACTCCTCCAGGCTAAATAGCATGTCAATAAACAAAGAATGGATTTCCTCTGGGGTGGCAGGTTGTTTGGTGCGTTCAGGCACGGAATTGGTTTCTGGCACACCTGTAGTATAGCATGTTAGACCCGGAAAGTCAACGGGGATCACACCCTGGTGGCACTATGGTGGGAGTCCGTGTAAATGGTTTCCATTGCAGGTTTTTTCGTACGCGGGGGCAATGCGTGTGGTGTCATGACTATCGTAGGTTGTTTGCTTCCGGGTGTGGGTGCGGATTCCCGTACAAAAAGGTTCGGTAATTACACCATCGGGAGCCGAAGTCAATCAGAAGCGAAGGGTCTCTTCACCGGGTTGCATCGTTTGCGGTGGGGCGGTCATCGTCTGGGCCGAATCGGTCATCGCAGGTAATAGCAAGGCGCCCAGTAACCGGGGCTTGACCCAGATCGAGCCGGAATCCATACCCAGCGAGGCAATTGGATTGGCGTTGACGCTGGTGTGGGTTGATAGGTGTATTGGCTGCTCATGGCTATGCCCCCTCGGCATGGGGCAGCGGGATAGCGTGGGCGGTAATGAACCGCGCCTGAGCATTGTTCCATCGGCATATTGCGCGATGAACCGTTCCGCATTCCTTAGTTGAAGTGTGGCCGTTGTCACAATAAACCCGCCACATATCACGAAAATCCCAATCAAGAACCTTACCTTTTGCATTACACCTTGCACAATTAGCTATTGCCGGGGTGTGTACTTTCTGCTTCACGCTTCCACCTCCCCGGCCTGGGGCGTCAGGATAGAGAGAGTACTTACATGCTCGTTCCATGCAGCTCGCAGATAATCTTTGTATACCTGGTAAGGGACACCCTTTTTAGAGCACGCTTCGATTACACTCTCTGCTTTTACGCCAGGGCCCCATCTGTGTTGACAGCGACATTTAGCATAGTTACCATTATTAAAGACCCAAGTACGTGGAAACTCTCCGCAATTAGGGCATAGATCCCACCCGGCTGTGGATTTAAGAGGTTCGTACCATTCGCCACAGCTGTCTTCCCACCTGTAGGTTTCAGTCATTGCCTGTGCGGTAGAGGTTGAATGTCGGTCAGTCATTTGGTTGGTTTTATCGCTAATAGGATTTATCACGACCGCACCTCCCTGGCTTGGGGAATGGTAACAAGACCAGTAGGCGCAAGTCCACGGGCTATGCTGCCTATGACTCGCAGCACAGAAAGATCCAATTCTTCCTGGGGCCCATTATTGTCGAAATAAATATCAGCATCACCTACTACAAGCTCCATTGAATATGCGCTTTCCGGTGGCCTGCGCTTTGAGGCGTCAACCCAGATAACGTGATCAAACAACCCAGCCTCGCGGCAGGCGTTAAATTCATCCCGTTTTCGCATTCCAACATACACATCATACCCACGGCTCAACATTGTCTTGGCCGTTCTCGTCTTGTCGGGGGTATTGTATTCGGAAATTAAGTCTGCCCATGTTTTTCGGTGGTTTACTCGATCGGCAAACATCTCATCAAAGGTTTTGTAGCGCTGGCGGCCCCATGTGGGCCAAATAAATTCCTCTCCGACAAAAAGTGAAGAAGAGGAAAACGAGAGGTCCATTTTGCCGCAGATTTTTTCGGCGACGGTATCCTTGCCGTGGCGGGCGTGGCCGATGATTAGGAGTTTGGGTTTAGTCATTTTGGATAAGTGGTGTGGTCGCTCATGGCTGGGACTCCACGGCATGGGGTAAAGGAATGGCATTGTGAGGGAGCGTGTGGGTTTCTTGACCGTTTGACCGGCTATAGCTCCAGTTGCTATACCTTGAGTCACTCTCCGGGTGAAACCTCCAGCACTGCCCTTCCGCATCGTAATACTCCTCCTCTAATGGCTGTTCACTCGTTGCCACCGGCACCCCGCCGGGGCGGGCTTGGCTATTGCCAGGCGAACCTCGGTAGCCACGTCCAGTAAGAACGAGTCCGAGCAGCTCTGATTCACTAGCCCGCCAACGGCCTGGCCGCAGTCAATCAAAACATATCGAAGAAAGGCAGCACGCGATTCCTGCTGCTGAAGCAACGTGGCGGCGCGGGCGAGCTTGGCGCTTGCGTCGGGGTACTCATCAGCGGTCTTGGCAACCCCTTCCCCTAGCCACGTCACCAACTCCCTTACCTCCGCAGCGAGCACCTCTGGCGCTGGCAAGGTGGCGGGACGGCCCCAATGCTCCAGCGCCTCGCCGATCAGCGCAGTTAGCTGGCTCTGGGCCACGGCGGGCCAACCATCGGGCCAGTCAGGGCGGCTTTCAATCCCCCGATCAATAGCAACATCGCCGTCGTCTGTTTCCGGCGCTGGTGGGGTGGCGGGGGTACGGTTCAGCGCTCGGACAACCTCCTCGATCGGAACCATCGCCCCATCAAAAAGAATTGCGGCGCCGTCTCCGCAGACACCTTCAGACCAGCGACCCTCCCCCCCCGGCTGAGCCAGGGCGGCTCGGGCGCGGGTGATCAGATCGCGGTATTCGTGATAGGGGTTGGCGCCGTCGTATTCAGCCAACGGTTGCAATAGCTCGGCACACAGTGCGCGAAAGTCAGTGTTAATGTCTGGGTTAGTCATCATAGTAAGTTTTCGGGTTCCAGGGGTGGAACGGTAAGGTTTCCCCAACGGGCGAGAATGGCGCGGGCAAAGGCGATCACGTGGTAACTGTGCGTTGCATGGCTCCACGTAGCAAGCCACAAAGCGTCTAGCTCGGCTGTAGTCGGCATCTCCCCCTCCGGCTCGGCCAAAGCAGCGGGCGGCACCAGCCACTCCAGGTTGCACTGCTCGCACTGGGAGATAAATGCTTCCAGCGATTCGGCCCAAACGTGGCCGATCCCGCGTGATCCAACCTGCACAAGCTCGGGAGACCATTCGGGTGAATGAACGGTTCTGGCTATGTCTCGGCAAGTGTCAGCCTTGCCATGATCCAAGTCAACAATACAGACGATTGCTGCGGTATGGGCCAGTTCCCAAAGCTGGCGATAATCGCGTGAGGTTGGGTAGTTGGCAGTTGGGACGATCATGGTGCCTCCGTTGCGGTGATTTGCTGTTGCTCTAATCCTGAGGCAATAAATACCCCCCTCAACTTATCAACTACATCTGTTTTGAACGTCTCAACCTGCGAACGCAACTCTTCCAAAGAGTCGCATTCAAACGGTTTCTCTTGCATTTCTTCGCCCAGGATCAATACAGTCACGGTGCCATCCCATTTTGGTCCGTAGTGGGTCTTTGGGGGATAGAAGCGACTGCTAAAACTAACCACTGGCCCGTCATAGTCCAATTTAAATCCGCAATCCCATCTCCAGGTCGGCTCATGCAGCTTGTAACTATTGGTGTTGGCCTGTGATTCCCATTGGTAGGCCTGGTCCCAACTGGTTGGGCAATCTCCCAAAGGTTCACCGCCATCGAAAATAATTTGGTTGTTTGTGGTGGGCATGTCAATGTGGTTGGTGCTCATGTTGCCTCCTTAATTGGAATACACAGCCAGTAGCGATGCTGTTCGTTGACGCGGTGGCTAGGCCTTTCTGGGTCGATATCCCAGGTTGTACGCGCCTCCATCAATGGATAGTCAGCGCCGGGAAAGCCATAGCTAGTAAACATATCGCATTCAAATGATGCTGTGCCAAATGGCACAAGCTCAGGGTGCCGAGCGCGAATCGCTGCGAAGACTCTGAGGCTGGTTTCGATTGTTCTGTAGTCCTTCATCGGTCAACCTCCCGGCGAAGATCATTGGCGCTGCCTTTGTTCCCGACAAGATCAAGCCAGGCCGCTACCTCGCGGATTGCGGCGCGGGTTGCCTCTTCATCGCTGGTCGCCATGCCTTTCCAGAAAGAGTGTAAGGCACTCTTCACCAATCCCCCGGCAGGCAAGACCGGTGAAGCAGGTTGGGCGACAACATCAGATTGCCCCCACCGATTGATTTCGGCCCACTCTTGGTCAGTGTATTCGCTCTCGCCATTCACATGGGGGGCGGCAAGTTGGGTAACTGGCGGGGCAAGCTCCCGTAGGTCAACCAGGGACTGCGCCGCAGGATCTCCCCACTTTGCTTGCTTGTTTATGAAGGCCCACGCCTTTGCGTCCAGATCTTGTTCTGAATAGGGGCCAGGCGGGATTTGCTCCGATTCGGGCTGGGTCAGGGCACCCCGCTCTTCCCCCGGATACGGATCGCAAACCTCCAACCGTGCGCATGTCATTGCAGTCTGCTCCAAAACATCACCCCAGGGGATACCGGCGTTTTCCGTAATCGACATTAATACCAGCAAAACATCAGCAGCTTCACTGAGCGGATCGCCATGCTTGCCCCGGAGGGCTTCGGTCAACTCGGAAGCTTCCAGGTGAAGGTACACGCCTCGGCTAGACCAACTAAGGTCCCACCCGCGCTTTTTGCACATGGCCAACACACGGGCTGGCAGTGCGTTTGGGGGCTGAGCGGCTCCGAAGTCGTTTGCCTCTATTAAATCAATGGCGTCCAGAATCCGAGAACAATGCCATACTCGTTCGTTATAGTCCTCTGATTCGTCTGCCAACACGGCACGCAAACCGATAACAATTCCTTCCCATGTCATTCCAGTTCCCCCAGGGGGCTGAGTGGCGGCCTCTGACGAGGCCAAAGCGTCTTCAATCTCAGACAAAGTCTTCTGTACGTCAAGCAACTGAGCGTCCTTGGATTCTGCTGAGACGCAGCAAAGGCCCTCAGACACCTCATTCAATGCCTCTTTAACCTTCTCGGAGCATAGTGCCATAAGATTGCTATTCATGGTTTTTCTGATTGGTAATTGGTGGTTGATTGTTGATGGTTTAATAAAGCTTTCAACTCAGCTATTTCAGCGGCCTGTCGTTGTTCAAGAGTGGGGGGCTTGGGTATCGCACGGTACGCGGCTAGGGCGTCTTCTTTCGTGGGCCAACTGAATTTATTTAGGAATTCTAGGTATGTAAGGGAGTTGGGCAACCACCATTCACTTTCTTTATTTAAATAGTGGTTCCGGTCTCTTACTACCCACTTTGTGTTCCCACGGTCACACGCTTCAATATAAATTTCGCTGTGATGGTGTGTATAATGGAACCTAAAAGGTACTGGCTCCGGTATGGCCCCCGAAAAAGAAGGCTCTTTGATCCAACGGACTAAGCCCAAAAGGGTATCCGTAGCATCCATTGATTCCCAATCGTCATCTCCGTCGTACCTATTGAGTCGTTCAGTGTAAACCCAGCGTAGTGTACCGTCCACATTTTGTTCTAAATCACCATCAATAAACCCCTGACCAGCCAAAAAGCGTAGAATCTCGTCGTCAGTCCTAGTATATTTGGTACCACCAGAAAGCTCAGAAATTCTATCATCTTGCTTCGAGATGAATTCAGAGGCTCGGCGAAGTAGGCCAGGAGAAACCTCGTGGCACTGACCAAAGTAATCTAAACTGTGGGCCGTCACCCATAGAGAAGACACGAGATCTATTAGCTCCTTTTCATCTATTGGGTTCGTTTGGTTTGTGGTGTTGTCAATCTCGCTTAGCAAGGCAGTTCTATACTGCCCCATTGATTGAAAACTCATAGCGAAATCATCGTCAGCGATTAGGCTTCGAATATCGTTTGTCATGTTTGTTTTAGGGGTTACAAGGTTTGTCAGAAAAGGTTTAATGCCATCGCCTGGGCCCAATACAGGATCAGGGTCTAAAGGGCAATTATGACGTTGAGTTTATTACCAGTGGGGACATCAAAATAAATTTCAAAGTCCGGGGAGTGTTTAGTTGCCATTTCCCCAAAGCTCTTCATAAGTTTGCTTGATGGTGTCTTCCTTATTAAGTGGGTGATTGTCACTCCATTCGCCAATTTCTTTTGATTGAATAGACATTATCTTTGGGTAGAGGTGCCTTATGTTTTCAATGAAATACACAATATCATCTTCAGGCATGTCCTCAAAACCCAATACTAAAACTTCAACTTTGTATGCTTTCATTGTCCCCCGGTTGCTTCGAAACACCCCTGATCGTAACCTTCGTCGTACATTTCTTGGGCAAATTTTAGAAGTCCATGGAGGAGCTTAGATTTTACGACGAATGACGATGGTTCAATTCTTACTAGGTCACCCATGCCATCTATAGCTGACCCCTTTCTGATAAAGTTGAAGTGTTGACTAGCAATCTCAAAAATTTGTTCGTCAGTCATTATCGAAATAGTGTAGGTTGGTTTGGGGGGGGGGGGGGGGGGTTCCCCATGTAGCTATGGTACTCTAATCGATGGGCCAGGTAAAGGCCGGTTAACCGCCCTACCCGTCAAACTCTGAAAGTTCTTTCTTAGCGGCTTCCTTCCCAAGCAATCTCCTTTCTTTTTTATGCAAGACCTTTCCATGAGAACAAAGTTTGCATCGTGGGTTTCCGCAATCGAGTGGGTCTTTGCTATAGACCTTGCCAAAAGTGATGCAATCAGGGTTAATGCCGTTATTCAAACTACCTAGCAATCTTAACCATTTATTCCTCAAACGTTCCGCATGGTGGCGTCTTCGGGCTGACTTTGCCATTTTGGTTCTAGGGCCCTGGACAATTGATTAAACTACTGGGGCTATGGACGAAGAGGACCAGCTCGTCCTGATCCAAGTAACCAGCCACCAATAAGACTAAAAAAATGTGCCAAAAAAATGTGTCAGGGAAAGGTCCTGGAATTGCGAAGCCAATGGAGACTAAAAGGGTTGCGACAGTGAGTAGAATGTAAGGGTTAGGCATTGGGTTTTGTAGAGGGGTGATCCGATGCCATTATAGGGCAAGTTTTCCCTGGGGAAACGGTCGGTTTTCCGAACCCATGGTTAAAACTCCGAAGCCAAAATACCGAATGTCGGACTCGAACCGACACGCCTTGCGGCAATCGCTTTTGAGGCGGCCATGACTACCAATTCCATCAATTCGGCATTTGCCCTGAGTAGCCAGCTCAAGGACTTTTTGGATGTTTGAACCGTCGCTCATTTCACCCTCCATTTTGATATGGGAGATGGGCTCCTTTAAGGAGTTAACTCCCGAGCAAGTTACTGATTGCTCACCGATAGAATTTTGCTAACCTAAGTTAACAATGCACAGGTATTAATACCTGAGGGGCTATCTCCCAAAGTCTCAAGAATTCTTGAGACGCTTTTTACCCAGATATTCCGGGCACACCGTCTCTTTTTGGCTGGCCCAGAGAAGACGGGCTATGGGGGCAGGGGGACTCGAACCCCCACGGCCGAAGCCAGAAGTTTTTAAGACTTCCGTGTCTACCATTCCACCATGCTCCCTTGTGTGCCCCATCATAGCACCCCTTGGGTAAAAGTCGGGGCCTTTGGGGTTAGTTCGTGGCTAAATCCGAAGATGAACTAAACCCAAAGCAAACCCCTAGCCAATCAACCAATACTCAAGTAAGCCCTAGCCTCTACAATTTCCAAGCCATCCCCACCAAAGGTAAACGAAGTTTGGACTCCCCTGTGATTTGAAAATGGGCTAGAGATTGTCACCGTTAGGGAATTAGGGTTATCTAACTCCCCATAGGAAACTCTGCCCAGGGTCAACCAGTTAGATTGGAATCTATTGATGATAGACTCTTTTGAAAGTCGTGGGTATTGGAATTGCATTTGTTTGCTAAGGCTGCCCCTAAATCAGGCAGTGAGTACACATGGGGTAGATTTACCCAACTTGCTGAAATTGGCTGTTGTCACTAGTTTTACTGATTGACTGCCGGACATCTTGGCATCCGATTGAGCACCAGCCAGCAATTTCATTTGCTTGAGGGTAGCCAGCATTTCGGTAGCTTCCTTGGCGCCATCACGGTTGGCGATAGCAAGTTTGGAATGGTTTTTGCGGGCAGAGCCATAATCACTCCCATATTGCGCCCACCAAGCATCTTGCTGCTCGATGTCCCAATCATAGGAAAACACAGGCACATCAGAGACGGCGTGTTGGTTGGTGCGGATTTGATTTTTGCGGTTGCGTTGGCCCTGGCTGAGTTGGCTGTAGGCTTGTTTCCAGTCGGCAATGGCTTGAAGGTAGGTTTCCTTAGTAGTGAAGGCGGTGAAGGTGGTGAATGCGGCTAGAGTTGTCATTGTTTTTGTTGTGTGTGTGTGTTTCGGTGTGGGCTATCGACCGAGTTAGTGTAAGATGGGCCCGTGGTCGGGGCAATACGGTAAACCGACCAGGTTCATTTAGGGTGGGTGTCTGCTGATCTAAAACCCACTTGAGTGGGCCTGCTGTTCGGACCCTTGAACGGCACATTAACTCTGTGATCCACTATCGTTACCGGTGAATCTAAACTCAAAGTGTTACCCCCCAGATTAATTCTTTTCACTTGGACATACTCTGCAACTTTTTGCAGATCTTCAAGTACCGCGCCACCGTTGGCCACGACCATGTCAGCAACTGCCATCAGGCTCCGGTACTGCTTATCGTCAAACTTTAAGCCGTTGGCTTCTTTGAGAATACACAGAATAACTTTTTCTGGCCTTTTATTACTATCATCTACTACCTCAGCAATAGAGTAAAACCCTTTTATTTCAGGCGTAATGACATAGAGGCAAAAATCGCAATTTTTTCTTTGCTCAATTTCCTCAAGCCGTGCCCTGTCTGTCCATTCTTCGACTACGGGGTTAAAATATCCCAGCAGCCGCTGCTCCAGTAGGATTATAAGTTCTTCGCGCCAAGTGGATCCATTACAAGTGCCCCCAAGGAACACTTTTGTTTGATTGTCTGAAGTCATTTTGCTGGTGTTTGTATGTTGGTGAACTTGCTGTTAAAGCTGTGTTTGTTACGAGCCTATTGTAGCTTAAAGGGGGAGCTGAGTCAAGGGGGAGGCCAAACCCCGACCATCACTCAATCCAATGGGGGACCACTCGGCTTGTGTCAAGGACAATCGGCCGGTCATGATCCCTAATGATGATGCCTGCGGGTTCATTACCGACAACCCAAGACCCGATGACTGCCCGATTGTCGCCGTCCTGGAAAAGATCGGCTTTTTTCTGGTAGATGCGGGGTCCATCATACATGCCAGTAGTTCTAGAGGTTACCACACCTGACTCAACAATGTCAATGTTGGCCCCTTCCCGGCTCAGCATAGGCTTTACCACGTAGGATGTGGGATTTAGTTTTCCGGATGAAAACGCCTCTAATTGTTCTGGTGTTCCATGCTCCCGGAGATTCAGCCAATCCCAATCATCCACCGGGATGCCACCCTCAGTGAAACTGGCTGGAAGGATGTTAGGGTGGTCTGGAAACATCTCATGGAGAATAGGCAAGATGCCCTTATTGCTCAGGATTGATTTCCAGATTGGCTCTACAATTCCAGAGGAACCTTTAATAGTGTGTAATCCAAACTCATCTCCCATCATCCATTCCCATGGGTATAGCTTGAACCAATACTTAATCGGATTCTCTTGGATGTCAGTGAAGTTTTCTCCATTCCAGCCAATGTCCCCCAAATCAATAAAATCTGTAGTTAACCCAGCCTGAGTAGCTAAATCTTGGAAGTAAACCAGGGTCTGATACTCCTCTAGGCTTTCAGAATAACCTGCAAATACAAACTTGTGGCCGAACGGTACCCTTTGCCTGATTTCCTTGAATTGGTCAATAAGTTTTTCATGCAAAGAGTTGAATTGGTCTTTTCCGGGCTTAACATCCTGCAACCAGAACCATTGCATTAGCGCCGATTCAATAACCATTGTAGGAGTGTCTGCATTGTATTCCAACATCTTAGGTTGGCTGTCCCCCGTATATGCAAAGTCAAACCTGCCATATAAAGATGGGTCGCATTGCTTCCAGGATTTGGAAATCGCGGAGTGGTATGCTGAGGGAATTCCGATTTTTGCCATTAACTCTGAATCACCCACAACCTTGTCCACAGCATCGAGGCACCGGAGTTGGCATTCCCGTGTGGCATCTTCAAGTTCGTCAATTTCAGCCATAGAAAACTCATAGGCCACAGATTCATCCCAATAGGTTCCCTCCCCATCTTTTGATGAGGTACCCGATGTGTGGTAGGTGAACCCAATCTCTTCAGCTTTTTCTTGCCAATTAACGCGAGGTTGTAGGGTGTGACGTTTCATTTTGCTGTTTGGGTTGGCGGGTTGGTGCCCGGTATGATAATTTGGGAGTCTACCCAGCCACTATAGCACAGCTTAACCCTGCAATCAACTCCCACTGCCAAACCCTCGACCGCCCCCACCGAATCCGCTCCGGGCAGATGCTGACCGAGACGACGTAAACGATGAGCGTCCATAACCTCCCACAGAGCCCCTAATCGATGCACTACGGGCAGATGGCACATAGTTGCTGCTTAAGGCCAAAGATCGCCCACTAGATGGGTTGGCGCGAATGTAGGAGGTTCGCATTCCTTCCGTCAGGGAATTGGATCTGATTCCGGAGAACCCATACGAGTAATAATAAGGAGTCGGATACCAACCGCCAAGAACAACAACTGAGGTTCGATCATAATCGTCGTCCTGATTATCAAAGACCGATGGCCCCGCAACTACGGCTCGCTCCTTAAGCTCATCAGCAGTAAGGGGCCGCTCGTTGATATAGCCTTCTTCATCTTCGTATTCTGCTGTTTTTTGATCGTAGCCTTGGAGATATACAGGGCGACTATTCGCCATGAAACCAACCATTTTAGGCAACCAAACTGTGGCACCGTCTAAAGTTACTTCGGAACATTCCTGATGACCTGCCGTCTTGCAATTAGCAGTGCTGGGGTAGCGAGGTGCCTTGAGCAGGTGGCTAAATGCTGCCCGATCATAATGCTGCTTGCAATCTTTGGTTCCAAACTTTTCACATTCTTCTATAGTTGAAAAAATCTTCTGACCTTCCAAGCTGGGTTGGGGTTTGGAGCAAGCTGTCAATGTGATGGCCGTCATGGATGCAATGAGGACCAAAGAGATGGATTGTGTGTGTTTCATTGGTGGTGTTTGGACTTTGTATGTATGGTAAGGCCTATAGGGGGTTTAGAAACCCATTGAAGTTAGGCGCTAAACCAGCAAGTACCACCATGGCGAAACTCAGCTTGAATCTGCTTGTAGGTGCAGCGTTTATTGTCCGCAGGACTAACCCTTGACAACCCTTCAGGAAGCTCCGTATACTCGGAGAGAAGTTTGACTTCAATGTCTTTGGTACTAATGTCAGGAATCATCTTGGTTTTAATGTCAGGAATTGCTTTTTGGACAAGCTTTTTTTAAAGCCATGATGGCGGAAAGGGTGTTTCGAACTTCAGTCGGGGTTCTGCACCACCCTAAAGCATTGGAAACTTGTTTGCGGCTGGAGCATAACTCTTCGGCCCAAAATCTAAACAGTTCGGCATCTTTGTCATCGTTGGGGGCATCCATATTTAGTCTTTGTGTCCTGAATCTGCATTCCGCTCAAAACCCGAAGCAATAGATCTGATATAACTTTGAGTCTTCTCAGTCACACCAAAATTACAGATGTTTGGAGGGGCACCTGCCGCCCAGCGTGCAATCAGTTCGTCTTCCAATTCCGGGGTGTGGCGTGAGCGGGTACGCAAGTACCAAACATCATGAGCACAATTCACGGAAACACCAAGTTCGGTTGCTAGGTCTCTCATGTATTGCTCCAACTCCTCGTAGTATTCGTTGAGAATGTCCTCGTCAAATACGGTGGAAGCTTCGTTGGAGATTTGCTCAGGTGTCATTTTGCGGTTGGGTGATGATTGGTTAGCTGAAGGTATCGTATTGGTTTTGGCCTAAAGGGTCAAGGTTCGGGAACCCCGCCTTCAACATTGTTTGGCGTACTTTCCTTCGGTATGAACTTTGGTTTTGATTCCAGAATAGACGGGCATATAGATTTGTCCACCGATGAAACCCAATCTAAAATAGTTCCTAACTAGAAAATTTTCAAAGTTTGTTTCTGTTAGGGACGTAACTTGGTGCATTGTTTCCAAGGTGCTGCATTGGGTTTGAAGCCGTGTGTTTTGGCACCGGAGTTCCTGGTTAAGGTCGTCCCAATTCAAAAGATAAGGTTTCGTGTGCTTCATGACTGATTGCCACGGGAGATTCTCGCAAGGATTGCCTTACCGATTTATTGCCAAATAGTTAAGGGTTTCGGTGGCTAGGGTACCCATTGGTTTTGGGCTTTGCAGTTCCAGTCAAAATTTTGATAAGGGGGGAGGTTAACTTCTATGCAATAGGCCCCGCAAAGGTTGCAAAACCTCCATTTATCTTGTAATTCTCGGGAGCTAAAGTCACCAGGGGTGCTGTGGCCGCATGTAGAGCAGTTTTTGATTGGGAGTTCGCTCATTGTTCTTAGTGTGGGGAATCGAATGCGGGACTTTGATTGGCCCTGATGGTCTGTGGCGGGGTAAATTCTTAGCGCCTTAACTTAGCTACTATAGGTTGTTTTCTCCGGGGTTACCAGGGCGGTTATCCCTACTAAAAGGGACGGTAATTACACCATCGGAAGGGGGGAGCACCCTGCCGCATGGGGGACGAACCCTGTGCATCATCACCGATAAGGCAATCAAAGCCCTAGAAGTTTACGATCTTCGGGGTCGAGTTTTGAAAGGGCAGCTTGTCGTTTACGGTGGTTTTCTTCTACTTCAAGACGAGAGCGTCTAATGTACTCAATCACTGAGAAGGCATTATCGATTTCGTATACTAAATTACAGTAGTCAGAGTAAGAGTAGCTATCTTGATACAACGCAAGATTAAGGCTGTTACCTGAGAGGCTGAAGTTTGAATTATGGATGGTAAGTTTGAATATATTGGGTTCCGGTTGTTTTAGGGTATAATCAATGACCTCTTTATCTAGTTCTGAGAGCAAATTAAGGATAATACCAGGAAAAGCATGGAAGTAGGAATCCATTTCCTTCTTTTGAATCTGAGCAGCGGCGGCCTTTAATTCAGCTTCTTTTTCCAGACGTTGCTGCTTGCGGAGAGCTTTTTCTTCGTCGGATAGTGGTTGCTTGGGGCTTGGCATAGTCTGCTTAGGGTTTGGGGTCGGGGGTGTTGGTGCTATTATAGGTCGTTTACTTTCGGGTGTGGGTGCGGATTCCCGTACAAAAAGGTTCGGTAATTACACCATCGGGAGCCGAAGTCAAAACCCTGGTAGGCCACATTCCTTAAGCCAACCATCATACCAAATCTGAGCCGAACCACGGATCACTTCGTCAACCATGTCCGTCAGGATCCACTCTTGGCTTGAATGAAATGGTGCGCTTCTTAGATGCACATACCGGTGACCTGCCCAGTAGTCTAGAAACGTCCGGTCTTCGTTCGGGAAGATATCAAAAAGTAGCTGACTCATGAGCGGACGCTTATCGATGCCTCGACTCATTTTGTCAAGCGTAACTTTGACGGCCGCTAGTTGGTCTTTGGTAAGGGTGTTTTTCGGGATTGCATCAAGGTTGACTTTTCCGGTAGGGGTCGTTGCTAGTGGATGATAAGGCATTGGCTCGGGGGTATGACGGGAGTGTTGGTACTATTATAGGTCGTTTACTTTCGGGTGTGGGTGTGGATTCCCGTACTTTTAGGTTCGGTAATTACGCCATCGGGAGCCGAAGTCAACGAATCCCAAGTGCGTCCCTTTGCTCAGGAGTCAACGCTTCCTTTGCTACCCTCCTTGCTTCCGCCTTAACTTTTTCCGCTTCCTTTTGTTTTCGGTGGCTTTCACGCCGCTTCTCATATTCCTCGTCGGTCTCCTCTCTAATTTTGTAATACTTAGTTTCACACATTGCGTACTCATGGCCGTAGTCGTTATCGATCCACTTTTCGCTATCTATGTGGGTGAAACCCTCGTTTAAGATATCTTGAAGATACGCAATAACTGCTGAAATTTCCCTACTGAAAACATCAGTGGCATTATCCGTGTATTGCTCTTTTTTAGACTGCATTTTGTAGTCAGTTACAGTTAGCCTTTTGAGTTTTGCCATTTTGCCTTTGTTTTTGTTTTCAAAAGAACTTTAAAGGAATGCCATAACAGATTATTGACTAATACCCAAAGCCTCTCTTTGCTCCTGAGATAGTCCCGCAATAGTCACCCTCCGTCTTTCCGCTTTTTCTTCCCTTTCTAATTCAACTTTCAGTCGTGCCTGATACTCTGCGTCAGTTTCCTCTCTTTCTTTGAAATAGGAAAGATAAGCTGTACCGAGTCCATCCCATCCAGAGATGTCTACGTCTAAGGTCGTAAAACCTTCATCTATGAGAGACTCGATATAGTCCGCAAGTTCCCTTAGGTTTCTAGGGAGGTACCTCAAGTCATCTTCAAGTTTTTCTTGTCTGTGGATGTTGTGGGTGAATAACCCTAACTTGTATTCTTTAATTAGTTTCTTTGTTTTTTCCATTTTGGTTTAGTGATTTGTTGTGTAGGGAGCCTATCCCTTTGTGTCCCAACCAGTGTAAAGCACCCTGTACATGACTTAATGGGAACCTAGTGGCATGCAACTTTAAGCAACCAAATGGAATGGACGATGCCAAACACAAATGCCACGCCAATTAGTCCACTGACCCAACCAACTCTGCGCCCATGTTCGTGAATTTTGGTGTCCGCTGGGGTTGGCAATTAGCATCTCATGATGGGACCATTTTGTGGGGGCCTTTGAGCAGGGTTTGTTGGCGGGACAGGCACTGAAGACCCTGAGTGAATCTCATTCAAGGCACCCTGAGCCTCAGGACCCCCAAAGCTCGGGTCAATCTCATGGTAGAAAACCATGTTGAGGTGGTTGCGGATAACTTGGATTTGGTCCGGAGTAAGAGATTCAGGGTTCCCAAGTTCAAAGAGCCCTTGTAGCCAATAGCAAAAGTTGCGGGATGTCATTTTGGTTGCGGGAAGGTTAATGGTTGGTGTAGCAGTTGAGACCAAGGGATTTAGGGTCATCAAGTTCAAAGAGTCTTTGAAGCCAGTAGCAAAAGTTATGGGATGTCATTTTGGTTTTGGTGGTTGACGGCCACCAAGGGATTCAACTTGCCCTGACATACCTGTGGGCCCCAGTGAGCTGCTCCCTCTAACGACCCTCCATGTGGTTGTACCATCGGGTTGTCGCTGCTCGATCTGAATGGCTTGATCTGGGTCAAACCCGTGCTTGGCTATGAATGCTTGAAGAACCTCTTCGCGCTGAGATAGGATTGGGTTTACTATGTTTTGTAAACTGTTGTGAAACTCTTGTAGTTCCTTATTGTCTGGGCTCTTCCTCGGTACCCCATACGACCCGGCCACGGCGGCGATGACTTCAGCTTGGTCTGAGTTGAGTTCAATTCCTGTTATACTGAGGATGTAGCCTTGCAGCCAGTGGCAAAAGTCGCGTGATTGCATTGTCGTGTTTAGATTGAGTGTGAATTTCAATAGGATTATATTCGGGTCCAGTCAGCAGCGGGCGATCTCGCCGTTCGGGAATGTCGGTTGGTGCCACCCTGGTTTAGTTGGCTCTGGGCCTTGAACCAAGTGGACTTTTTCAAGATTGTTGCGGACCCTGTCAATTTGGTCTTGGTTAAGTTCGGTTCCAGTAACGCCTAGGATGTAGCCTTGAAGCCATGTTACAAAGTCAGTTTTGTTCATTTTGTGAGTGGGGAGTGAAATTAAGAGCAGTAGAGGGGCCAATTATCGTTGCTGCGGGAATTTTCTTCGTAGTCAATAGCACCCTGAACAACAGAGAGGAGAATCTTGTGCCCATCAACATCAATATTCTGACTACCCTCGTGACCTCCGGGGGTCCACAGTTTTCGGGTCCTATCCATGAAGGTGCCAATAAAGATTCCCTTTAGGCAATCAGAAAGAAATTCCCTTAAGTTGTGCAGTCTTTCATCAACTTCGAGAATTTTTCCTGTCGCGATACTAAACGCAATATCATTGATATTAACTGAAGAGGCACTCTCATAACTATCAAATGCCCCGATCAAGATTTGTTCTGTGAAAGACCCTGCTGAATCTAAAGCGTATTTGATTTTGTTAAGCCCTAGGGCAGGATAGCTCACGGGGGTTGATTCACCTTCACTATCAGACATCGATAATCTACATTTTAGTTTATCAATGATGTCTCCGAGGTGTTCTAGGCAATCACCGTATGAGTATGACTTTGAGTCCATATAGTTGTACATTGTGAATTTAATAAGAATCTCATCTACGACATCCTTACGCATCATTGTAAATTTAACCGGGATCTTGCGTGGAGAACCTACAAAGAGTCTATCCTCATGACAAGCCTCAAAGAATTTGTCAATGTTAAAGTCGTCTCGCTTAACGGCAATGTCGTGGTATCTATTGTCACGGACTTCTAACTCTACTAAGTTTTCACGGAGAGCGTCCAAAATGTATGGTAAACCCACCCCAGAGGAGTTCTCTCCGCCGCCATAATCATCGTATTCGCTGTAAAAGGGAAGAAGGCAAGGTTTGAAAAGACATGTTGAATAGCAGTAGTCGCTTTTATCGACTTTTTCCTCCAACACAAACACATAGACCGGTTGCCCAACGTAGATGTGAAGGTTGGAGATTCCGCAAGTTTTGTTCCAGCAGCCCATTTTGAAGTTGTTTTGGTTTTAGTATTGGTTTTAGTTGAAGGTAATAGATGATGGTCGCAGGGCAATTAGCAATTTATTGCCGGGGGCCACAACCTACCGGGTCCCTCTGGCTGATAGTGAGGGTAGCGACCAGGAATGGGGGGACCTTCGTAGGTCCATTTTTGGTGTTCCCACAACTTTTTCAAAATCTCATCAGGGAGTTGCCGACCGATATCGGTGGTTGGGTCAACCTCAGGCCGCTCTGTCAGTATAGCACGGTCAGAGTCAGGCTCAGGGTGGGTGAAAACCGTATCGAGCTTTGTCTTTAGAGTAGTTAGTTGCTCCGGGCTTAGGCTGGTACCGCAACCTTCGAGAAAGCCCTGTAGCCAAATGCAGAATGTTGCTGGTGTTTGTGTGGTCATTGTGTTGTGATGTCCGGGAATTTAAAGACGTTTTTGGAATCCATACGGATAGATTTCAGAAATTTACAATGCTTTACATATTCAATATCGAAGCTAGTTGCGTAAGCATCAATATCATTTTGATCGGCCACAAGGAGCCAACCTTCCGGGTCTATAATCCCCTTTCGTAGAGCAGCTAACCTCCACCATAGGGATGGGTGTTTTGCCATGGACATCGCCCAATGGTATTTAATGAAGTATTCACCTTCTTCGAGACTAATTTTTTCAACTCTACCGAAACCGCCAACTGTTTTGCTACGGTCACCGACCGTAATAGAAAATGTATTTTGTGGTTCTCCGTGGGAGATGTTGTCATAGGTCAAAAAGCCAACCCCGAAGCAAGGGTTCTTAAAGTCCATAGGGCAACCTTCTGTAGTTGAAGCTAAAACATAGTCATCAATTTCTGGTATGGTTGTGCCTACGAGGTGTTCGTGATTCCAACTTACAGTTATCTTTTTGGCTTGATTGAGGGTTAATTTTCCTTTTTCAATCGCACCCACTAGCTCTATTGGGAGTGAGTCAATCATTGTGGGTTCGGTCCGGGCCCCGGCCATGTAATTACTTTGCAGTTTTTGAAGCAATCTGGGTAGTTGGCCTGCATGAATTCATATGTTTTGAGACCTATGAGTAATGGTGTTCGTTCCCTAGGCATTAATGCGTGTCTTAGGATGTCCTCTTTAAGTTTTTCGAGGTCTTTGATGGGGTCTCTTTTCGGTTGTTCCCAGCTTTGATGGTTCTTACTCATTGTCAATCATTGTCAGATTGAGTGTGATTTGTTATTTGCCACAGTCAACGGTAACCTACAGCAATGTAGTCTTTCATATGCGACTCAGGGATTTCTTTTGTGGCACCATCGGCGTAAAACATGCGCTCTGCAACGAACCAACTACCAGTGTACATTCGCGGACTTGAACGGTAAATGTGGTACAAGTTCCCGTCTCGCAGATTGCGAAAGATTGTCTCGGTACGATCACCAGACTTTCGATCTAATTCGAAACCGAAACCTTGTTCAACCAATTGCTTGAGGGTGACTTTTAACATTTTTGATTTATTGAGGAGTTGGAAAGGTTACAATGACCCTGTCACGACTGCTAGAATGTCTTCTTCACTTCCAAATGGGCACTTACCGTTAGCGTAAACGGAAATACGATTGTAACCTTTGTAATCATTTCTATAAGAAATTTGCCACAAGTCACCATCCCAGCTTACCTCGTGAACGGTAATAATCCTATTGTCTCGAAGAATTAGGCGGTCCCCTGGCTTGACGATGTGGCCGTCAATGGTTACGGGGGGTGTCTGAGGTAGTCTTTTTATGTGTGTTTGCTGACATTTCGGTTGGAATCAATGCTACAACACGACGAAGCAAAGCAACCTGTTCAGAGCTGAGTCCTGTATCTCCGTCATCTAAGACGGTTGGCAGGATTTGGTTAAGTAATGCCGCTCTTTCTCGCTTCAGGGCCAGCTTAGGGTCGGGCACCCAGTCGGGGGTGTGGAGCCAAGGCAACAGGTCTGGCCTGTTTCCGTAATTCTTGAGTGCTCCGGCGTGGTTTGAAGCAACGGACGTCCAGTGCGTGTTTCTCCAGTATCCGTATTCAAGAATCTGCACCTGCCCTCGCTGGTCCCCATCCGCCTCAGTCGGTGGCGCGTTCCGGATACCATCGGTCGGCATTTGGTATTTCAATGCTTCGGCTGCCTGGGCAGCACCCCACCGGGCCCAGAAGGTTGCAGATTGAAGCTCATTGCCGTATGTTCTTGCGACATAGTTGACAAAATTCTCGGAAGCAGTGATGCTGTTTGGATTGAATGCCATGATTGTTTTTAGATGGGCGAGGAATGGTGACAAAGCAACTATACTGCCTTCGCCCCGCAGAAACAAGCCGGGGAACCGAACCGGGTGGGGCGGTTATCCGACTTTGCCGTGTTGGTAAAAAAGTTTTTTACCATTGCGTTCATACTTTTTGAAATTTTTCGAGTGTTAAAAATCCCCTAGACAGAATTGAACTGTCGTCTCTCGCTTACAAGGCGAGTGCATCACCACAATGCTTTAGGGGCAAGCGTTTCCATTATAGCATGGCTTGGCAAAAAGTCAATGCCCCCAAAGTCAGGGTGCCGGTTTTGACACCCCGCGCCTCTAGATTACGGACTGTAAGGGCCAATAAACGGGATGCCCCCCCTCTCTCCTACACCACAACCAAGTTATCACGAACCCAATCAGATGAGTAAGAATACACCTCATCATCAATACCAATAGCAACATAGTCAGGGTGTGAGACCGTGGTATCGCCTTCCCTTGTTTTAAGGATTACGGTGACCTCAAGGGGGACGGGGACAAATTTGCACAGGGCACTGCGGCGATACATGCCAGAATTAGGCTCAGTTTCTTCCCAGGAGCCAGGAAAAATATCAACCTTACACGGGTACGGCTGTGACCCATCGACCGGCATCAGTACATAGTCAATGCCTTCGACGGCAGTTAAATCACCCCTTTCTCGGGGGAAGACTTCGGTACCGACCGTCGGGCGAATGCGGACCAGGGTTTTTCGTCTTGCAGTCAAGGGTTGCCCGAAAGCTGCGATGACTTCGGTTCCGGTTGTGAATGTAAGGGTTGTCATTTTTGATGTTGGTTTGGGTGGTGGGTTTAGGTTTGGAGCTAGACGGTTAGACCCCCGTAGTTTAGCAGGCCACTAGGGCAAAGTCAAGGGTGGTTCCAGGTCCGTGAGGGAATTTGGAATGGTAACTCTTCGTCAGATTTCCTGGTATGTCGTCCCTCCTGGCAATGAGATACCGCATCAACGCATCACAAATTGTGCTAGGGGGAACCAAACTGGGTACAATCAGTTCCGATTGGTCGGAGCAGTCAGGATTGGTAACCCGCCTTGGTTGGGCGCTACGAAATAGGTCTTGTTTCCCTTTTCCGCCCCTTCCTCAATGTGTTGAATCTGCAGGAACGTCAAATACTCAGGGTTATCCTTAAGGCTGGCACCAATAATTTTATTGGATTCTGCGATACCTTCAGCTTCTTTGATGCGAACTTCTTTCAGCTTTTCGGCACTATCGAGTTTAGCTTGGGCTTCCAAAACTGCTACTTGGCGCGTATATTCGGCCTTTTGCAACTCGGCTTTTCCTTCCAGGGACTGCTGCCAGACTCCGTATTGGGGAAGTACAAACATTGCGGTCGCAATGATGGCCGCCAAAAGGAATGCCAGGATGCCAAAAATGACGCCGCCTGAGTAACTGTCTGAGTGCTTCATGGTGCGATTGGTTGTTGGTGGTTGGTTGTTTGAGGTAGTGATTTGGCCTAATCGGGGGGGGAACCCGGTAGGCAAAGTTCCAGGCCGGATTCGAACCGGCGAAAATGCGAGTTTTGCAGACTCGTGCCTTAGACCACTTGGCGACTGGAACATTCGATTGTATTATAGGGTGCCCAATGGGCGAGTAAACCGATTAGACTCGGATCGTGTTGAAGCCATTCTCAAAACCGTCACCGTACCCTTGGCTATAGGCTTTTGTGTCGATTATTCTGCACCACTCCAGGAAGTGTTCGAGAGATAAGTCCCCAGCGGCTACTGTTTCAAAGATCTCAGTGGCTGTGGGATAGACCACAAACAGTTCGTCAAAGGTTTTCATAGTTGTTGATCTGTAGAATGGTTCTTTTGTTGGAGTCTACGTGCTTTCCTAGCAAACCTTTTCCAAATTTGTTTGGCGACTTTCGTAGGAAAGTCTCTCATCTCCCTAAGGTATCGGCTCTGATTTCGACTTACTGGTTTTGCCATTTCTCTTCAAGAAAATCGGTGTCTTGCTGAGTTATCTTGTGAAGCCTTTCGTAAAATTGTTCTAACTTTTGATCGACCTCTTCTCTGTCTACTGTCATTGGCATGTTCAAGCGGGCGTCTTCTAATGATGACAAGGCATCACGAACTAAAGTTTTGAGGGACCCTACTTGTTTTCCAAGATGGTGCATCTCGTCTCGCTGCTGTTCTAGGGGGGGGGGGTCAATGTTTGCCATTGTGTTGGGAATTTGAAGCCGTGGATACTATAGCACCTTACACAGGGTAAGGCAAGCCCCGGAACTGGCCTAGACAGGGAGGCAAACCACCCTTAACCAATTTGTAGACTCCCATGGTTTCAGAGTTGGGAAAGAGTAAGCCCCAAGTAGCAAAATTGATGAAGGAGCTGATCAAAACCGATCAAAACCCAAAAAGCTTTGTCAGTAGTGGACATTCCAAGCTTTAGGGTGATATTCTGCTTTGACCAATCGATGTGGTAGTGGAGCATACCGTCAATGGCCCCTAAAACTAGGGCCACACTTGGCAGAAAAGGAAAGGTAACCAGCACTGTTGCCAATGCGTGTTTTATCGAGTGTTGGATTCCAATTGGATGCAAGTAAGTGCCTTTATGCTTCACTTCGTCTTCCGTTTGTAGACACCAATCTACCGCGAAGTGTTTAATAAGGAGTAATGAAAGCAAGGCTAAGGCTTTTTGAGGGTCCATGGGAACTTGTAAGGCAAGTTTACAACTTGGGTGCGTATCTTAGTGTAATGGGGGATATCGGGCTTGAACCGATGGCGGCCTGTTTGTAGGACAGGTGCTCTACCACTGAGCTAATCCCCCAATAAAGACCAACGATGACCACCCCTACTTCAGTCCAAGACAATAAAAACGGAATTTTGTATCACATTGGGGCCGAAATACACGGAACCTTCCTCAGTTACACAAAAGTAGTACTTAAGATCCTCCAAGTTAGTAGTCAGCATTTCTTCGAGCGCTTTCCTTTGGGACTCTGAGAAGGGTTGCTCCACAGAGACAAAAGTTCCAAGAGGGGTGATTGCTTTGATTTTCATGATTGGGTGGGTAGGGTTCAGGGAGCAAGTTGAGGGGGAATTCAACTTTGTTTTCCATGGGCCAATCATAGCGTTTCTGCGCGGCAGAAACAAGGGAGAGAACCGAACCGGATAGCACGGTAGACCGACCCTCCCTAGAGCAGTGACCGCCTTAGATAGCAACCGGTGTAAATACTCCATAGTATGCCCTGCCATAACAGCCGGATTCAGCCAACGTAGTAACACGACCTGTCTGCCCTATCCACCCATTAAGAGCATCTTCGGTAAGTTCATGGGGGTGGCCATCATGAGCAGGAATGTCGATCCACTCGAAAATTCTAAAAATCGGTGCAGCTTTTAGGGCGTTATGAACGATTTTGGCAGGGTCTACCGTATGTTGTAAACAGTTATACATCCATACCTCATCCCACCCCGTGTCTTCAATATCCTCACCCATCGAAACTGAAACTGAGACGTTATTACTCGCGTATCGATCAACGGTCCATTTAGGGTAGGATACCGGGTCTACGACTTTGCCTTCAGTTAAGTTGATGGTTTTAAGCAAAAGGCTGCTGGGACCACCACCGATATCAAGGATTCTTTTGCCCCCCACATCAAAACTATAATGGGTCCGATGCAATCCCATTAATCTCCCGTAGACGAATTGCTTCTGTTCCTCGTCAAAGGTATTGCAGCAGTTACCCCAGTATGACCTTTCAAAGTCGTAGTCGTTGCTGCGATCGTTATGGTTGCCGTAGTCGTTATGGCTCATTTCAGTGGGTTAAATTTGTGATATTTGCGCCAGCAAATTATGGCGGACCGGAGAATTGAACTCCTATTCCGATAGAATTTTGCTAACCTAAGTTAACAATGCACAGGTATTAATACCTGAGGGGCTATCTCCCAAAGTCTCAAGAATTCTTGAGACGCTTTTTACCCAGATATTCCGGGCACCATGTTGGCAGTAGATGCTAAGCTACTGGCCTTAGTATTAAAACTGAGGACTTAGACCTGTGCGTCTTACCTGGATTTCTCCAACCCGCAGTGAGGTAATGAACTGAAGAAGCAACCTTCAGACTTAAGGGAACCTTAAGATTTGAGTTATGGCCAGAAGGTCATACAAGATGGTTGGGTTTCTATAGCAAAGAAATTTGTAAATTGCTGAACCATCTTAGTTTTGTGCTAGCAAAACATGGCGGAAGCTGGATTTGCACCAGCGATCTTCAGGGTATGAGCCTGACGAGATTCTACTTCTCTACTCCGCGTTATTGTACCGTGTGTTAATTACGGTAATCGGGATGGAAGGTACTGCCCCTTCTATTCTGCTTCCCAAAAGCAGTGTGATACTTTTCTACTACACCCCGATGTCTACCTAATGTTACCCTTCCGGTTCCATGCCCATGCTTGCAAAACAGGTGCCCCCCCAATTGAGCTATGACCCCGTGTTCATCTAATGCTTTCTAACATATAGGTTTTACCCTTGAGTGTGACAGTGAGCGAAGGGTTAGCTATGGCAGCAGCCAGTTGCTTCCTTGCCTTAGGGTCGTTTAATATCCCCTTAATTAACCTGGTTGGTTCTACTTTCATTTTATCAGGGTTTGTGTGGCCATCCGACTTGAGGGAACTTTAAGATTTGAGTTATGGCCAAAAAGTCATACAAGATGGTTGTTTTTTCTACCAAAAAGAAAGTTTTTAGATTGCTGAACCATCTTAGTTTTGCTATCGCAAAACAACCGGAAATCGCAGAATCGAACTGCGGACCTCTCGTTTTTCAGACGAGCGCTCTTCACCAAGACTGAGCTAATTCCCGTTTTTTACCCGGGTTTGATCTCCCGGTAGTTATTACCCCCAGACTTTCACCTGAGGGCAAATTGAACGCACGGGACTCGAACCCGCATCCTCCACCAACCCGGTGGCGCTCTACCACTTGGAGCTAACGTCCAAATCCCTTTGAATAAACCTGCAAGTTACTTTTAAGGGCCGGGTATTACAATTGCAGTTGCTTTCCCCTCGGGACTTTCACCCGTATATGCAACTCTGTTAATTCGTGGTTGCTAACGATTTCCCGTTTCCGGAAACGGGGTATAGGGGACTCGAACCCCCCTTTGCGAGTAGACAGCCCGCAGCCTTCCCTGACGGCAAATACCCTATTTGCCCCTGCCCTGGCTCACTTGCTTGTTCCGAAGAACCGCACTAGCAAACCTGCTGGAGGCAACACCCAATGAGGGAGTCGAACCCCCGTATTCTAATTCGTAGCCAGACGCTTTAATCCACTAAGCTAATTGGGCAGTTTTCTGCCGAAAACTTTCAGAGTGTTCTCGTAAGTTTCTCGTTAGAGAAACATGGCCCCCAAGGGACTTGAACCCTTACAGCTTTCGCTGGGAGTTTTTAAGACTCCTGTGTCTACCCTTCCACCAGAAGGCCATTTGGTGTTAAATTTTCAAGTTGCTGGTTGAGAGTTTTGACTCTGCCAACCTGTCACTATTATAGCGTCTCTGCGGGCAGAGACAAGGGCGGTTAACCGAACGTTTGCTGAGCAAACGACACCGGAGAGATGGCCCCCCGAGATTTATCTTAAGTTTCCTCGTCAGAGAAAAAGCGGGTAGGGGTAGTCGAAACCCCGTCTACTGCTTGGAAGGCAGTCATATTGGCCGTTATACGATACCCGCATTTTGTATGTTGCTTCGGTAATGTTTACGTCAGCAAAAGGGTGATGAACGGGAATCGGACCCGCGCTAGTCTGGCTCACAACCAGATGCCTTACCACTTGGCTACCACCACCATGGTGCCCTAGGTTTGTATCCAACGGTAATGAAACTTTAAGGTGATGGTCTCCCATTTCCACCCTAAGTCATATTACCCAGACTCAACCGTAAGCAATGCCCCAACCAGGGGTTCGAACCTGGAGGCAAAAGAATCTATTTTCAATAAGAAGGTTTGATTTCAAGGCCACACCTTATCAACGTAGGTTCAATACGCCTATCAGCATTTACTCGTAGATTTGAACCCTGATGCCTGTTCCAACTACTTTGGGACTTTTTTCGTGTTTTGAACATTCCTAACAAAGTTAGGCTAGATGATTGTTTTTCCAATTTCGAAGGAGTTGATCGCTGAATCATCTAAGTTTGCAACTGCAAAACAATGGCAAATGCCCACCGGGGGACTCGAACCCCCACGCCTTTCGGCACATGGGCCTAAACCATGCGTGACTTCCATTCCACCAGGCAGGCTTTTTTCTAGGGGTTTTTCAAAGAAAAACATTGAAGTGGAGAGGCTTGAACTCTCAATGTTAAGATTGCGTCTGGCTGCTACTTAACAGGTGGTTTCAACCATGAGCCAGGAAGTTGCTATTAGCATTTACAACCCCATCCGTATCGGCTGATTCCACACCCCCGTATACCAGTTCCGGCACACTTCTTCTTTCCTTAGAAAGAAACTGGAGCGGAAGGACTCGAACCTTCATTGTCTTTCGACACTCGTTAACAGCGAGTTGCATTTCCAATTATGCTACACCCCATTACACCCTGCGTTACGGCAGGGGACAGTAGGAAACACTCTGGGGTCGCATTGCGTCCCGGTGTGAGTACGAATCGTTACTTAAACCGGTTATTACTGACCCTTAGCTGCAAACCGGAAACCTGTGCTAAAGGACTTTTTCCTTTCCCGTTAGGGAAAGAATGGGAGCGGTCGGGATCGAACCGACGACCTATCGGTTATCAACCGAGTGCTCTAGACCGCTGAGCTACGCTCCCTTGGTGTTAAATTGTCTAGTTTCTGTCAATGGCGTAACCAGTGGCGTTACTACCAGCGACACCCTTAGTATAGGGTCTTGCCCCGGTAAAGTAAAGGACGGTTTGCCGCCCCCACCTTACGGACTTTTTCGCGTTTTTCGCTTAGCGAAAGTTGCCTTGCGATTAAACCTTACCAGGGTTAGCTGGTGGGTTAATCTTAGAGCAAATTGACTACCGAGGACTTGCACCTCGACCCCCTCTGTCCAAAACTACTCGCAGGTACGGAACTTGGCCTTCGTTCTATCTTACTGCTTTCGCCCAAAGGGACATGCTGACTTCTAACACTCGTAGTCAAAGTCCATTTTACGTCAGGGCGGACACACCCCGTTTGCCTTTGGAAAACCAAAGATTTAACCTACCTAGATTTACCCTCTTACACGATAACTCGTTTTGATGCAATCTCCCGATCTGCAGAGGCAAAGTAGGCTAGCCCCGTGGATTAATCCCATAGGGCCATACTCTAGAAGGGATTCGAACCCTCGATTTCCTGCTTGAAAGGCAGGCGACTTAGACCGCTTGTCCACTAGAGCCTATGCCGCATTGCTCCGGATACCGGAGTTACGGCTTTTGGCAATTAGGTTGTCAAGTTGCGTTGCTCGGGGTTGTGTCCCTTACCTCTGTATTATAGGTTGCTGGCCCTGGCAAGTAAAGGGCGGTTAACCGAACCTTGCGCATGGGGAAAATTTCGGGAGGGGGCGTAAGCCCCCGACCTGGGACGGGCGCCGTAGGCGATTGCCCGGACCCAACACCACCCAGCATCATGGCGCCAAGGGTAATACCCACTGATGCCACAACCTTCCAGGTATTATACCCCCCCCTATAATCAGCATTATACTACTAAGCAACAAAATCCCCTAGCTGAATCCTGCCCTCCGGCACCCATTCTTTGACAATGGCCCTAATTATGGGCTTATTCGGTCTATACTGGGGGGGAATATCCGACATGTCCAAACTCTCGGGTCCAACCAAAACCCGTTGACGCTTAATGTAGGTCCCATGGGTGAATGCCCTAGGGAGTTCTTCCCATGGTTTCCCTATTTGTTTCAGCAAGGTTTTCATTTCTTCGCAAGTTACCCCTTGAAGGTCCTTATGTGAAAATAAACTCTGGGCATACATTGACACTGAGTTTTTCGTAGCGTCATTGAGCCTCCATAGGAAGTTCTTATAGACGTATTCCAAATTAGGGACATTCCATACCCTGCAGTCAAATACGGGGTACTGGCCTACCTTTTCAGGGAGATATTCAGGTAAGTTTCCTGTGAAAAATGCCCCCGCTGTCGAGGCCAGTATTGATGTCAGCTTCTGGTATTTGCCCCTAAATAGAAATTCCCTATTGGAGTAATTCCGCTTGTCAAGATGCCAATACAAAGTTATCTCATCGGATTGGCAATACCCTAGTAAAGCCTCACTTTCGGTAACAAGGTGCCTTGTGGTAGCAACCATTAGGTTAACGAATCGCTCATCAAACGGCTTTTGGAGGTTATGGGTAAACGAACTAAAGGTCCTCCCATCGATGCGGCACATTAAAGGGCGGAAGGGATTTGCAGTCCTGCCTGCCTCTTTTTGCTCTTGTTCTTTTAGGGTGTCGCCCAGGGTGTCAGTGTGTGGCATTTTGTTTTGCTGTGAGTTTTTCTATGGTTGGCTGGTATTAGTAATTTGTATCTTAGGTTAATTTCAACGTTAAAGGATATGTACATTGTGCGGTTTAAGGTTGGTTGCTAGAGAGACTTGCTGTTGAAAAAATAACGTTGTCTTGAGAAGGTTTGAGTTTCATGTATACCCTAGTGAGAAACTCCTGGGGTTCAGTGGGGTTGTTCCAGTATATGGGTTTGTACTCGTTATAGATCAAGTCGCCCCGTGAGTGGAATCTAACGTACCTCTCAAGAATCTCAAAATTAAAATTAAAATAACTGGATAGGATTTCCTCCCCGTCTTGTTCTCTGACTTTCAGTTTGCGGTCTCTTCGAATGTAGTACACCAAATAATCACTCTTTCGGGTGAAAAGCCTGCGAAGAAACCCGGAATCTCTAAACTCAAATGCCACTTCATAATTGTAACGGTCGAAGTTGAAATTGCTGAGGCTTACGTTTATCATTTTTATCCCCTACGAATAATATTTAAGATAGCCCACATCATCGTAGGCCTTAAACCAATCCCTCACCCAGAGTTCAGGGTTTTCCTGGTTTTCTGGCACCATTACGTTGAGTAAGCCACCCCTCAGTAATGCCCTACCATACACCCCCCCAACATAAGCCCAAGCGTGTCTTGGATCCCCCTTAAGCATAGCATGGAGCTTATCCACGGCTTTCTCTAGGTTGACGCAACCACGTCTGTAGCAAGGTTTCATTTCTTCTTGAGTCACGTATTTTAGAAATAAATCTGAAGCATTGGCAAAGGTTTCAGGGTCCATGTTGCTATTTTAGCATGGGTATCGGCAAGCTGTCAAAAAAAGGGGGGGCAAGGGCCCCAACTTAAAATCCCCCCTTCTCAGTCTCCCTGAGGGCCACTCCGACCGGGAAAATCGGGACACCACTTGCACTCAGTTCTTGATACCGGACTGTAAGGTACTTTGTTGTTGACAATATGTCCTCACGATTTTCGTAAAGAGACCTGCGGTATTCCATATCGCCTTCTGGCACGACAGTAAAGGTTTCAGTCTCAGTGGCTTTACATACAAAGATCGAAGCACTTTTGAACCGGCCACCCCCTTCGATAATGTCAAGGACTTCAAACTCACCGTCCACGAAATCCTTCACCTTTTGCAACTGGTTGTTCCGGTGTCCGATATCATACCCGCCAAGGTCGAACCTGACCATCGAACCCTCGTACCCGGAGTCAACGAATTGACTGTGGTGAAAAATAACGTCAGATGGGGACTCCACCTCGGCAGTAGGGGTTAGTATAATGTGTGATTCTCCCAAGGGAACCAGACTCTTCAAAATTTCAAACCGTTCGGAGAAAGGTCTCGAAGGATCAACAATGTCGTAGACCCAGTATACAAGCGTGGGGGACAACTCGGGACGAAACTTCTTGATCGCAGTCATTGTCTTTTGTAACAGAGGGTTTCCCGGCAGAATGAGTTCCCCGTCCAGGATCACCCCTGGTGGCAATTTTCTGATTTCCTCTTTAATATGTGCGATACACTCCGGAATAATCAACTTGCCACCGCGAGACCACCCCCCACTATTGTCGAGTAGCATCCGTTGTCCGTTCAGTTTAGGTTGCACGAATGCGGGCCAGGTTACCTTGTGGCCACGGTCCGAAAACTTATGGGCTAGCATTGGTAAGGGCAAAACCTCGGGCTCCTGCCCGATTTCAGCATATCCTTTATCAATTTGCTTTTTAAAGTCGCGCTCAATTTCTAGGTGGGCTTGTTGCTCCGCTGTGGTTGCGTTGGCCCGTCCGACATTTTTGGGATACACACAGTAAGGATCACTAAATTGCAAGGCTGAGCTTGAGCCATCATTATTTGTTTGCCAATAGGACGATTGTGTAAACCACCTATCCACGCTACTAAAAAGGACGTGCCCTTGCCAGAACTTGGCTTTACCGGTGCGGGTTGTTGACTGGAGGACTGGGGTGCTGTGTACGATTTTCATTTCTTTTGGGGGGGTTTAACTCGCGTTGTGGATCAGTTCCGGGTAAATCATTCGCTGTCATCAACCTCGAAGTAGTCGTTAAGTCTCATGGACAGTTCACGGGGAATTTTCACTTCCTGCCCATACCGCATATCCGCTAACCATACCTCTTCAAGAAGATCCTTGGCCTTTTGAAGATCTTGAATCTCTTCAACCAGCTTAAGTAACGAGTCAATGTTCGGGTGATTTCTCATGGCTCTAGGGTCGTTTCTTTGGGGGGTGCAGTAGCCGCCTTTCAGCGACGATTGTCTCATACTAATACTCTTGTTTGTCGCCAAGGGTCACATTTGTGCCGTTCAGAGCAATGAAGGGTCTACCGCACACTCCCCAGTCTGCTATCCAGAGTGGCGTGGTGGGGGTCATCTTATACTCTCCGCCTTTGTACCCAACGAAAGTCCTTCCTACCAGTTTTTTACACATTGCAAGAAGGGTCTTGGATGGGACTTCCCCAGGCTCTTGCTCAAAGGCTAAATCGGAATAATACCCACGGTAAGAGTGGGGGGGAAGTCAGGTTGGCAACTGGGTGGTCATCTGTGTACTCCAAGTAGGAAATTAAGTTGCCAAGTGTAAGGTGAGTTTCTGAGCGAAGCGCTGCTGCATCACGTAGAATTCCTTCTGCAGGGCTATCGAATCGGTTCATTTTGTACGGTAGAATTTTGCTAGATTAGGGGGGGCTTAAAACTATACAAACTCGTGAAGGAAATAATCAATGGAAATCCCACAGCAGGTAGAATTGCTCCTCAGTCATTGCTTTCAAGCATTTTAATGGCGTTCACGAAGGTTTCTTCACCGATGTCACCGCTGTACAGGCGATCAATATGCCTCATTACTCGTGCAGTCTCTCGAATGATGAGCAGTTTGCTACAGAGGATCGAAAGAACTTCACGCGATAGGTGCGCTCCGCCGTTTTCATCGTACTCGTTGAAGTCGATTGCGTTTTCTAGCTCGTCGGCAAATTGCTCGACTTTGAAGTAAATGTAACCGTTTTCGTTAAAGTGTCCACCTGACATGTTGTTGTTTTGATAGTTTTAACTGACTTTAGAGTTTTCCGACAGATTCGGATTTTTCTGTGGGGGGGTTCTACCCCCTTATCATCAAACTTCCGTAAATCCTTTTTTCTTTTGCTTTTTAACGTCCCGCTCAATTTCCAAATATGCTTGCTGCTCAGCAGAGATTTCAGTGGATTTACCTACGTTTTTGGCCTCTACGGGGAAAGCTTCGCTCCATTGTGTAACCGACATAGTGCCGTCAACTTTCTGTCTCCAGAAAGACACTTGGGTAAACCACCCTCCGGCGTCATTGGAAATGATGTGACCTTGCCAAAACTTGGGATCACCTGAACGGGCGATTATTGCTTGGAGGACTGGTGTGCTGTGTACGATTTTCATGGTTGGGGTGGTAATGGGGATAATGGGAAGGATAAGGGGAGATAACGGGAAGGACAGGATGCAGTGCAAGGACTAGATGGCACAATACCATCTCCATACCCAGTGTAGCACACTTTGCGGCCCTGTCAAGACAAGGCAAGCATCTTCTCAAGGGGCTTCAAAGCCTTCAATCTTAACCCCCCTTCAAGTTTAATCTCGGGTGTCAAATCCCGCAGACAATTGCGAACTTTTTCCAGAGTGCTTAACTTCATCCATGGGCAGTCATTACAACTACAGCCATCTCGGCCAGGGACATCTAGGAATACCTTGTTGGGTGCAACCTGACTCATCTTGTGGATAATTCCTGGTTCTGTCAGGACGATGAATGTTTCTGCCGGGCTATCTTTCACCCTTTGCAGTAAAGCACTGGTAGAGCCCACAAAATCAGCAAGGCGCAATAACGCTTCTTCGCATTCCGGGTGGGCAATAACTTCGCAGCCAGGGTTGGCTGTCCAGAGATCCATCAACGCTTCTTCGCTGAAAGCTTCGTGTACCTGGCAGCTGCCATCCCATAAAGTCAAATTTCGACCTGTTTGCTCAGCTACCCATCGCCCCAAATTTCTATCCGGTGCGAACAAAATGGGCCTGTCAGCGGGAATCTGGTTTACCAGGCGCACCGCATTACTGCTAGTGCAGATAAGATCGCTCTGGGCCTTAATCGCTGCTGAACAGTTTATGTAACTGACTACATAGTGGTCGGGGTGCTCTGCACGAAACTTGGAAAAGTCACCCGGTAAACAAGCATCAGCCAAGCTACAACCTGCATTGATATCAGGAAGTAAGACGGTCTTCGATGGGTTAACAATCTTGGCAGTTTCAGCCATGAAGTGAACACCGCAAAACACAATCGTGTCTGTATTTGTCCCAGCAGCTTGGCGGGCAAGCTCAAGGGAATCCCCTACAAAATCCGCAATTTCCTGAATGGCTGGTTCCTGGTAGTAGTGGGCCAGGATTACTGCGTTACGTTGCTTTCTCAGCTTAAGAATCTCTTCGACCGGGTTCATTGCTTTTTGGGGTTATGTGTCAGGTTGTTCAACTGAACGGTCACTAAACGGGGTAGAACTTGTCATGGTAATTAGAACCGATTTCAGTTCGTTCCCCTGGTTTATTAATTCTAGACCCCCATCAGATTCCCACCGAGGTGCAATCCGATAGTATACATAAGGTTCCGTTAGAGCTTCCAAGCTATATTCTTTCCTCCCTTTAAGGTAGTCTAAGATAATCTCCTCTATTTGATTAGAGGTTAGGCAGATTGTTTTCATGTAACGCGGGTTTGGCGTTAGCGGAAATTGGGGTGGGTACATTTATTGGGGCTCTGTGGCTATGTGCTAGATTGTCAAACTGAACGAGAATTAAATGGGGGTGGAGCCTAACAACACGTTCCGCTCCGCCGTACGCACTAAATCAATCCGTACATTCCTCCATGGTAATCTCAAATCCGGAAAATTCCCGCTGCGAAGGGAAGCGATCCTCGTAGTATCCGATTGGGCTCTCATACAGAGCTTGAACACTGGTAACCCTGTGGTCCGGGTATTGTGTTTCTAGAGAAGAAACCATGGCTTCTTTCACAGCTTCGAGATCAAGTTTGACTTTGGCGAAGTGCCTGAGTTTAGTCATCGGTCCCAGTAAGAAGAATTACGAGTTTCTGAAGGTTTCAGAACGATCTCAACCCCTTCGAAAGTAGTGCCGCTAACTTCGTGCCTCATGTCGGTTTGTGTGGAAGCGTTGAATGAGATTTGATCCGCAACAAAGTTAGGGAAAGATTTCCCAACTTCTTGCCTAATAAGTGCCTCAATTTGAGTTTTTGTAAGAGATACCCGTACCGGGGTGTTATTAAAAAGGTTGCTCATTGATGTGTGTGTTCAGGGGGGGGGGGGGGATTAAGTGCAGGGTCGATCGTAACGTACAAGCTGCTCATCGTTGGTAACGTAACTCTCACCTAAATAATGAAAGCATCTGTTACGGATGAGAAACCACTCAGTTGTGTTGTCGTCGTCACTCTTAGCTAGTAACAGGTCATGATCAAAACCTACATAGTAGTTGTGGTTGTAGTGGCTAATTTCCTCAATTCTTTTGAATTGCTCCATTTGCAATCCGTTTGGGTACTTTTCTACGGGGTTCATAAATGAAATGTCGGTGATCAAACTAAGCCTAACGTCTTTACAGGGGGGAAGGCAAGCCGGAGAACTGGGCCAAAAGATTCGGGTAACCGTCCTACTTGTCAGGGCAATCACTCAGTCTCCCCATAGCCAATCAGCGGCGGTAAGGGGAAGCCCAATAAACCCGCCAAACGCTGATGCAAATAGCAAGCGTCGAAATAATGCCGATAAGACCTAGGAAAGTGGTAGCGTTGCCGGTGAAATCTAGAGAGTCGGGAGCCATGGTTGATTGGTTGGTTGGTTGATTGTCAACTAAAGCAGGGTCAAAATCACATACGACTCAGGACAAACTCAACTTCTTCTAAAGTTGCTTTTTCAGGATCTACGAATTCCGCATAGATGTAATCTACAGGGAGACCATAAAAATCAGCCATTTTCTCACAAAGTACATACTTTAGGAGTTCTGGTTCAATAGAAGAGTCAATTAGCATGGGTCTCAAGGCGATTTTGAACATGGGCTTGATCGCAGGAACGGCGAAGAACCCGGTACCAACCCCGTGAACCATAGTACCATACAGAAAAAGGGGAGTGTCAACCCCCCGTGATTTACCGGTTCCTGCGACCCGCGCTCAAATCAGTTATCATCACAACGGTTTCTCGAAGCTTCCCTGAGGTTGATTTCTGTCTCTAGGTCAATTAGTTGTTTCAGATACAGTCCATACTCCGACGAAATGAGATCCGCCAGGGAAGAATCATCCAACTTTTCTAAATATGATCCTCCCAGCAAAGAGTTCGATTCCAAGTGTATCTCCTTCTTTCCAATTAACCGCTTGTAAAAGCTCATCAGGGAAGTCAAGAATGAGGTTGCCATTTTCATCGGATGATAGTTTAGTAGTTAGCTGAGTGTTTTCAGTGGTTTCTGGGTTTAGGTTCATTTTGCTGCGGGGTTTACGATTTAATGTTAAACAGCAAGGTCACAATCTCATGACAAGCACCCATTTTCTATAATTTGTAGGTTTAACTTAGGGTCAGCCATTAGTAGATCATTCCTCATGTTTTGGATTCGTAACCTGTTTTTAGAAGTTGCCTGAAGTTTGGCGTGGCTTTGAACGACTGTTTTACCATCCATCTCCACTAATTCCAATGTACTTTCTGGGAAATTTCTGGGTGGGATCATTGGGTTCTCGTATTCTTTTCGGTTGGCACTATGGTAACGCCACTATCGTCTTCACCTTCTTCATGAAGGGATCTTGTAGCAGAGGCTACGGAAAGGAACTCCCTCGCCATGGTACTCCAACTTAAACCATCCCAATAGCAACCATCGGCTCTAACAACTAGAAACATCGGGTGACCTCCACTCTGTCACCAGTATAGCAGGACCGCCAGAAAAGTCAATGGGTTAGCCGAATGCTGTCAGCAATCAGTGTCCTAAGGCTTGTTGAAGCAAGCTTTGGTTGTGCAAAATTTCGCTAGACATTGATTGCAAGTAGTCTGCTAAGCCTACCATTCTCGGGTCCCCTTTGAAAGAACTTGTGTATTCAAAGAATAATGAGACCATACCATTGACTGCCATTGTGTAGTCTAAAGTTAGGGCCAGCAACGACAAGCAGTCATAGGTTTGCATGGAAATAGCGGGACCAGAAAATTCGGGGAAATCTGGATTGTAACCACAACCACGCAACCTTTCGATGAGGCCGTCCATTAGGCCGTTAAGGGAATCATATACCCGGTCAAACAGCAAATGACATTCATAGAAATTACTACCACGTACATTCCAATGAGCCATGTGCAACACAATGGTTGCATCATTCAAGAGTTTGACAGTTTTTTTAGCATAGACAGTGAGTTCTTCCATTGGGTGCTTCAGGGTGCTTAGGGTGCTTTTAGATACATTTCAATAGCAACTTGATCATCTGATGATTCACATAATGCCAGGAATTCTTTGTCTGGATTATAATTAGCTAGACTTGTAATCAAGCTGTTTTCAAACTCAAAATAATCCCCACCTTTATCGAAATTTTTTAAAAATTGTAGCACATCAGCCCAGGACAAAAATTTACAGTCAGACGACGTATAGAAGTGAGCGCCCCTTTGGCCCAAGTGTGCCTCAAAACTTTCCATTAGGTAGGGATTATCCATAGCAACCATCAGTAACGAATCTGCCATTTACCGTCAGACTTTTCGCTGATTTTGAATGGGAATTTTTTAGAAGTTGCATCCGGGGGTGAATCATAGAAGATTCCAGCAAAAGACTTCCCATCTTCGGCCATCAGATAATTATTGGCTGCATTAGGGGGATTGCCGTTACGGTCGGTAACATTAGTTACCCCATCAAGATAGACAGAGGAAATTACTTTCTTAAAGAAAAGCTCCATTTTGCTAGATAGACCTTCGTCATCTTCGGCAAAGTCAAAATCAAATTCATCTTCGGCAAAGTCGGCGTCTGGCTCTATTTGATGCAGGAGTTTAGAGGATTGAATTTCTTCGGTGAACTCTGGATTTGGCCACTCATCGGGGTTAGTCCTAATTAGGGATTCAACTACTTTGATGTAGTCTTCATAGGTAGTTCCCTCGGCAAAGTCAACTTTGCTAAGTTGGGACAAAAGGGACACAGTACCATCTGAATATGAGTGATCCAGGGATGACAAATAGGATTCTGGAACCGTGGAAAAATCTCCACCGGTCGCTTCCCATAACACATCGACTGCTTTTTTAGCTGCAGCAGTGAATGTATCGTCCTTGTCAAAATAAGGGTTTTTATCTATATGTAGCATGATAGTTAGATGACCGGTTGATTTTACCCGAAGGTTATCCTAGTTTTACCCTCTCGATCACTTCAGCGTATACCACCCTTCCCCCCAGAGATTATCCAAATCTGTGAATACCTTGTCGTACCTCCTGCCGCAAGCTTCAAGGCTGTAGCGACCCCGAGCAATTTCTGCTATTTTCTGGCGATCCAGGTCTCCAGCATTGTGGCAAGCATCGACCCAATCTTGTAACGTATGGCAACGGAACCCGGTAGTCCCCTCAATGACGGTTTCTGTAAAGGCCCCGTAATCTACTCCGATAAGGGGTGTCCCACACAACATACCCTCAACACCAGACCCACCAAAAGGCTCAGTAAATATCGTGGGCATAAGGCAAGCACGGGCATTTCGTAGGAAGTCATTTCGTTCTTTACCTTTTAGGGGACCAACATAGCGAATGTTAGGGTGTTGCCACGGGGCAGGGTCCCCCTGACCAGCCAGGAAAATAGGGTATGGCACATGGTCTGCAAGTGCTTTGATTGTGTCTAGGCCCTTGAGGGGTGTTATCCTGCCGAGGAACGCCAAGTATTCTCCGGTCTCAAATGATGGTTGCCAATCCTCAAGGTCGAAGTAATTAGGGATGACCCACTCATAGTTATGGCCATTCCGATTCCCTTTCCCTTGGTGATAGTGCATCCATGCATATGACTCATATATTTTTTTTGTTCCGGGCATTGTGGTCGGATACCCAATTCCCGTCTCAACGTGTGTGTTTTTAGGAAATTCACCCAACAGCATAGAATGGGCATGGCCGAATGGGTGGCAAATTATGTCACGGGTTTGAACACGTTCGTGTAATGCTGGAATCAGTCGAGATTCAAAAAGCTGGTGTCCCTCGGTGCCAACTGTAGCATCGTCCCCATGGAAACTGGTACCGGGGCGGTTGCCGTATAACCGGCCAAATTCTGGTTCCGTAAGCATAGTAACATGCTCAGAAGCGTTGGCTTCGGAACCCTCGTTGGCGTATTCGATTACGGTGTAACCCTGCGCCATCATCATCTTTGCAAAGCGTAATGCCTTGCCAGTGAATGCACAATGGCTATATTGTTGGGTAGGTTGAGTGTGGAAAATTCCGATGAGGTGTAGGGTTGGTTTCATTTTGTGGTTATTGGAAGTTTTACAGTAAGGTGCTTAAAGTTAGTTGGTGCCCATGGTTAGGTGGGGTTCTGGGTGTGGCATGGCAGAGGCAGAAGGGGCCCAGGGTGCTACACCGTTGGAGCGTTAACCTTGTACGGGTGGTCTGCGGCTAGGATGCTTTGTAAATTCCACCCCGCCACCGGACCGGCCAAATAACCCTCCACTAGCTGAACGGTGACAAGGCTAGTGCCAGGGGGAAGAATAACAATCTCATATATCTCCCCAGTAAGTGGAATCGTGTTGTTGCCAAGCGCCCCGAGTTGCATCTGGAATGAAGCATTCCCAGTAGCAGCAGCAAATGTTTCTATGTTATTCTGGATTGAGACACCATTGATTCTGATTATTGACCGGTTTGCAGCTATTGCGCTGCCGGGGTTACCGATATGCGAAATTATGACAGGCGTACCGCCTGGGTGTGCGTTGTCTGCTGTCTGATTTAATGCCGTGCTCTGACCCGAGGTTCCTCTTGATATTAGGACAAGCGCTCTGTCGTTCCGGGAAGAACTAACTCTGTCATCGTAAATTAAGTAGAAACCCGTGTTGGCGGACACGCCAGCATTTGTTCCCAGTAAACCGTAAACTGCATTAGGGTTACTGCTGTTTCCGGCTTTCCACACAGCCACAATAGTTGCGCCTGCGCCAGCTGCAGTATGCAGGAAATTCCACGTTGCTGCCGAACTGGCAGAGGTAAGCCATTGGCTCCCGTTAAAAGTCAGACCGGCTTTACCGTTCAACGCATTTGGCGTAATGGTAGGCTGAGTTCCGCTAGTTGCTTGGTCAAAATTGCGCCCATTCCCTTTTCTGTCCCGCAGCTGAGAAACCCCTGTTGCGATCGTAGTTGTGGCCGTGTCATACGGCGCCCCCCACCACTCGGTGGCAGTTTGGGTTGGGGTCCATGGAGTTGTCCCCACCCTCCGCCTAGGAACAATAATCACCGGTTGCACCTCACGATTTGATAGCCCAGCGGCAGGGGTGATCCATGGGGGAGGGAAACGCAATCCATCATTCCTCGATTCCATTAACCCAACCCGCGAGTTGCTGCCCGTTGGCGTCGCTTGTGGCCACTTGGCTAACCACAAAGTCAATAGGACCGGCATCCCCGGCGGCTTCGATCTCGCTGTACAACTGGGCTAACCTGGCGTCGTTGTGGAACGATGCTTGTAGCAGCGCTTCGTGTCTTGCGATTAGATTTGTGAACTGCGGCAAACGGTTATTTGCTGCCACCTGCTTCTCCGCGTATTGTAACTTCTCGGTGTAACCGTTCTCCTGGGGCCATAACATCGCGTTGTAGCGGTCAGCATAGCCTTTGGCCAGTGTTTTCAGCTCAGCTATTGTGCGACGCTTAATGTTTTCGGAACGTACATAGGTTCCTTTGGGATGACCATCGGGAGCCCCGCCAGGTTTCAAAACCAGGTTCCACCCTGAAGTCGTATCGTCAACATGGAATAGTTCTGGGTCAAATGGGACGGGTGTGAATGGCACTAGCTCGTAATAGTCAGCAGGTTGGTCATGGGGGCGGCCATATAGAAATGGCCATCTACTACCAGCGGGGTTACGAACTTGACCGTCAGTAACAGCCACAAAAAGCTTAACACTTTGGCCCTCTTGAGGGCCATCTTCGTAATACTCAATGCCGGTGATGGGATTAGTGGTGATAGCTGAGGTCATGATTAGGAATAACGAACAATAACTGTAAAAATGTGACCAGAAGAGCCAGTGCCGACTGCGTTAAGGTTGAGCCCAAGAGTGTCCCCGGTTGTAAGGGTCAAGGGAGCGATTAAAGTAGATGTGACATCAGTGAAGTAACCAGCTACGGTACTTACTGCCGCCAGAGAAGCGTCAGCACTTAAGAGGTTTGACCTTGTGCCGCTGCGACGGGCGTAGAGCATTGCCTGACTTGTACTGCTGCCAGTGGAAACTGGAGAGCATTCCCAGTAAGCTGCTATAACCGTACACGCACGGAGAACTGTTGTTTCAACGTAGTTTGCCCCTGGGGTTGCAGTTTCACCCCTATTGGAAACAACAAGCTTAATAATGTCTGAGGGGACGAAAGTTCCACTCTGGATGGATAGTCCCCCGGATAAAGTTGCTCCAGCAGCAACGCCGCCATTGTTGTAAATAACTTGGCCCGTGGTACCAGCGACTGGGCCTGTTGCCCCGGAAACCCCGATGACGCCTGTTGCCCCAGTAGCACCGATTGGGCCTGACACCCCAGTTATACCCTGGGGCCCAGTTGCTCCGGTGGTTCCGATCCCAGTGGCACCGATGATACCAGTTGCCCCTGTCACCCCGATAGGGCCAGTTGCTCCCGTAGATCCCTGGGCACCGTTCACTAGTGCTAGGAATAATGAATGGTTATTACTGAAGTTGGTTGTCCCTGACCCGGAAGAATTCAGCAGGGATACAGGATATTGCCAGTAACTATTTGGGGTGCTAGGGTTTATGTTGGACGGTGTGCCATTAATCACCCAAGTTTGGTAATTTGAACTATCGTTTCTATCTTGTATAGTAATTTTTTCAGTCTGAGTTAAACTCGATAAGAAAATATCGATGTCTGTGTTGTCATCCGTTAAATGACTAATGTTTAATGCGGTTGAGTTGATTTGTGTGGCATTGTTCCAGATTAAGTTGCCCTGGCCGGGATCTCCCGTAGTGGCCGTAGTTTTGGCGCTGTACAGGAATAGACTAGAAGAATACCCTTGGGGACCAGTGGCCCCTGTGCTACCCGATAAACCAGTTGCTCCCGTGGTTCCAACAGGCCCAGTGGCCCCCGTGGTTCCAACCCCGGTAGCTCCAGTTGCCCCTGAAACTCCAACAACGCCAGTTGCCCCTGTACTTCCTATTGCCCCTGCTACACCTGTAGCACCAGTTGCCCCGAAACCTGTTGCCCCGGTTGCTCCTGTTGCCCCGGTCGCACCCGTTGTGCCAACAACGCCAGTTGCCCCGGTTGCCCCGGAAACCCCAATTCCTGCAGGTCCAGTCGCCCCCGTTGTACCAACAACGCCAGTTGCCCCGGTTGCCCCGAAACCTGATGCTCCCGTTGCCCCGGTCGCCCCATCTGCACCGGTAGCCCCGGTTGCTCCTGACGCTCCAAAACCTGACGCCCCAGTTGCTCCTATCGCACCGGTAGCTCCGGAAACTCCAATTCCGGTAGGTCCAGTTGCCCCCGTTGTGCCAACAACGCCAGTTGCTCCTGACGCTCCAGTTGCTCCTGACGCCCCGAAACCTGATGCTCCGGTAGCACCGGTTGCTCCAGAAACCCCGGTAGCTCCGGTAGCACCTGATGCCCCAAAACCAGTCGCACCATCCGCGCCGGTAGCTCCGGTAGCACCTGATGCCCCGGTTGCCCCAGACGCCCCGAAACCGGAAGCCCCGGTTGCTCCAGTCGCACCATCCGCACCGGTCGCACCGGTCGCTCCCGACGCTCCAAAACCAGTCGCACCAGTTATACCAATCGGCCCAGTTGCCCCAGTTGCTCCTGATGCCCCCGACGCTCCGAAACCGGAAGCTCCAGTTGCCCCGGTCTCCCCGGCAGCCCCGGTCTCCCCAATTGGGCCCGAAGCCCCAGTCGGACCGGCTACTCCAGTAGGTCCAGTATCCCCACGGAAGCTAGACACCCATTGGCCACCTGCCAGACCAACATACCAAACCGAAAGATACGACGACAAGGTATCAAACCATAGGGCGCCGTTTACAGGGTTCGGTGGGGCGGATGCCGATACGGAAGCACACGGGGTGCATCCACTAGAGGACGAAGTAACTTCCTTCCACTGCCCAAGGGTTCCAGGTTCTAGGACCCAAATATATAAAATTTCGCTTACAGTATTAAACCAAAAAGACCCTTGGAGAATTGGTGGCGCAGGTTGAGAAGCAGAGACGTAGATCGGGACTGTAGTCGGTTCAGGCTCAGATAGGTTAATCCATTGCCTCCCGTTCCAACGATAGTCAGATCCCTGCCATGTGAAAGTTTCACCTGGTGTGGGATTTGGTGGAAAATTTGTTGGAAAATTATTGGTCATTTTAGACTTCAGGGGGTAGTGACCGTGGGTTCAAAGTACCGCCACTCGGTTGTATTTTCTGTATTAAAACACCAAGGTCATGATACACGTCAAAGATATCGACCATTTTGTAAGCTCGGACAACATCAACAATACCATCTTTTCGAATAACCGTGTGACAATCCGAAGTTAATTGCCCAGGGATAATGTCATAGAGCTTAACATCTTCAGCAACGACTTTCACCTTTGACATTTGATTTGGGGTTAAACCTTTGGATACTTTTACCCTACTCTTTCCACAACTCACAAAAGAAGCAGCGTCAGCAATGGTACAACCATCGTCAAAAACGCAATTAGAAAGCCCCCCACCTCATTGGCAAGGGGCCACAGACTATCAGGTTCCATGTTTGATTGCTCGTTTATCTTTTCGTCTTGGTTTCACAATTTCTTGAAAATTTAATTTTTTGTACCTAGCATCCAAACTTTTAAACCGGTTCCAGCATTTGTACTTCCGATCTGATTTATAAATATAGTGATTTCAGCGTCTACTGAGAGGCTAGTGGTGGACAATACTGCACTGTTTCCGCCTACTTCACTACCGGCCGCAATTACCGGAAGAACGGAGAAAATCGACACTCCTTGGGATTTAATGTCTACAATTAAGCTTGATCCAGTCGGTGCTGTATTGGTGCTTATTTTAACCCCGCTAAGGGTCATCGAGTAAGGGATACGAAAGGTGAATCTTAAGCCCGTTGTTAAGTTAGATGTTTCGTCTGAGCAACAAAAGCCAATGTCCGCACCAGTATTTCCAGCAGGACCGATAACGCCAGTGGGTCCCGTCGCACCCGCCGCCCCTGTCGCACCAGTTAGTCCTATGGGGCCTGTTGCCCCGGAAATCCCAACTCCCGTCGCACCGGTATTACCCCCAGGGCCCGTTGGACCCGTGCTACCACTGGGGCCTGTTGGACCTGTTGGACCCGAAACAGTACCTACAGACTTTTCAACGAAGTCAGTGTTTAAAATTCCGCCTTGAAACCAGTATTCTGTGAGTGAACCCCCAACAAAGACCCCAACGGTTAGACCCAGATAGCGCACAATAGGTTCAATAGTTGCTAGCGCTTCAGCCTCGCTATTATACGGACCGTAACGTTCGTCAGTGGCTTTCGGAGCTTGAACTATTAGGTTGTCATTAAGATCGATTGCCATTGTGACTAGTTAGTTATAAAAAATTGAACTTTTGCTACGTTATTGAATTAAAGAGCCCCAGTACAAGTAAAGTCTTTGATCTTATCCCCATACACATTGGGGCTGCAATCTTTCCCAAAGAGATTCGCCATCTTTTACCCTACTCTTTCCACAACTCACAAAAGAAGCAGCGTCAGCAATGGTACAACCATCGTCAAAAACGCAATTAGAAAGCCCCCCACCTCATTGGCAAGGGGCCACAGACTATCAGGTTCCATGTTTGTTTGTTTGTGGTGTCACTTTCATTTGGGTCTTCACTGAGAGAGTTTTTACCCCTCCCCATTTTTTTTTTTGGTACGTCAATCTGTGGCCGATTCTCCTCACTCAATGTATACATTGCAATATAGAGTTGAGATGTTGGCGCGTTGATTTATAGCTCCTCATTGTACGGCGTAAACCCGAATTTTCCGTCGTTTTCATAAAAGAACATTGCTCCGAATTCCACGTCGTAAGTCTGTGATTTGTCATCAAAGTAGAACTTTAATAGAGCATTGGAAGTGTATGGATCGACAAGGGTTAGATCCAGGTCTGGTGCTTCAATGGCGAATGTATATTTTCTCCAGAATGGAGGCACGTTGAACTTAGTGTGAAAGCCCCCGTCAACCTTGAAATTGTTGCCGCTTGTTCCGGCGTAGAACTGGGTGAACAAAGTGACCGAGTTTTTTCTGTTTGATCTGGCCCAAAGGCATAAAAACATCTTTTTGCCTCTGAGCTTGTCTAGTTCTTCAGGGTAACCCACTCTTGCTGCCCATGCTCTAAACTCGCAAGTTTGGAAAGTATATGACGTTACCCCCGTCTCAGCCGCCTTTTGGAACCTATAGATGTAGTAGGATGGGTTTATCTGCCCTGCAGTGTAAGACCCCTGGCCAGCTCGTAAATCAATAACAACATCATTTTTTGTTCGTCTGATTATATATATTGGCTTCTGAATGGAGGCACTGGGGCCCAACTTTATAGAATTGGAGCGGTCGGCAAAGAAAAACTCCGTTTCTGCAGCAGCAGGGGAATATACAAGGGTGTCCGGCGGCAGGGGCCCTAGATTTACAATACTAAATGCGCGAGTTTGGGGCTTCAATATTGTTAGCAACCCGTACCTGGAAACAGGTTTAGTTATTCTAATCTGCTGCATGTACCCTTGGAAGAAGTCGGTTGCCCCCGAAAACCCCCCGCGACCCATGATTGGTCTGTTAAACCCGGAAATTATAAACCTTCCGCTAAACGAAATAGTTAGGCTTGGTTCGATGATATCGTCAATATATACCCTTGCCATACCCCTGGTTATGGTCATAACGAGTTTGGTGAAGATGTTGATTGGAATTGTGCGCAAACTGGTGGCGTCTATGGTTTGACCGCCTGTGCTACGATTCCTGGCCAGCGCTAACTTCCCATTCGCGTCAAGGATGAGTGCAAACGGCGCAGATTCAGACGTGGCTCCAAAGTCGATCAAGGTTTGACTTACATTGTTCCTAAGTGGATAAACTAAAAACTCTAAAGTGAGATCATCCGAACCAAAGTAAAACGGAGCAGTGGGATTGTTATTATCAGCTACTCCCGGGGTTAGCAGCGCGTTCGTTCCATTAAAGAAAAAACTACCCGTACTAAACCTGAAGATGGAGTTGTTGATTGTGACGTTTGTGTTATTTAAGGTTAAGGCCCTTGTGCTTCTATCGACAAACTCATTTCCTTGAAGTAAAAGTACATTGCTAGGGAAATAAGTATCTATGTTGTCCTCGGTTCCTTCGGGTGTGAAATTAGCCTTAGAAGGGTTTTTTAGTAAATTTATAACGGGTTGTTCATTCTGTGAGAAGGTCTCAAATTGATTTTTTCTTTGGACAGTATTCCCACTTAAGAGGGCATCATTGTATTCAAATTCAAACTCACTATTAATTGAATATACAGACTCTCTTGTGCAGCCGTCTAGACCGTTACCGGTTATCTTGAATCCCGTGCAACGCTCCAGGACAATAGAAGCGTAAGGCCTGATGTAAAGCCTTCTGCCGTTTGATTCGTACCTCCTAAGGTAAGTTGAACTTGACCCCCCGTTGTCGCATCCTCGCACCATGTTATTGGTGCCGATAACCCAATCTTTGCAGCTAATAGCTTTAATGTGAGTAGAAATATCCACGGGACTATCGGGCATATAGTATTTGCCCCTTGGCGGGACGCGCCGCCCACCTCGAAAAAAGAAGCAGCCGCTCACTGTCCAGTAATCGGAGCGATCAGCGCTTATTGCAGCGTACCCGCAGGTATCCCAGTAGACAGTGCTCCATACATTGTCTGGAGAGAACAAGGCGGTAACACCATGCTCATGAATGTATTCAATTCTT